ATTCTTTTTTACTAATCTTTTACAAAACCTTCTGTTCTATTCTGTTCTACTACACCACACACCTTCTACCTTCCTCTTCTATTCTGCAACACCACACACCTTCTACCTTTCTATTCTGTTCTGCAACATAAGTTAAGAAGAAGCACTCGTAGGTCTAAAGGAAGATATTAGAATTTTATTTTAAATAACATTATACATTGTTTATAGTATAAAACTTACATATTTTCAATTTATGAAAACTTAAAATTGAAAATATACTAAATGTGAAAATTATACTTATCTTAAAATATTATTTTATATTTTTATAGATATATGAATCTTTGTCAATATAAAGATCTTCTTGGAAAACCTAATGAAGGAATAAGAAAGTACAGAATATTTGATATAGCAATTTTTGATACTGTTTTTGTTATAATATTCGCATATTTTATATCTCGTTTTTTAAATTGGTCGTTCTTTTTTACTGCAGTATTAATTTTTATTTCTGGAATTATTGCACATAGACTATTTTGTGTTCGCACTGGTTTAGACAAAAAGTTGTTTCCTTAGATCAATTCCCAGTTATTTTTCATATTTTTTTTTGGTATAATAGCACAATCATTGTCTATCAACCCTTTATCTTTCTCTTTTATATCTACTAATGTTTTTGGTTCATCAACATTTGCCTTGCCTATTTCGTAAATATCTAACAACTTTGATATGATTGGGTCTCTCTCTATATCAGACTTCTCAAATTCAATTACCTTTATTCCGTGATTAATGTAAGTATTGTTATATTTAATTGATTGCTCCTTATCATAAATTCTATATTTATTTATTATATCAAATAACCCAGAATTAGTTGTAACTTTATCAGTCTGTTTTAAATCACCGGTTATGACCATTTTACTGCCACTTCCAATACGTGTAGTAAGCATCATCATTTGATTTGGTGAACTGTTCTGCATCTCATCTGCTATAATAAACGAATTTTTAAATGTGCGTCCTCTCATAAATCCTAATGGAGATATTTCTATAATGTTATTGTAAAACATAGTATCAATATCTTTTTGAGAGTAAAATTCTAAGAATATATCAATTATTGGTCTTACCCAAGGGTCCATTTTTTTGTTCAATGACCCTGGTAAAAACCCAATTTCTTCTTCAACTGACACAACTGGACGTGTTATTACTATTCTTTTGAATTTTCCATTTTTAAGATCGCTTATTGCTACGTTACACGCCAATGCAGTTTTACCTGTTCCAGCTGGTCCAATTGCAAATATAACCTTATTGTTAACATCATTTAAGTATTTAAAATATTTTTCTTGGTTTGCATTTTTTGCCTTGTAAAAATTTGAAAGGGATTTTAATTCTATTGAATTATCCTTTTTCATATACAAACGACTGCATAATGAAATAGAATTTAACGAAAACAACACCCCTGCAAACGTAAACAGCAACAAATTCCTTAACATTTTATTATAGTCAAATTTAATATTATTTGTATTTACGCATTTTTATTAACTTTATCAATTCTAAAATATCTTTTGAATTTTTTAACTCCATCTAAGGTGTATCCATCACTTTTTCTAATAGGCATTAAATGGTAATCATAAATCGTTAATATTTGCCTTACTAAATTTAATAAAGGCCATTTTTGATTCATATCTGCATTTTTTTGCAGACTAGTTAACGAAGAAGAACTAAATATTTTTTTCAAGTCAGGTATCTTCTCCTTGATTTTTTCATATTTTGTAAAGTCCAATAAACTTTCGCGAGGAATAAGTATCCCATTTATGTCTTCTTCTGAATTAAAATTAATTCCAGATTCGTTTAATATTTTTTTAGCAATATCATTCATTTACTAAAAAAATATAAATTATTTATCTATTTTTTACGGAATACAATGATTAAATCCCAAATTCTGGTATACTAAATCCAGTTGAAGTTTTTACATATTTTGCTATTATTTTTGGGTTTGGTTTGTTATTTACAATATCTTCTGCTTGATACACATTGTCAGCTTTATCAATGTAATAAATAATTCCTAGAATATCTTGAGCCCAAACCTCAACTTTTTGCGTTTCATCAACTGTTTCGTCATTTTTATCCATAATTCCGTGAGGCGTCCCTTTCATATGTGTTCCACAATAAATACTCCCATCCCTTCTTCTTCTAGTGCATTGACTACAATTTGCTCGCTTTGCACAACATAATTCAAAGAGTGGCACTACATTTTTGATTCTTTTCCTTTTTGCAAAATCTTCCTTTGTAAATGCGAGTTTTTCATAATCATAGATGTACTGAAGTAAATTATTCATCTCTTCTGTTGTTCCAATTTTATCTATTTTTGACCTGATATTATCTTTAAATTCGCACATATACGCATCTAACTTTTTGTTTAAACGTTTTTCCATTGTTCTTTATGTTAGTTATATTAATAAATTAACTTTAGTTCAATTTTTTATATATATAATAAATTGACTTAAAGAACTGATTCATCATTAGAAATTTCATTTGTCGCCACTCCTTGGTCTTCTGGTTCTGCTTTTGATTCTTGTTCTTGTTCTTGTTCTTGTTCTTGTTCTGGTTCATTTACAATGTTGAGTTCAATGACTTCTTTTACAATAGAATCAATAACTGATATTACAACTGGTTCTGGTTCTGGTTCTGGTTCTGGTTTTATTTCTGGTTCTGGTTTTATTTCTGGTTCTGATTTTATTTCTGGTTCTGGTTCTGGTTCTGATTTTATTTCTGGTTTTGGTTCTAGTTCTAGTTCTGGTTCTGGTTCTTCAACAACTACTTGAACTTCAGCCAATGGTTCTTCTACAAGGACAGGATCCTCTATAATAATTTCATCATTATTTATTCCTTGAGGAGTGTAATATTCACGTATATTTTTATAAATTTCAGTATTTTCATTATTTTCATCAGTATTAAACCTAATTTTTGTTTCAGAACAATCATCTATATCACTAGTTGATGTAACAGATTCATCAGGTGAAATGTCGTTATTTTCAGTTTTAGATGACGTTTTATTAGATGAATCAGAACTAATACTATGCGAATCATTATCAGACATAATTGAATGTATATTTTTTAACAACATCTTATCTGTAACGTCTTTCTTCAAAGACTTTATTATATTCTTTTTTTCTGTTTCACTTGTTTTTGCACCATCTTCAAACTTTATATCATTATTAACTTGACTCATCATCAATTGGATTTTTGTCAAAAATCTTTTCAAGTATTTAGTATGCAATTTATGGAAAAACTCAATATAAGTAATGAAAAGTGTTACCTTTTCCTTCATAACAACATTGTTATAATTAAACGTGTTAACAAAATTATCTATATTTAAACCTATCTTGTTTTTGTTTTGATAAACCTTTAAATCGTGCTCTTTATTCATTAAGAAATTGCATAACGAATGTATTGTTGTTATTATTATTTCGTGTAAATGCTGCACTAGTTCAAAATCGTATTGTTTAAATGGTTCAAGATCTTTGTAAACAGGAAATGTGTTATTAATTTTAGCTGTATCTAATACCTTTTTATCAGTAATATTTTCATTAACATAATCAACCAAGATTTTATACAGTTTATAATATTCACAATACATTCTATTAGTTATCGCGTTAAATAATCGTTTTGTGTCTTCGTATTCAATATCAATTAGTTTACCCTGAAAATGAAATGAATCTAAACCAAATATGAATAGATTTTGCTTATTTGTTTTTATAAATTCTGTATAACTATCTTTAATTTTTGTTATTCTATCATTTAAAATAACAAGTGTTTTACTATTTTCATCCTTCAAATCTAGTATATTTGAAAACGCGGTTTTTAAATCGTTCAATCTTTGTTCCATATAATATTTATGAATATTTGATTTTTTAAAATTATTTTATCTTTATTTATTATGGATAACGCACAAACTGAAAACAACATTCTAATACCAGATGATGATGATTACAACGAAAATATAAGTGAAAATGAATCTAAATTAACAAATATAATTAACAGTAAGGATTGCGAATGGTCTATTGAACACGAAAAAATTCTTATTGAATGGGCTGATAAAGCTATGTGTTATAGATGGCTTCATTCTAAGTCAACTTCTTTGTATAGCAGTCTAAATGCTTTGTACACAATACCTTGCATTATTATATCAACTCTTGCTGGGACAGCAAATTTTGCACAAGGACGAGTTCCTGATGCATACCAAGGATTATTTGCAATGGCTGTGGGTGGTATAAACATTTTGGGTGGAATAATTAGCACAATTCAACAGTTCCTTAAAATTACACAGTTAAATGAAGCTCATCGTGTAAGTAGCATTGCTTGGGATAAATTCTACAGGAATGTAAAAATTGAACTTGCAAAACATCCTAAAGAGAGAATTAACGTTGTTCAAATGATTAAAATGTGTAAGGAAGAGTTTGACCGTCTTATGGAAACAAGCCCTGTTATCCCAGATAAAATAATTAAAGAGTTTAAACATTCATTCAAAAAAAATAACGACTTTGATAAAATATCTAAACCAGAAGTTTGCGATGTTCTTGTGTCCACTGAATATTTTAGAAATCCTTGGTTAAGTGATGAAAACAAAAATTCACGTGATAATGAATTTGACCAAATTAAAATTATGAGAAATATGAAAAAAAAACACGAAAAGGAAAAAAATTTAAATACAATTTCGGATTTTAAAAAAACCTTTTATAATTTAAATAATCGCGAACCATTAGAACAAGAAATTATTGACAATTTAAGTGATAAAATAGACATTTTGATTTTGAAAAAATTTATTGAAGAAAACAATAATAACATTTCATTTAAAGTTTAACTATCGTAAACTATTTGCGATGGATTCACCATATTTACAGGTTTTACTATACCCTTTGGATAATCTAAAGGCAAAACAAACATACTAACTAATAGAAAAAGATAAAACCCAACATATGAACCATAGACATCAGCTCCGATTCCATAAAATTCAAGCAAATTTGTAATGACAAATGTAAATATCATTGAAAATCCAAATAATGTTAATAAATTATTAGTTGATAAAGCCATATATAATTATTTAAGAAATTAAAAATGATTATATATCCAATACTAAATTATATTATAATTTTTCACTGCAAATTTTTTCTGAAGTTGATATTTTGTTTTTTATTATATGATACGTCAATGGAGTTTGTTGTTCGTATAATTTAGTTACCCAATAAGGTCCATATTTGTTTTCAATACAGTCATCTAACTGTATTTTTCCAATATAAATGCTATCATAATCTTCACTCCATTTTCCGTCTCTATCAGATACCTTTAATAAACTTCTAACTGTTTTGTATTCACGCGTTGTTGCAGTAACATCCTTTAATAATAATTTCTGAGTTTTTTCAGATAAATCTGGCATATCATTTGAAGAATTCAATGGAACTTTCATATTTCCCATAAATAATGCAAATCTTATTATACCATTCTTTTTTTTAGGTTCGTATGTAAACATATTCAATGCATTATCATAATCTGTAAAATAATAATAAGGACCTACCAATGCTTCAAAATCATCAGTGGTCGTTCCTGCTCCAAAAACTGTAACAAAATTAATTTGGCTATCTTGTCTTCCTGTATACGCTGCTACTGGTAATTCATAGTTGTTTTTATTTGAATCAGTCAAATATATTAGTTCCGGATTTTGCAGAAATAAATCAGTAACAATTGAATTTATTTGAAAATTGCAAACATTCCTACTATTTATTATTTCATCCATTAAAACTAACCACAAATCACAATGACTCTCTAATCTATGTGTTCCTACCTTTGAATTTGTACAATCATAAAATAAATAAATCTCATTATCCTTTTCTAAAAAACCCTTATACTTATAATATGAAACCTTCATATAAGATAAAAATATTACCTCTAGAACTTTAAAACATTTGTTTACAACACTATCAAAAGTATCTAAATTTTCAAATGTAATAAATGTCAATTTATCTGATTCTGTCTTGTGGCTTTCATGATGCTTTCTCAAAAAAAATTGTAAAAAAGGTCTTAAACCTGAATTATTAATTTGATAGGGACAAAGATGGAATTTTCTTGGAAGTTCGTGTGTATCCAAATATTTTTTAAGGTCAGTAATTAATATATCTGTGTTATAAGAGTACGAAATTTGCTGAGTATTATTTTCATAATCTACAATTTCATCAAAACTATTAAATTTATTAGTCATTCCAAGTATTTCTTCCATTTTTTCTTGTAAATCCCTGTATTCTTCATCAAAGTTACTAATAAAATCATTATTTTCATCAGAATCACTATCATCAATTCTTTTACTATCGTTTTTAGTTTCAATAAAATTATATAAAGTATTTGGGTTGAAATTATCAAATAATCTATTTTCAGGTATCATTAATTATTATTTGTATTTTTTATTTATCTATTTTACGCTTAATAGTCTCCTTTATTTGTTCTTCTCTGTTATCCATTATAAATTTAGTTACTTCTTCTGCCGTGGTTGGATTGTTTTTATAATACTCTTGTAATGCTGTCATCAAGGTTTTGCCATTTATTGGTTTTTTCACTTTACTCTTCTTGTATAATAAAGCACCACCATTTATATCAAAACAATCCAATTCGTTTTTCTTCATTGTAGTAACTAAATTCTCTGTCAAGCTCTTCTTCTTATCTTTTCTCTCTTTCATTTCCTTTTGCAATGTGCTTATTTCGTTATCAAGTTTAATCCATTCTTTAATGATATTGATTAATTCTTCCTTTGTTTCCATATTTCTATTTAAATATAAAATAAAATTCTAAATCATTTTATACTTTTATTAAATTTTTGTTATCATTAATTTTTATAAGACAATCACTTCTGATTTATAATGTCTTTTACACACTGAATCCTTGTAGATTTTACAGTTACACTGGTTTCCTTTATTTTTTCCAGATTTTACTATTTGATTACATCCTGAATAAGCAGTATCCTCTTTAGCCTTCTGTTTCGCCTCTTCTTTGGCCTTTTTCTTCGCCTCCTTAAGTTCTTCTTTAGCCTTCTGCTTTGCTTCCATTTTCGCCTTTTTAGCTTCTTCTTTAGCTTTTTTCTTTGCCTCAATTTTTTCTTTCAGTGCCTTTTCTTCTAAAAATTTCATCTGAACTGAATTATAATGAGGGGTGCAATATGTTTTGTTATCAAAATCCAGTAATTTTACATTGATTGAACAATATTTATGTTTAATAAAATCAACAGAATAATAACAACAAGTTCCTATTTCATAACCTTGAGGAGGCTCAGGCATAACATTTACACCAATTACTTTCATACTCGTATTTATACCTTCATAACAAGGTAATAATTTGGTCTGAGTATTCCTACAATATGGACATCTTATTTCGTTTTGCCTCAATGCATATGTTTCTAGTTTATTAAAATTCTTTTTGTGATTTTTAACATCATTAAACAACGGTAAATAATTGAATTTGTGATTGCATTCTAATGTAACATAATTTTCAGTAAGAGGTTCGTTTGTTATTAAACATAAGTTTTGACTTGTTTCATTTTTTTCATCATCATCCAACATTTTAAACAATGTTTCATAAAAATTTATTCCACCTTCAATATTATAATTTGTCATTTTAGTAACTTAAAATATTAATTTTAAATTATATTTTTATATTTATTTTGTTTAATAGTTATATTATGTCACCAAATGAATGGGGCCCTCCAACTTGGACATTATTTCATACTCTAGCAGAAAAAATTAATGAAGAATTATTTCCTACATTAATGCCTGAGTTAATTTTTAATATTAAAAAAATATGCACAGCATTGCCTTGTCCGGAGTGTTCTCAACACGCAGTTAATTTTTGGAGAAAAATTAATATAAATGGAATAAACAATAAAACAGACCTTAAAAATATGCTTTGTCTTTTTCATAACATTGTCAATAAGCGAAAAAATAAACCTTTGTTTGATAATGAAAATCTAACATCTAGTTATTCCAATAACAACATAATTAATGTTTATAATAATTTTGTCGCTGTTTACCAAACTCGCGGAAATATGCAATTACTTGCCGATTCATTTCAAAGAAAACTCATATTGGTTGCGTTCAAAAAATGGATTATGGCTAATTTTAAGAATTTTTCATAATGATTTGTTAAGTAGCTGCTGTGCTTCCAACTAATTCGCCATTTTTGTAAACAGAACATTTGAATGTCTGTTTTTTGGGCATTGTACAAACTTCTTTATTACTTGATATTTCATTGAAAAACAAATAATTTCCTGAACCACCTGCATACAATAATGTTATAATTATGATTCCTGATATTGCACCCAAAATAACATTCATTAAAACAGAACCGAAATCTATACATTTTCTTTGCATTAAAACTCGTATAATTACATAAATATATACAAGTAAACCTCCAAATGCGACATAGTTGTAATCGTTAAAGAAAAACATAGGAGTAAGCATATAAAATGTAGTAAATGCAGAAATAAATACATTAAACCCACTGTTATCATAGTTACTATATTGCACCATTGAACACACATCTCCATTTGCAACAAATTTTTCGCCTCCAACAATAGTATATATACCTTCTCTCAACATTGCAATCCCAAAAAGAAATCCTAAATAAATAAACCCTTTAAAATTTTGAAACATAAATGACATACCAACAACTACTGTAGCAAAAAATATTGGAGAGAAAAAAACAAGGAATTCTATTATATTGTATGGTTTGCTTAATGATAATGCTGTTGGAGTTGTATAATTATCTAAAAAATCTTTATCACCACCACCATTTATATTTGATTTATTGCTCATATAATAATAAATTATAATAATATTTTATTATTTAAGTTAAAATAGTAATTCAAAAACTTCTTGTATCTTTTTTACCTTGTTAAATTTAACGTTTTTTACCAAATCACTGTCCTTGTATTTTTCCATAAAATTTTGAAAATCCTTTTCATTTTCTTCAGGATATATAAACTCTTTTACACCACCCTTTATTCCGCCAATAATTTTTAAATCCAAACCGCCTATTTGTGTAATTGTTCCATCTAATGAAATCTCTCCAGTCATTGCAATATCATTTCTTATTTTTTGCATTGTTAACAGACTGTATATCACAGTAGTAATTGCAGCTCCAGCTGAAGGTCCATCCTTTGGAACAGACCCTTCAGGACAATGAACATGTATCCCATTCATAGATCGTAGTTGTTTATTTTCGTTTATTTGATTTTTAATTTCTGGCGAAACTAAATTCCAAGCTAATGTAAGAGCTACATTCATTGATTCCTTCATAACGTCTCCTTGCATTCCTGTCAATTTAAGTTCCATAAATTTATCACTTGGAAACCAATTTGCTTGAATAGGTATTATACCACCCTGACCTAATGCATTTGCCCATAACCCATTTATAGTTCCTACTTGACTTGTATCTGATATTTTCTGTATTTTGATATCTTGTTTGTCCTTAAAATATTTATTTTTTATATCATCTTTGTTGATGATTATTGGGATTTCAATTGATTCTTCATTTTTGAGTATGTCCAAATTTATCTCTCCAACAACTTCAAACATTATTTCTTTTAATTTTCTTACACCTGCCTCATAAGTATATTCTTCTATTATAAATTTAATTACATCATCAGAGATATTAATTATTCCCTCTAAACCCATTTTTTTATAGACTTCTGGTAATATGTGAGTGTTTACAATAATTAATTTATCATCTACTGACAAACTTTTGAATTTTATACGATGAATTCTATCTAATAATATTTTATCTATTGCATCTGCATCATTGTAAGAGAGAATAAAAAGGGCCTTTGAAAGGTTCAAGTCTACTCCGGTAAAATATTTATCTTGAAAGCAATCATTTTGTGCTGGGTCTAATAAATGAGTCAAAATTCCTATAATTTCCTTTCCATGCTCAGTTTTTGAAATCTTATCAACTTCATCAATTAATATTATCGGATTCATGCATTTGCTGTCTATCAATATTTGCACAATAGAACCCCAAGTTGAACCAACATAAGTATAATTATGTCCATGAAGACTACTACCATTACTATCTCCTCCCATCTGAATCATTGAAAACGGACGATTTTCACCATTTTCGTTTTTTAAACAAGCTGCTAATCCGCGCTTTGCAAGAGACGTTTTTCCTAATCCTGGAGGTCCTTCAAATCCAAAACAATAACCGTCTTGAGTTCCATTTATCCATTGACCAATAATTCTTTCTATTTGTTTTTTCGCATTTTTATGCCCATGAACTGCACTATCCAATGTTGTTTTAACATCATTCATATACTTTTTAATACAATTGAAGTTAGTATTTATTTTGTTGATGTTATTTTTTAATAAATTGTTTGGAATTATTTCATCTATTATTTTTATCTCATTGCAGTCATTACAATATTCAAAAAATTTAAGAATATCTTTTTTAATAACCTCCTTCGTAGTATTTGAATGTTTGATTTTACTGAATTTAAATTTATTTATGATAATAGCCTTATTTATACTAACTGAAAGTTCAACTAATTCAGATTTATTGTATTCTTCTAATAAATCTTTGACTTCTGGACCCTTTATGTTTTTCAAATAATTAAGTATTTCAATGTTTGTGTATTTATCCTTTAAAATCATAGAATTATCATTTACTTTTTTTAACAAATCAATAAATAATTTATTGTTTTGTTGCATCAAATCCATAACTGGTTCCTTTATATAAACTTCAAAAGGAATTTTCAACAAACCATCTAAATATTGTCTTGCTTTTGACCCAGAATCCTCAGATTTAGCCTTCACTTCTTTCAATTTCATCATTGCCTTTTCTTTAACATTATCGTTGGCTTTCAATAAACAGATTTGTTGTTCTAATGGTATCTTGTTTATATCAAAATTTGACAGACTATTTGTATATTCTACCGTGTTTTTCATTGCATCGCGAAAATAATTCTTTATGTTCCAAGGAAAACTATCAAACAATGTAGTTTGTTCCTGTGTATCTATTGTTCCGTTTACATCATTTGAGAGAAGATCGTACAACAAATAAGCCAAATATTTGTTATCATAAGTCGTAGATTCTATTAGTAACTGCATAATCGTGTTTCTTTTGTTGAACAAATCACCAATTATAAATTCCTTTATCAAGTTGTTCAAGGTTTTCTGTTTTATTAATTTGTGGTTACTAAGAAGTCCAATATACTTTTCATATATCTGATTACAACTTTCATTTATTAAAAAATCCTTCAATGTAAAAGAATCCAAGAATTTATTGAAACATTCTGATTTAAATTCTTCGTCTTGAGGTTTATTGTCATTTACTTCTTTTATCTTTGAAGTTATATACTTGTTTTGTAAAAATTCTAACATAACGTCATCTAATATTCCATAAATTACCATATTTTTTTTCAAAGTATTGTGATATAAATATATTCTTACTCCATAAACTTTCATATGGAATTGTTTATGATTGTGAGAAATATCATCACACTCCAAATTCTTTATTTTATACTTTTCTTCGTTATCACCTTTATTGTTAAAATTTATTATTTTATAACTTGTAGGATGAAAATATTTTCTTATCAATTCATATTTATTTTCGTCATCTTCATTTGTAAGTATGTTGTTGTTGTTTCCATAACAAATTGTTAATAAATCATCTAATGATTCAGTCCCATACATTTTAAAGAGAACAGATAGTTCATTGTTTATTGTCTGGAGAGAATTTGTAATTTCTTCCTTGTTCATTTTTTTCATGTTTGTAAGTAATTTAAAATTACTTTCGCTGATCTTATTCAAATTTTTAACACAATCATTCACGTCACTTATTCCTAAAATATTAAGAATCTTGTTTTTTTTTACATTAATTAATGTTTTTTGAATTACATCTTGGAAAAAATTACACTTTTTCTCTACTATAGGAATTATTTCATTGATTTCTTTTTGAGAAATAAGTGCATTTGATTGGGCATTCTTTTCTTTCATATTATTTATATTTGTATTATTATATTTAATTATTATTAGTATTTGAACTTATAAATATATAACAAATCGTATTAAATACATTAACAGATATTTTACAAGAACAATGGGGATACCATCATATTTTTCATATATTGTAAAAAATCACTCAAATATTATAAAAAAACTCAACAAAGGTTGTTTTAAAATTAATAATTTGTATATGGATTGTAACTCTATAATTTATGACTCTGTAAGAGGAATTGATTTTGAATCATTAGAACACGGTTCAAATATTACTATTATCAGAAGAGTTATTGCAAAGATTGAAGAGTATGTTTCTCTTATTGGTCCAGACAACTGTGTCTATATCGCGTTTGATGGAGTCGCACCTGTAGCCAAATTGGAACAACAACGAAATCGTCGTTATAAAACGTGGTATCAAAATGAAATATCTAAAAGTATACACAAAAAATCTAATGTTAACGTTTGGAATACCACTGCAATTACTCCTGGGACTGAATTTATGACTCAATTACATCAAGAGATTGATAACTATTTTGGGAATCCCTTTCTCCTTCAAAAATTCAATTTGAAAAAAATAATAGTATCAACATCTATTGAACCTGGCGAAGGAGAACACAAACTCTTTACTTTTATAAGAGAAAATCCAGAAGAACATAAGGACAATTGCACAATTATATATGGTCTTGATGCAGACCTTATTATGCTTTCAATAAATCATTTACCTATTTGTAATCAGTTGTTTCTTTTTAGAGAAACCCCTGAGTTTATCAAATCTATTGATTCTAGTCTAGAACCAAATGAGACATATTTACTAGACATTCCTGAACTTGCAAGTGTTATTACAAGTGATATGAACAACAATCAGCCTCTTACAAGTGAACAACAAAAGAATCGCATATATGACTACATATTTTTATGCTTCTTTTTAGGCAATGATTTTATGCCGCATTTCCCTGCTGCAAATATTCGCACTGGTGGAATTGATAAACTGTTAAATGCATACAAAGCAACAATTGGAGGAACGAATGAAAATCTTACTAATGGCAAGACAATTTACTGGAAAAATGTCAGAAGCTTGGTCGGATTTTTGGCAAATCAAGAAGAAGAGTTTTTTAGAAATGAAGTGAAACTTCGTGATAAAAGAGAAAGATTTTTCTATCCAACAGAAACAGCTGAACAAAGATATGCGAAATTTGAAGCAATACCAAATTATGAACGCGAACTTGAAAAATATGTAAATCCATATAAATCTGGCTGGCAAAAACGTTATTACAAATCCCTTCTTAAAATGGATAATGACGAAGAGCGTTTAAAACAACTGTCATTGAATTATCTAGAAGGGCTTGAATGGACTATGAAATATTATACTACTGGGTGCGCAGATTGGCGGTGGCATTATATGCACAATTATCCCCCATTATTTCAAGACCTCTTCAACTACATTCCCTATTTTGAAACGAGCCTTATTAAGCCCAATGATTTCAAACCAGTATCACCTATAGTTCAACTTGCATATGTGTTACCTAAACACAGCCTTGAAATGCTGCCATTTTCGGATTTAACAAGTAAATTAATAAAGGAAAAATCTGAATGGTATCCAATAGATTGCGAATTTACGTGGGCGTTTTGTCGTTATTTTTGGGAGGCCCATGTTGAACTTCCAGAAATTGATATAGGCGAACTAGAAGAATTCATAGATGGGTTTATCAAAGATATGAAAAAGGACCCCTAATTATGCATTCATATTTACAATTAATAAATTATTGTTATCTTGTTAAAAGAATAAAATAACAATTGCAAAAAAATGGAGAGATGGAAAGTATTTTTGAAAAATGGCAGTTTTTTCATTCCCAAAAGTGATTCGACTTTTCGAAAATGGACAAAAAAAATGTCCAAATTCGAAAAGGCAATGGATTTCCTGGACTTTTTGTTTGAAAAAACGCCATCAGACCATAATGCTCATAATTATTTTTTTTTATAAAAAAATTTGTTACGATACTTTTTTTTGAAAAATGGACATTTTTAAAAATGCTCATTCTCTGTTGATTTGTTGATTATGAGTATTGAGCAAAAATGAGTCAAATGAGGACCTGAAAATCATAAATGCAATTATGGTGTTGTAATAATCGTATTTTTCATTATTTTTATTACCATATTTTAAAAAATCAACTTTTATCAACTTTTGTCAACTTTTTGTCAATAAAAAACGAGAAAAAAATGTCCAACTTTCCATTTCACCAAATTTTTATGCCAAATTTTTATGCCAATTTTCTGAAAAATTAACTTTCCATTTCACCAAATTTTTATTTTACAATTGAATTTAAAATTTAAAGTATTTTTATATAATAAACATAATGTCAACAAAATCAACAGAAAATGAGAAAAAAGGAGTAGAAATTATTGAATGTAAGTTATGCAATTATTTAACTAGTAAAAAATATAACTATGATAGACACTGTTTAACACCAAAACACCTTAAAAAAAGTATTATCAATGATAAATCAACAAAAATCAACGAAAATTCAAGCAATAATGAGTTATTAAAATTTGAATGTGTTTATTGTAAAAATGTTTACAAAGAACGCACTGGATTATGGCGCCATAAAAAGAAATGTTTAACAAAAAAAAATGTAGATATATCAACCGAAAAAATTACTCAAAATTTTCAAGAAACTCCTCAAAAATATGAAGAATTAATGATGAATTTATTAACACAAAATATGGAACTTCAAAAACAAGTAATTGAGTTATGCAAAGATAAGTCAATGACTATTAATAATACGACAAATAATAACAATCAAAAATTCAATATGAACTTCTTTTTAAATGAACAATGTAAAGGTGCGCTAGATATGATGGACTTTATTAATTCTCTCAAGGTCAATTTAACAGACTTGGAAAATACAGGAAAGGTTGGATATGTTAAAGGAATTAGTGATATTTTCTTGAGAGGTCTAAGAGAGTTGGATGTTTATAAAAGACCGATTCATTGTAGTGATCTAAAGAGAGAAGTAATGTATGTTAAAGATAATGATGTTTGGGAAAAGGATGAAGACAAGAAAAAAGTTAAAAAAATAATTCAAAATATAGCACATAAAAATTTCAAACAAATAAACGAATGGGTTGAAGTGAATCCAGATTCCAAAGATATTCAAACAAAGAAACACGACCAATATATGAAGATTTTGATTAAATGTTCTGGTGGAACAGATTTTGCAGAAGATGATGTTTTTTATAATAAAATAATATCAACTGTAGCAAAAGAAGTACATATTGATAAATAATCAAAATGTACAATAACTATTTTCTTCAACAAGAAATTAATTGCAACCGAATTTTTTTCTTGAAATTCTCTTCATCGTTAAACAAATATAATTTATATTTTCCTGATTGATAATTCTCCAAATTATCGCGCATTGTTACACGAGATGTCATTTTAAGTTCCGGTAAGTAGACAATGTATTGATACAGTCCATCGTTACGAACAATTTTATCAAATGTATAACCATCGTATGAATTTTCCATAATAGAAGGGTCTACATTACACATATGTAGTAAATTGCAATCATTTTGAACCTTTCTTATAGACCTCATTGAAGTATTAATGTACTCTAAGTCATTAATCCATTTATCATAAAATTTAGTAGCGTTTTCTGATAAAGATATAAGTCCAATATTTTGTTGAAATTTAATCATATTCAGCAAATCTACAAGACGACGTATTGGTGAAGTTATATGAATATATGCCTCCATTTCAAGAAGGTCGTGTGATAATGTTTGATCTTCTTTTAATTCCGCAAGATTCAAATATTGACAAGCACTGCTATTCCAAATCCTTATGAATTTTGATACTTCTTCAGGTAATCCAGTTGGTATTGTTATTTTATTTTTAATAACAGTAGACCTAAAAATACCAGTTTTTTGAGTAACTAATTCTTTGGCAGTGTGGTAATTCATTAATATCATTAAATAACATACAACATCGTGACTATTACGAACGCTTTGAATATATTTATATTTATAAGACAACTTGTTAGAGAGAAATAATATTTGTTGATAGCTTTCATTTCCAAGAAGTGATGCATCTTCATAGCAATAATTCTTAGATACGCGAATCTTACAATTAGAATATTTTATATTATTGATTTCGTATTTATCATTAATAAAAACATCCATAACAAATGCAAGTCTAGTATTTCTCTCTTGTAAACTACATAAACAATCAGATAATATAGTTGGTAACATTGGGCGTTTTCTATCAGGTAAATAGATGGTACTTATTCGGCGAGAGAAAGAATCCCAGAGTCCTAAAATATCCATCCATAAAGTTACATTTGAAATGTAAATGCTTAGCATTGTGGTCTTATCATCAATAGTTTTAATGCTGAATCCATCATCAAAATCGCAGCTGTTAGGAGGGTCAATTGTGAAAACGAAGAAGTCTCCAGTTGAACGGTCTTCAATATTTGTGTATTTTTTGCTAATATTTTCAATAAAAGCATCGTGAGGTTGTGACTTTAAAGCTTTACTAGTATCCTTAGTAAATTTTTGAATAGATGTATTTAAACTCTTACAATAAAGTTGATATTCATAGAAGTTGTCTAGAACATCAACTGGACCTATGGATTTTGAAAGAACTCCATAAGGATGTTTATCTGTCCATTCATCATAATGAAATGTAACGTACAAGTTTTGAAATACTTTGGAGAATCCCATTTTTTTCATTTCATACGGAATTAAAAAAGAAGGAACTCTTCTATCATCAGGTGTGCATTTATACAATAATTTTCCATTGCGACGTCCATAAGTCTTATTATTTTTCAAAATAAGAACGCCGGCAATAGCTTCATATGAACGAATACTTGAATGAATAATACTTATTGGTGTGTCTGACGATTCATCAAATGTAAATACATCATTTGTAAACAATTTATGTTCAACTGGATTGATTGGAAATGAGACTTCTTTGAAATCCAAAGTAGTATAAAAATTCCAACTAGTATATGCACGGTCATTGATATGAACCTTGTATGCTTTAGATATATCTATTTGATTATTCATTTATTGTGTATATAATTTATATTATAATAAATTATCTTTAAATCTTCAAGACTTTATATATCAAATCTAATAACATAATCGGAGTCTGTGTCTGAGTCTGTCTCTGTCTCTGTCTCTGATTTTGATTCCGACTCTCTATTATTATTATCGTTATTATTATTTGAATTTGAACTTAGATTATTCTCATAAGCATAATAAAGTCTCATAAGAAGCGCTATTACATCAAGTGATAACAATGGTGCATAGTTAGTTATTAATGCAGTGTTGTTATTTAATAAAGCATAAGTTAACCCACAAGAAGTAGCAACAAGCATAATTATTTTTTCAGGAATATTATAAATGTTTGAATTTTTGTTTTTATAATTCGCATACAATTCTGGAATATAACAAGACAAGTATAAAAAAGTAGTAGTATACATTAAATAATCACTATTCATATAACTATTATTTTATTTCATAATATATTTAGTTTTTTTACTTATTGTCACGTTGTCTATTTTTATTTTCTTTTTCAAGTCTCACAATAGAAATTTGTGAGTGTTTTTTCTCTTGTGGATTATAATCATTATGCATTGAACAATCAAGTGGGTCTGTTGATACCTTTGTTTTTTTTGATTGACATATTTTTGAAAAACAAAACATTATTATATACAAATAGTATAATAATTTTTTAATATTTAACATAAAATCACTTAAAATCATTTTACATTGATATAGATATAAAACAATTATGTCTTCTAATGAAACTGACCAGTCAATAGAAGACTTCATTAATTCTAATCCATATCCGTCAATATCAGATATGTCATTATCTTTGAATAGGAGGTGGGATTTGGATGCAGAATATGGAGAAATGAATCATAGTTTATGTAAATTACTTTATGAGAATTTGCACAAAGATGATAAAACCCCTGTTTTGAATAATTTTATAAATACAATAAAGTCAACTGGTGGAAATCAGGCACTTAAATGTAATATTGAAACAGTAAAATTGTTTAGCCCCATTGCAACTTGTAAGAACACCAAAGTGAAATCATCATTTAATGAAATGTACAAATCTGTTATTTCTGAATTAAATAGATGATAGTGCCTTTATTTCAGTAACCTCAACCGACTCATTAGTATCTATATTTGTAGTATCTTGTTCTTTTTCAACAACTATATTATCATCTGGTTGTTTGTTCAATTCACTTATATTATGCTTTTTAACTAGTTCGCGTTTGACGTTTTGTTGTTGTAGTGCATACATAAAAATATGAGGTGTAATTGCAATATTATTCATATACGTGCGATAAAAGAAAGATGTAATACTAGAATCCTTGCCAAATTTAATACTATACCACCAATAAGCTGGAATATGGAGTATTTTTCCAGCACTCAATGTGATGTCTAAACATTTCATTTTATCAAAATCGGCAACGTATTGCGACTGAACAGACCAAGGGTTAATTGGTGAACGAAATTCAAAATTTTCGTAATCATTAACTGGTAACATATATCGCGAGCTTTTTGGAGGTGCCAACTTAATTTGCACAGACCCTTGTGTTACCAAAAAATAATTGCGATAATTAATTTCGTGACGAAATGGGGTAACAGTCCCTTCGGAGCCCATTAAAATATCATAATTACAGTTAGAAACCATAGCAGGTCTTATGAACTCATCATTGTATTGTATATTTTTAATTACACCAGTTTCTTGTAAGAAATCCATATTGTTTTCTGAAAAATATGCGCCTTTTTTATCTTCATTAAATAATTTTGCAGATGCGTGTAACGGTAATGGCATATAGATTTCACTACTATAATCAGGGTCAATTGAATTGCGAATCTTAATTTCAAAAGCGTGATAATTCTGTATAATATAGTTTTTGCTAGATGTTCTCGCAATTTTGTCATCTTCTAATTCAAAAATAATGGGCTGTCTTAGATCGCAGATTTCTTCTAATTTATCCTTAGAAGCTTGGTCAATTTCATATATTTCAAGGTCATCGCTAGTTTTAATATGGAATTGCACGTGTAGATAAATAAAAAGAACTATACAAAAAATGAAAAACGCTACGAATAATTTTAACATAACTAATAAAAAATTATAATAAATTTTTATTAATTATACGCTATTAATACAAGATTGAATAATCTTGATTTCAGTCTTCTTAATTAAGTTTATGTTATTTTAGTAATAAAATCTTAGTTATAACATTTTATTTTGGTAATAAAATAAATAATAATAAAGATACTAATAACAATAATAACAGAATCTAAATTTTTATTGTGCGTATTTGAACCAACATTAGTAAAATTCATTATTTGTTGTTTGTTAATTTTGTAATTTATCTGTAAATTGTTTTATTTGTTATACCTTTTCTAAAACCAGATTTAGTTTGAGCAAAATTATTATTTACAAAATAATCAAAAATTATAAAGAAGATAACATTTTATAATAATTGTATAATGTATGTTAACAGGTGGTGCTCTTTCAGGAATACAGATATATAAATTTTTCAACTCTATGGATAATACTGAAGATGAAAACTTACCAGAAAATTTTATTCCTTTGAACAAAAACAATTCAAAATTATATAACAATAAATTTAGAGTATATTATAATCCTGAAAACATACATATTGTTATTGTTCATAGAGGGACAATAACATCAAGTAAAAAGGATATTTTCAATAACGTAAGAAATTTTATTTCAGTTAAAAACAAATACTTAATAACATACAGAAATCAAAATGCAAAAGAAGGTCATAATGAATTAAAACATTTTTTAATTAAAATTTATAAAAATAAAGAAAAATATTATTCAACATACAAAACTATAATTGATTATATTAAAAATTTAATGAAATCTTCACCAATTGCAACACTTGATAATACGGTTGATGAATTATTAGAAACAAAATCATCTACTATTGGATATAGTCAAGGTGCAGTTTATGCTTATTTATATGGAAAAAATAGTAAAGAAGTATTAGTTTTTAACCCAGCACCTTTTTTCAATAAAAAGCCAGATAATACTTATGTAATAAAAAATAAAAACGATCCAGTATCTCTCTTTAATCGTAGCAAAAAAATAAATGTTTTAAATAAAAAAACAAAAACTTATAGAGAAGCACATTCATTGGAAAATTTTAAAAATGTTTCTAAACTATTTGGTAACCCTTTTTTATACACAAAAAGTAAAAAAAACAAAACTAATAAAAAACCAAAAAGTAGAAAAAATAAAACCAATAAAAATAAAAGTTAGTATAACTTTATGAAATAACTATAAGGTGTAAAAAAGGTGTAAAAGTAAAATTATATATTTCAGGGAAAAATAAAAGATGTTTCAATCATCAGATATTCTAGGTGCAATAAAAAAAGTAACGTAACTTTCTGAGCCTAGATCGTATTTAATTCTAAGTGGGAGTTCTTGACTTATTGACAAACATATTTCTGACGATAACTTAGTAGTTAAACACATTTTATGAATATAATTTAAACTGTATGACAAGTTTATACTTTCCCCTTCAGAAATACTGAATTCAGACAAATCATCTATTGGAATATTTACAGCCATTTCTCCCCCAACGCCAGTTGATGCCAGGTCAATTTTGTCTTCATTGCATTTCACATTCATAACATCTCCAAAAATAAGGAGCTGAGAACAAAGTTCACAAAATTTTTTAGAACTAATAGAAAACTCAGCGTCATAATCAACTTCTGGAATTAAAACAGATTCTGTTTCATAGTCAGTTAATGGTAACCTGAAATATTTATTATAATCGCTACCATCTTGTTGACAAATAAGGTCAATAAAAATGGCATCAGGATTATTATCGTAATGAATGTTAAGACTGTGTTTATCTTGTGTCATTGAAATAATATTGTGAAAAAACTGTGTGCATAACGAAATGTTTGAAATATCATTTTCAAGTAATTCATAATTATCAAACCAAGAAGAAAAAATTTTTATATCAAAAAGACAAATATGAGATTTATCCATTCCTTGAATGTACATATAATTTTTGTCAAATATTAGACGAATACTTGAAGATGATGTTTTAAGAAGTTGAAATATTGATATAAATGCATCTTTTTTAATTTTATCATTAATAATAAGCTTCATATATAGATTAACTATTTATCAAATATTTAAATCGTTTTTTTAGTTTAATAAGAACACCATTACGTTAAGGTGTATATCCTCAAATTTAAATTTTTCTTCAACCTCACGGAGAATAGAATTGAAATTTGAATCAAGTTCTAATTCGTTATTTAAAATAAGGTTGTTACCTTGGAAAGGGGTCGTTTGGTTAATGAATGTAAGATTCAACGGATTTAGTTTTGTTTTCTTTTTTGTTTCAAAACTATCAATTTTATTTTTAATAATAAGAAATAGTCTAGTGATAAACACTCCACTAATTAACTGGATTATAAATCCTAAAATAACATAACGAATTGGGTTAACTTGTCTTTGCATTCTGGTTTGTTGTAAATACTAACTATTTATACAAGAAATTTCGTTTCAATTTTATTTTAAAAATAAACGTTTAAAATAAAATGTCAAAAAAAGAAGAAGAATGTGACAAGACATCGACAGAGATAGATACTTGTTATAGTTTCAAGGATATAGTTAACAACGAAGGATTTTATGATAGTTGCATTGATGGAACATATGTTATACATTTGGAAGGCAATGAAGAGAGAATAAAAAATGTTAATGAACAACTTGAAATTTATAAACCAAGTAAAAACATTCACATCTTAAATAACAAAGGGTTTAAAAAGTGCGATAAAAAATTAAAAGAACAAACACCGAGATGCGATTTAATAGATTGCTTCATTAAAATTTTTAAACATGCTGAAGATAAAAATTACGGCAATATTCTTATACTAGAAGATGATTTTGTATTTAATGAAAAAATCAAAGAGACAACCTGCATAGAAGAAATTACAGAATTTGTAAACAAACGCACAATTACAGGAAGTAATTTTATATACTTGTTAGGATGTATTCCTTACTTACAAATACCATCAATTTTTCATAATCATACTAGAGTCATTTTTAGCACAGGAACTCATTCATCTATTTATTCAAAGGAATTTAGAAGAAATGTATTATGTGAAGAACAGGATAAGATAACAGATTGGGACCTTTATACAAACATTAATTCTCCATTTACATCTCGTTACATTTATAAAACACCCCTATGCTATCAACTATTTTATGAGACAGATAATTATAAAAGCTGGGACGATTCATACAATTTTAAATACATTATTATGAATATTTTTAAAATGTTGAATATGGATAATAAACCTGAACCAGGGTTCACATTTTTTTATGTTTTATCACGAATACTATATTTTTTATTGATTATACTATTTTATTATTCTGTGAAGACAATAATTGATGTTATAATTCTCGTATCAGATTATTTATTCTTCAATAAGTTTAATTTTTTCTTTGGTTTTTTTATCAACAAATTTTGATATTATTTTTATTAATTGAGAGAAAATAAATGATGCCTGATAAATATAACAACTTCCAAGTTTGTCCGGAAATGCGTCTTTCATAATTTGTGATATTTTACCTATAAAAGAATAACATTTATCAATATCCATCATAGATAAGGACTTTATATAAACGTGAACGTTGAATGTATTGTGATTTTGTAAAACGGTTTCTATTGTTTTGTAAAAATAATTAAACACGTTATCCCAATGTTCTTTTTGCACAAAACATTTGAAATATCTATAATCAAGCATAATATTATTAGTATTTTCTACAACAAAACACAAATTATTTAATACGTCTTGAGGATCCATTACAATTTTATTTTTTTTAACAAAATCCTTTTTAATGTTATTGTGTTTTTCTAATTTGAAATATTCTAATGCATTTTTTGTAATTATACTATCATTTTCATTAATATTTTGATATTCAGACATACTTGTATCTTTTTGGATAGACATTTTTAATATTTAATACTAAATTTATAATAAATATTAAACTTATAAATTAAGAATTATTTTCGGATAGTAATTCCTTTTTAATTAATTCTTTGAGATTAATAGTATTAGAATTGATTGTATTATCTTCTAATACTTCAACTACATCATCACCAGAGTCATTATCGGAATCTTCCTCATTAGAATTATTAACTGAACTTTCTTGAATAGACTCATATTTATCTGTAAGTTCTTTGATTTTTTCATTATACATATTTTTATCTAATTCAGATTGTTCAATAAATTTTTTGATACGTTCTCCATTTTCTAAAGAAAATGTTTGCAACTTAAGGATTGTGTCTTTTAATTCGTAAACACTTAATTGATGTGCAGTTTGTTTTTCTAATATTGTTTTTATTAATGGTTGATTTTCAATAGATGTGTCTTGTGTATTCGCTGTACTCAAAGAATTTATTTTTTGTTCAAGAACATCTAATCTTGAAACGATACTTTGAAACACTTCATCATCTACAATTCTATCATTTTCCTCAAGTCCAAGATTTTCGGATGAAGGTAGTCCTTCGTGATTAATTGTATACATAAAACTTTCAAGACGTCCTAACCGCAATGTAACAAGTCCAATAGCATCAGAAATTGATATTTTTGGATTTTGTTCCTGTGTTACTTTTTGATTTTGTCCTCCTCTCCCAGTTTGTTGTTGTTGTGGGGCAATTTCTGCACCACCTGCACGTCTATTTCTGGCTGAAGCGTTTGCTCTATTTGCACTCATTAAAATTATTTAACATTAACTTTTTGAGTTAATTACGCGTTAACTTCCATTGTAATTATTTTTATTCATTTATTTATAAAAATATCAATATCTTCTAAATAAACAAAAATTATTTGAAAGTAGTATATATTTTTATATACAATAATTTATATTATGAACAAACGTCTTTTATATTCATCAACAATTATAGGTTTAGTTATTATTTTAATATCATTATATTTTTACAATGAACGTTTGTTACCTCTTTATGCAATAACATACATTGGTATAATAACTTCAATAATAAACCACGGAATTACAAGCAAATCGGCAAAAAACCTGGATAGGTTTATAATGATAATATCATCAATAATTTATATATATTATGCTATTAATATAGAAGAAGATCTGTTAAAAATTATTACATTATGCATTGTTGGAATAATGATGTTTCTGTATATTTTTAGTAAAGCTATAAAGATATTATTAGATGATAATAAAACGTCAACAAATATTCACGCATTAACACATTGTATAACATTATTGCCTTTTTGTATCATTGTTATAAATGATTATTTTTACTCAAAAAACAATATAATAATGTTTAAAGATTTTTAATTTCTTTTTATAAATCATATGGACAGTTTGAGCGAATCATCAAATTCATCAAAACCAGGATTTTTTAAACATGTTTTTAATTTTGAAGATGATTCAAAATCGGAGATATTAAATATTATACAGTATTCATTAATTGCAATTATTCCAATTGTTCTTTTGAATAAAGGTATGCAAAAGTTTGTTCCTGAAGCTGACGAAGAAAAGGGAAGTCTAGAACTTTTAGCCGAAGTTGTTATTCAAATTATTATTATGTTTTTGGGTATTTTATTGACAAACCGTATAATTACTTATATTCCTACATATAGTGGCACAAAGTATCCAGAATTTAGTGTTACTTATATTATTTTAGCTGTTTTGGTTATTACATTGAGTCTTCAAACAAAGTTGGGAGAGAAAGTGAGTATTTTAGTTGACCGCGTAATGGACTTATGGGATGGTAAAAAAGATGATAAGAAAAAGAAGAAAAACTCTTCTGGAAATGTAAAAGTTACTCAACCAATTTCTCAGCCACCTTCTAGTGCTTCTGCAATGACACAATCATTATACACAGATAGCACGCCAATTAATCAATTACCTCAAGAACAGCAGCAACAGCAAATGCCTGATTATAATTCAATGTACAGAAATGATGCTACACAAATGGTAGGTGCATCTACACCTGGAGGAGCAGAAGCGTATTCTAATATGGGGCCTGTTGCAGCAAATGAGGCATTAGGTGGTGCGTTTGGTTCTAATTTCTAAATAAATCTTCTAAATATACAAAATTATTATTAATTGAATAATAATAATTTTATTTATAATATGTTAATTTATTGACGACGTTGACTGCGTCCGCGACGTTGGGTGCGTTGACGACGTTGAGTGCGTTGACGACGTTGAGTACGTTGACGACGTTGAGTGCGAGATCTTTGAGCCATTATATAATACCTAAACAAAAAATTATTTTCTTAAATATATTAAAAAATATAAAAAATATTAAAAATGTATTTATAGAATAATAAAAAGTAACTATGGATATAGAAAATTTACTAAAGGCTCTTGACAACGAAAATAACAGTAAATTCTTGAATCTAACAAATGAAAAAATAAAGAAGATAAAGATAGAAATACTAAAGGAGATTCAGTTACCGAATGATGAAATAATAACATATATGAACAAACTAAAGGAATACATATATATTGATGAAATGTGTGAGCTTAAACTAGGTGGATTTATAAGGTGGATATCTATAAAAGATCCAAATGAAATATATTTAACATCTGGTGCAATATTATCAGAAATAAACGTAACAGATAATGGTGTTTTGCTAAATTGTAAAAATTTTGCTAAAAAACATTACCAGATAAAATTAGACGAATGTTTAGTATTTCAAAAATTAAATCAACAAGAAATGGTTTTATTATCTGCATTAGATAGTTTATCAAAATAAAACATTTATTAATGTTTACGATGTTTTTTTGTTTTGTTACAAGGACAATCTTTAAATAATCCTGGAATAAACTTACCAATTTTAATTAGCCCAATTTCAACTGATGATAATGGTTTTTTTACAGTGTGTATATGTTTTCCTTTATTATAATAAGAAACACTCTTGTATCCTTTACCCTTTTTAATGTTTACTTTTCTAATTGATTTTTTTCCACCATATTGGTGTTTTTGAGACGAAGAGAAATGAAATTTACCTTTGGTTTCTTTTTCCATATAATATGAATGTATAAATATTTTTTATAAATAATATACGAAAATAAATAATTATATTAATTATTAATAAAATGGGAATTGGTTTTGACTTTTCAAATGTAAATAATTTATTTATTGGTGGCTTAATGTCAATAATGCATTTTGCTATCTTATTTTTGACAATAACTATAATATTAGTAACTGATAACTTGTTTATTTTGTATTCAATTGGAATAATAGAATTAATAATATTGTTTATAAATTACAAATTTGGAGATTGTCCAGTTTCTGTTATTGAAGAGCATTACATGAAAACATCATTTGTGGATTTAGTAAATAATTTTACTCCTGTGAATTATAGCAAAGATAAGAAGTTATTAAGGCCTGAAATAACATTGCAATGGATATTTATGTTATTAGTGTTAGTTTTGTTTAAAATATTAATTGTATTTATGAAAATGATTTTTTCAAATATGAAATTATCAGACAATATTAAAATAATATTTAAATAATATTCGTATTAATAATTCTAATACTAATATTAAATTATATTATATGTTTAACCGATTGATAAATATTGCAAATATACTATTATTATTAATACTATCAGGTTTATTAATATACAAATTAGTAAATATTGATGTGTTAAATAGTATAAAATCTAGTTTAGTGTATCCAAAACATATTGGTTTTATTATGGATGGGAATGGGAGATGGGCTAAAAAACAAAAAAAAGATAGATTGTATGGTCATATAAATGGAAGTAATAATTTAGAAGATATATTTTATAACTGTTTTTCAAATGGTTGTGATTATTTAACATTTTATACATTTGCAGAGCAAAATTGGAAAAGACCAAAGGAAGAAATAGATAATATATTTGAGATTATTTACAAAAAAATGAAAATTTATCTTGATGAACAAGCAAAATACAGGATTTTAGTTCAAGGAAGAATGGACCGAATTCCTAAGAAACTAAAAAAAATATTGGAAAAAATAATGGAAAAAACAAAGAATTGCAAGAAAACAATTATTCTTTGTTTAGATTATTCCGGTAGAAGTGAAATAGTTAATGCGTGTAAAACTATGGTTGAAAACAAATTAGAACCAACACAAGATAATTTTCAAAAATGTCTATATGTTAAAGATATTCCTGATCCAGACCTAATTATTCGCACAAGTGGAGAGAAAAGAGTGAGTGACTTTCTTTTATGGCAAATGAGTTACTCGGAGTTTTATTTTACAGATGTTTATTGGCCAGATTTTACATTGAAAGAGCTTGAAAAAGCAATTACAGATTATAATAAAAGAGATAGAAGATTCGGTATTGGTGCATAGAGTTACACATCAATTCAACAACCATTTTTCAGTAACTACCTTTTTAACACTATCAAGTGCACCTTCTGTCCACCCTTGATCGTTAGACACCATTTCTCCAACAACAAGCATATTGTGCATAGGATGTTGCGCTTTTTTCATAAAATCACTGCGAGATTTATATTGTTGTGTGTCTAATGGTTCACAATAATGTGTCCCAATTGGCCAATAAAAATCCTTGATTGCTATTAAAAAAATATCTTCAGCTATTCCAAGTGATTTTTTTATAAGCGAACAAAAGAACTCGCGATTATTGTTATTATTTTCCAAAAGTTCGTTATCTTTGAAATATTTGGCACTTTCATTATCAGAATAAGCTATTAAATAAACACCTTTATCAGCATTTATTGGAACAATTTTTTGAAGGGGGCCAGGGACAATTGTATAACCACGAATATAATGTTTTAAAATTGGTATTGATTTTGCGGTAAATTTTCCATAAACTCGTAAAAATTGCTGTCCGTGTATTTTTTTGTATATTGAAAAACTGGGTAAAAGTTGCACTACACTTTTTATAGTTGTTGCAATTATACACTTTTCACAAGTGTATCTATGTTGATTTTCTAATTCAACAAGAAATTCGTTATCACTGCATTTTTTTATAGATGTGACCTTACTTGAAAAACGAATGTTTTCTTTACCGATTTTCTTTGCAATAGTATCAATTAATTTTTGCCAAGGTATATGCAATCCAGTCATTTTTCCATAATTATCTTCAAATCCATAATTAAATAAAACATCATATGCGTCTTCATTTTCAAAATCACTATAACCCATACAAGTAACAAAATGTTTATAATTTTCGGCTCCTAATAAAGGTAAAACAAAATTTTTGAATGTTGGGTGAATTACTTGCAAATGTTTTCTCTCTTTGAACTTATTTTGTAAAGATGAAATAACTGATTTCAAATTACAAGGTGGATGAATTGTTGATGCATAATATTTATCTTCTGAAAATTCTGAAAATGGTAATTTCAACTCTGTAAGTAATTTAATTAATAAATAATCTTTTTTCTTACGACCAACTCCAGCACCTTTAACTACCGAAGTTCCATAAAAATTCGCATTTCCAATACGTCCTCCAAACCAAGTTTTTTTAAAGGCCTCAAGAATTAGTATTTTGGTTTTTGGTAATATTTTTAAAATATTATAGGCACTATAAAGACCAGATATACCACCACCTACAATAATAACATCATAATAATTCGCATTATTCATATAACTTATTATGATATTTGATTTTGGAGAATAATCAATTTAATGTTTATTTTTTCGTGTAGAAGAATTATTATTTTTCTTAATTTTCGTTAAAATAATTTTACGTTTTCCTTTACAAGTGAAATTTCCTCTCTTAAACCCTTTTCTATTTATAACAGACTTCGTGCAAACTCCAATAGCCTTTGGTTCATTTACAACACCAACCTTTTTAATACAAGAACATAATTTCTGCGAAATAACATTTTCAGCTTTTTTTTTCAATAAATGACTACTTTTTGGTATATCTAATTTATAATATTCAAGAATTTTTGTATAATCATTGTCATTTAATGTATAATTCATTTAGTGTAAATATAAGTTATAATGATATTATATTTTAAAGTAATAAAATTGTATATTTTATAATATATAATTATATTAACTTATATGTCAAATCAAGATAGAAATAATCCAAGAATAGTAGTTTTTGATATGGATGAAACATTAGGATATTTTGTAGAATTTGGTATATTTTGGGAGTCAATAATTGCTTATGTTAAATCAAAAAGTGACTTTCCAGTTAAATTACAACAAAATATTTTTAATAAAATTTTAGATTTATATCCAGAATTTATACGTCCAAATGTTATACCCCTGTTGAATTATCTTAAACATAAAAAGAAATCAAAACAATGCAATGGAGTAATGATTTATACAAACAATCAAGGTCCAAAAGAATGGGCATATAATATAAAGGAGTATTTTGAACATAAAACTAATAGTAAATTGTTTGACCAAATAATATGTGCATTTAAGGTAAATGGTAAACAAGTAGAAATTTGTAGGACAACACAGGAAAAAACATATAATGATTTAATAAGATGCACAAAAATACCATTGAATACAAAAATATGTTTTCTAGATGATTCTTATCATCCTGAAATGAATAATCACAATGTTTACTATGTAAAATTGAAACCATATGTATATAACTTGACTTATGATTCATTAATACAAAGATTTATTTCAAGTGAAATAGGGAAAAGTATTGTAACAGATGGAGCATATGATTATTTCAGAGACTTTGTTAAAAACTATATGAATAATTACGATTTTATTTATGTTACAAAGACTACAGAAGAATACGACATTGATAAAATAATTACTAAAAAAACTATGACACATTTACAAAAATTTTTTAGTAAAAAGTATTTACAACCAACAACAAAAAGTAATAAAAACAAGAATAAAAATTCAAAAACTTTGAAATTAGGATTTTACGGAATTAGAAAATAAATTTTTGATATTGTCTAAATAATTAATAAATATATGATTAATTGCTGTTGTTGTAAATAAAAATAATCCTGCACTGAAACAAATTTTTCTATCTAAATCAGTAAAAATAATTTTTCTCAAAGGATTGAATCTTACAATTAAAAATAAACTAATATAAATTTGAACAATAGAATCAAGTGATTTTAAATATTTTGGGGCATTTGTTGATATACCTAATAAAAGTAAACCATAAGAAATATAAGATAGAAGAATGAATACATTGAATAATCTATCTTGTAAATCGTGCAAATTTTTTGAAATCATATATATATAAAACAATTATAATTATTTAGTTTATAATTGTTTGGTTATTTGTGTTATTTGTGTTATTTACGCAGAATCATCAGTTGGATTATTATAAAAATCCAATGTTCTTGCACTTGCATCATTTGCATTTATATAACGCGGCATCCAAAAATAAGGTACAACATTGCTAAGTCCTGTATAATATTCTTCAAATAATTTGCGATAATATTTTTGTTCATCTGTACTAGGCGTGTTATGTGTATAATACTCAAAATTGTTATAATCCCTATTTTGAGTTTCAATATATTCTTGAATAATTTGATACAATGATCTAGTAGTTTTACTTACTCCATCACTAAATGCCTCTTTCTTCCTCCAAATTACTTCATCTGGCAAAAGAGATTTTCCTTCTAAATCTAAATAGTTTTCTTTGCAAAATGCATTTCTGAGTAAATATTTTTCGCATTGTTTTTCACCAGGATGAAACCTCAATTTTGGGTCTATACCCAAATAAAACTGAACCCAACTGCGGTCTAAAAATGGTGTTCTTGGTTCAAGACCGTGTGACGATATACATTTATCCGAACGAAGAACGTCAAATGCATAAATATTGTTCAAAAGACGTCTACACTCATAATCAAATTCAAGTTGATTTGGCGCCTTATGCATATATAAATAACCACCGCATAATTCATCAGAACCGTCTCCGTTGAAAATAACCTTGGCGTCGCTATTCTGAGAAATGTATTTGCCTAATAGATAATTTCCAATACTCGCGCGAACTGTTGTTGTATCATAACTTTCAATTGTGTAAATAACTTCTGGAATTGCATCTATGAAATCTTGTTCAGTCAATAATATTTCAGTATGGTTTGTGCCCAAATAATCAGAAACAAGCCGAGCATATTTCAAATCTTCGGAACCTTCAAGACCGATGCTGTATGTTTCTAATTTTTTATCAGGACCATTCTCTTGTTTATGAATTTGATTTACTAATGCAGTTATTAAACTGCTATCTAATCCACCTGATAGAAGACAGGCAACTGGACGGTCTGTAACAATAACTCTCTTTTTGACTGCACTAATAAGATAGTGTTGAATTTCTTTATTGATATTAACACTACAATAAGGGTTAATGTTAAATCCAGTTGAATGATATTTTCTTTCATAGCTAAATTTCCATTTGGACATAACTTGAAATTTTTGAGAATAAACAGAATAAGTTCCTGGTTCAAAATGTTCTATTACAAAATTATATTTTGAAAATTTAGTAAATTCAGATAAAACTTTTAATTCTGATGCAAAACCAAAAATTCTTGATTTTGAAATCCCTTTTTCATTTGAACAATCTCTAAGAATATACAACGGACGAACACCGTATGGATCTCTTGCAATGTATATTTGTGAAGGGGTGTTATATATTTTGTTATCGCATAAAATGAATGAAAATACTCCATCAAGAAGCTGAAGTGTGTGGTCTATTCCATATTTTTTATATAAATGAATAATTACTTCACAGTCTGAATCTGTGTTAGGTTTAACATCAAGCATTTTATAAAGTTCTTTGTAATTATAAATTTCCCCATTACAAATTAGTATAATATTACCATCTACAATAGGTTGATTAGATTCAGAATTCAATCCGTTAATCGCTAGTCTATGAAAACCAAATAAAGCCTTTATACTAACACTTGTTAGTTTAGAATGTTCCGGTCCTCTGCCTTTCCCTTTTTTAAATTGTTTTTCTATAAATTCACTTTTAAAATGATTATCATTATTTAATAAACAAAATATTCCACACATTGTGATAATAATAATCTTTAAAAATCTTTATATTGTTTTGAATAATTCAATAAGAATATAATAAGTAAAATAATTATATTTATTAATATTAATGACATCAAATACAACAAAACAGTATGTTTATAGTGGTTTTGAGTCGTGTTCTCAAATCAACAATGATACAAACCAAAGAATATATGATAGAAATGTACCATCACAAATGTTACAGCCATATTTAAGCGTAAGACCTGTTATGACAAAATATTCACTTATGCCAATTGTTGACCCTCGTGCACCTATAAGCGTCCCAATGGAACAGCAACCTCTTTACAATGTTCATACTGTGTTCAATCCAGGAAATACGCAATCACCATGGTCTGGTTTTGCATCAAATATAAATAATGAATCTATTTTAAGAAATCAAGTTTTTGCATTGCAAAAATGTAGTCAATCTGTGTATGTTCCAGGAAGTAATAGTGATTTATACCAATACAGTTTTAAACCAGAAAAAAGTGGAAACAAGTATCAACCATTTCCTGGACTTTTTAGAAAAGAACACTTCAATGAATTCAACCCAAATCCTGAAAATATAGGAGATGGAATATTTATGAATCATACTAGACAACAATTAATGGATTTGACAGTTGACGATTGTGGATATATTAGTAACAAATCAAATGAACAAAACAAAAATCAAAGCCAAAACAAAACGAATCCTCAACAGCAAAACCAAACAATGGCACAGGTTAATAACAAAAAATAATAGTATAAACTATATTAATGACTGATAACAATAGAATTGTTAATGACTTATCATTGGAATTTTTTTTGAACAAAGACTCATATGGAAAATATTTAGAAAAGAAAGTACCAGAAAGACAGGAACAATATAAAAAGGATAAAAAGTTTTATCGTAAAAGAATAAGCGATTTAACAAAACAATTTTTAAATAATGAATTTCCAGAAAATACACAATCAAATAAAGACTTATTAATGGCGTTCGATATGTATTCAAGAATTTGTGTAGATTATTTTAAAGTTTTAGATAAGAATGATATTTTACAAGAAGATTATATTTCTTTGCTAGAAGGGTCAAGTGAAATAAATAATAACCCTCAACTAAATGTTGATAATATTCAAAATATAGATGAGGCAAATAATTTATTAATGCGTTCAATTAAAATAGTTGAACCAAATTCATTGGAAAAACTTGTAAAAAGAAAAATTACAAAAAGTGTTAAAAAAGAACACATACCTTTGGAAAAGGATATAAATTTGAAAGATCCTATTTTTAAAAAGAAGGGGATAAAAATAAAGAATAAAGATAATATAAAAAACACAGAAAAGAATAATATCATCAATATTTATGACAAGGAGGACAAAAAAACATAATAAAAAAATGAAAAAAATAAATAAAAAACATAATAAATATTCAAAAAAATACAACAAAACAAAAATTATCCCTTCAATTGATGCAAATCTGGAATTTGAACGCCTTCATAAAAAGGGTGAGATGATAAAGCTTCAATGTAGCCCAAAATTGAAAAAAAAGGATTTCTCTTGTTATGAAGATGAGACATTGTATAAATTAAGAGATTTATGGAATGCGCGTCACTCTGATTCTCAAATTTCAACAAACGATACGAGAGAAATCTGGAATTTATTGAAAGAAAATATGAAAAATGTTTGTAATAAAGAATCTTGCTGGTTAAAACAGAAATTTGTAGAAGGAAAATTAAATAAAGAACTTACAGATTCGTTTGCACCAAAATCACCAAAAGAATGGAAAAAAAAGCCAAATGCGTGGCTTTCTAGTATGGACATATTAGATGTTATGAAACAATATGAAAAAACGTATAAATGTTTTGAATTTATTGGACCATCTCCGATTGATTTTGATTTCAAGAAAATGTATGGAGAATGTGTATGGGATGAATTATGCAATTTTAGTATTGCAAGTCAAATAAAAAATGGTAAAACTAAAATAGGTATAATATTTAATACTGATCCACATAATAAAGGAGGGGAGCATTGGATAAGTATGTTTATAAATATAAAAAAGGGTAAAATATTTTATTTTGATAGTGCTGGAGACAAAGTAAAACCAGAAATTTCAGATCTAGTTGATAGAATTATTAAAGAGGGAAGTCAACTGTCTCCTCCTATTAAATTTGATTTTGACCAAAATTATCCAGTAGAACATCAATATGGAAACACAGAATGTGGAATTTACGGTATATATTTTATTGTTCATATGTTAGAAGATAAAATAACTGGGGAATATTTAAAAACGCATATTTTAAATGATAAATATATGCAAAAATTCCGTAAAATATACTTTAATGAAGAGTTATAAATTTAGAAGTAAATTATATAAAAAATATACAATATATAATTTATGACAAGTGAATTCACTCAAAGTGCAAATATAGATTTATTATGGGAAATTATCTATGATATGCACTTTAATGATAATAAGATAGATATACGTGACCCAAATACTTCATTACATTTTAAAACCGAATTTATTACTAAAATTAACGATTTTGTGAAAAACATTAAATCCAATGGTCGTTATAATGATTTAGTTTCTTTGAACAAGGATTTTATTTTAACTTATGTAAATACTTTGAACAATAACATCAAGGTTGTAGAACAAGAACCAGTGTTAATATCAATTGAAGATATTGAAAGTTATAGAACAGATAACAGAATAGACATTCAGAGTGCAAGAATTACAAATTTTGAAAAAGAACTTAAATTAAAACAACACGATTTTGAAGATTTTATGAAAATAAAGTCTCCGGATGTTCCAAATTTTGCAGATGGAGAATTAGATAAACCAATTGGAGAGATGGAAGAACTCATAGCTCGTACATTGGCTCAAAGAAATTTTGAAATTGAACAAATACATAATAAAAATTTGAACCCAGAAGAAGCTGAAAAATGGTTATACCCTCAAGAAACATCGGTAAAATCAGAAAAGGTAACCAAAAAAAATAAACCTCTTTCGGATGATAACAAACGTGTAACTTGGAATGATAATATTACATTTGAAATCAAAGAAAAGAATTCAGTTGTTCCGAATATATTTTCAAAACTCAAAATACATCTTCCAGAAGAAGAGACGATTATTTTTGAAAAAGAACCAGAACCAGAATTAGAATTAGAATTAAATCCAGAAAAAGAAATACAAGGACAAACCCAAGGACAAGTATCAATAAAAGAACAAGCAAAATCACAAGCAGAGATAAAAATAATAAAAGAAGAAATTGATAAAATAAATAATAAATTGGATGATATTACTGATTTATTATTGTCAATTTTAAAAAAATAAAAAATTGATTAACTTTTTTTTAAAATATAAAAATGTATTATATAATTATATTAAAAGAAATGAATATCACTCGTTACGTTGTATTATGTTTAAATTTATTATATTGCAAAGCATTTATTTTCAAAAAAAATTTTTTAGGAGTAGGAAAACTATTTGAAAATAAACAATTTATGTTCAATAAAATGAATGTTATAAAAACAAAAGAAGAAAAATACGAGTATTATGAAGATTGGTCTTGTGGAGAAGTTCCTTGGGAATTGGAATCACAGGTTCATACAATTATTATTCCTACAAAAACAAGGTTTGTTGATTATGATAGTATTTTGAATTCAAAAAATTCGTTGTGTGTTACTTCTAGTGTGATTAAAGTTTTATACAAGGATATTTTGAATGAAGAAGCATTATTAGAACAATTAGTAAGTATAGATTTATCCAATTATCTTTTTGATTCTTTGGGTTTGTTTTCATTGTTTGGTGTAATTAGTTATGGTTATCGTATTAGTATAAAAAATGAAATGGAATTTATTAAAAAACAAAAAAAAAATTATAGTAAAAAAAAAATTACATTAAGAGAAATTAAAAGCTATTTAACTATGCAAAAAATGATAAAAACATTTGTATTTATGTTACTATTAGTTTTGACAAAAAATGTAAAGGGGGTTGAATAAATATATTATTAATTTTATAAGATTATATTTATTTATTAGATTTATATTTTTTTGAACGTTTTCGTTCCTCTTTCATCAGTTTCAATAACGCCGATTAAAACAGGATCTACCTTAGGGTCAAGAAGTGCTTGGTTATAGCTATCTAAATCATAAATATTCATTGTAGTTCTGCTTATTTTACGTGCAATATACTTCTTACCTCTAAGTGTTAATTCTGTACCTCGCCATTCAATAACTTTTTTATTTGCTACCACTGCTGTATCAGGTTGTTCTTTTGTAATTGAAGGAACATAAGAAAATGATGATGATTTTGCATCTGGAAATTGTAAACAATGTAATTTTTCTTTAGAACCAACTCGTGAATATACAGCACAATCAATTGACGATTCTTTAATAGCAGTTAACAATTTTTCAGATACTTCTTCTTTGATATTTGATATTTCATAAAGTGCTTCATCAGTCGTAAAAGGGATTTCAGCCACTCTTGAACTTCCAGGAGATACAGGATATTTCTTTTTACTTTTATCCTTAAGTTTGAGTTCTATTGCACCATCACTTGCGATTTGTTTCGGAGAGAAAGTCATTAAATATAGGAACACTTCAACAGTTTGAAGAGCTTCAGGAAGTGATTTATGACTACAAATTCTTCGTGCACGTCCAACAACTTGGTCAATACGAGCAGGATTCCAATAAGGCTCCATAATATGAACATATCTGGTGTTAAAAAGATTAATTCCTTCAGAACCAGAAGCAGAAATAACAAAAACCTTTATAATTTCTCCCATATTATTGTTATTTGCAATTTCTTTCAATTGTTCTGTTATCTTTGCTTTTTCAGGCCATTTACCATTGTAAATTTTAAGTATCATTTCCTTTTCATCTTTACTTTCTGTACCAGTATAAAGTGCATAAGTTGGTTTTCCACGATTTTCAGGACTAATATCTAATACCCATTCATCATTAGAATCTTTTTTAATTTTAAATCTTGTAAAACCGTTATAATCCAGCACAAGAGTAAATATTCCAATACCTTCAAACGTTCTGAATTGACTATAAAGTAAATGATTTCCAATATGTTCTGGGTCTTCTATATTTTCTAATATATTTAAAAACTTAGGACTATATTTTTCTAGTGCAGTTTTACTTAAATATTTTGAAGAATTTTTTTTAAGGCAATCAAATGCATCTTTGATTTTTTGAGGGTAATCTTTATCTCCAATTTCTTCAAGCACAGAGTCACCATCTTTATCTTGGTCATCTTCTTCATTTAAATCATTACTTTCTTTCAACTGTTTTTTTTTAAACAACTCCATTATTTTTATCAATTTATTTAGCATAACTTCTCGTTCATCCAACGGAGGTTCTTCTTCATCTCCTACTTCTGGACAAATAAATGGTTCAGACTTTTGTAATCTTGAGTCTGGCATAGGACGCCCTGGAGGTCTTGGCATTACAAAATTACAATACAAACGAGAGAATATACGATAAGTAGATGTTGGTTCTTTATAAATACCATTTTCATCTATCTTTCCTTTTTTATTTTTATTTCGTTCATCTTGTTCTCGTTCTATAGATCTAGCTAATTCATATATATTAAATTGATAATCACTCATTTGAATTTTAATAACTTTAAAATCAGCAAGTTTTTCATATCTAGGTAAAAGACCTTCTTGTGCACTTCTAAAATAAGAAGTTAAGCCCATAATTCGGCGTTTAAATAAATTAACATTTTTAATTGAACCATTTGCAGAATCAACAAACATTGTTAAAAAATCATCTATTTTATCAGGTAATGCTTTATACATATCAATTTTAATTCCAGAATGGATTACATCTATTTGATTATCTCTCAGTAATCTTATTATTTTTCTTTCAAATTCTTCATCAGTTGCTTGTCCTCTTTCATAAAATACAACTTTACCAGTAATAGGGTCTCTTTTCTCTCCCTCTTTATTTGTAACTCCGTGATAACCACTATCCTTCTTTATTTTACTTTCAAATCCAAACGGATTGCGAGTAATCATTAATTTCTTGTTTGATGCACTGTATTCAATATAATCGTGAATTTTTTCATTTGCGAAAATTCTTTCAATTTCTGCCTGATTTACTCTTCCAGTAGTTTTAACATCTAATGGAATTTCCCAAGTCTTTATATAACCTCTAAGTATATTAAACATAATTCCAATTTCATTTGGATAATTAATAATAGGTGTTCCTGATAATAACACAATTCTCACGTTTTCTGCTCTTAAAAGCATTTCGTACATTATTAAAGAAAGGAATATACTAACTTTCTCTGTTTTACCAGTTTTGTCAATAGGAACTGGTCTTTCTTTTCCAAGTTTATTAACAATTCTACTAACAAAATTGTGTGCTTCGTCAATTATTACAACTTTATTGTCAAAAATATTTCTCTCAAAATTATCTGACATAACGCGAAATTTATCTCTTCTAATACCATTATAATTAATAAATTGATATTTTGAATTAATCATTTCATCTAACTGTTCATTTAAACTCTTTTTTTCATTGGGGTCCAATGACTCATAGTTGCTTTCATTCTCTTTTGCATTTACTAACCAAGCGCCTTTTTTTCTGTTAATATATTCAACTGGTAAACTAAGAACGCTAGATAATGTTTCTAATGCTTCTGGATTAGTAACAATAGAAATCCATTCCCAAAATTGATTCAATTTATAAATAGGGTCTCCTCCCTTTTTAAGTTCTTCCAAATAATTTGGTTTCAATGACGCAGGCAATAAAACTACCACATTTTTAGAACTTTTCATACCTTCTGCAATTGCGATAGATGATAGTGATTTTCCTGAACCTAATCCATGGAATAACAAAAGACCTCTGTAAGGTGTATATAAATTCAAATAATCGCGAACAATTTTTTGATGTGTTAGTAATGATATATCTTCTCCAATATTTCCAATAGTATCACAAGTAACAGGATTACTTTCATCCAAAACTTGTTCACGGTAAGGCCCAAAGAGAGAATTAATAAAATTCATAAATATTTCGCGATTATTCATATAATAACTACTTACCTTGTAAATAACATTTGGTTGTTTTTTGGGTAGACGTTCAACCACATTTTCTCCATTTATTTCAACCCATTCTTCTGGATTTAATACAGATACACCCTTTACAGGTTTGACAGTTCTTCTCTTTTTAGATTTTTCAACCTCAACCTGAGCCTCAATAGGCGCAACTTCTTCTTTTTCTTCCAGATTAATAAATTCAATTGGTTGGATTTCTTTCTCTCCCTCTTGTTCATCTTCTAATTCTTCTACTATTTTTAAAAGAGGCTTTTTAAGTTTTTTAGCTTTCGTTTTTGGTTTAATAACAAATGTTTCTTCCTCTTTTTCTTTCTCTTCTTCTAAAACATTGGACTTAGGAACAACCTCTTTTACTTTGGCGAGTTTGTTTTCAAGAAGTTTTTTAGTCAATTTAGAAATATCAAAATCAGCATTCTCTTCACGAAGATCTTCAATTTTAACACTTTCAATATCAATTTTTTGAGGTTTACTTTCAATTGGAACCTTCACTTTTATTTTCTTCATAAGTTGTTCAGTAGTTGCAGGTTTAGCCCTTAATTGTGATTTTAATGATTCTAAAGGATTCATAATAATTACTTATATAATTTCAATATATTTATTTAATAATAATACAAATAAATAAATATAATAAGTAAGATGAATTCAAATACCAATATAACCTAATGCTTCATTACACGCAAGTTGTTCGGCCTTTCTTTTAATTTTATGTTGCCCTTGTCCCAAAAACAAAAATATTTTTCCATTATTTGAACCTATATAATTATTTATTTGTGAAAATGTTTTTAATGAATTAATATGAACAGCTTCAGTTGGAGACATATTATAAATATGTTGTCCTACGCATAAGTATACACCCATTTTATAACCATTATCAACGTCGTGTTCAATTTCTAAATAGTGTGGTGTTACTTTGAATTCCTTTTGAATTTTAACTTGTAAAATGTTCTTGTAATTATCATCATTTTGAATCAATGCAATCCAATCAATATGTTTTTCAAAAATAGCTTCAACAAACTTCTGTGCCATTTGAAATCCAGGACCAGTAACAAACATATTTTCAAACCATCCTTCATCGTCTTTTACCTTTATTTTATTAAAATCAAGAAAAAGTGCTCCTAAAAAAGATTCAAATAAACATCCTAGTTTTTTTAAATTAGTGCGTGTTTTTTTCTCCTCAGCGTGTTTAGAAAGAATCAACCATTTATTCAACCTCATTTCCAGTGCAATTTTTCCAATAGCCTCATTTTTAACAATTGCAATTTTTTTTTCTGTCATAAACCCTTCATTTTCTTTAGGAAATCTGCGATATAAATAATATTTAGTAACCAATTCCAATATTCCATCACCCAAAAATTCAAGACGTTCATTTGATTTTGTTTTTAAAGTCAAACAATCTGAAGGTCGTTCTACAATAGTAATGTTTTGGTTCATATTTTCAATATTTGGTCGCTTTGTATAAGAGCGATGAACAAATGCACGTTTATACAAATCAAGGTTATTTATAACACCTGGAACGCCGTATTTAGTGAGAATAGATTGAACTTCGCTCAATGTAATCTCCACATTTAAGGGATTATATGGATTAAAAATTAATCCATCCTCTGATTTCAAAATATCATCATCGTGTAATAATTCCTTTTCAATTTCCATTTTATATTATTATGTATTTATTCTTTTAAATAATTTATTTATTATCTTTAAAAATAAATAATATTAAGGGTATATATAAATGACAGGAATGACTTATATGTCTGGAGGCAAATCAGCTAGAAATTCTGAATCTCTTACTAATCGTGGATGTGCAACTGGTGGTTCTTGCGGAGGTGATAAAAAAGCTGGTATAGTTACATTTGGAACTACTTGGAGTCGCGGTAATATGGGAAACTATTTAATTAGAGCTCCTCAAAGTGTTCCCAGCTTACAATTCTTTTTGACACATACTACAACAAGCCCTACTCAAGGTACAAGATACCAAGTTTACGCAAGACGTGGTATTATGTAAAAAGGAAACAAAAACTTGTGAAAATATATATTATTTAAAAAATAATTTAATAACTTCATTGTTAAGTTATTAAATGATAATTAAGATAGATAATAGAGAGCAAGAATTGATTAATTTATGCAAACATTATGTTGAGATTATTCCGAACTACAAAGATATCACTATTATTGTTGAAGCACTTCCTCTTGGCGATATTATAATATGCGACAATGAAGAAGAAAAAGTTATCATTGAAAGAAAAAGTTTAACAGATTTAGCATCTAGTATTAAAGATGGTAGATATGAAGAACAATCATATCGTTTAAATGGGTTGCCTCATCATAATCATAATATTATTTATCTTATTGAAGGTGATATTCATAAAATGAATTCATATCAGTCCAATTTATTTAAGAATAAAATAGAAAAATCAACTCTTTACTCTACTATTGTTTCACTTAATTATTTTAAAGGATTTTCAGTATTAAGAACATTCAATTTAGATGAAACAAGTATTATGATTTGTAATATGGCTTATAAAATAAAAAAATCCGAAAAAGAAAATAAAATTGGATTTTACTCAAACAAAAAAGTAATTTCAAATAATAATAACATTGAAGAAGAAAACAAAGAGGCGAAAGAATCCGAAAAGGATTATTGCAGTGTTGTTAAAAAGGTAAAGAAAGAAAACATTACAGTTGAAAATATCGGAGAAATAATGCTTTGTCAAATTCCAGGAATAAGTTCAACTACTGCAATTGCAATTATGAAAAGGTTTGAATCCATATCAAATCTTATTATACAGTTGAATCAACAACCTGATATAATGAAAGATTTAACTTATACAAATGAAAAAGGACAAAAAAGAAAAATTAGCAAAACTGTTATAGAAAATATCACAAAATTTTTGTATAATAAATAATATATAAATGGCTAATAACAATGAAGACTTGTTAAAATTCATCGGAATGCTTGTTGTTGTAGGAATTTTAGTATTTATGGCAGCAAAATTTTTAAAATTACAGGTAAAAGTATTAGAAGGCGCAACAAATATGTCAGATGCCGGAGCTGCATCTTCAGGTGAAGGGGGAAATGCATCTGCATATAATGCGAAATTAAAAGCATCTGTTGTTAAAATGCAAGATACTTTATTGGTAAGTAAATACAGAGCTGATTATGAAAATATTTTATTGAATTTGGATGATTATATTAGTTTGTTAATGTTGAAAACTTCATTGAATATCAACTTAGATAGTGAACCAGAAGCTGGAAAGCCTAATCCAAATTTAGCTTTGTTATCATCAATTAAAACATTGAGTGATGCAAAGGTAAGCTTAAATACTGTAATGAAATACATAGATAGTCATTAACAATATTTATCAACTGTATCATCTAAATAATAAAACTGAAATTCGCAAGTTTATGCAAAATCGCTTCATTGTGTAAGGTTAAAACCTTGAAATCTTCTCTGCAAATAGCACAACATATGTTTTTTTTATTCTCATAATGTAAAAACATACTTTGAATACATTCGCAGCAAAATGTGTGATTACAGTTTGTAACAACTCCAGTTTCAACTACTTTATCCGTGTTTAAGCAAATTGCACATTCAAATGTTGTATCATCATTTTCTTCTTGGTTCCTATTTAAACAGTTTAATTTTATTTTTTGACTTGAATCATCAAACATAGATAACATTTCATAATGATAATTTACGAATGCATCTGTGTTATCGCAATCATTTGATAATGATAGATGATATTTTTTTAAACAAAGAATTATTTTAAGTATATAATCATTTTGAATATGAAACCTTCCATTTTCTATAGATTCAACTAAAGATTCAAGTTGAGTGCTAATAAATAAATGAGTCAAATGATTTTTATTCTTACCAGTTGTTATCTTGTTTACATTGATTATTCTAAGATGTCTAATAGGTATTTCTAATTTGTCAATCTCATACTTAAAGTTGAAATTACCTGGATGATAAAGTATATTATACCATAATTCACTATCAAATTGCATATTATCAATTTCGCGAAATTTGTTCTGAGTAATATTTTTAAACCAACACTCATAATAAGACCTTATAACAAAAACAGAATTATCATTACACTTTCTAATATTATGTCCTGGAAGCCTACAACCACTACATTTACTTTTATTCAAAGTAGATGTATTTTCTTCTTGTAAAATTATATTTGTGTTTTGCATTATTATCTGTATTTATACTTTAAATAATTACAGATAATAATAAATCAATTTTATTTTAAGGAAGATTAATAGAAACTTCATTACCGATGTAATAACCAGAATCTACTAAAGATTGCGTGTATTTTTGACCTCCCCAATTGTCATCCATTGGATTTGGACTGTAAAGTAGATTTTCTTCAGTTTCATTTTGCATAGTGTCTAATGGAGTTGTTGAACCAACATAAAAATCAGTTTGGTCATACGCTGGAAGAGAATTTGTATTATAAGGTTTATCATTTCTTGTAGCATCAATTAATAACGTAGGATTTGGTGCGGTTGGGATTGTTGTAATTGCAGGAGGCAAACCTCCCTGAGGTTCTGTTACACTTGGACGAATTTTGTAAACAGATTCTCCTTGTGCATCATACGTATTTTGTAAATATAAAACAGGACATCTAATCCCTTTACTACGTTGCCATTCAATAAATTCGGTGTAATCTTCTAAATTATCAAACTCAATAGGGTTTACACCTGGCACCATTGCAACTTCAGAATTATACAAATAAAATTTTGGGCCTTTTTGAAGCAATATATTTGGGCATCTAAATTTATTATTTGAATTATTTGTTAATCCTTCCAACGCTTTAGAAGAAGTATAGTTAGAACAAAAATATAATCCAGATAAAAATGTTACTAAAATTAATATAATTAATGCTATCATATATATTAGATGCGATAAAATTGTATGAATGTTTTATTTTCTGACAATATTTTATATGAATTCAGAATTTAAATATGTTGAGATTGGTGAAGTAAATGAACCAACCCCAGGTCAATATGTTGATGTTGATACTCCGTCAGTAACATCTGAAAAAATCAATCAATTAATTAGTGATATTAATGATTCAAAAGATGTATTTTTATTTATTTTTATGCAAAGTTGCGGCCCTTGTAAAGAAACCAAGCCTGAATGGAAAAACCTTAAAACTCTAAATCACAATGGCATTGTTGTTGCATTGTTGAATGAAAAACTACTTAGTAACAAAGAATATAAAAAACTTAATTCACTTATTGGGTCACAGCCATCAGGATTTCCAACATTTAAATATATTAAAGGGGTTGGAAAAAATAGTGTGGAAGATTATAATGAAGATAGAGATGAAGATGCGTTTAAGAAATGGATTCACAAAAAAACAGGGTCTTCTTCTTCGTCCAAGAGAGAAAAAGAGTCCTCGCGTATGATTGGTGGAAAAAGGAAAACAAGAAAAAATAAAAGGAAACAAAGTGCAGGTAAATGGTCTATGAAATATAAAAAGAGTATTAATTGTAAAAAACCCAAAGGGTTTTCTCAAAAACAACACTGCAAATATGGTCGCAAAAACTGGTCAAAAAAATAAAAATAAAATAAGAGAATAATCTAATAAATCTTATCTTATTTATTAAAAAATTGAATTAGAAATAATATCATAGTACAACTAGAACACAACAAAAATGGAATCTATATTCAGACTATTTGACTTTAATGTATTGAATGAGAAGGAACAATCTGACAATTCAGACGAAGAAAACATTTCAGTCAAAAAAGACAACTGTAAATTTCTTATACAAATGTTTGGTATCAATGAAAAAGGCGAAAGTTGTTCTATCATTGCTGAAAATTTTAAACCATTCTTCTATATAAAAGTAGACGAGACGTGGAAACAAGAAAATAAGGAATCATTCTTGATTTTCATTAAAAATAAAATCGGAAAATACTATCAAGATTCAATTTGTGATTGTAAACTCATAAAAAAAAAGAAACTATATGGGTTTGATGGTGGAAAAGAACATAAATTCTTGTTTATTAGTTTTGAAAATATACAAGCATTTAATAAAGCAAAAAATCTATGGTATGATAAGAATCGCAAATTATTAGAAAATGGATTAATATGGGAAAAGACACAAACATATTTGTACGAAGCAAATATCCCACCATTACTGCGATTCTTTCATATAAAAGATATAAGCCCCTCAGGATGGGTTGCTTTACCTAAAAAGAAGACAATTGAAATAAAAATGGACCGCAAAACAAACTGCACTTACGAATTTGTGATTGATTACAAGAGTATACTGGCGCTTAACGAGAATGAAACCAGGGTCTCTTATAAAATATGTAGTTTTGATATTGAGGCAAGTAGTAGTCATGGTGACTTCCCAATTCCTATAAAATCTTATAAGAAATTGGCGACTAATATTATTGAATATTTTGAATCATTCTCTGAGAATTTAACGCCTGAATTGTGTAAATCCAAACTTCGTGAGATTTTGCTATGCGCATTTAATTACAAAAACACAATGTCAATGATTGACATCGTTTATCCAAAGACTGTAATTAGTGAAGACGTGGTTAAAAGTAAGACAGAAATTTGGATTAGTAAATTAGTTAGAAGTTCTAAAAAAGTAGATGATGAATTAGATGGGCAACTGAATATTGAAGAAATGTTTGAATCAATGAATGCGGAAGAAGAGGAAGATGATGAAGAAGGTTGTGGTTATTCTGGTTATAAAAAGAAGAAACCGCGTCAAGAAATAAACGGAACAGTCGTAGATATTTTATGCGATAAAAAATATGATCGTGAAACAAAGTTGAGAGAGATTGATATATCTTTATGTAGTATGTTTCCTAGATTAGAAGGTGATAAGGTCACATTCATTGGTTCTACATTTTTGAAATATGGGGAACAAGAACCTTATTTGAACCATTGTATTGCTCTTAATACTTGCTCTGATTTACCACTAGAAAATTGTCAACTAGAAACATATAAAACTGAAGATAAAGTTCTACTTGCGTGGACCAATTTAATACAACGCGAAAATCCAGATATCATTATTGGGTACAACATATTTGGGTTTGATTATCCATTTATGTTTAGTCGTGCAGAAGAAAATGGTTGTGTGAGAGAATTCTTGAAATTATCTAGAAACAAAGATGAAATTTGTGCAAACTTAGACCGCGATACTCAAAGATACAAATTAGAAGAGCAAAGTATTAAAATTGCTAGCGGACAACACGATTTAAAGTATATAAAAATGAATGGGCGTATTCAAGTTGACCTTTATAATTTCTTCCGTCGTGAAGAAAACCTTACATCTTATAAGCTGGATTATGTTGCTGGTCATTTTATCGGAGATTATGTCAAGTCATTGGAATATCACGAGAGAGAAAAAACAACGCAGATTAAAACCGGAAATATGACAGGACTTCTTGAAGGCAGTTTCGTGCATTTTGAAGAGATTGGACATTCTACGGATTATTATAGTGATGGAGCCAAATTCAAAGTAGCTAATGTGAACAAGTCCGAAAAACACTTTAGTGTTTATGGTAATATTACACCAGACTTTTCAAAGAAAGTGCGTTGGTGTTTAGCTAAAGATGATGTAACTCCAAAAGAGATATTTCAAATGACAAATGGCACTGCAGATGATCGTGCAGTAATCGCAAAATATTGTATTCAAGATTGTAATCTAGTTCATTATTTGATGAACAAGGCGGATATACTGACTGGTTTCATTGAGATGTCTAAGATTTGTTCAGTTCCGATTAGTTTCTTAGTATTGCGAGGACAAGGGATTAAGCTCACAAGTTATGTAGCAAAGAAATGTAGAGAGAAAGGAACATTAATGCCGGTTTTGGAAAAATTGGATTCCGATGATGGATATGAAGGCGCGATTGTTTTAGACCCAAAGTGCGATTTATATCTAGAAGACCCTGTAGCTTGTGTAGATTACGCTTCACTTTACCCAAGTTCAATGATGTCGGAGAACTTATCTCACGATAGTAAGGTTTGGACAAAGGAATACAATTTAAATAATGAATTGTTAACAATAACTGGCGATACCGATGAAAGTGGCGAGGTTTTCATTTATGATAATTTACCTGAATATGAATATGTTGATATTTGTTATGACACATTCAAATATGTGCGAAAATCACCTACGTCTGCTGCAGAAAAAGTTAAGAGTGGTTATAAAATATGCAGATTTGCACAATTTCCTGAAGGTAACCGAGCTATTATGCCTTCAATTTTAGAGGAACTATTATTGGCTCGTAAAACGACGCGGAAGTTGATTCCTCAACAAACAGACGAGTTTATGAAAAATGTGTTAGATAAGCGTCAGTTAGGTTATAAGGTAACTGCAAATTCACTTTATGGTCAATGTGGTGCTAGAACAAGCACATTTTACGAGAAAGATATCGCAGCTTCTACTACTGCAACTGGACGTAAGCTTTTGACGTATGCAAAGCGTATTATTGAAGAGACTTATGGAAATACCATTTGTGATACAACAAAATATGGACCTGTTTTATCAAAAGCCGAGTACATATATGGCGACAGTGTTGCAAGTTACACTCCTATAATTTTAAGAATAAATAAAGAATCAGTTGAACATTGTGTTATAGAAAACTTATCTCTTCTTTATGGTGATGATGTATGGATAACTTGTGAAGAACCAGGAAAACAAACAAAAGAATTTTGCGAGCTACATAATGTTGAATCTTGGAGTGAATCTGGCTGGACTCCTGTTAAACGAGTAATTCGGCATACTTTAGCAGAACACAAAAAGATGATAAGAATACATACTAGTCAAAGTGAAGTTGATGTAACTGATGATCATTCTTTACTTGACAAAAATGGTTGTGAAATATCTCCAAATGTTTGTTGTATAGGAACTGAATTATTATCTTGCCGGTTGAATCAAGAAAAAAGCTCTGAGAAAGTTGTAAATTTAACCCCAATTCCTTATGAAGGTTATGTTTATGACCTTACAACGGATAATCATCATTTTGCAGCCGGAATAGGGAATCTGATTGTTCACAACACAGACTCAGTATTCTTCACGTTCAATTTGCGTACAACAGAAGGCGAACCAATAAAAGGTAAGAAGGCACTTGAGATAACAATTGAACTAGCGAAAGAGGTCGGTCATTTGGCATCACAGTTTTTGAAAGAGCCACACGATTTGGAATACGAAAAAACATTTATGCCGTTTTGTTTATTATCCAAGAAGCGTTATGTTGGTATGCTTTATGAAGACGATCCAGATAAATGCAAACGAAAAGAAATGGGTATTGTATTGAAACGTCGTGACAATGCACCAATTGTTAAAGATGTGTATGGAGGAATAATTGATATATTGATGAAGGAACAAGACATTAAAAAGGCTACAGAGTTCTTGCGTTCTTGTTTGAGAAATGTTGTAGACGAAAATTACCCAATAGAGAAATTAATAATAACAAAATCTTTGAGGTCAGGATATAAGAATCCAAATCAAATTGCTCACAAGGTTTTGGCAGATAGGATGACTGCAAGAGATCCAGGTAATAAACCCAGTTCTGGAGACAGAATACCATTTGTATACGTTCATAATCCAAACAAGAAGGCACTACAAGGAGAGAAAATTGAGACACCTACTTATATTAAAGAAGCAAACTTGAAGATTGATTATTCGCATTATATTACAAATCAAATTATGAAACCAGTTCAACAAGTATTTGCATTAGTATTGGAAAAAATGTGGGAAATGCAAGGAAAAAGGGGAAAAATTCTGAAGTTCAAAAATGAAATACAGCAATTGAAAAAGTCAACACCTGAAGACAAGTTTGAAGATAAATTGGAGAAACTTAAAAATAATGAAGTAAAAGCGCTTTTGTTTGATGAATTCTTGAGAGAAACGAATAATCAAAAACAAGGACAACGAGCAATCACACAGTTATTTACAAAAGGAAAATAAATATTATAATTATAAACTACAATATTTATCAAAAATTAATTTTATTATATATATTAACTACGAAACAACGAAGAAGGCAAAATACTCTTAAAAAAATTTATTTTGTCAATAAACGAATAAGGATCATAATCATCTTCTGCATCTTGTAACGTATACTCTTCATCAGAATCAGAGTATTCAACTTCTGATTCCGAATCAGTATCCCAACATTCTTCAATATTTAATGTAATCGGATTTCTAACTGGTGCTCTTTTTTCATTGCGATTAACCCATCCTCTTGCATCCTCCCAGTATTCCTGAATAATCCCTTCATCTGCCAATTTGTATAAAATCCCTTTGACATCTCTTCTATGAAGTTCTGCAATAGTATAAACATCTAATTTCTTGATTTCATATTCATTGTAAAGACGATTGATTTCATTCATATTCCATTTAAATCCGACTCTTGATTTTTCTATTTTATTTGGATGCACTCTTGACATTTATTATGTTATGTTATCATATGTCGTGTTGTCTTTATATATTTTATATAAATAATTATCTTTTGTGATTTTTATTAGTAAATGAGCTTGATGCGTAAGGAATTATTTTTGTACAAAACCAGGCACCTAAAATAAACCACATTGTTTCCATTGTGTTTCCACCAGTATTAATAATCCAACGCAATGCTTTACATTGAGGAGTTACTGCAAGAATTGGTGTAACAATAAAACCCCATAAAGAATATGGAGAGCATACTGGTGCGTATATTTGACTTGCACCATAATGCATCACAACCCATAAGATATATATTTTAGTAGCATCATATATAAAATACATTGTTGATGATGTTGTTCTAATAATAAAAGAGCTAGTCTTGGGTTGTTCAGTAATATTTTCCATATTTTGTTCTATAACTTCTTCTTCTTCTGATGATGTTGGTATTGTTTCAGTTTCTTCTTCTGTTTCTATTTCTGTTTCAGATTCTTCAATTTTTTTTGAAAGAGATACTTTTCTTCTTTTGTTCATTTTAATATTCAATCAAAAAATTTTTAAATATTAATTTCAATGATTTAACTTATCTATAAAACTCTTCAAAAGTTATTTCGTTCCCAGAAAGGTCATATAAAAAACGAGTATTTGTAATTGAATTATTACCACTCATTGCACTTAAAAGTTGATTAATTATAATACCAGTCAAGTTAGTTGTTCTTCGTTCAGAACGAGGCCTTATTGGAACACGATTTCTCTCTTCACTTCTATTTTGATTTTCAAAATTTGTGTTATCTGGCACTGATTCTTCTACTGATTCTGGTTCTGGTTCTGGTTCTGGTTCTGGTTCTGGTTCTGGTTCTGGTTCTTCTACATGCATTGGTTCTGCGTCTATAGGTGCATTGTTTTCTTGAGTAGGAACATATTCTCTAATATCATAACGACATACAGGACATCTCGGACTAGTGTAAAACCACGATTGTAAACTAACTGAATTGAAAACGTGTCTACATCCCCTAATCTGCGTTACAACTGTATTATTATCAAAAGGTTCAAGTGTAATTGGACAACTATTATTAGAAGGATTTATTACTTCACAAAATTGAGATATTATTGTGCCATCAAGAATTTGTTGATTAGATGGTAAAATTGGAACATTTGAGTAAAATTGTTCAAAAATGTTATTAAAAAATCCAGAATTATTTATGATATTATCAAATGTTCCATTTTGAGCTTCGGTATTAATTGAATTAACTATATTATTACTGAAAGTATTGAATAAATGATTGTAAGATGTGTCTGTCTGAACGTTTTGTCTAGTAGGAATATTACTAGTATTTGCATAATTATAGTGAAGAATATAAGGTAGTTCATCAATGTAAACTCTTCTGCTATTTATATTGTTATAATACGATTGTTCTCTTTCAAAATTTCTTGAAATTCCTGTCAAATTATTAATTGCATCAAGAATTTCATTTTGTCTATAATACAGTTGTTGTATTTGTCTTGTTGTTTGATTATAAAAAGCTTCATACATTGAAATTAAAATTCTTTCATCATCTGTAAGTATTATATTTCCATTATTTCGTCGTCTATTGTTAGTATTAGCATTATTATTGTTATTAGTTCTATTATTTGAATTATTCCTAAAACCATTTGACATAAATACGATAATATTAATATTAAATAAATATGTTTAAATACATATTACACAATAATAATAATGCAAAAGTATCAAGAATATAATAATAAGGGTCTTTCAGGTTTAGTGAATCTAGGTAACACGTGTTATATAAATTCGTGCCTTCAGGTTTTATCTCATACTTATGAATTGAATGATTTTTTGAATAAAGAAGTTTATAAAAAAAAAATAAAGAACGTTTATGATTCTGCAATGATATTAGAATGGGATGAACTTCGTAAGCTTATGTGGAAAGAAAATTGCATTATTTCACCTGGTAAATTTATTAAGACTGTTCAGAAACTTGCTGAAATAAAAGATATAGAAATATTTACAGGATATTCTCAAAATGACCTCACAGAGTTTTTAATTTTTGTTATAGATTGTTTTCATAATTCACTTTCAAGAGAAGTTAATATGACTATAAATGGTATGCCAGAAAATGATACAGATAAATTAGCTACACAATGTTTTGAAATGATAAAAAAAATGTATAATAAGGATTATTCTGAAATATGGAATATTTTTTATGGAACACATGTTTCACAAATAATTTCAATTGAAACAAATGAAGTTTTGAGTTCTTCGCCAGAGCCGTATTTTATAATAAATTTACCAATCCCAGAAGGAAATAAATCACCAACATTGTTGGATTGTCTTAATTTATACGTTGAAGGTGAAGTTTTAGAAGGGGAAAACGCTTGGTTCAATGAGACTACTGGGACAAAACAAAACGTTAAAAAGAAATTATCCTATTGGAGTTTTCCTTCAGTTCTTACTATAGATTTAAAACGTTTTAATTCAAATAATCGTAAAAATCAAATTTTAATTGATTTTCCAGTTGAAAATTTGGATTTATCAAATTACGTTATTGGATACAAGAAGGAACAATACAAATATGATTTATATGGTATATGTAATCACAGTGGAAACGTAAATGGAGGACATTATACTGCGTCAGTTAAAAATGCAAATGGCAAATGGTATCATTATAATGATAGGGATGTATCTGAAATAAAAGACACTAGTAAATTAATAACTTCAAAGGCATATTGTCTTTTTTATAGAAAAAAAACAATGCATTAATATATATGGAAGTAAGCACAAGTTCAACTACTGAAACAGATAGTATTTATGATTATGTTAATGCATATTTATTAAACCCTAGTGTCTTCATAATAATAATTGTCATCGTTGTTCTATATATTGCAATTTTTTTATCTTTAGGAAATAATAACAATAGTAATAATAGTGAAATGTTTAGTTCACAACAACAAACATCTTCTGAAAATAATCCAGCTTCAACAACATTGATAGTTGTTTCTGTGTCAATATTTGTAGTATTAATAATAATTAATGGTCTTCAGTATTTCTTCAATATTGATATTGTAGCATCTATCAAAAATTTAGTAACTGGTGAACCACAAATTCAAGTAGATGTAACCCAACCACCACCAGAACCAGTTGAAACACCATTAGCTCCAAGTTATTCAAGAAAAAAACAAGTATTCAATATTCCAGGAAATTATTATGGTTATGAAGATGCAAAGAGTTTATGTAAAGCATATGGGTCTGAATTAGCAACTTATTCTCAAATAGAGGATTCTTATAAAAATGGAGGAGAATGGTGCAATTATGGATGGTCTTATAACCAGATGGCGTTGTTTCCAACACAACAAGCAACTTATGACCAATTGCAAACCATTCCAGGACACGAACACGATTGTGGACGCCCTGGTGTTAATGGAGGTTATATTGATAACCCTCATGTTAAATTTGGAGTCAATTGCTATGGTTATAAACCAAGGATTACAACTGAAGAAGAAGAAATGATGCAAAACACAAGTCCATACCCAAAAACAGCAAAGGATATTGCTATGGAAAAAAGAGTGGATTATTGGAAAACAAAAATAAGCGAGATATTGGTTTCTCCATTTAATTATAATAATTGGAACTCTTAATTTATATAAATTTGTTAATTGTAATTGTAATAATAATATGTAATACTTATTATTTCTAGTTTTTTCTAGTTTTTTTCTTTTTTATTAAATCTTTATGTTTTTTTGTTCCCCTTTTTTTGATTTTATTATTATCTGTTTTTTCATCATTTTTGTATTCAACCATTTTTAGAAGTTTATCAAAAATATCATTGTCAATAACTCCCTTTTCTTCTCCTTCTTCTTCATCATATTTATGATATTTTTTCTTACCTTTACCTTTTGAAAAATAATACAATGGCATCGCTAAATTTTGCAATAAACTATTATTACCTTTTCCGCCTTCACTAACGCCTTCAATTGATCCACCACTTTGATTATTTATACTAATTTCAAAATCCCCACTCATTAATTTACCTCCGGATTGATATAATGTAAAATCATCAGAATTTAATAAATTATATGACATATACATTATCCACATATTATTTACATACTGTTTTAACAAATCTTTTAATTATTTGTGAAACGCTTTATTTCTTTAATAATTTTGACTTGACGTTTTGCCTTTATATGTTCCATAATTTGTCTTACTTGTGATTCATTTTTAATTACTTCTGAAAGTGTTTTGTCTAAGTATTTAAATGTAAGTGGTTCAGTTACCTTTGTGTTTGCAAATTTTAATTTACCATCACTTATTTGAATAGCAGAATTTGCTAAATTATTAGTTTCTGCATATTTTGTTAAACTTCCAGATATTGCATTCTTTTTTTCTCTCAAATCACGAACCTTGTCAGTTAAAATTTTTAGTTGATTGTCAATTGAAACCCAATCTTGAACTTGTTTTTCAAAACTCATTTTATAGTATTTAAACAAAATAAGTTATAATTTTTATCTTTTAGAGTTAATAAATAGTTATTTTAATATATTCAAATAATATTATGAATTTTTTATTAAGAACAAATAAATCAAAAAATTTAGCAAAAAACATAGTAAATATTGATAACGAACAAAGAAAGGTAGTAAATAGAGTTATGATTTTTACAAATGCTCGTGACGAAAAAAATATAAAAGAATGGGCAGCACATCATTTATTGTTAGGATTTGACTTTGTTTATATTTTTGACCATAAATCTGTTGTACCATTGACAAGTGAATTTGCAAATTTTGATAGTAGAGTTTATGTAGAAAGATGTGAGATTCCTAGCAAAGTAAAAATTCCATTAATGAATCGTGCAAAAACGATTGCAAATAAATTTGGCGCTGATTGGATGATCTATTTAGATGCAGATGAGTTTGTTATATTGAACTATTTTAAAAATGTGAAAGAAATGCTTTATGCATTTCGGTTTGCTGACCAGTTAGCGATTAATTGGGTTCCATTTGGTTCAAATAATCATACAATTGATCCAGAAGGTTTAATGCTTGATAATTATACTAGGTCTGATGCAAAATTAGATCATCATGTTAAATCTTTTGTGAGACCATCTCAAATAATAAATGCAACTTCCCCACATTTCTATAATATTGTAAATTCTTTGAGAAACATAACAATTAATAACAAGATATTATCTCCACCAAATGCTTTCAATGAATGTGATATCAAGTTTGATGAAGCACACGCATTTATTGCGCATTATGCAATTCAGTCAGAGGAAACGCATACTAGAAGAAAGGTCAATCTACCAACTGATAATACAGGAACTTTTAGAGGGAACCCAAATTCATCTGATTTACATAAGGCCCATAATTCCACTGAGAATTGTATACCAAAAATTAAGTATGCAGAAAGAGTTAAAAAATTCTTATCAAATTTTGACGGTACCTTTGTTAGTCAAGAAGAAAATCCATATTTACAACCAGAACCAGAACCAGAACCAGAAGTAGAAGAATAATAGAATTATTATATAATTTTAGAATTGTTTATCAAAAATTATATACATTAATCATTTATTTATGGTGTTTGCGTGTATGTTTCGCAAATCTATGTTGAGCAGCAAAAAGACCAAAAGGGACTAAGGCTTGTTCAACAGCTCCATAAAATCCACCTTTTTTAGAACGTCTATGCTTGCGACCTTTTCCACCAGACATTTGTGGAAGTTTAGATAAATTTGTAGATAATACACTAGATGGTTGACTACCGTCTAAACTTTGAAGTTGATTTCCATTCATTCCACCCTTAACAAATACATTATCCCATTGTTGATTTCCATTTCCAACTTGAGAACTGACATAAGATGCAGCGTCACTATAACTACTAGAAGGAGCATTTCCAGTTCCACCGCGTTGTTGTCTTCTCTGACTACGAGAACGGCTCTGACTACGAGAACGGCGCTGACTGCGAGAACGTCTTTGACTACGACTGCGACCACGACCACCTTTCATTCCACATTTTCCTGACATTGTATATAAATTAAAGAGAAAATATAAATTCACTAATTAAACAATTACAAATCTTCTAAATCATAATATTTTTTGAACTTCGTTTTTATTACGCAAAACAAGAATTAATAAAATTAATATTGCTAAAATCATAACAAAAACAGAAAAAACAAGTGTCAATATTATATAAATATAAGGTGTTATTTCATTAAAAAGAATGTCAATTACAGGAGTAAACACTTTTTTCATTTCACATTTTATGTCTTCTCTCTTCATTATATCTAAACATTGCTGAACAAATGAATCTTTCATTATTATAATTAAAATAACATAAATAATTTGTATTTTTTGCGTGTTATTAAATTTTAATTTTTCTATTGAACCATTAATGGATAATATTATTGAACCATCAGACGAATTTGATTTTTCTAATTTATCTTTAGCAAATCCAACAGGGATTCAAGGAGGTGCATACTTTACTAAGATTGAAAATAATAATAAAGCTCTTTATATACAAACTCCTAAAAGTTTAACAAAACAGGGATTTGTTAAAAATGGTAAAAAAATTGTTGTTGACCTAATGTTCAATAATAATGATGAAAAATTCATCAATTGGGTTGAGAATTTAGAGACAAAATGCCAAGAGTTAATTTGTGAAAAAGGTGATTCCTGGTTTCAAAATAAACTTGAAATAAGTGATATTGAAACCGCATTTGCATCACCATTAAAAGTGTATAAATCCGGAAGATATTATTTAATGAGAGTAAATTTGAAAATGAATTATGTTACAAATACACCTAATGTAAAAATTTATGATGAAAGTGAGTCACCTCTTGATATAAGTGATATAAATGAAAATACTAATATTATTTCAATTTTAGAAGTTCAAGGTATTAAGTTTACTTCAAGAAATTTTCAAATAGAAATAGAATTGAAACAAGCGATGGTTTTAAACACAGAGGTTTTGTTTGATAATTGTCTTATTAAAACTTCATTGAAGAAGCCAACAAATTTGAAACACGACCCACTTGTATTTAAAATGATGGAAACCACTGATAACAATTTTTTAGAAGAAAATACGGATAAAGAAGAAATTGATTCTAATCCAGTTTACATAGAATCCGAACAATCTGAAACTTTAGAAGAAACTACTGCAAAAACAGAAAGAGATGTTAATAGTGTGCATTTTAATTCTAATGACGTCTTTTCAGATTCAAAAGAAGTTGAATTACATATTGAAGATTTACAAGTTGATAATGAAGAAGATAACAATGATGATTTGAAAGAGTTTGATTTGAATTCTAATTTATCTTCTTTAGAAACAATTACACTTAAAAAACCGAATCAAGTTTATCACGAAATTTATAAAGCTGCGAGAGAAAAGGCCAAAAAGGCCAAAAAGGAGGCTATTCAAGCCTTTTTGGATGCAAAGAATATTAAGAAAACTTATATGTTAGATGAAATTGAAGATAGTGATGATAGTGATATGGATTTTGAATCTATTTGATAATTAAAAATAAATTTAGTTTATAATTTTTATTGTTTATTTGTTTTAGCAGTTTTCAGACTTTTGAATTGTATGTTACTATTTAATTAAGAATAATTAAACAGTATCCAAAAAAATATTTTATCACCAATTTTATATAATGAGTAGTTCTTTAAAAAAGCTATGGTCCGAATACGGTATTGGTGCTATTATTGTATTATTATTTGTCGCATATGGCGTTAGTGTTCTAGCTAAGAACTTGACATCTAAAGGAAAATCTGGGTTTGAATACAATGATGGAACATCCCCAAATGCTGCTTACGGAAACGGAAACGCAAAGAAACAAAGACCAGTTAATCAAATGCAAACCACTGGAGTTCAACCTTCTGATGGTATGGGACAGAATGAGGTATTCTCTTCTGTTAGTGGAATTTCAACACCTAATGCTGGTGTTCCAACTTCCTGCTCCAAGCCTAATATTCAAAATCCTTCTGACCTTCTTCCTAAGGACAACAACAGTCAATGGGCTCAATTGAACCCTGCTGGTAAAGGTGAGCTTGCCAACATTAACTTGTTGAAGGCTGGTTACCATATTGGTATTGATACTATTGGACAAACCTTAAGAAACGCAAACTTGCAAATTCGTTCTGAACCTCCTAATCCACAATTATATGTCGGACCTTGGAATCTTTCCACGATTGAATCTGATTTCCTCAGACCACCTTTGGAGATTGGTTCTGGAAGTCAATAAGCACGTGTTCAGACCTGTTAACAAGACATAATTTAAATATAATTATATAATATGAAAATATCATATAATTACAATTCTATAACATACGGACAATTAATAACAAAGGAAGAAGCTAATACTGAACCAAATGTAGAATACACCGCATATCCAGATACGTTATATACTTTGCTAATTTATGACCCAGATGCAGTAACAGATACACATAATTTTATACATTGGTTAGTTGTAAATATAAATGGAGAAAAAATAGATGAAGGAAAACACTTACTATCGTATACTGGTCCGAATCCACCTCCGAATTCTGGACTACATCATTACAAATTTGAGTTATTTACACAACCAGCTGTTATTCCCATAGATGATTCAATTGAGAGAACAATACCTATGTCAGAGTTATACAAAAAATTAAATTTAACAAAAGAAAATAAAAGAGATAGTTTTTTATTCAAAGTCCAAAGTCAAACAGGTGGAAGAAAACGTAAAACAAAAAAACGAAAATATAAAACAAAATATCGGTTTACAAAAAAGGATAGATTACATAAAAAAAATTATTTTACAAATAAAAAATTGATTCTATTTAAAAGAAAAAAATAACGATAAAATCATCAAATGACAATGGAAAATAATTCAAAAAACGTTTTGTCATCAACATTAATTGCTCCACAGGAAAATAGTTATGTAATATTTATAAAGGATGAAGTCATTCAAGGTTCAAATCCAAATGTCAAAATATTACCTTTACCAAATGCAGAATCTTCTCACATTGATGATGACAATGACGAAATAATATCTTTGGTTAAGTTTTGTTCTGTATGTTTTCTCATAACCTTTTGTACTCCACTAATAACCTGTGATTTATATTTTGCATACAACGATGATACGTGTGTTCCTCTAAGTGCGGATATTAAAAGGTATTTGGAAGTTTCTGGTTATTTTGGGTTAACTGTTTTAACACTTTTAACTCTAGGCATTTGTTGTTTACCAGCAAGAAATGAAAATTTAGACCCAATTACAGTAGGTGTATGTATATTGAAAACCTTCTCATTGTTACTTTTCGCATTTATATTTCTTTGGAACATTTATGGAGCTGTCGCATTTTGGGGAACAGTTTATGAAGAAGGAACATGCGGAAAAATTGTTTCAACTTATTTATTTATTAGTTTGATAATAAAAAATGTTTCTGGTTTAATAGAATTAGCTAAAATTAAAAGAACGCGTAGAATGTAAAAGCAGAGTTATAAAATTTTAATAGAAATTTTAATGGAAAATAATAATATAAAATATATATAAATATTATATTATGAAAATAGATTTTTTTATGTATGTTTTGATAGGATTTGTGATTTTAGTATGTCTAAAAATTTATTCAGACTCAGAACTATTCAATTTAAAATGTGTTATTTCTGGTGTTGATGGTAATCGTTATTGTGTGAGAGACCGAGTAGATACAAAAGAGGCTGCTGATTTACTAGCAAAGGTAACTCAAAATATGAAGGACCTTGTTAAATATATGGAAGAAAAACATCCAGATGACGAGAGAGTTCAACGACTAGTCAAGGGTTTCAATCCAAAAAAAATAAGCGAAACATTGCCAACAAGTGAATTGACTGCTTATAGTGAGAACAAAGGAGAAAAAATAGCATTTTGTTTGAACAAATCAAAAAATAGTGAAAATACATTAATTGATTTAAATACACTTACATTTGTTTCTATTCACGAATTGGCACATATTACAACTACTTCAATAGGACACAAACAAGATTTCTGGTTGAACTTTAAATATTTATTAGAAAATGCAAAAAATGCAGGAATATACAATCCAGTTGACTATAAAAAGAAACCAGAATCTTATTGTGGAATGACTATTACAGACAATCCTTATTACGATTTATAAATAAATAAAAAATTGAATTATTTATAATTTTTATAATAACTATAAACAAAACTGAAATGCAACAAGAATACGAAGGTTCAATTGGATTAAATGCGATTTATGGTTTAGATTTAAACGAGATAAATGTTTTGAAACCTGATGATGAAGAAAATTCAATAGGATTGAATTCTATTTGCTGTATTCTTGTAAAACAATCAGATGAATTAAAAGAACAAGGCTTGTTGATGAGTCAAGTTGAACTATTAAATCAAGCAATTGAAATTAATCCGTTATCATCAGGGGCTCTTTTTGAAATGGCGTTGTATGAAGAATTAGAAAATTTCAATTATGAAGGTGCTATAGAAATTTATTTACGTCTGTTAGAAACAGACTTAGATAATATACCTGCAATATACAATCTTGCAGACCTTTATGAAAAAATGGGCGATTATGAGAATATGCAAAAATATTTCAACCTTTCAGGAGAGAAATGTGATGTTGAGTCATATTTAAGACTTGCCAAATTTCATAAAAACAAAGGTGATATTGATAATACACAAAATAATCTATTAAAGGCGATATATCATTATCAAGATAATTGTATAGAAAATTTGTTGACCCATTTCAACTGTCTTGAACTATTAACAATTTTGGTGGATTGTTTTTCTCAAGAACCAACCCAAAATTTAAAAAGGGTTATAACAATGTTAGAAACAGAAGAGCATGTAATTATATTTAAAAATAAAGTCAGGGTTTTTAGTAGATTTCAAAATATAATTGAATGTGGCGTTTGTCTGGAAAACAAGCTGAATATTGATATGCTGTGTGGACACGAAATTTGTTGCGATTGTTATAAACGAGTATACTTGGATTGCTGCCCATTTTGTAGAATAAAGTTTGATTAAATTGAAGATTATTAATAAAAATAATAGATTTATTATATATATGTCTATATCAATACCAATACCAATTTATAAAGTTAATCATCTTGTTGTAGATAGAATAAAATCTATATATGTTTTTTACGGTAATGATGCAGAGATTACATCTATTTTTGAAAAAGTTAAGAGAGATATAACCAAACGCGAATTTAAAGACCCTTTGACTGGTTATTTAATATTTAACGAGGAGGAGTTAACAACAATTCGCAATGACCCAAGTATAAATGTTATTTTTACAATTCAGCAAATTTTTAGTGATGATAGTATTGCAGCAATAAAACTTAAAATTGTAAATGAATTTAGTAGAACTTTCTCTCAAGAAGAGATTTATATGTTTTGTATGAAAAGCGAAGTGTTAAATGCAGCAAATATATATAAATCATTAACACAAAATAACAAAATACCATTGACTAATGCGAGGTTGACACAATTTTTAACAAATATTCTTCGTGGTGAAGATGATAATCGTATAAATAAATTTGTAAAGAACACATATACGTATGATGATATTTTAGCACTAAATATTTCTGGAAAAAAATATTGGGTTTCAAAAGTTTTAGGTCAGAAATTTTTTATTGTTGAAAATGAATATCCTTTTGTATGCAACCCATTTGAAGTTATAGAATACGATTCATTAATTGAACGTGCATCTAGGAAATCTCTAACAACTCTGAATAGCCACGTTTTATTGAGCAATGGTGAGTTTATTGGAAACAATATTTATTTATGTTTAGCTAAAGATGTTTTGACTAATGCAGAGAGAAGGGGAATAGACGAGTTAACAACAATAAAGCTTTATTATCCATTTTTATTCAAAAAGCATAATATTACTTCTCTCTCTGAATTAAATGACAAAGAACAATTTTTAATAGATGAATCCCAAAAAACTCTTAGTAAACAACTTCTTGAATCATTTGCAAGTGTTGATGTTTTTTATGATATGTATAAAGAGAGAAAAACTGATTTGAAGTATAAAAATAATGGTATAACTTCAATTAAAATAACATTAGTTCCAGAGTATTCAATGAAAATTCCTTTAGATGTTATATTCAAATTAATACACGCAACAGAAAACAATCCATTAATTAAATTTAATCCTGCAACTAGAAGAGAGAATATATACAGACTTTATGTTGACAAGATCTCAAAAGATGGTCGCAAGATTCCATTTCTCTCAAAAGCCTTAATCACAAAACTTGTGCAATCTATTGGTAAAGGCAAAAGTGTATCTGTTTATATTCAATATCCAGTAGGAGGAAAAATAATAAATATTATATGTGAATTTGAAGAGAATGGAAATATTAATGTTTCCTCCGATTTTGATAATTTAATGAAGATATCCGAGATTGATGATTTATTTATAAAAGCTGTTAATCCAATTATAGAAACTATTTCAAATTATTTGCAACAAAGTGGCTATTTATTAAGTTTATTTAAAGGTGTTAATGATAGTTCAACTATTATATCTTATTTAAATTATCAGTCAATTATTGAAATTGATAAAGTAGTAAAAATAAAACCATTTATTGGCTGCATCTCAAGTGCATTTATTGTAGAATCGGATAACTTCAAAAAGGGTATTGAAATGAGATATAAAAGAGTGTCAAATTTTAACAAAACAACCAGTCAAGAAGCGTATATTATTGAGAAGCAAAAACAAAAAGTCTCGGAAAGAGATATTATTGGAGGACTAGTAGAAAATTATGATATGTCTCAATCAGAAGCACTGCAATTATTTGCGAGATTAGCAAGTGAATTACAGGTTGAGCGTGGAACAAGAGGTAGTGATATTAAAATAAAAATTAATCCTGGTTTTAAGATTTTAATGCAAGTTATTCACGGAACAAGTAATCTTAAAATTGATATAGAAAATATAAATGATATTTTTTATTTGGATACTATCCCAGTTTTTATAGATTCGCTAATCAGATTAACTCAAGACCCAAATAGTACAGGTGTCCCATTAAAAACAATAAAGTTATTATGTTCAAAAGGTGAAAAGAGTGAAGTAGTCATTGAAGACATAATTTCATCATCAGAAGAATCAATGCCTGAACAAGAAATTCCTGTAATTGAAGGAGATGATTTAAATTATTTCAATGTTAAGGAATATACTGAATCATTTGGCAATAAAGAAGATAGAATGAGAACAGCAGTTGATTTATTGTATGATGATTCAGAGTATGGTTCTGTCTCTAGTCATTCAAAAAGCGATAGTAGTAATTCTGAAGGAGGGGCTACTTCAAGCAGTGTATCAGAAAATGATATACAAGGATTGGATGAATTGAGTTCAATTGAAAACGAAAACGAAAAATCCTTATCTAGTTTTGGTTCATTGAATTCTGGAGAAGTAAATGGATTGGATTTATTAGCATCTTCAGCAAGTTCATCTCAAAAATCCCAATCAAGTCCTGAATTAGAATCAGAAAACATTCAAGGTCTTTCTGAACTTGAAACTAATCCTAGTCCAGATGAAAACAATGAAGAAGTTATACCTTCTTTAAAACAACTAGAATCTCCATTACAATCACCACCAAAGATAGAACCAATTGTAGAATCAGAACCTTCTCTTGAAATTGTTGAAAATGTTCCAGAAGAACCTGAAACACAAATTTCACCTGAACCTGCATTAGTTTTGAACAAAGAACAATTGCCTACACCAGAAAAAATATTAATTAGACCTACAAAGGTAAAAAAAATAAAAATATTAAAAGAAGAAAACGAAAACGAAGAAGTAAGAAATATTGATGGAATGAAACTTGCAAACCCTACTCCTTTTTTTAAAAAAATGGTTGAAAGAGACCCTGTATTATTTTTAACAGAAGATAGCGAAAAATTTAATTCTTATTCAAGAACTTGTTTATCAAGCAATCGTGTTCAACCAGTAATTTTAAACGAAGAAGAAAAACGCAAGGTTGATGAAGAAATGCCTGGGTTTTTGAGGGACGAAGATGTTCTAAAATATGGTTCTACACCAGAGAAAGAAAACTACTACATTTGTCCACGTTATTGGTGTTTAAAAACAAATATGCCTATTTCACCAGAAGACGTTGCTGCTGGAAAGTGTGGAAAAGTTATACCTCGTAATGAGAAAAAGGTTCCAAAAGGGGCATACGTATATGAATTTTTCAATCCAAGCCAACACGGAAGCGAAGAAAAATATATTCAACATTATCCTGGATTTGTAAATGATACAAAAAGCCAAAAACATCCAGATAATTTATGTATACCTTGTTGTTACAAAGATGCAAGTTCAATTATTCAACAAACTATGAAAAAAAAATGCATAAAACCAATAACAGAAGAAAATGTGTCAGAGGAAAAACAAGAAGAAGAAAAATCAATGCCTTTCAATGAAGAATTGCCAGAAGAAAAATCTGAAGTTGTAAATGAAAAAAAAGTTCCAATTAGAGTTGTTGAAAAGGAAGAAGAATATATACAAGGACCTGAAAAATTTCCTTTGGAACAAGGAAGATGGGGTTATTTACCATTTCAAATACAAAAATTCTTACACGAAATAAATGCAGATTGTCAAATAAGTAAAACAAATACAAATATTAAACCACATCATCCTTGTCTTCTTAGACATGGAGTAAAGTATGATGATAAGCAATCATTTATATCTTGTATCTCAGATGCATTGTTATATGACAAATCTGCAAGTAACAAAGATTTGAAAGAACTAATAATACGTTCTTTGACAATAGACAGCTTTATTACATATCAAAATGGAAATTTGGTTCAAAGTTTTTCAAATGGAATGTATAGTGATATAAATGTAGAAAAATATAAATCATCAAGGCTTTTCAATAAATATAAAGAAGAAGACATAAATTATTTTAAACAAACTATTAATGCATTTGAAAATTTCATATCATTTTTAAGGGATGATACTGTTGTAATTGATTATACTTATTTATGGGATATCATAACAAGACCAAATCAATATCTTTTTAAATCTGGAATAAATTTAGTAATACTTGAAATAACAGATAATGATTCAACGAATAATATTTCTTTAGTATGTCCAACAAATCATTACTCCAATGAGTTTTATGAAGCTCGTAAAAAAACACTTATATTAATGAAAAAAGTAGGGAAAAAAGGCGTTTATTTTGAACCGATATATTCATATAAAGATGAAGAAACTAAAATAAAAATAGAGCGTCTTTTTAGTGAATATGACCCAAAGCTATCAAAAACTATGAGAGCTGTTTTCAAAAAACTTATTAAACCAATATTGCAAAATAAGTGCCTACCTTTATCAAGTATGCCAAATCAAGTAGAGTATAAATTTAAACGTCCAATAGAGATTTCCTTTTTGATAGAAAGTTTGAACAAGGCAAAATATCAAATAATTCAACAGGTCGTTAATTACAATAATAAGGTAGTTGGTATTATTGCCAAAAATAGTAAAGGAATAAATGGATTTGTGCCTTGTTATCCATCTTCAATTGATCCTACATATGATTATGTTTTAATAAATGAACGAGGTATTTATAACACATATAAAGATACTATTGATTTTTTAATGCAATTGTACAAAGATAGTCGTGGTAAACTTAATTGCAAACCGGATTTTAAGATAATAGAAGATGATGTTATGATTGTTGGTATATTAACAGAAACAAATCAATTTATTGAATTGAGTGTCCCAGAACCATTATTGAATGTTAATGATTCAATTAAGGTCTTTAACAGTCGTAATTATTTAATAACAGATAAAGAAACATTACTTTCTACTACAAAAGTAGATGATAGTCGTGTTGAATACATAAAAAAAATTAAGTTGGAAACAAACTTCTTGAATGTTTTTAGAAATACAATCCGAATATTATTGAATGAATATGAAAATCTTAGCATAAGAGAGAAAATAGAAGAGTTGTCAAGTTCTATTGGCGACCTTTATAAATTTAAGTTGAAAAATATTACATTATATTTAAGAGAATTAGTCGGTGATAAGATAGTTTTTTCAGAAGATTATAATTATGAAATGGTGAATGAAATTTCAACGTGTATAGTAAATAAATCTGATAAATGTGAATCAAACAAACCATTATGTGGACTTATTAATAACGGCAAAACTTGTCAATTAGTTTTACCAAAACGCAACTTATTAAATGGTTCAGATAATGAAATAATATATTTTGCAAAAATGGCAGATGAAATTATTAGATACAACAGAATAAGATCATTTATTTTAAAACCACAAAGTTATGCGTCATTTAGTCCGCTTAACTATAACTTGAAAGAAAATGAAATAATAATAATTCAATCAATGCTTAATAAGGAATATTTTGAAGGATTATCTCCTGTTGAAATTAACAAATTTATTAAATATAATACTTATGATAATGTGGAACCATTAAAAACGCAAAATTATGTTCAACAAATAAGCTTGGATGAAGCAATCAATCCAGAAGAGTCAAGAGAATGTTTGGTAAAACAAGTAGAAAATATTTCTAGTGTATTTTGGAGAAAAACGTTCCCAATTGGATATGGTGAATTTGAATACGCGGATTCCAGAGTTTGCACAATTTATACTATTATTGATATATTGAAACAGATAAGAGGTAAGGAATATAGTGTTACCGAAATTAAGCCTCATTTGGAAAATGAATATAAAAAATATTTACCAAAATATCAAGACAACATTATAGATGTATTAATTAGTGAAGGAAAAAAAACACTTGGCGATCAATTAAAAGCTGGAACACTATCATTTAGTAACTTGATTGCATCTGAAAGTTATTTCTTGACACATTTTGATTTATGGTTGTTATTAAATGCTGCTAATATACCATCATTTTTTATTTCTGTAAAGGAAAATATTACATACAATTCAGGTAAAAAAATAAAATCATTTTTATGTTATGGTAATCCAGGAGATAAATTTGTATTTATAATTGTTCCAGCATTTGCACCTGAAAAAATACCAACTTATAAGGTTATAAATGATAAGGTGAATATTGCGTTTTCTTTAGATACGTTAAATGAAGGCGAGGGTCTTACCGATTTAAATAATTCTTTGGAAAATCATATTAGTATTGAAGATTATTTGAATGAATTTTCTAGAAAGATTTTAAAACCAAAACCCAAGAAAGCTGCGAAAATCAAGCTAGTTTTGAATGAAGAAGAAGATGTTGAAATTCCGATTATTAAAGATGCACAAGCGCAAGCAGATGCACAAGAACAGCAAAACCCAATACAACTACAAGAAATTAATAAAGGTCCTAATCCTTCCAGAGTAATAGTTCATAAAAAACCACACGGTAATAAAAAACAAGAAACAAAAAAAAGGAAAATTAAACTTAAAATTGTTGAAGAATAAAATATAATATGTAAATTACAAATTAAATTATATATTAACTAACTGATTCTTCGTCTTCGTCGTCTTCGTCTAGATCAATATTATAATTATCTTCTGTTCCTGTATCTGTGTCAACAATTGTATTTGATTCTGTATTTGAATCTGAATCTGAATCTATATTGTATGACTGATTGTGTTGCATTTGTTCTTCAAAATATTCAGAATCATTGTTATCATAAAAATTTATATGTTTATCGTCAAAAATAATTTCATAAGGGCCCACTTTTTTTCCGAAAATCTTTTTTGATTTTAATATCTTTTTACCAAACTGAGGATTAAATTTTGCAAATTTAAATAATTTTTTTTTGAGCATTATATAAGATGACTCTTTTTTTTCGGTTCCTGATATTTGAAACATATAATTTATATACAAATTCAAATAAGGTCTCATTATTTTAATTAATAATTCTTTTGGAAAATCAATATCTATTTTCATGTTATTCATTATATTTGAATGTTCGTATAACATATCCATTATATCACAATGTAGTGTTTTATTATCAGAACAATTCACATAATTTTCTATCTTAATATTACGAATAATACACTCATTATTATATGCAAAATCATCTAATTTAAAATTAGATTTAAAATACAGTTCAAATAACAATGGAACATTGCAAGTCTTAAATTTCAAAAAAAAATAAATATTGAATAACGAAGTCGTAGATAAAACAGTGTTATTATAAGGATTCTTAATAAGTAATGGTTTACTGAAAAAATTCGGCGAGTTTGATAAGCTTGAATTTATAATATTTATCAAATCATTTGAATTGAATAAGTATTTTGAGTTATCCTGAAAAAGAACAAACACATTCTTTTTATTCTCATCAATAGGATTAAATGAGAAATCTTCATTTACCTTTATACTAGCCTTCTTATATTTCCAAATATACACAAATCTTATAATCCCATAATACATTCTCTGTAATTTACAAAATAAATCTATTAATTTATTTTTTGAATCGTCGCAAATAAATATGTTATCTGTTATTTCTTTTATCAACAAGATTTTTTTTGAAATAGAGTATGAACCATATTTAAACTTTGAAAAATAAAAAAAAACTAGTCTCTGCATTTCTTCTGGTACATAAATATTCATTGTAAGTTTTAGTGTTGTATTTTTTTTTTCTAATTCTTTTAAAAAAATATTATTTTCAATTTCTTCATTTAAAATATACGATAATAATGGCATTATATATTTCAATTTATAACTTTTAATATATATTTTTGTATTTTATATTATTTCAACAAATGATATGGTTTATTGAATAATAAAAAATTGAATTTAAACATAGTGAACTATAATACACATAATAATATGAATACTATGAATAAAATAAAGAAAGGCGCAATCAAAAAAACCAAAACAAAGTTGATTGTTGAAGATTCTAGTAGTTACCAAGAAAATAATCAACTTACAATTGTTGAAACGTTTGTGGGTGCTGGTGGAGCTCATTTAGGATTTAAAAATGCAGGGTTTAAGTCATTACTAGTAAACGATATTGATAAAGATACAATAGATACATTACTATTGAACAAAGTTATTGATGAAAATGAATATTTATTATGTCCAATTGAAAATATTACACAAGAATTAATATTATCAAAAATCGGAGATAAAAATGTAGATGTTTTATTTGGAGGAATTGTGTGTAAAGGTTTTTCTTTAGCAGGTGTTAGAAATCCTTTTGATCCAAGAAATTATTTATATAAGCATCAATTGCGACTTGTTGATATTTTGAAACCGAAAGTAAGTGTAATTGAAAATGTGACTTCTATAAAAAATATGATATTATATGTTAATTGTGAAGAGACAGTTAAAACCTTTGAAGATTACACAAAATTGAGTGATGCAAATAAATTATTGAATGGAGAAAAATCCAGTAAGCGAAAAAATGGAGAAGATTACAGTGAATTGAATTTGATAATAAATAAAAATAAAAAAAATATGGAAGAATTATTAAAAGGAATTGATAAATATAAATATTGTGTTTTGGATGATATAAAACAAAAATATCTAGATCTGGGTTATAGATTTTACGAAAAAATATTACAAACAGATAAATATGGAGGTTATACAAATAGAAAAAGAATTATTATGGTAGCAGTTAGAAATGATATTGAAGGGGAATATCTTTATCCAGAAGAACAAAGCACTAATTATACATTGAATGATGCTCTGAAATTGATAGATTATACTGGTATAAATAATGCAACAGTTGATGAAGATAATAAACCAATGAAACACAATCAAAAAACAGTGGATAGGTTTAAGTTAATACCTGAAGGAAATAATATAGCGGACGTGATAGACGAATTACCTGATGAATTAAAAATAAGCGCATTTTATTCAAGAGGAAACACACAAAGATTAAATAGAAATCTTCCTGCGCCAACATTAGTTCCAGGACATAGTAATTTTCCAATACATCCTTGGGAACATCGCTCTATTACAGTCCGTGAAGCAGCAACAATTACAGGGTTTCCTTTGGACTACAAATTTTGTGGGTCACATACTTCAAGATGTATTCAAATCGGAAATGCGGTTCCTGTACAATTGTCATATAATATTGCATTATCTATAAAAAAATTATTGAACAAATAGTTAGTTATTTGCATTAGAAATCCTGAATAAATTTTATTATTTTGTCTTTACAATCTTCTAATATTCCAATACCTTTACATATGTTCATAAAATTTGTCAAAAGTGTTTCACAAAACCATTCAATCGGCATTTTTTTATTCTTTTTTTCATTCAATAATTTATTTATTATTATACAATTATCAGAATTACTTACTCCACCCTTTTCTTTTGGAATAAAATGATCGGCTGCTAAACCACCATTGTCTTGTGGAATTCCTGTAATACAACACCTATAATTTGATAATTTTAGTTTTTCATCAATAATAGATTTACTAAAACTATCACTCTTGTTCTTGTGAGTATCTATTATTTCAAGACAAATTTTTTCCTTAATATGTGGAGTATATTTGACATATTTATCTTTTCCTATTTTTATTTCACTCCATTCTAAAGGCAACTTATCTTTTCTTAAAATTTCAAATGCTCTTGGTGGGTCACCTAATGGATTACCTGTTTTTTCTTTTGTTCTTGTATTACAATATTCCTGAACATCTTTGATTCTTACGTATCTATTTAAATTTTGTGGTAATATTAAAAATTCTAAAGCATATAAGTTTGCACCTTTTTTAATATTACATTTTTTTTTCGCATTTTCAATTTGTTTCCAATAAATAATTTTTTTCAAAATATTTAATCTTTTATGTATTGAAAATTTTTCATTAAATTTTATTTTGGTATCTTCAATAATTAATTTAATATGCTGTTTATTAACTTCCATTTATATATGTTTGTATTATCATATTTATTTTATTTATAAAAGATAATTCAATTTTTTATAAATATTACACCTTTTCTCATTTAAAACGCCAATTTATTTGTATTTTCTAATAAAATATGATGAAATACCAAAAACAGCTAATACTGAACTAATAGTAAGATTTTCTTGAGAATAAAAATTTTTATTATAATTTTTAATAATTAAATATGTATTTAACTGATTAAGTAATGCAACCATCGTAGTTGAAGCAATAATATCAACTGCTATATTTTTTATCAAACTATTTGTATCCTCCATTTAATTACAATTAATTACAACATATCTTTATATTTATTATTTATATTATATAATGGGCGTTTTAAATAAGAAAAGGTGTAAAATTTACTGGTTAGAAAATTTTTGTTTCATTCTTTCAGAATTAGCTTCATATAAAATTAGTAATTAAAAAATTTGCCCTAAAATATAAAAAATTGAAACACCTTTTTATTTTTAAACAAACGGCATATTGTTTAACAAAACAATGATTGAAATTAAATTCAAAGACTTGAAAGTGAACCAGATCTACTATATTGACATGAGTGATGTTCCTATATTAAATCCGATGCCAATGCCGTATTATGGCATACGACCGAATAAACTAAAGGCTATTTGCGAGAATATTCGTCCAGATGGGTTTGTCCAATTTAGTTGTTACACAGGTCTTAATTCTACAGAGTTGGTGGAGGAGAAGTATAGTAGATGGAGTTTCTCAGATTACTATGCGAATATCAAGTATTATTTGCCTACAAAAGATGCTCTTCTTGAGAAGAGGGAGAGAGATACGATTAACATGGTATTACAAAATATTCTTGGAACACCTAGTTTTAATTATGTTTGAGTAGCTAGAGTAGTTATTATTAATTGTGATTGTGATTGAATAAATTTTAATTGATTAATTATTTAATTAGTATGGATTTAAAAAATTTGCATAACGAAGCACTACAACAATATATAAGTTACAAGTTAGCTAGATTTTACACCGTTGATGAATTAAATCCGCATAGCGGATAATTCATCAACTAAGTTACCAGTAACGATTTGAAACCAAGCACGCCTTTGGCGTGAGGTTTTAAATCTTCACTGGTATAAATAACATACTTAATTAGCTATAATAATAAAAATATTTATTATAATTTATCATTATATAAGATTTTATAAAAATAACTAAAAAGCCCAACTTAAAATAATTTTATAAAATTTATTTTTTTAAATTCAAAACTATACATTATTTTAAAATCCTGGATTGTAGTCATTGTCTTCTCCTGAATCCATAATTTTAATATTTGTAACGTTATTTTGTATCATCAATTTATTTGAACTACAAGCATCATCTGCACTTTCAACTTGGCCAAACATTTTCTCTATTTCCTCTTGTTCGTTCTTTTTATTATAATCCACAATATTTTCTAATTTGTTCATCTCTTCAATATCTAATAATACTTGAAATGCATTAGTTCCAAATAAACCTTCTTGTCCAACCATTACGTTTGCAGATACTCCACGCATATTATCAAGTTCAGCGTGTCTAGCTGCTTTCAAGAACATTTCTGGTGTCTCCTCAAAGGATGCCTTGGCAATTGGTCCGATGTTATCATTATTAATTCCGTGTCTAAATATAGATATTAACTTACTATTGTATGTCATCCTATCACATAACATACACATATGATGATAATTCACATAAGTTCCATCAAATTCAATGACATCTGCAATTTCATTGTAAATAGATTGTCTTGCTGCTTCAATTCCTAGAACATTGTATATTTCTATGATATCATTACTGAATGTTCTATTCGCATCAATATAATCTAATGCCATTACTCCAAGAAGATTTGTTCCAACTGTATCCAGAACCCAAATATCTTGCTTTTTATATGTTCCATTCTGCTCAACAACATTGTCTTTGATTTTTCTTAAAATAACCTTTTTAATTTTCTTTACTCCACGAATAATAATATTGTGAAGTAACTGGTCTTGGAAATTCTTAAGAATATATATCTGGTCAGATTGGTCAAGTGGATTTACATTACTCTTTTTACTGCCTTTTGTTCCTGACTTTATAATATTATTCATACGAATTCTGAAAATCAAGTTATCATCATTATAATCTGAATAAACACAAGAAACTTCGTCTCCGTAACTATTTTTCAATGTGAAACTAATATCATCCATTGTAATATTCTTTTCAAGCATTACCTCTGCATTTAGTTCCATACGTAAAACCCATTTAGATTTCTCGTTTGTTTCATCAGAAACAGCAATTTCTGCACACTCATCAACCATATTTTCAAATGCCCTATATTGTTGCATAAGTTCAGCATCCTCGTTAATGAGTGTGTTCAAATCATCTGGGTCAAAACATATTTCAATACTCTTAACAAGTTCCTCCATTTTTGTATTTTCCAACATATACATAATTGATTGAGCCTTTTCTCTGTCTGTCTCCTCCTCTGGTTTCAAATAAACAGTTAGTGATGGATTCTTTGGATTCTCTGAAAGAGATAGAATCTCTTCAATACGAGGCACACCACGTGTTACGTTGGATTTGGATGATACTCCTGCAAAATGAAATGTGTTCAACGTGTTGTGTACTATTACACCATAGTCCGTCATAAATGTTTGATTCGCTGGAACAGTAAAGTCATAGACATAATCTGATTGGTCAGGGGTATAAATTTCAATCTTCTTGATTTCATCCCATATTACGTGAGAGTTTGCAGCTTGTCTCAAAATCTTCAACTCATTTTCAATCAACTTGGAATTTTTGTGAGACTCAAAGACCTGAATATATTTTTGTAAAGTGCGACGTCCGATGGTCTCCTTCTTTTTCCAACGCCCATAATTACGGCTTTGTCCAGGTAACTTCAAGTCTTTTCCGCACTTGGCAATAATTTCTCCGAGACCATTAATTTTATCAACTTCATCAGAAAGGTCGTGAGCATGTTCTCTCGCGATATAATCTACAAGTCCTTGTAATTCTTCAGAATGAAGAAGAGAACCTATATGTTCTTTATAAAGTTCGCTGTATTTTGGTGAAATTGCCAAGTTGTAAATATTTGAACCGCGAGTGAAATTTGACTTGATTGTTCCGAAAATATCAAAGTATGCAAGTAGAAGTGAAATATCTTTGATTAATTGCTCTGATCTACTGCAAACACGAATCTGATGATGACCTTCTGAACATTGGAAATTTCCATCTCCGTCAAAGTATGCTTGGATAAGTCCAGCCTTGAATTCATTTGGAGCTAAGAAGGCAAAGTCTGGAACAACTTTTACGAAGGAACCAGTTCCAGAGGTCTCCAATAATAATTTTGAAAGTTCTTTGCACGAAAATCTAGTAGAAGTAGATGGTCCATATTCTCCTTGTCTTTCACAAACATTCGCTTCCTTATCAAATCTTTCTGAAAATTTCTTTACATTCTCAATGAAATATTGAGAAATATTTGTTATACATATAGAATTTCCATTGATATTTCCTTCTGCCAAATAAGCTCCAATAAACCATCCGAACAAATAATCTAACTCATACTCTTTATCTCCAATTGTTACAGAACTTTGAATAAATGTATTATCAATATGCTTTGCTACTGGGATACGCATTCCTTCCTTCAAATCAGCTCCTGTAATCGGAACTACAGTTTGATTATCACGAACCAAATGCGAATGACTTACAGTTGTTTCAACTGTTCGTCCACTTTTTGTAGTTACTTTCATCATTTGGCCATTTACTGGATGACGACTTACGTGTGATATTTTGTTCCAGTGAGTTTTCTCTTCTCCGTCTACACCGATAATATAATATTCGTCTTCTAGTTGTTCCAATAATGTCTCAACACTATTTTCGTGACCAGTATTGAATGTGTATTGTGGAAACTCTTCAATAATTTTATCACATAGTGCGCCGATTTTTATTGAGACCATTGAAATTTTTTTTGTTTCTTTATTAATTTTTACACACCTAATATGCTCACAAAACCGGACCGACATTTGAGTTGTCGGCTCGCCAATGCTCTGCGCAGCAATCATTCCTACCATTTCACCAGGTGCAACAATTGCGCGTTTGTAATTCAGGATTATTGTCTCTAGTAAAATCGTAAGAGCTGCATTATTGAAACGTCTGACGTAAAGCAGGTCTCTAGGCGATAAATAATAGAAGAACATTGTTTTGAATAATTGAGTAGGAGGAGCAGCGCGAATTTTCTCCAAGTTTTCATAGGCAGTTTCAATCATTGTAAGAGCTTCAAGTGGAGTTATGTCTACAATTGAACTGGAGTTCAGTCCTTGTTGGCCTTGAATATTATTTATGATATGAGCAAATCCAACAGGACAATTTACCGAATTTCCATCTTTGCCTTTGAAAACATTTTTAATGATACTCTCTCGCATTTCAAGCATCATATCAGTGTAAAACTTGCATTTTTCCTGATTTTGATCTTTTTGTTTTCTTAAACGCGTCATCGTATTTTTCAAGAATATTTGTGATAAGGTCTTCATCTTTGCTGGTTCTTCAGGAATATTATAGTGAGCATAAATATCTTGAACACTCATACTTACGATTGGGATACTTTGCGTTTCAACTTTAACTGTATCAATGCTGTCATCTCCATACGAGAATTCAACAACCTTACCTTTATTATTTCTAACAGTCATATCATAGTTTACCATTAAATCTTCAAGTCCCTTGATAAGTCGTCTCTGAATATATCCGGTTGTTGAAGTATCGCGGACTTGAAGACCATTTGCAAGACCAAAATTAAGTGTTGATGGAATTGTCAAATCATAAACCTTTGGATGTTCTTCAACTCCAATAATATTTATTTCGGTAATCTTATCTAAAACAACATTGTTGTATGTTTCAAAATTTGAGTGAGCTTTACCCCAAGAAATAGATTGCAATCTTTGTTGCTTATTTTCTTCAATTAAATTAATTTTTCTAGCAAATATTTCTCCCCATTGAGCTCTTATAGATAATCTATAAGATGGTTTTATATTTTTAGTACCCAAGTTATTTGACTTTAATTGTGTTTTGAAAACTTTACCAAATATTCCAAATCTAGAACACAGCATAGATACACCTTCAATTAATCTTTTAGATGCAGAACCAACTTCAATAGAATTTTTACTGATAGTTCCATCTCCAGAGAAGTATCCATTTAATAATCCAACAACAAATTCTTCTTGGGAAATAAATGCATCTGTTGGAATGTATTTGTTGGATGCTCCTTTCCCAACAAATTTTGTCAAGAATTCTGCAAGAACACCACAATTTCCAATGATGCAATCGGTTCTTCCTCCAATTTTATTAATTCGTGATGTTTCCATCCATTTAATATTTTGATTATCAAACCAAGACTTTACAAATGTTTTTATGTTTTCATTAATATTTGTAATATATATGCAATTTTTATTCACATTACCTTCAGCCAGAAATAATCCAATGAATATACCATTTGATTCATTTAGTTCAAATTTGTCTTTGAATAAAGTCTCTTTTCTGAATGCGTGATATGGATAAACAAACCCATCTTTTATATTTTTTAAATTAGAACGAGCAAGAGTTCTTTGTAAGGATGATTTTTTATTATACGGAAGAGTGAATGAAGTTCCGTTGTTTTCATTCCACCATCCAGATGGAATTTTTGAACGACCTTCCATCTCTTTCTCCATAATTTTTAAAGCTTTATTAAAATCAGAACCATACAAATATTCATTTTTTGGTAAATACTTTGAAAGATCAACAGAATCTAATATCACAGGTGGTTGACAAAGTTCCATAGTGACCGGAACACAATCACCAACTTTGATTTCAGGCGTTGGCATTTCTTTCAACTTTTTAGTTTCTGGATTCCAAATCAAAAGTGATTTACTCTCAGTTACAATAACGCTTCTTCCTCCAGAAGTCTTAATTTCATATAATTCTGTTCCAGGGTCGTGTCTTGTAATTGCGGTAACTTCTCCCCAAGTTACAACTCCATTTTCGTCGGTTGTTGGAATGAATACATCGCCGTTTTCTAGATTTAATAACTCCATCTGGCGTTCAGTAAAGTGTTGCACTTTTTCTGTATTTGCATCTAATTGACAGTCAATCCATTTACCAATTTCAGTATACTTTGCACATTCATTTTCAATAACAACAATAGGTGTTTCCCAGGTTACAGATTTCACAGCGGTATCAATCAGACCAATACGACCACCCATTGCGTGAAAGAATAACTCTTGAGGTGAAAGTCCATTAATGTAAGAGCTTTCCACGAATCCACGAGCAGTTGGAGAATCATCAAATTTCGTATAATGCGGTAATGTTCTGTGGTCAAATCCATAAGGAATACGTTTACCGTCCACGTTTTGTTGTCCCAAACAAGATATCATCTGAGAAATATTCAAATCAGAACCTTTTGAACCTGCATTTACCATCACAACAAATCTATTATCTGCATCAAGACTTTTAAGACCTATTTTTCCTGCTTCTGAAGACGCTTGATTTAGAATATTATTGACTTTTGTCTCAAACTCCTCTTGGTTCGTCTTTCCACTATTGTTCTCAAACACTCCTAGTTGCGTTTGGTCAATCAAATTTTTGACATCGTTTTTCTTATTAGTAATCGTTTGCACAATCTTTTGATTTGTTGATTCGTCTGCAATCAGATCACTAATTCCAACACTGTAACAACTCGTCTTCATATATTCTGTGATAACGTTTTGAAGGTCGTCAATATATTGAGCTCCTGCCATATTTCCAAAATCATTGCAAATTCTTTGAATCAACCCTTTACCGCCATCGTGAATTACACCTTTGTCCATTTGTCCGCGAACGTATTTTCCGTTTATTATTTCCAAAACAGCATTTGAATTTTTTGCATCTTCTCCATCTTTGAATTGTTTGGTCTTGTAATTCAAAGTAATTGGTGGTGTGATTTGTGACATAATCTGGAAGTTACTGATTCTTTCTTTTTTATCAAGCAATGTCTCATTAACACGTTGGAAACGCATTAACAAATTCATCGCATCTCTCGGTGTGAAATTTATATTCTTTCTTGTAAAACGATAACAACCAAGAAGAGAGTCCTGATAAATACCAACAATCGGCTTGTTGTTCGCAGGACTAATAATTTGATAAGGAACTGCCGCTAAATTTCTAAGTTCCGAATCGGATTCCATATCCTGCGGCATATGTAAATTCATTTCCATGAATTCCCTAAGGTTTCCCAAAGGGCCGGAATACACCTTGTGCCTCATCAGGTTGGTTAAACCATCATATGAGACCCGTGATCATCTACTCTCTGAACCTTCCCCATACTCTTACCATAGCGAGATTAGGGGCTTGGCTGCTGATTATCCAATCCTTCACATTTTTACCATTGGGTACGGCTATTAACCGTGTTCCTCACAAATGTTTCCATAAGTGAGTGGTAGTGAAGGCTCTAAGGAACTTCCAGCAATTTGGTCACGTTGCTAACCCACCTTTATTAAAGGTGGATTAACTAGGGAGTTGCACGCTTTTCACGCTCCCTGTTGGGGACAAAATGCTTTTACATATGTCTATCCCCATCAAAATCGGCATTGTAAGGCTTTGTCGGCCTAATCCCAAAGGTTTCCCAGAGGGCCGGACTGTATCTTAAGCAAACTTAGGATGGCTAATCCTTCATTGTTCACCAACATCCGTTCAGTCTCTGAATGCCTTCCATAGTCTGCCAAGCGACATTAGGAAGTAACACTGCTGATTATCCAATCCTTCACATTATTACCATTGGGTTCGGCAATTAACCGAGTTCCTCTCAAATGTTTCCAGTTGAGAGTGGTAGTGAAGGCTCTAAGGAACTTCCAGCAACAAGATGTTTCGCAAATAAATCAACAAATACTTGAGGCAAATCAAGTTGGTTTTCTGTGTGATACTCTTTTAATTTTTTCAGGTGTTGTTCAATCTGTGGATTTAAAATCTTTTTATTCTTTGATAAGTTTTCTTTGCAAGATAAAGCTGTCGTATTCCTCCAATTAAATGCAACCATCTGCTCTTCTTTATTTTCTAAGTCAAAATGAAATAAAGGAATTACGTGGTCAATATGCCATTGGTTTCCGCGATTTTCAAGAACAAAACCATTATCATTATTCAATAGCCATTTCAAGTAATCTTTTACAGTTCAACCTAAATACTCAACAGTATGTTTTTCTTTATTATTGATTGCACTAATTATTCTTGAACGAATGGTTCTTTTCATTTTTTCTAATGGTTCATTTCTTTCGCAGTCTTTGCATTTCAACCTGTTATTCCTGAATTTATTTTGTTCTTTTATTTCGTTGCAATAATTACATTTTTTATTATCTATTCCGATTTCCTCTTTTTTTATTTTTTTCCTTTCTATGATTTTATTTTTTTTAAATATGGTTGATGATTCAATTATTTTCTTTCTGTGTTCTTCATCATTTTCATATTTGAATTTTCTTTTTTCATTATTACAATCCTTGCATATTTTTCTGTTTTTTATAAAAGAGGAAATCGGTTTTTCTTTATTGCAGCAGTTGCATTTTTCATCTAACTCATTTGGAGGTTCTAAATTTTTATACTTATCACGACTTCTTTCGTTACGACAGCTTTTGCATATATTTCTTTTTGGTATAAACTTATCATTGCTTTTTGTTTCACCACATTTTGAACAAGTTTTTTCTAATGGTTTAGTATCCGTCACATCCATCTTATTCATTATGAACTTTTCTTTTTAAGTTGTTTGCCTCAAATATTGTTGATTTAATCACTAGGAGGTAGCACGCTTTTAACGCCTCCTGTTGCCGACACAAAGTCTATCGGCTACGTTCATTCGGAAGGTATCACCCTTCTTCATAATCTTTGCAATGTGACACATCATACTCATTCTGTGTAGTGTAGGTTGTCTGTTAAACAGGATTGGGTCTCCATCCATCATATGACGATGTACAGTGTCTCCGTCTTCTAATACGATAGATTTTCTGTCAACATAACGCAATGTAATGGAAACACCATTTTTCTTTTCAAGAATCTTAGCTCCTGGCCATTCGTCTGGACCGGTCTGAACAAGTTTCATCAAGAATGCACGATTAACCTTGTTAACAATTACTGGTTTGGTAATATTTTTGGCAATCTTAAGAGGAATTCCTAACTCGCGAATAGAAATATTTGGGTCAGCGGTAATGACAGAACGAGCACTAAAATCAACACGTTTAGCCATTAAGTTTCCTCTCATACGTCCTCCTTTTCCATTCAAACGGTCTTTAATGGATTTCAAAGGACGACCTGAACGCTGAGCAACTGATGCCAAGCCTGGAATTTTGTTATCAATCTGAGTTGCGACATAATATTGCAAGACAGTTGTCCAATCGTCAACTACATTTGCCGGAGCATTATTCTGAATCTTTTCTTGTAATGTCTTGTTCGTCTTGATAATTGTAACCAAAATATGACTTAAATCGTCTTCAGAACGCTGTTGGGCATCGTGTTTTACAGAAGGACGAACAGCTGGAGGTGGAACTGCCATTACTTGACAAACCATCCAGTCAGGACGAGACCAAACAGGATTAAAACCCATAAATGTTACATCTTCGTCAGAAATGCGCTTGAAAATCTTTAGAACCATTTCAGGAGTAAGTTTTATAACAATATTTTCTTCGTCTTCATTGTCATTTTTCCATTCTGCGAAAATTGTTGCAAGACCATCTTTGCGAATTCGTTTAGGCTGTAAACAACCACAACCGTCTTCTGTGTCTTCTCCACATCGCTTAATATTACTTGCAAGTGAAAACACGTATTTCCATCGTTCAGAAGCATCCATTTTAAGAGCCTGTTTATATTTTTCTTTACTAATAAGCAATTTGCTGCATTTAAAACAAACGCATCTCAAAATTTTTAGTATACTGCTCAAATACTGAATATAAAACACTGGGCGTGCAAGTTCAATATGACCGAAATATCCAGGCGTTTGCATATAATCAAGACCATCTGTAGGACATATTAAACCAGGTTCACCAACTCCCATTCTAGGGTCAAACAAACCTCCGAAGACTGGTTTACCTCCTACATAAGTATCTCTGGAAGTAATTTCGGCAACAGAACCACGTCTTATTTCATCTGGAGATAATATACTAAATTGAATTGCCACGATTTTAGAACTCTTTGCGTTTTTCACTTTAGTTGTCATATCTACCTTATATATCTATAATAATATTTAGATTGTTTATCTTCAATTTTATTTAAAAATAAAAATACCCCTTTTTTGACCTCATTAATTTCAATAATATCTAGGAATAATTCGCGTTTCAATAACTAATACAATTTATATCTTGTTTAACCTACTAAATAATTGTGCACGATTGATAAAGGAATTATTAATTTAAATAAAATTGATTTTCATTTAAAAATATAGTTGAATAATATTAATATACAAGACACAATGCCAAAAGACACTAAAATAACGAAGAATGAGCAATCTAAGAAATCAAAGAAACAAGAACAGATTGCTCGCAATAAGAAACTTGTTGAGGAGTCTGATAGCGATAGTAATAGTGATACAAGTGAAAATGAAATAAGCGAAAATGAAATGGACCCTCACGAATATCGTAAATTTCTATCCAAATTGTTTCCTTCAAAAGATTTAGATAGAAAGATTAAAAATGGTGAAAAGCTGAAAAAGAAAGTATATGAAGAAAGCGATGAATCCTCTGATGATGACGACGAAGAATATGTTCCACCAAAAAAATCTAGGTCTACTAAAGCTTCAAAACAGTCTGAACCGAAATCAAAATCAAAAAAAGGGAAAAAGGATAAAAAGAAAATAGAATCTTCTGATTCCGAAGAAGAATATTATGAAGATGAAGAAGAGGATGAGGATGATATGGTAAAGGCTAGTAAATTCAATATTATTCTCACAGTTGGTGGAGAAGATGAAGATGGCGAAGACGAATTATGGGAAGATTATGAAGAGGATGAGGATGATGAAACAGAAGACGAAGATGAAAGTGTAAGTTCTGCATCTTCATCTGAAGATGATGAGGAGGAAGAAGATGATGATGATGAGGAAGAAGAAAGTGAAGAAGAAGTAAAATATGTTTCAAAAAAATCAAAAAGAAAGGAAAGTAAAAAGTTAAGTAGTAACAAAAAAACAAAAAAAACGGAAAAACCGGAAAAAACCGAAAAATCTTCAAAAAAATCAGAGGAATCAAATGAGAAAGAAAAAGAGAAAGAAACCAGTGATTCTTCGCAAATTACTAATGATCTTATATTAGAAAAACTCAAAGAGATTCATAATCAAAACAAGGATAATAAGCTTTTACAAGAATGTTTGAAGGTTTGTGAAGAAACTATGAAAAATGGTAACAAGAAACAAGAAAAGAAAATGCAAAAGCAAAAGGATAAAAATGCGAGAATTTTCAAAAAAATTTTAAGAGATAAAAACACGAATAATGATTTCAATTTCTTTGATTCTCTTCTTGTTGACGAACAAAAGAAAATTATCAAGGAATTGAGAGAAATTAATAAGATTTGTCGCATTGAAAAACCATATCGTATAACTCTTCTGGAGTCTAGTATTCCTTCAATATTCAAAGCTGCAGCAATGAAAAAAATCAATTTACTGCGTTATATGGAACCAGGAAGTGGTGAATATTATAAAATTAAAAGCTGGGTTGATACTTTTATGCACATTCCATTTGGAGTAAATCGCTCATTGCCAATAAATATTTCAGACGGAGTTGATGCTTGTCACGAATTTATGGAACAGGCAAAAAATACATTAGACAGTGCAGTATATGGGCTCAATGATGCAAAAATGCAAATAATGCAGATGCTTGGTCAATTAGTAACAAATCCTTCTGCTCTAGGAACAGCTATTGCAATTCAAGGTCCAATGGGAACAGGAAAAACTACTTTAGTAAAAGAAGGTATCAGTAAAATTCTCAATAGACCATTCGCATTTATTGCACTAGGAGGTGCAACTGACAGCAGTTTCTTAGAAGGTCACTCTTACACTTATGAAGGTAGCACTTGGGGAAAAATTGTGCAAATTATAATTGATAGCAAATGTATGAATCCAGTTATTTACTTTGATGAATTAGATAAAATCAGTGAAACTCCAAAAGGTGAAGAAATTGCTGGAATTTTAACACATCTTACCGATACATCTCAGAATTCACAGTTTCACGACAAATATTTCGCAGAGATAGATTTTGATTTGAGTAAATGTCTGTTTATATTCAGTTATAACGATGAAACCAAAGTTAATCCTATTTTGAGAGACAGAATGTACAGAATTTGCACAAAGGGATATGATTCAAAACAGAAGATTGTAATTTCTAATAATTATCTTCTGCCAAAAATTCGCGAACAAGTCAAGTTTCAACAAGAAGATATTATTATTTCGGACGATGCAATTAATCACATAATTGAGAATTATTGCAACAAGGAAGACGGTGTTAGAAATATGAAACGTTGTCTTGAAATAATATACACTAAATTGAACTTGTATAGATTGATGAGACCTGGTTCTAATTTGTTTGAAAAAGATATGGCATTAAAGGTAGAATTTCCTTTTACGGTTACACGTGATATTGTTGATAAGTTAATTAAAAATGACAAGCGTAATGATGATATGGCGTTACGTGGTATGTATGTTTAAAATATTATAAATTTATAATAATATAAAAAAAATTTTAATATTATTATATGGATTCATCTCTTGTTAAATTAATTTTAATGCGTGATTGTATTAAAAAACAAATAGATTTTTTTGAAATCTTAAAGGGTGATTTTTATAATATAAATAAAAATTTTTTTTTATTCAATTCAGAACAACAACATATAGTCAATACATTCAATAAAGAAAATAACACAGAATTAATAATTTGCAAAATTGATAGTTTGAATCAACTATTGATAAAGATAAATAAGGAAATAAATAATAATTGTGTTCATTGTTATTGCGAAGATTATATTGATGTAAATGAAAACACTTCAAAGCCTATAAAATATTGCGAAAAATGTTGGACCACATTTTAATACTCGGAATAAGGGACATTGTTTCCACCTCGGTTAATAAGATAATTATATTGTGGAACTGTCATACAAGCACAACCACTGCTATTAGAGAAAGAATTTGGACAACACTCTGGTTTAAATGGCGTGTTTGCAAACATAAGAAGTTCTCCCTCAGGTAAGGGCACTGCTTGTGGTTTTCTGTTTAAAATATCTTGAGCACCTTTTCCAGGTGTTTGTCCAGCATTGTAAGTTAAATTAGGTGTAAACCAAGAAGTTGTATCAATAGATTTATCAGATGTTGTGCTAAATGGAGCAGATTGACCATTGTTGATATTCGCACCAGTAAATCCTTCCTGCATTGTAGGATTAGACATAATCAAATCGTATTGGTGTTGATTAGGTGTCATTTTTTTCGTAACTCCTCCAAAAAACGCATTCATATCAACTCTTGAACAAGAACAAAGAAGATGCCCCCATAAAATAATTAAAACAATAAAAATCAAAATAATAATTTCAACTCTAAAGGTGATTTCCATAATTATACATAAATAATAGATAATAAAATTATACTATATTTAAAAATAATTCTACAGCAGAATTATAATCATTAAACAATACATCATTAACATAAAAATATCCAGAATCTGTTAACAAATAATATAACTTATCTTCTTTAATAAATTCATTATTCATTTTATCCAAATAATTTTTTGTCAAATTTTTAAGATTTTTGCTCCCTAAAATACTTACACGTCCTAAATTAAAAATATCCTGATTCAAATCTTTCCCATTTATTTCAACAATTCCATAAACCTTTATTCCTTTACTTAAATTCATACCTGGTTTTACGTCTTTAATACATATTTTATTATCATCATTCAATTGTATTTCAGTATTTTTAGAAATTCCAATATCAAATTCTTTATGGATGTTTTTTCTTAGAAGCTCATTGTTATCCATTTTTTCGGAAAGTTGTTTAAATTCATTTTCATATATTTCATCCCAGTCAATAAAATTAATTAATTCATTGATATTAGGCGCATTTATTTTTATCTCTTTTGATTCAGTATTCAAACAATATATGATTTCTTCCTTGTATGTTATTTTTTCTGCGTCAATGTGTTCACGAACATAAATCCATTTATTATTTATTTTTAATTTATGTGTGCCACTTACAATTATTCCAAATAAAGAATACATATCAATATCAGTCGCATCTAGCTTCATTTTTGCAGTAACTAATCCATCTTCTTCTAATACATCTCCAACTTCAATATCTTTTATTTTTTTGTATTCGCCGTTTTCAATTTTCAATAGTGTATTTCCATCAAAACAACTAGGCTTCTTGGGTGGACTAGGCATACCTGGGACTTTTATATGTAAAACATCTACACAAAATACTAGGATAACCGTAAGAAACGCTGCAACAATTCCAAATCCAATAGTTCCTGGAATTGCAATATAAAATTGTAATGTTAACCAAGAAATAACAATTAATACGGCTAATGCAATCAATACAATAACAACAATTTGAACAACTGCTCCTAGCAATGATTGCAATGTATAATAACTACCTAATGACGTGTATATACAAGAAACCATCACACCTTTACTTTGTTCTAGTGCATCTTTAATCTTAATTATTACAGGAAAAAATGTAAAAACAACATTAGATATACGTCCTAATACTTCTTCTGATATAGATGCAAATTTTTGTCTAAGACTATCAATCAAATTTCTAATATATTGAAACGCCTGTCTTAATTCTTCAAAAAAGGCATTTATTGTGCTCATAAGATATGTAAGAGGTGCAACTGCAATTCCTGCAATATCTGTTGTTATGTTCTGAACACAATAAGTAAAGTTATCAAGTGTAAATTCTGTTGCAGTTGAACCTTCTGGTGGATTTATAATTCCAGCAAATGGAATTACAGAAGCTCTACATCTTTGATTTACCCAATCATCTTTTATTGGTTGAATGTTTATAATAATTTTTGAATAGGACCAAACAATAAATAATATTATAATTAAAATAATAAATAACATTACAGAACCACCATATTGATCAAAATATGACATACCTTCATACATTTCATTAATTTTATCTGAGCTTTCCAATAATGTAAATTCTTGTGTAGACATATATAGTAAGTGGATAATATTCAAATATAAAAATACTAAATACTATTCAAAGTTTATTATGTTATAAACATTAAATTAATCGTGTAACAATTTTAAATTTTAAATTTAATCATATAATCATCCCAGTCCCAAAATTCCTCATCTCCTATCTTAATTTTATGATTGTCTATTATTAAGCAACTGAACCAATCACATTTGACTTCATCTTGTTCAATCGCCCCTTCATAATCCTTTACCTCTATGTATTTGTCATTACCAATATGTATCATATGTGAACCTGTAACATAAATATTTTCACCATTTACACCTTTTCCGATAATTTTATAAATTTTATTCATATTATTTACATTATCAACTTTCATTACACCATTCACACGACTACCATTTTCTAAATAATCTCCTAAATTTAAATCTTTCATTAAAACAATATTTCCATTTTTCAATTTTACTTTTGTATCTGGATGAAAACATTGACCCATTGTTCTAATCATTTGTCCTGGTGGACCATTCCAGGTGCTTTTCATAGTTTTTATACTACCATCCAATAAATACATTAATGTTATTACAATTCCGACAAGTTTTCCCATTAAATCTTTAATTTTAATAATGATGACTTGAAACTGAATAATAATATTTAAAAATAAACCATAAACAGATTCAATAATACTTGTTATAAATGACCTTATATTACTCAACATATTTCTAGCATAATTCAATGATTCTGTAAATTCTGAACCCATTGACATCAAAGTATTTCCAAGATATGTCAATGGTTGTAACAAATAACCCATATATTCGGTTTGCATATTTTGAATACAATATTCAAAATCAGTTGTCATATCATCTGATAGAGGCATATACATTGGGTTACATCTGTATACAGGCCAATTGTCTTTTATCTCTTGAATTTTACTGTAAATATAAACAATTAGTATTTGAGCAACAAATCCCAAATTTACATATATAAAATTTAACCAATCAGAACCCTTCGGCATAACTTATATTATTAATATATAATTCTTATATTATTGTAATTCTAAATAACTTTTTTATTTTCTAGATTTCTTTGACTTTCTAGATTTCTTTGACCTTCTAGATTTCTTTGTTTTTCTAGATTTCTTGGATTTCTTTGACTTTCTTCCACCAGATGAACACGAAAACCACGGTTGACCTGATTTGAGAGTATGGGTTCCGCCTCTTTGTGATGCTAGCTGATTTGGTGGAATAGGTTTAGGAGCGCTTACACTTTTATCAAATTCAGCATTTGCCCCTGACTGTGATATATTTTTTAAACTGTTTAATGTAACTGCATCTGTTGTTCCGTTTCCTCCTTCAACTGGTGTAACTGGACTTGGAACTGTTGTAACTGGTATAGCGCCTCCTTTATAAAATTTTCTTTTTCTTCTTTTACCACCTCCTCCAACTTTTGTCAACTTTGTTTGAAGTGCTGCATTATCGTGTTGTCTAGCGATTGCAGATTCTCTCGGACTTGCACCCATTGTTCCGTTTACAGTAACTGGAGGAACTCCTTTGATAGATGTTGTAGACATTATTAAAATATAGCAATATTTTATTCGTTTTAAAATATAAAATTACTATCTTAATTAAATAATATGGACGATAATGCTAGACTCCAACTTCAAAAAATGATTAAGGCAAATGATGTTGAGGACCAAACTGAATTAATACGCGAATTGAAGCATAGTCATCTCCTACAGGCAGATATTAATTCTCTTCTCTCATTGAAGGCTAAATACAAGAACAATCAAGACTTGATTCAACAAAATGCTCCTTTAGAATGTAACTTTTTATTCACATATTATACTGATATTTACAATAAAATACGAAAGGATGAAATTGATTTATCTATTTTAAATAGATTTTTGAATGTTTTGCGCCAGATTGAAGATGGATTACTAGACCAACACGAAGGTGCATTTGTTGTAGGAACTTTATTAAAAGAATTGTATGTTGATAGTGCTTTGAAGAAGGCTGAAAAAATAAACGAATTAAATCCTGAAAAAGTTCCTGAAGAAAGACCAATTGAAAATAATGTTTCGTGGAAACAATTCAAAATAATGCTGAATAAATAAATTATTTATATTTACGTTTATTTGTATGTCTTTTATTTTTCTTTTTGGCAGTTTTGTTTCTTTTCTTGATACCATTCTTTTTGCTTTTCTTGTTACCTTTATTTTTATTTCTTTTACGCCCTCCTCTTGTTTTACCTTGTTGTGGAAGTCTTACTACACCTCTAAGAGATTCATTATAATCTGGATCAACAATTTCTTCAACATCCGAACCTTCAGCAACTAAATTTTTTTGTCTTAATTTTATTAAACCTTCTTCTGACAAATCTAATACGTTAGATGTTCGTCCCATTGTAGTCATATCTATAGTAGCCAAAGGCACATCAATTCTATTTACATCTTTTGCAACAACTATTTCAGAAGGTGTTTCAGAATTAATATCTAAAATAGGAGGAATATAAGAAGTTGCAGAAACAGGTATATTATTATTTCCTCTTGAATGTCTAGCCCAATCATTTCTTGCGTATTTAAGATCTCCAATTTGTAAAATTATATTTGGCGTAATTCTTATTATGTCTGATAATATTCTACTAGTAACATAATCATTACTTAATTCATCTAATATTTTTTGCGAATCTTCAACAGTTTTTTCAAGAATTGATATTGCTCTATTTTTAAAACTGTTAAACCAAATAATATATTCTAAATAAGATGATTCACTAGTATTACTTCTTATTCTTACTGGTTCTGTTTTTTCTATTCCAAATATTAATTTTCTATAATTATTTATTATATCTATCATTTTTTTTACGATTTCTGTATTAGACTCATTTTCATCTATTTGCTCTTGTAAGAATTGCCTGTTTGGTGAATTAAATGCAACATATGCTAAACGGTCTCTCCTATCTTGAAAGTTATTCCAAGTTTTGGTATACCTTACTAACAAATCATCTAACTTAGATAATAATTTTTCTTTTAAATTATCTGTTTTTTCTTCTGCAGTTCTTGGTCTAAAACTAAACATATATTATCTTTATAAAAATATAAACATAATTATTTATAAATAATACAAATGTATAAAAAATCAAATATAACGACAACACTTATAATTGTTGAATCTCCAGCAAAATGCAAAAAAATAGAAGAATACCTTGGACCTACTTATAAATGTGTAGCTACATTTGGTCATTTGAGAGAACTAAAATCCCTAAAAGACATTGATATACAAAACGATTATAAACCAACATATTCATTATATGAAGATGAACGCAAGGCCAAAAATATTAAAAATTTAAGAATAGCAATTCATAAGGCAGAAGAAGTAATTTTAGCAACCGACGATGACCGTGAAGGAGAAGCTATCGCTTGGCATATTTGTCAAGTATTTGACCTTCCAATAGAAACAACAAAACGTATTATTTTTCACGAAATAACAGAATCCGCAATAATAAATGCAGTCTCTCATCCACGAAATATTAATATGAATATAGTTCACTCACAACAAGCTCGTCAAATATTAGACATTATTGTTGGATTTCAAATAACACCTACGTTATGGAGTGCAATTTCTAAGAATAACAAAACAGGTCTTTCTGCTGGAAGATGTCAAACACCTGCACTAAGAATAATATATGACAATTATTTAGAAATAAAGGAAAGTCCTGGGACAAAAATTTACAACACATTTGGTTATTTTACAAATCACTGTCTTAAATTTGAATTCAATAAAAATTTTGAAAACGAGGAAGAAGTTAAAATGTTTTTAAATAAATCATCTTTTTTTGAACATATTTACACTGTTAGTCAACCAAAAAAAATGTTGAAAAATCCACCCCAACCATTAACAACTTCAAGAATTCAACAACTAGCGAATAATGAAATGAGAATATCTCCAAAAGAAACAATGAAAAATTGTCAGACTTTATACGAAGCTGGTTATATTACATATATGCGAACAGATAGTTCAAAATATTGTGATGAATTTATTGACTCTGCAAAGGAATATATTGAAAAAAAATATAATGATAAAAGATATATAAATCCAGATATTGATTCTCTCTCCAACTGTATAAAAGAAGGCGTTCAAAAAAATGAAACTGATGAAAAATCTAGTTCTCAAACTCAAACAAAGGAAGCACACGAAGCAATTAGACCAACAAATATCAATCTTACAGAAATTTCTGAAAAGGCCACTTCTAAAGAGAAAAAACTATACAAAATTATTTGGGAGAGAACAATTGAAAGTTGTATGTCTTCAGCAGAGGTATTCCAAATAACTGCGAATATTTCATCTCCTTATCCTGATGGAAAATACGCATTTTCAAGTGAACTTATGGATTTTCCTGGATGGAAAATTGTCTCTCAAAAAAATATTAAAGATTCTGGAAAAAATGAAAAGGAATTCAATTATCTAAAAACTATAAAGGAAAATATTATTGTTCCGTATAAAAATATAACATCTAGTTTAACATTAAAAGATTTAAAGCATCATTATAGCGAAGCCAAACTTGTGCAAATGTTAGAGGAAAAGGGAATTGGTAGGCCCTCCACTTTTTCAATGATTGTTGATAAGATTCAAGAACGAGAATATGTTAAAAAGGAAGATATTGTCGGCAAAGAAATTGAATGTATTGATTTCTCTCTTGAAGAGAGAAACATAACTAGAATTATAACCAAAAGAACCTTCGGTAATGAAAAAAATAAGCTTGTAATTCAACCATTAGGAATTCTTGTTATTGAATTTCTTATTAAAAATTTTGATAATATTTTTGCTTATGAATACACAAAACAGATGGAAGATGAATTAGATATTATTTCAAAAGGTGAAAAAATATGGCATAATTTATGCGATTTGTGTTATAAAGAAATTGATAATTCTATAAAAGATACAGGGGATGGCCTTAAGAAAAAGGAGATTAAAATAGACAATGAACACTCTTATATTATTGGTAAAAATGGTCCAGTAATAAAATGTGTTAAGACAAATGTTGATGGGAACAAGGTTACATTTAAACCTGTTAAAAAAGATATTGATATACATAAGTTAGAAAATGGCGGATACACATTGGATGAAATTATTGATAAATCTAATTTATTTATTATTTTGGGAGATTATCAGGAAGAACAACTAACTCTTAGAAAAGGGAAATATGGATTATATGCAACTTGGGGAGAGAAAACCAAAAATTTATCCTGTTTTGGAAATAGGCCAATGGAAAATATATGTTTTGAAGATATAAAAGAAATATTAGACAAGGAATGCAATGACAATATTTGCAAAAATAATAATGAAACCAATGAACACGCTCAAGACTTTGGACAAGAAAAACCAAAAAACACAACAAATATTATTAGACAAGTTAGCAATAATATTAGTATAAGAAGTGGAAGATATGGCGATTATATTTTTTACAAAACCCCAAAAATGAAAAAACCGATGTTTCTTAAAATAGGAGGTTTCAAAGGTGACTACAAAAAGTGTCATAATGATTTAATTGAACAATGGGTTAAGGATGAATATGGTGTTTTATAAGGAATTATTTGGAGAATACAAATTCACCCTTCTGGCAATTTGAGGATTAAATATACTGAACTCTAATGTAATTGAGTAATTAAAATCACCAAACTCAACAGGCATTCCATTATGATACCTTATTTTCAATTTTATTTTACGAATCCTTTCTGCCGGTGGATTATACCATTTATAACTTTCCATAGAATCATCAAACCATTGACTAATAGGGGTTGTAGTTACAGCAATTTTTGCAAATGCAGAATTAACAATTCCATTTGTTCCATTTGTGCTTGTTGTGTAAGGAGATAATGCAAATGGCATTGTTTCGTCCAAATTGTTCATTCCTGCTATTTCTAAATAAAAATAAGCTTCTCCCATTAAATTAATTTTTCCTGGTGCTTCCAAAAAATAAACAATTGCTCCAGTGTATTGTTTATCAGGAACTAACCAATATCCATTATCACCAGGAACAACATCCCCATAATAAAATCTAGGAAGACCTGATATCCCATTAACTGCATTAATTTCTGCTCCAGAACTACTAGTATACGCATCACATTTTGAAAATCCTAAATAATTTGATAACCCCCAATCTGAATAAACTGGTAATTGATTTCGGCCGCATTCAAGTATTTTAGCAGTGTTTGTAATATTAGTTATTATACTGTTTGTTATTACAAAGTCAGAGCTTTTATTACCAAACCAAAGTTTTTGACCAACAATATTGTAAGCAACTACAAATTGATTGTATCCTCCTTGAGAAATAAATTCATTTATTAAATCTGTTTGATTAGGTATTTCTGGATGAAGATTTAAATAAGATAATATGTAATTTGTAACAATTGCATTGAAACGATTTGTTAATTCAGTAGCTATTTGTTCAGGTGTATAAAACCCTTCAGCAATAATTACCAAATAATTATTCTCAATATTGGCGTAAAGTGCAGAAAAAATGGCTTCTAATAATGGATCATTTGAAAGATGTGCAGGGTCACCAGGATTATAAGGATTTATTATTTTGAATGTCATAAAAATATTATTTTTTGCTCCTGAAAATGTATTATAATTTGCCGGAAACGTCCATTGAGACAACCGAACTGCTTCTACATTACAATAATCTTGTGGTAATTCTACTTCAAATTCATTTGAATTTGGAAACCGCAGAATATTTCTATCTTCAGAATGAATTGAAACGTATTTTTTTTCATACATATAATTTTGTGAATTTGGTATTATTGGATGTGTTGAAGACGTATTAAATCTACTCATAATATTATTCACTATAATATTTTTAAGTAACTAATTAATTTATAAATATTGTGTAAAATATATTCATTTTTTTATATTTTTGTATAATAAAATGACAGATTCAAGCTATTCTGGAAGACAACCAAATAGAACTTCTTACGTTAAATTATTTTATGGTAGCAATACAGGAAATTATACAACATGGGTAAACACACAATACAATAGTTCTAATGTGTTAGCTCCAGTCAATCAAAAAACTAATGTCTACGTTTACAAGGATTTAATTGTTGGTGGGTCAATTTTGAATCCATCAGATAGTATTTTGAAAAATAATATTGAAGAAATATCACTAAATACAGCAAATACTTTATTAGATGCAATACCTAAACAATATACCTTCAAAAAAGATACTGAAAATAATATTCATTATGGTTTTATTGCACAAGAACTTGAACAGATTGCACCAAATTTAGTTAATGAAATTGAAACGCCTATTGATGGTAAAATTAAGTCGGTTAATTATATTGAAATTATACCTCTTTTACTATTAAAAATTAAGGACCTTCAAAACCAAATAGATGATTTGAAATTAAAAACTGATACAAATAAATAATATAAACTATATTTATGAGTAAAAACTGTAAACCAGAAGCATATTCTCAATTTTTTTCTGATAGTGCTATTATAGTTGGTACTTTAATAATATCTATTACAATGACTATATCTAATACAAATGGAGGGTTAATTGGGCATATGATTGGATATGGATTTTTAGCTGCTGGGTTTGTTATCAAATCTGGATTATTAGCAAGTATACTTGCAAAAGGTGATTGTGTGAGTAAGGACCAAGCATTGATGTTTTTTTTGATGTCCGTGTGTCCATTTATTATTATTGTTTTCTTGATACTTGCCATTTTGTATATTTTAAATAGTTATTTCAATAGAATTGTTGGAGGAAAGGTATCAAAAGGATACAAAACCTTTTCAAGAATGTTTATTGTTATTCTTATTGCACAATTAGGGTTATTTTATAACGCTACACAAGAAGAAAAATATAAAACTGAGAATGTTATTTCCCCAATTTATGGTATGTTAATTTATCTTCTTTCAGTAATCAATATTCTTGTGTTAATAACCATTTATGTAGTTCTTGCATTTTATTCAACCGATGGATAAGTCAAACGATGGATAAGTCAAACGACTATGCATTGATTTTCATAAATTTATATGTTACTCCATATTGAGTTTCAGTCTCCCAAATTCCTGAAATTTTCAACATAAATAAATTATTATTCATTTTTTCAATATTATCTGAAAAAATTTTTATATTGCCATTTTTCAATTGTTCATATATTTTATATTGCGGAATCTTATCTTTGATATTTGAACTTTTTAACAATTTCTCTTCAATCGCATTTATTTGTTCTATTATATTGCGATGTGCAGAAACATTAAAAGTGCATTTATATTTATTATAATACTTTTGACAATACACATCATTTAAATGAACTAATAATGTTATTCCATTCAATGCAAAATCTGATGTAGAATAAATTATTCTTATGAAATAACCGTCATTCATTATATTATTTTTTATTGGTTCGCAAAAAAAAACGCAATTATTATCATATTGATTAATATTTATTATTAAATTCATTTTGAATTAACTACTCTCTATAATGATTTTCTTTTTATATATTAAACGAATAATGTATTATAATTTATTATAAGTTATAATCTAATAAAGAATTTGTATAATCATATATAATGAAATTTCACGAAACACATTTTGAAGAATATTACAACGTTGCGCATAATTTACATCCAAAAAATGAAAAAATTTTCAATAAATTTCCATCTAATATTCGCAATCTTAAAAATCTGATATTTTATGGTCCTAGTGGCGTTGGTAAATATACACAAATGTTGAAAGCTATATGCAAATACAGTCCAACTGAGCTCAAATACGAGAAGAAAATTAGCATTACTTATAATAAATGTCAGTATTTCTTCAAAATAAGTGATATTCATTATGAAATTGATATGTCTCTCTTAGGTTGTAATTCAAAACTACTTTGGCACGATATATATTCTCAACTAATTGATATTATTAGTGCAAAATCTGATAAAAGCGGAATTATTGTTTGTAAATATTTTCACGAAATTCATAGTGAATTATTGGAAAACTTTTATAGTTATATGCAACAAAATAACGCGGTAGCAGTTGATTTGAAATTTATTATAATGACTGAAGAGCTGAGCTTTATACCGGACAATATTTTGAATTGTTGCGAAATAATTCATATAGGGCGACCAAGTAAGACTGCATACAATAAATGCATAAGAAATAATGTAAAATTAGATACTAATATGAAGTTAGAAAATGTTACGAATATCAAAAATTTGCACTCATCAATAAATGAACTTATGCATCCATACAAAATAATCTGTGATAAGATTTTAGATTCAATATTAGCTATTAATGATTTGAAATTCTTGAAATTTCGTGATATGCTTTACGATATATTTATTTATAATTTGGATATCAGTGAATGTGTTTGGTATATTATTTCTTCTTTAATACAGCGTGGAAAAATTAAGCAATCTGATTTGTCTCCTTTATTGATTAAAACATATTCATTTTTTCAATATTACAATAATAATTATAGGCCAATATATCATTTAGAAAATTATTTATTTTATTTAGTGAGTATTATACACGAATTTTAAAATATTATATCACGTTATTTTAAATATGTTAAAAAACACACTAGGAATGGCAGCAAGAAGTGGATTAAGAACTGGTTTTAGTTCGGCAAATTTAGTTGCAAATATGGGCACTAGTTATGCTGAAAAATCAGGGCTAATTGACAAAAATACTTCAAATAAAATTAAACAAGCTTCAAGTGATGCAACAACTTATGTAAATAGTAAAATAACAAAAGAAAATTTTGATAAAGTAGGAAATGCTGGTAAAGAAGCTATTACTTTTTTAAAAACAGCTCAAAAAGATCCTGCTGCGGCTGGTAAAATTGCTGCAAATAAAGTTAGTGAAGTTGGAAATCAGGCTTACTCAGCAATAACTAACGAAGAAAACCAAAAAAAAGTTAAAGCAGCTGCATCCAATGCTTATAAAGAAGTTAGTAATCTTGTTTCTAGTAATATTAAAAGTAAAATTCCACAACGCAGTAGACAACGTTCTAGGCAAGTCAGAAGACAACGCGCCAGAACTTATCGTGGAGGTGAAGGTGGTATCACTGGATGGGCAGATAGAAGGATAGAAATAAAAATGGAGATGAAAAGAATGAAAGCACAAGAAAAAGCAAAAGCTGAACGTAAAGCAAAATATTTTGCTGAACTAGCAGAATCAAAAGCTCAAAACGCTTTACGAGAACAAGAACAGTTAAGGTTGCAACAACAAATGGTTGATTCAAGAAATAATATGAATACAGTTTTATCAAATAATCTACAACGTAGAAGACAACGCGCCAGAACTTATCGTGGAGGTGAAGGTCCAGAAGACAATATGAAAGCAGCACAAGCACAGCAAATACTTCAAAATAATCCAGTTACAAGTGATGTAGTAGCAAGTGCAAGTCCTGATGTAGCTCAAGCTGTTGCAACTGACCCAATAGTTGCTTCAGCTGTAGCAAGTGCAAGTCCTGATGTAGTTTCATCAGTATTGAATAATCCACAAGTTGCTCAGCTTGCAGAAAATGCAAATAAACTTAAAGCTCAAGCAGACCAAATGGCTAGTCAGATGTATAATCAAGCTATAAGTGACCCTGAAACAGCTGCTAGAATAGAACAAGCCAAAGCTCTTGCTGATCAAGCAAGTTCAAAATTTAGTTCAATGTTTAATAGTTTAAAAGCTGCTGCTGCTCCATATGCTGATAGAGCATCTGCTGCTGCTAACCAATATTATAATGAAGCTTCTGCTGCTGCTGCTCCATATGCTGATAGAGCATCTGCTGCTGCTAACCAATATTATAATGAAGCTTCTGCTGCTGCTTCTCCATATGCTGATAGAGCATCTGCTGCTGCTAACCAATATTATAATGAAGCTTCTGCTGCTGCTGCTCCATATGCTGATAGAGCATCTGCTGCTGCTAACAAATATTATAATGAAGCTTCTAATTATTTAAGTGGTCCATGGACATTTGGAAAGAAAACACAAGGTGGAAGACTACATAAATATAAAAGAAGACACACTAGAAAAATCCATAAAAGAAAAAAATCTCATAAAAAAATGAGTAAACAAGGTCGCAGAAGTAGACAAAGACAATAAATACAAATATGTAAATTAATGATTTAGATATTTAATAATTAATAAAACCAATATGCAAATTAAAGAAGCATTAGAAATTCTTGATTTGAAATCAAATTTATCTGATATTGATTTAGAATACTTAAAAAAACGTTATCATAAAATGGCATTGAAATATCATCCAGATAAAAATGATAATACACCAGAATCAAACGAAAAATTCAAAGAAATTAATGAAGCCTACGAACTTTTGAAGAGAGAAATCCATATTTTCTCTCCAGATGATTCTGAGGAAACTGATTATAATGATAACACAAGCACATATATTAACATTCTTAATCACTTTATTGACAGTATTGTAAAAGGGAAATACACTGAACTTCTCTCTTCAATTATAAAAGATATTGTATCTGGATGCAAGGAAATCTCTTTGAAACTCTTTGAAAATTGCGACAAGGACTCTTCATTGAAAATTTACAATTTCATTATTAAATACAAAGATATTATACGAATTAGTGAAGAAACAATTTCAAACGTGAGAGAAATTATATTGGAAAAATTCAAAGACGTATTAATTGTAATATTGAATCCATCAATAGACGACCTTTTTGATAACAATGTTTATAAATTGCAACATAATAATGAAACCTATTTGGTACCACTTTGGCACGGAGATAGTTATTACGATGTTAAAAGTGAACCGTCTGGAGAAATAATTGTAAAATGTATTCCTGATTTACCTGAAAATACGGAAATTGATGAAGATAATAACTTGTATACAGAAATTTCAGTTTCATTTACTTTTTCTCTCTTGACACAAAAAACAATACCTATAATAATAGGTAAAAAGTCGTTTGACATTCAAACAGATGAGCTTTTATTAAAACAGATTCAAACTGTTATTTTAAGAGGTAAAGGAATTTCACAGGTAGATGAGACAAATATTTTTAATATTCATAAAAAATCCGATATTTTTGTTAAATTGAAGTTCACCGACGTCTAATAAAAAATTAAATTATATAATAAGTATTTGAAACTTATTATATAAAAATGCACCCATTGGGAATTGAACCCAAGACATCCGGCACATAAGACCGACGCTCTAACCAACTGAGCTATAGGTGCTCTTGTTATAATTATTAAAGTAAAAAATTTTTATATTATTTTTTATCATATTATATTTTTAAAATTTATAAAATTATTTTTTATGCACTAGTAACTTTCTTTTTAACAACTTTTTTAACAACTTTCTTAGGCTCTTCTACAGGAGCTGCTTCGGTTTCTGATTCCGCGATTACTTCTTGAACAGAAGACTCTTCTTTTACTGGTTCTGATTCTGCTACTGAGACTGATTCTTCTACTGCTACTGAAACTGGCACTTTTACACTGCTTGGTTGTTCATCTTCGTCATCTGAATCTTGAACTTCAGTCGCATCATATTCATCAACCAATGTCTCTGCAGGAGGAGCTGGAGCTGCTTGTAGCTTTGCCTTATCAGCCGCCTTCAACTTAATAAAGCACTTACCACTAAGAGTTTCTCTTGGCTTTTGAACAACAGCTTGAACTAGCTTCCAAGTAACTCCGAACTTACCATTTGCGAACCAAATACCACCGCACTGAATCAAAGCAGACAGCTGGATTCCCTTGTGAAGGAAATCTAATGGAGTAACATTTTGTCTCTTTGGGTCAGGAAACAATGCATTGCCATCCTCGTCATAGATCTCACTTTTCCATACACCTTCCCAAGTAGGAAGCTTGATTCTTAGAACTGGTGCCTTAGTTAGGTCTGGTTCTCCAGTTAATTTATTCTTGGAGTATTTCAACATAGGAGTCCAAAGTGCTTCAACAACTTCAGAATTTTTATGAACCTTTCCGAACCAATCCTTGGAATTAGTTAGAGCATCGGCTTTAATTTTATTTTCTAATTCAATCATATTTTTCAAGAAGGCACTGGTGTCCGCATTTTCGTATTCTTCAGAAGGAAATTGAAGAGACATCTCAAACTTTCCATTTCCTTTACCACTTTTCTCATCTACAAAATCCGATGCACCCCAAGTCAACATAAGTGGTGTAGAGATGCGAATACCAGATTTTGTAATACTGTTCAAAATATTTACGCTTTTTCCACCCTGTGAATTAACCTTGGGTTGAGAATAACGAGTATTCATCGCATTAAATTCAGTTCCGTCAATGATTGTGTCTGCCATTTCTTGTTGTAGTATACTGTATATAATTAGCTAATCTCTAAATCAATTTTTTTTATAATTAATAATTCGCATTACTGCATTATTATGCAGTTAAAGAAAAAGTATTTAATTTAAATACTATACACATAGAAGTGTGACAATCAAAAAAAATAAAATTAATTATAACAAAATATTTGTTACCATAATTACATCACATTGAAATTAAAAAATATAATCGGAGCTTTAATTAATAACAAAATTAAAAAGGTTAAAAAGATTTTAATTTATTAATATATATGACAACAATAGGTATTAATGAAGATAAACCAATAAAATCTCCAAAATGTAAAAAAGACCAAAGTGAAGAATACATCAATATACTTCAACAAAAATGTGAAAAATTAATTCCATTTATTAAGAAAACTCAAAAAATATCTGATGAAAATATTGTAATACCTAATTTGAACACGTACAATGAATTATTTAATTATAATTACAATTCACAACAATTAAAAGTTTTTGCAAAGTATTACAAAATTAAAACAACTGGAAACAAGCAGCAGTTAATTGTAAGAATTTTTTCTTTTTTAAAGTTATCGTGCGATGTTTTGAAAATCCAAAAAATATGCAGAGGATATATTCAAAGAAAATATAATAAAATTCACGGACCAGCATTTGTTAAAAGAACACTTTGCACAAACAATTCGGATTTCTTGACTGGAGATGAGCTTACAGATATTCCAAACTCACAATTTATTAGTTTCAGCGATAATGATGGTTTCATTTATGGATTTGATGTTATTTCTCTCTACAACCTTGTTTTGAAGTCTGGAAAAAATGTGAAAAATCCATATAACCGAAATAATATTCCATCTTATGTTATTTCAAATATAAAAGCCTTAATAAGATTAAGTAAAATATTAAATATTAAATTAGACCTTGACATTCAAGACGATACTGCCGACTTGTCAGATGAAAAGACTATAGAATTGCGAGCATTGACCTTGTTTCAAAACATTGATGCACTAGGAAATTACAGTTCACCAAATTGGTTTCTCTCATTGAATCGCATTCTAACTATAAAAATGTTGAGAGAGTTGTTGGATATTTGGGATTATAGGGCGCAAATTACGAATGAAACTAAACGCAAAATATGCCCTCCTAATGGATTATTAAGCACAAATGTAAGTTTATTTACGATTTTCAATGAACAAAATTTATGTAAATTAAAAAGATATATTCTTGAAATTATGGAAAGAATGGTAAACAGTGGAATAGATCAGGATAGCAAATCTTTAGGAGCATATTATATTCTAGGTGCATTGACAATAGTAAATCAAGAAGCTGCTACATCCCTTCCATGGCTTTTCCAATCATTTTCATATTTTAATTAATTCCATTAATTAAGGAATTTCATAAATATTGAGGTGCATTATGATGGCATTGTTTTTAAAATATATATTATTTGCGTTAAATCACTTAAAAAGTAGTCGTCTTAGTATAGTATAAGATGGCAAGACCAACAAAGACTACTAAGACTTCTGAGTCCGTTTCCGCTCCTGTTTCCGCTTCCGTATCCACCGCTACTTTGGCCCCAACTCCTGTTGTATCCAAGAAGGTTGCTGCTCCTAAGAAGGAGAAGGTTGCCAAGAAAGAAGCTGTTCCTGTTGTTCCTCAAGTTGTTGAGGAGAATGTTGTTGTAACTGATGAGACTGATGCTCAACTTACTGAGCAGTCCAATGAATTCCTTTCCAAGCTCCAACAGCTTGGCACTCTAATCACTAATCTTAAGACTGAATACCGCACTCTTGAGAAGAAGTGGTCTCGTGAAATCAAGACTGCCCAAAAGCAGTCTTCTAAACGTAAGCGCAAGTCTGGAAACCGTGCTCCTTCTGGATTCGTCAAGCCAACACGTATCAGTGATGAGCTTGCAGCTTTCCTAGGAAAGGACAAGGGTTCTGAGATGGCTCGCACACACGTTACCAAGGAGATTAACGCTTACATTCGTTCCAACAATCTTCAGGATAAGGATAATGGTCGCAAGATCAACCCTGACCCTAAGCTAACTGCTCTTCTTAAGCTCAAGAAGGAGGATGAGCTTACCTATTTCAATCTTCAGAGATTTATGAGTCCTCACTTTGCAAAGACTGTTAAGGCTGAGGTTGTTCAAGCATAATTTCATAAAAATTTACAATAAAAATTTACAATAAAATTAAAAATAATAAAATATGAATCACATATTTTTATTTTATTATTTATTTGAATGCTTATTTACAAATTTCATCAAAATAAGGACCATCTGTTGTTTTTTTATAAGTGAATATTAACATTTCTCTCGTCAAATGAGGTTGATATTCTAAAACATCATTGATTGTAATCATTTCTTCTTCTTGTGTCAATTGATAATCAGGATTCAAAATATAATTACGCGCAAAATCAGCATCTATGTGTTGTTTTTTTAGTATTTCAATTAAACTAAGTGAATAAATATTTCTCTTTAAAGTCATCATATCATATTGTTTTTTTCCCAAGTCCATTATTATTTATAATAAAAAAATAATTTATTTTTAACCTATTATTTTCATACAATCTAAAATATAAAACCATCTTCAATTAAAATAGGTTTTATTGATTCTATATCTAATGGTCCATTCATTATTTTAACATTATTAAACACATCTATTAATTCGTGCTTATCTGATTGAAAATCAAACAAGTCACAAACATTCAAAACAACATCAAGATTTTGAATATATGAAGTATTTTCTATCAACCAAACATAAAAATCATTTATTGCAATACATTCCTTTTTTCTAATTGCCTTCTTATATTTCTTAAATAATTTTAGTGTATTCATTAGATTATGCTCATCCTCCCCATCAATCGTAGAATTATAATCTCTTCCAGATAATACGCATATTTTTCTAAACTCTTCTTGGGATAATCCCAACTCTTCTAAAATATTTTTTGTATTATAAACAACTACATTATGATTAAACAAACTCAAATATCTTAAAACTCTTGAGCATCCATAAACAAACATATCTGTATCTTCACTTAAACATCCCCAAACTTTTTTTTTAATTACTAAGGCTGCACAAAGTTCATCAGCTTCTCTCGGAGCATCATAATATGTCATACCAAATGAACGTATCATTTTCTTTATATTCACAATTTGTTCTTTTCTTATATAAACAAATTGTTTCTTTAATAAATCTATATTAGTAAGCAACTCTTGTTTAGTTGAATCTTGACAATCATCTGACTCTAGAATAGACTTCAATCTTTTATATTCCTTTTCTGCTTCTTGTTTACAAGTTTTCCTTTTTTTCAATAATTCCTTTTTCTCTTCTGGAGTTTTACCTTCAAATACAAATACCGGAATAATATTGTATTGTCTGAACAATGCTAATAGAATGTACATACTCTCAATCAGAGTGTTTTCGCCTGCATATTTGTATAAATATATGCTCGTATCTACTGCAATTTTTTTTCCAGATAATTCTTGCAAATGAATACGTTTAATAGACTCTTCACTGCAATTTTCTCTAATAAACCGGTTTAAATCTTTTATTCCCATTTTGTATACTATTTTGTATTGTATTATGATTATTAATTTATTAATTTATTATTTCAATTTTATTATTTTATTTTTATTATATTCTAATTTGTAATTATAAAAAATTGAAATACTTTTTATAATTTAGCATATTAATAAAATTGTTATACAGTTAAAATGGAAAACCAATCTCAAAACACAAATAATACAATTGAACAAATGGTATTATTTGAAGTGAATATTGACTTTGATGAAGCAAGTGTTGCTTGGAATGCAAATAAGAAAAAACTAGCGGATGGTATGTACAAGTATGTATGTCCTTACTGTTCAAAAACTGGACGTAGGTGCGGAAGGAACTCAGTTACAAATTCTGATTTTTGTAAAATTCATACAAAATAATAATATATATTATATTTATGGAGATAAACCTTTCTGACGAAGAAAAAACTATTGGAAAAGCTAATAACAACAGACCTTATTCTGTTAGACCAAAACAACGTAAGGAAAAAAAAACAATGCTACAGTTATTAGAAGAAGGAACGCGTTTCAATAGTAATATAATGGTTAAAGGAATTAAACCTAAAACTTATAAACAAAAATATACAGAAAGTCAATATAAAAGCTTATCAAAATACGCACCAAAAAGTTCATCTACTAGATCTAAAACCCCTAGTGATGATTTTATAATAGGAGAGTATTATTCGCATCACTCTCAAGGCAAAGGTAATAGAAAAAAATCAAGAAAGATAAAAAATAAACGTCATTCAAAGAATAAAACAAGACGATTCAAAAATAAAAAATAAATTTTTATTTAATTGGTTCTCTGCACATTGGGCAGGTTTTTTTCCAAGAATTTTCACAAGTTATACAAAAATTATGTCCACATTTTGTAAACCTTTCATTTTTTAGAAGACAAACACAACAATCTGTATCACTACAATTTTTAACTATTACTTTTTTTGTTTCATATTTTTTTGTTTCATATTTTTTATAATTATTTATAATTTGTTGAAAATCATTATCGTATTCATTTGGGTAATAACCAAACCCTTTATTACTACAACATCTACTTTTTACTTTTTTTTCATTTTCTCTCCCCAATGATTTTATAAAGTTATTACATTCATATTCACAATCAAAATGAACAAATTCAAGACTATTTTTCCTACTATCTCTATATCTTCTATAAGAAGTTATCATTGAATAATTACTTTCATCTATTATTTCATTTGTTGACATTTATCAATAATATAATATAATATAATACAATTAATATTTAATATTATTTTATACTAATTCAATAAATAAAATATTTATATAAATTATAATGCACAGAAAAAAGTCTATAAGTAAAAAATTAAAAAGGTCTCACCACGTTAAAAGTAGAAAAGCAAGAGGGCCTAGTATGTCTCTTATGGGAAATAAAAAAATTTACACTCTTGAAGGAAATATAGCTTTTCCTTTCACTCCTCACCCTAATAATCCTCCACCACGTCAAACACCACCATCTCCTCCACCTGTTCCTGATGCAAAACGCAGACGCCCACTTGTTAAAATCATAGATGATCTTGATAGATCCATTTTGTACAAAGTTACAAAAAACAAAACAAAAAAATATACAACAAAACCAAATTCAGAAGAAAATACAAGTGGTGATTGGGGACAATACCAACATATTAATTTTGAAGAATTTGCAAATGCAAAAGGCACAAAAAGAAGACATCACAAAAAAGGGAAAAATGGGAAAAAGAAGACTATGCATAAAAGACATTAAGTAATTTTATCCCAATTCAGATATGCTCATACGCATATTATTTGAAATAAAATCCAATTCTTTTTTAGACCCAACCTTATCCTTTTTCTTTGAAGCTTTATTACCCCTTTTCAAATTTTCAACTACTTTTTCCATATGCATAACATTCTCTAACAAATCTCTTTTTTTGTAATTATCTTTGATAAAATTGAAAAACAGAATCATATTTTCAGGTCTTTTTTTGAATTGTATCAATAAACTATTATTTTTAGAACACCACTTTAAAAATGATTGAAAGTTACACAATAATATAACTCTTAAAACATAATAAGAGAGAACATTACTTTTTTCCTTGTACATTGTTTTTCGCATAATTTCGGACCTTTCACTAGTTGAATATAAATCACTGTATTCAAGTCCCATAAAATGTAATGTTTTAACCATTTGAAATACACCAAATGCTTTTTCAAAGTTTATGAAAAATTCAAAATTTTTTACAAACTCATTCTCTAAATGCCTTTCTTTTCCGTGAATCATATAATAACTACAAAATGCTGAATTCATAATTTCAGCCCAGAACTCTGTATAAGCTTCAAATGAATTTCCGCGACTCACTACAGGAAATAATTCGCAAATTTTATCATCTACTTTTTTATAATCCATATCTGAAAAATCCAAGGCGAAATTATGCATAGTTTCATGCATTAACACCTTCAACCATTCTTCTTTTCTAAAAACAACAATCTCAGAATCAACTCTACAAGTATATGTAAACGCGGTATTCACATTATCCTCTTGTAAAATATGAATGTTTGATTCTGGCAATAATTTAGTGAGAGATGTAAAATAAATATAAATTGTCAAGGTTTTAGAACAATGAATTGGCGCGTATTTATGAATAAATTTAAACCAAACCAAAATCTTTTTAACATAATCATTATAATGGTGAATCATTAGTTCTGCATTGGGTTCTTCAATAATAAATTTGACCTTAATTTGTCGTTCAAAGAGAGAAAAAGTATAAGAAAAACAAAAAGAAGACGTCGCATCAATATGTCTTCTTACAGTTTCTGGAAATGCAGATGCATTGAATAATCTTGGTTTAGGAACTTCCGAAGATATTGTAATTTTTTCAATATTAACTCTTAGACCCTCCTTTTGAATATATTCTTCTGCAAATATATTTGATTCTACAATTTCATTATACAGTTTTTTTATTAGAGATTGGGTATTCCTTGTTAAACATTCGTTCCCATTTAAACAATTATTTTTAATAAAAAACGACATTAATTTTTTACTGTTTTGCGTAAGTCTCATCATAATATATTTATGTGTTATTAAATTTTATTAGTTTTAATTTATTTTCTTTCAAACTATTTTGTTGTAATATAGTATATGGAAACAACACACATAATATTAATTATTCTTTTAGTTCTTTTTATTATTAGTATAGCAGGACATATTGTCGTTCTACATATGCAACCTGTTCAAACTACGAGCACTAGCTCAACAGTTGTTGTTAAAAAACCAGGTGTTCAACCTATCGGCGGTTGTGCCGGAACTAGATACGGATGCTGTCCAAATGGAGTTACTCCAAAAGTTGACTATGTTGGTAGCAACTGTTATTAAATAATATATTACAACAGTTTAAAACTTTTTTCAATATATTATTAATGTTGGATATCATAAACAATTCAAATATAATGACTGCATTTATTGATACAGTAAAAATGAAATTGTTTGGTGTAATAAATACAGGAAATAAAATTATTGATACATTTTTATCTACGATTGCTATAGGAACATTAACGTATACAACAAAAACCTTATACTCAAAGATTTCAAGGATTTCATTTGATAAAGTTAATATTTTAGATTATTTAATCACATTATTTTATAAAAAAAATTGCATTGAATTAGAAGGCCGCAAAACTAACTGTATTTGTGTATATCAAAATTCACCAATTATTTCAGCCGTTTTTAGCGATAGATTTAAAGCTGTATGGTATCATATTATAGAAAATATTGGTAACAATAACAGCATTTATCAAGTCAAAGAATATTATTGTAATAATATTAAATCCAGTTCTGATATTTATATAGTAACTCAAAATAGATTTTTTAAAATTGATGAAAACATATATGCTCATACTTTTATTGAAGAATTTGAGACAAATAACAAGGAAAATAGAAGTGAAACAAGGACAGATAAAGTCAAAATTATTCTATATTCTTATACATTAACTTTAAAAGAGTTGACAAAATATATTGATTCAATTACAACTGAATATTTGAAAAATATAAAAGATAGTCGTAATAACCTTACATTTATTTATACACTTAATAAAACAAAATTTGAAAATAGCAGTCTTGAATGTTGGAATGAATGTGTATTTGATACTGTCAAGTCGTTTGATAACACATTTTTTGACGATAAAAAAAATCTTCTTGATAATTTAAACTTTTTCATAAATAATAAAAGTTGGTATTATGAAAAAGGACGACCTTATACTCTTGGAATCGCGTTGCACGGACCACCAGGCACTGGAAAAACATCAATCATAAAAGCAATCGCAAATATGACAAAACGTCACATTATTATATTGTCATTGAAAATAATTAAAACTCGTAGTCAACTGAATGATTTTTTCTTTGAATCAACATATAATACAAATAATGATAAAGAATCTATTAATTTTGATAAAAAAATTATTGTGATTGAAGATATTGATTGCATTGGAGATATTATATTTGATCGCGATAATAAAAAAAATATAGAGTCTAAAAAAGGCCTATACAAATCTTCAAATAGTAATTCAAAAATAGAAAATATTATACAATCTATTGTAGATAGTAATGACACAATCAAAAATAATGTTGTTAACAATTTCAATGAAGATGACCAAATCACTCTTGATGATATATTGAACTTATGGGATGGAATAAATGAAACTTCTGGTCGTATATTAATAATTACGTCTAATCATTATAACAAATTAGATCCAGCATTAATTCGTCCAGGTAGAATTGACATACCTCTTGAACTTGGTAATGCAAGTCACCAAACTATATCAGAGATTTACAGTCATTATTATGGTAGTAAAATCTCAAAAAAAGAGTTGAATAAAGTTAAAGAATACAAATATTCACCTGCCTCAATAGTAAATATGTGTATTATTTGTAAAACTGGAGAAGAATTAGTTAAAAAATTGTCAAAATGAATTACTCGTAAAATTCCCAGTAGTTTAGTTTCATCAATTGATCCAATCCATCAAATTGTTCTGATAAGTTATTTATTTGATGTTCATAGAAGTAAAACCAAGGTTTATGAGTTCCAAATGATTTATCAGAATAAATTGTCTCAATTGAAAACATTTTTGCTTCATCTATAGAAGGTTTATTTGTTATATATTTTGAAAAGAACATATCTTCATTACACCCATCCCATTTATTATTTTTTATACATTCTAAACAAGCATTTTTATCTCTAAAAGAAAACCCACCATTTCCAACAGAATATTTATGATTTCCATCTGTCAAGTCTTTCCAAGGCGCTCCAACATAATCATAATCCAAAAAGTTATTAATAAGTTCCTTATTTTTTTCTGATATCATACTATCTGTTTGAAAAACTAAAAATTTCTCAGTTGGAATTTTATTATAGAAATATTCCGAAACCAAAAGTTCATTATATTCTGATAATTTCAAATTGTCAACAAATAAATTTATTTTTGCGATGCGATTTCTATATTTATGTAAATGATTTGAAATAATATTGTCTATAAATTCAATATTATTAATACCATGCATAATAATAACAAGCCATTCATCAGACAAATTTTTACAAATATTTTCTAAAACAAAAGATAATGCTATATGTTGGCGAGGTTCAATAATTATTGCACTATATTTTCTCATTTAATAGAGTTTTGTTTATTTACGAATAATTGTTTAAATTACTTTTCAATCTGTACTTCTTTTGCAATATTTGTTATTATTTTTTTATAAAACAAATCATCCTCTTCATTATCTACTCCTCCGGTACATTTACAAATAATACGCATATATTGATCGTGTTTTTTTGTTTTTATGTCTTTAGATTCCGGATTTTCTTCCACCCATTCATTTATTTGTTTAAAATTCTTATGTGCAATATTTTGTATGACTTTTTTGATTTTATTTTTATCTTCGTCTTTTTCCCAAACGTCTTTATCTTTTACATACATTACTTCTCTCTTCAAATCACTACAATGAATCGGCCTTTTATAAACATCTAACTCCTTCAGACCTCTAAGAAAAATATCGCTAATTCCTTTGACATACCCAACTCTTCCAGTATTTTCCAAGTCTGTTAACTGAACCTTGAGAGAACTGACAAAATCCATAATATCCAACGCACCTTTACATTGTTCGTTCAAAAAGAAATTCATATTAAATTTATTATTGATTGTATTATTAATATTATTATTTATTGTTCCCATATCTTTCTTGACTAATTCCATTATTTGTTCTTTAAATTCTTGATTTTGTTTAAGCAATTCAATAACTAAATTATTATCTAAAATAGGGGTTTCTGATTTTTTTATGATACATTCATCGGATATAGGATTTTCTGTATTGCATTTTTGTTTATGCTTCCATAATCCAGAGTGAGTATTATATTTTTTTTGGCATTTACAAACAAAAGTGTTTTTGGCGGAATCTGCCAAAAATGCGCCACCGGCGCCTTCCAATACTTCCAAAATACTTCCATTTGCCCTTTTTTTGTGTTTTGCAGTTATCATATGTCTATCATAGTCACTTTTTTTGCTGCATTTTACATCACACAAATTACACGAGTAAAAAGTGCGCTTTTTGGCGGCAGAAAATACTTCCAATACTTCCATTTTACTTCCATTAGAAAAAATCCCTAAATCGTTTTTGAAAATACTAAAAAAAAATATGCTCACAATTTTTAAAACATAATTTTTGAAATTAGAGCATTATGATCTAAAATGAAAAAGTGCAGAAAAAAAGTTCAGAAAGTATTTTGACTTTTCGAATTTGGACATTTTTTTTGTCCATTTTTGAAAAGTCGAATCACTTTTGGGAATGAAAAATTAGACATTTTTGACTGAAGAAATGGAGAGATGGAAAGTAAAATTAGTTCTTTTTTCTAAGTTGAAGTTGAAGAATTCAGAGTGCCTTTTTTTGAGTTGAATTATTTTTGAAAATAAATATATTCAAAAATAATTTTTTATTTATTTAAGTAAAACCTATTTTTCAAAACATTGTAAAATAAATATAACAAAACAATAATTTCAATAATAATAATTATAGGAATATTGTTTATATTTCCCATAATATAATTATTTGACTTTTGTTTTTCTATATCATTTCTCTCTTTCCAACGAATAGAAATAACACATAAACATATAGAAATAAGAATAATAAATAATGAAAAATTTGCAAATACAGATAGCACCACTTCATTATTAAATAACGCAAAAATAACAGATATTATTAATGATACAATAATTGCATTTATTGGAGCTTTATTTTCATTTAATTTTGACCAAAAATCAGGAAAAGAGATTGTTTTTTCTTTTCCACATCCATAAATAAATCGTGTTGCTGTTAAAGAAGACAAAAATCCTGTATTAAACATATTAATAAAACCAAATATAAAAGCCATAAATCCAACTGTTGGACCATATAATATCTCATATATTTTTGTCAAGGGAGAGAAAGTGTAAACACTTTTATTGAAACCTAGAACACACAAAGAAGATATAATAATTAAAATATACAAAATAGAAGTTAACCCTAGTGTAGCATATAAACCAGTAGAAGTATTTGATTCATCAATAACTTCTCCACTTACTTTAACAATAGAATCATAACCATTAAATAAGAAAAATGCAATAATCGTGGATAAAACAATTGAATCCCATTTAACATTAGTTCCTGCTGTAATTTTTTTTAAATCAAAAAATCTCAAACTTGATAGTATAATACCAGATAAAAAAATTAATAAAGCAATTGAAATTGTATTACCAACCATTTTAGATGCTTCTATACCAGAATAATTTATATAAGACATCAATAATATTACCGAAATACTTAAACCAACTTGACAAAAATAATTATTTAAAAAAGAAAAATAAGATAGTGTTCCAATGTATTTTGATAAAGAAATTAATATAGTTATACAAGAAAAATTAGTAAATAAATAAATAACATAAACTAAGATTTGGGCATACAAATCTCCAAAAGTATCCTTGATTGCAAAATATTCTGTAATAGGAGATTTATAACGAATATAAATTTCTAAATAACACAACCCCATAATAATAGATATCAGTGTAACAACTACAAATATAGGTAATGTAAATTTACCACCGTACAGCATAGTTTTTGTTAAAATTACAAATATACCAGCACCAGTGACATTTCCCAATCCAAATAATATAAGATCCATAAGTGTTAATGATTTTTTAAGCCCTCCTTCATCTCCTTGTTTACTCTCACTCCCTTGTTTACTCTCACTCCCTTGTTTACTCTCACCCCCTTCTTTACTTTTCTCTCCGTCCTTTTTATCAGAACCTTCTTCTTTATTGAGCCTTTCAAAATCAGATTTTGTCAAAGTTATTGTATTTTTATCAAATATATAATCATTCTGTTTTGCATTTTCAGCTTCATTATCCTTCATTTTAATATATAATAATACAATATAAATTCAAATAAGTTAAATAAATCGTTATATAAATCTTTATATAAATAAATGAGGCTATTCATTTCTAAATTGTTTAATTATGTTTTATTAACAAGCAAGAATTTGGGAATAGATGAATCACATGGAATTATGCATAGCATGAACACATTGCAATATGCTAAAAAAATATACAATAGTGAATTAATAAATACACCAAGACTGATTCACGACAAAGAAATAATTTATGCTGCATCTACATTACACGATATGTGTGATTATAAATACACTGATGAAAAATCAGGTTCATCAAAAATAAAACACTTTTTAGAAAGTGAAACTAATATGACAAATGAAGAGATAACTGCAACAATAAATATAGTTACAACAATGTCGTATTCAAAGGTTAAAAAAGTCGGATATCCGAAATTAGGAAAATATCAAACAGCATATCATATTGTGAGAGAAGCAGACCTGTTATGTAGTTATGATTTCAATCGTGCACTTATTTATGATATGGCAAAAAATAATTCAACATTTAATCAAGCATATGAAAATTCCCATAAATTTTTTATAAAACGAGTTTTACAATATTTTAATGATGATTTATTTATTCATAATTTCTCAAAGAAAGAAGCGATTGAACTTCACGGAAATGCAATAAAACAAATTGAAAATATAAAAAATATAATATCTGATAACAGGAGATTTTAATTATTTATTTTTCAATTTATCACGAACAATAATTAAAGGTTCAGCCAATACAGGCTCTTTTCCGCTTTTGTAATGATACATCAATTTGGCTTTTTTAGTTTCTTTGAGTAATTCTTTTAAATCATCATTTTGATTGAATTTTGCATAAATAGCATCATTCATATTTCGTTTATTATTTTTTTTATAATCAGCATCCTTGTGAATTCCTTTTGGACGAATAAGTTCTCCTTTATATTTTCCAGTTGTGCTACTAGCTGCTTTCGCTAATTCAGGATTTTTACTCAAGTCTGTTCCAGATTCATCACTAAATGACAAATAAAATTCCGGAGAACCTTTGAATTTTGCAGCTTGATAATAATGTTCTACACTATTCCAACGACGTCCATCTACTATGAATGGTTGTATCCACATATTATCCAATTTTCTGCGCCAATCTGGTATAGCCGCTAGTTGAGAGAATTCTTTAACCATTTCAGGTTGTATTTTTTCATTAGAACCTTTTCCAGGAAGTTTTTTATTAGCTGATTTATTGTAAAATACAAAAACAACATCATCTTCATAAAGACCGCGAATTTTGGCATCAGATAATTCGTCAAACCTTGGCACGACTATCTTTTCTGATTTTTCAGTATCTTTGAACATTATAAAATCAGGGATAAGAGAGAAGGTTCCTGAATCTCCTTCCATACATTTATTTGCAATCATAGATTTTATGTCATATGGAATTTCACTGAATTTAAATATTTGTTTCTTTTTGTATCCAATGAGTTTATAATGGTTTCCGGTATAGTCAAGCATTATATAATATTCTGGTCTAAACTCACCAATAGATTGTAAAATTGAATCATTTGCTTGTCCACAATTCAATACATTTTTTAAATCTCCTTCTTTGTAAGATTCGCTTGAAAGTAATATAAATTTGATATTAAGAACACGTTCAAGTGTAGATACAGCCCAAGTTTCTGCCCAAAATTCGCATGTTCTAATTTTGTCCTTGAATTGTTGAATTGTTTCAATATTTTTCATAAACTTATATTCTTGTGATAATTGATAACTAATTCTTTTTTCGTTAATTACTCTGTCACGGTCTAGTTTAATCTTTTTTGAAATCTCTACATATTGTTTTTTTTCATTTCTGTCTAATGTATCATTATAAAGTTTTTTATATTTTTCATATTCTGCTTCTAATTTTGTTATTGTTTCAGTATCTCTAATTATTGACATTTTTGCATTATCATAAATTTCTTTATAACCATTAAATACATCTTGAGTAACTTCTCTTGAAAGCTTATCTCTTAGTCTATCAACACTAGTTCTTTGTCCAATTTGAGAGAAGGCGTCTCTAATTGTTGCAAAAAAACAATCACCAGAACCTTCATTATCAATAATGTAATAATTTGGGTTGCGCATAAATGTTTCAACCCAATTTTCACCACTAGACTTTTTATAAGAAGCCTTTATTTTTTCTGATTTATGTTTACTTTCTTCTGGTAACAATGCAGGTATTGGAACACCCTTTATTATTTGAAAAATATCTTTTCTTACTTGTGGAATAGATGCCTCAACTTGTTCAACTTCAAATTTGCCTTCTTTTTCGTCTTCGCCTTCTTCTCTCTCTTCAAAAATCTCACCTTCTTCACTTCCTTCATCTTGGATAACGTCTGAATCAGGCACAAGTCGTAAGTTTTCTAACATTGATTTTGTTACAAATACATAAATAATTGGGTTATCCATTTTTTCAACTTCAATATTCCCTTCATCGTCTATGTAGTTCATCAAGTTAGAAGATTTAATTTCATAAACTCCAATTTGCATAACTTTATTATTAGATTTAACTAAATAAATAGGAAAAAATGTAACATTTTTATCTTCAAAATCCTTCCTTGGATTTCCAACAGCAATAACAATATTTACACCCTTTACATTAATTTCATATAAATTAAATTCTTTTTTTAAATCATCTGGGTTCACTTTTTTAGTTTCAAAATAACTAATACTATTATCTATTTTAGATAAAACCATAATATAATTTATGGAAATATTTTATATTATAATTTACATAAAATATAAAATGTATTTTCAAAATATATAGTAATAAATAATAAAATTTTTTATTGATATCCAATTACCAATTTATTATGTATTTTTTTAGAAATTTATCAGATTTTATCTCATCCATATAATACCATAATTGCTTTCTCTTCAAAACCATTATAATATTGTCAGGATTGTTTTCATAAATCATAATATTTTCAATAACATCAGTTTTTTTCTTTCCTTTAATCAAATTACGAATTCCATAATATTCGCATATCATCGTTAATTGTTTAATACTAAAATTAATGTCATAGTTAGATATTTCTGCATAAAGTTCTGAATGGTCCATTACATTGTTGCTCGTTTTTTTTTTAGATATTTTTTCAAATTCCTGTAAAAAATTCACAATATCAACATTTATATTGTATGTGGGTTCTGTTTCACCGTCATCATTTTCTGAACAAGTGATATTAATTGATTCTTTATTTGGGTTTTCTGAAGTCATTTACTATTTATATATTTATAAGTTACGTTTAAATTTTTAATTAATATAATATATTATATTTCAAGAATATCCATAAACTTAAATATGGTTTTGCTAGTTAAACTTGGGAAAGCCTTGGGTTTACAAGAAGCAAACATTTGAATAAGTTCTATCAATTTGTTATCATAAATTCTGTCCTCACATTCTTCAACTAGTTTTTTATTGTAAAGAATAGATAAATTTTCTACAATCTCATCAACCTCATTCTTTTTATTGTCTAATCTAACAAATTCATAAACCTGTTTAATCAATTGTTTTATTAAATCAAGAATTTGTTCTTCACCAATAATTTTATTAGACATCAAGTTAACAAAGAACGCACTTAACGATTTTCTGCGTTCATTGTCCTTATTTATTTTACAGAACAAATTATAGTCCTCATCTGGATTACCAGATTCAATGCAGTTAAATAGTTCCAAGAATGTGCTCAAGTTTTTCTCAAATATTGTTCTCATAATCTCATATTTTTCAATCAATTTTGAGAACAAATCAGCATATAATTTTGAATAAAACCGATTATTTGATGCTATTTCAAAAATAGCATTACCAACCCTTAACATTTCATCTTGTGAAGAAGATTCATTAAGAATTGAATCTAGAATACTAAATATGTTGTTACACTGATCATTATAGTTATTATCGCTCATCTTATTCAATGAAGAACGGATTAAATCTATTTGAGCATCAATTCCAACCTTTTGCTCAATTTTTGTAGTTTGAAAAGTTCGTATTGTTTCCCAATCTTCGTCATTTATGATTTCAACTGCACCTCCGCGACGTCCTTTTCTTTTCTTAAACAATTCTTGTTGATATCCAGAAGAACCAGAACCAGAACCAGAAGCAGATTCATAACTAGACACAGAAGCAGAACCAGAAGCAGACAATGTTCCTTTATATATGTTATCCCTCTTTGCAAATATTGGGGTTCTTATATATGTAGGAGAACCCACGTGAAGAGATAATTCGGAAATTATTGCTAGTGTACTTTCTGGTAAAGTAATATCAAAACCATTAAAAGTAATATTGGTAAAATCTTGAATATTATATTTGGATACTTTTGCCATTTTGAATATATATAATTAGATGATTTGCATTTATATCAATTTTTTTAAATAATCTTAAAATAATATTTATACCATAAATACACTTAAACATAAATTATATTATATATTATAATATGTCAACTGAAAGAGATACCGAAAACAAGCAATTCAATGATGAAGAGGAAACAAACTACTGCTCTTCAAATGATATTAATTCTTGGGATGAATTGGATATATCAAGCGAATTATTAAGAGGAATTTATTCTTGTGGTTTTGAAAAACCTAGTCCGATTCAAAGAAAAGCGATAAAACCTTTAATGGAAGGTAATGATATTATCGCACAAGCACAATCAGGCACTGGTAAAACTGCAACTTTTACCATTGGCGCATTATCACACGTTAAAGTAGAAGAAAAAACAACTCAAGTTCTTGTATTATCTCCAACAAGAGAATTGAGTATCCAAACTGCAAGAGTTATGAATGACGTCGGTTCTTCAATGGATGGTTTGAAAATCCAGGTTCTTGTTGGTGGGTCATCCATTGATGAAGACGCTAATAAATTAAAAAATAATATTCCACATATTATTACAGGTTGTCCAGGTAGAGTATATGATATGATGAGGAGAAATCACATCGTTTCTAAAAACATAAAGTTAATTATTTTAGATGAAGCAGATGAAATGTTATCTACTGGATTCAAGGAGCAAGTTTATAATGTGTTGCAGAATTTAAAGAATGATATTCAAGTTGCACTTTTTAGTGCAACATTACCAGATTACATTCAAGCAATTACAAGTAAATTTATGAGAAATCCAGTAAAGATTTTTGTGAAAGCCGAACAGTTGACTTTGGAAGGAATTAGTCAATATTATGTGGCGGTAGAGGATGATATTCAAAAATATGATACACTTAAAGATTTGTATGCACAAATCTCTGTATCACAATGTATTATTTATTGTAATAGTGTAAAACGCGTATCAGACTTGTATGATGCTATGTCCGAAGATGGGTTTCCTGTTTGTAGAATACATAGCAATATGGAAAAAAAGGATAGAGACCAAGCTTTTTCCGATTTTAAGACTGGCAAGTTTCGCGTTTTAATATCCTCAAATGTAACTTCAAGAGGAATTGATATTCAACAAGTTAGTGTAGTTATTAATTTTGACATTCCTAAATGTGTTCATAATTATTTACACAGAATTGGTCGTAGTGGACGTTGGGGACGCAAAGGTGTTGGAATAAATATGATTACAAAACGTGATATAAGTAAACTAAAAGAAATTGAACAACATTATTCAACACAAATTACTGAAATGCCAAATTCATTTAATTCCTTAGTAAGATAATTCGTAATATTTTAATATTATTATTCTATTTTTGATATATGTCAAAATTGAATTCAAAGACAACTTCAATATCAAAAATAGAATTTTTAAACGAACATTTTAAATTACCTATTTATTATAATGCAAATAAAATGGATTTAAAAAATGAAATAAAAGATGATTTAGAATTAATTAAGACAATTGATAACGATAGTATTCCAATGCTAGAATATGCGTTTCAACCTAAGAACATACTTGGTAAAAAAGTGCTTCAACAATTTGCAAATAATTATACAACTGATACTGAACATTTAAAGGATACTCAAAATTTATTGAAGAATTATAAAAATATTGACGGTGAAATTTTTGCACCAGATTATAATAATATTGTCGGAATTTGGAATGATATTAAAAATGATAATGGTTTCAAAGAAAGGTATCGTTATATTGAATGGCCAATGTGGGAATTTTTAAATAAAAATGAGTCATTTTTACAAATTATGTCTATATATGACTTATCATCTCCGATACTTTCATTATTAACTCCAATTATAATACTTATTATTCCTTTTTTTGTATTAAAAGTAAAAGGGATGAAAACGAATTGGAGTGAATATATTGAAATATTAAAGAAAATAATATCAACTCAACCATTAGGAAGATTATTTACCCAGTTTAATAGTGTAAAAATGGACCAAAAGATATATTTAATTTTATCTGCAGCATTTTATCTTTTTACAATTTATCAAAATATATTATCTTGTATGCGTTTTCATAATAATATGCATAAAATACATTCACAAATAAATGATCTAAAGGTTTACATAAAACATTCATTGGCTTCAATGAAAAATTATTTGAATTATTCATCTTCTCTCAAAAGCTATAACGAATTCAATGAAAACGTAAGAAACAATATTAAAGTCATTGAGGAAATAGAAAAAAAATTGGATAAAATTACACCTTGGGAATTCTCTTTTTCAAAAATAGGTCAACTTGGAAATGTGCAAAAATATTTTTATGAGTTATATTGTGATGAAAATTATAATAATGCAATTATGTATTCGTTGGGTTTTAATGGATATATTGATAATATTACTGGTATAATAGAGAATATTAATGATAAGAAAATTAATTTGGTGAAATTTTCCAGTAAAAATAAAGAAAATAAAAAATTAAACAAAAATTATTTCAAAAACGCATATTATCCTGCACTAATCAATAATAATCCAGTTAAAAATACATATAAATTTAAAAAGAATATGATTATTACTGGACCAAACGCCTCAGGAAAAACGACAAATTTAAAATCCGCATTGATAAATGTTTTTATAAGTCAACAAATGGGTTGTGGATTTTATGAAAGTGCATATTTAATACCATATAAATATATTCATTGTTATTTAAATATTCCGGATACATCTGGAAGAGATAGTTTATTTCAAGCGGAGGCAAGAAGGTGTAAAGAAATAATAGATATTATAGATGAAAATAAAAAAGAAACACATTTTTGTGCATTTGATGAACTTTATTCAGGAACTAATCCTGACGAAGCTGTTATGAGTGCAAATGCATTTATGGAATATTTGATTAAAAACACAAATGTTACGTGTATTTTAACAACACATTTTATTAAACTATGCAATTATTTAGATAAAAATAAAAACGTAGAAAATTATCATATGAAAACAAAAAAAGATGATACAACAAGTGATTTTACGTATTTGTATAAACTTGAAAAGGGAATATCAAACATTCGTGGAGGAATCAAAGTATTAAGTGATATGAATTACCCAAAAGAAATATTGGAAAATACTAAAAATTTTGATTTATAATAGATAATTCGTTTAACATATAAATAAATTAATATCTACTTTTTGTAATAATATGTCATTGACCGAATATTTAAGTATCCCTTTTTTGATTTCTTTAGGAATCACATTATTACTTGTTGGTATTGTTGGAATGTTTTTTACCCAAAGACTTCAAGAGCAAAATCATAAAATTAATTCAATAATTGGATTAGTTACAACAATGGCAGAAGAAATGAATTATCTAAGAGCTAAAACTGCGGCAAATCCTAATATTGAGTTAAATAATAAGGAAGGAGGTTCTGCTTCTGAATTTGCTTCTGCTTCCAAATCCGAAGAATTGTTATTAGTTTCTGATGGCGAAGATGATGATTCTGATGAATCGGATGATGACGAAGATGACGAAGATGACGAAGATGATGATGAAGAAACAGAAGCAGAAGCAGAACAGGATGATGAACTACTAGATATATCTGAAGTAAAAGATAGTTCTGAAAATGTCAAACTAATTAATATTTTTAGTTCTTTATCAAACGATGAAGTTGAAATTTCAAATTTGAATGAGATTTATGATAATGCTGATGATGATTCTTCTGATAGCGATTCCGAAGAATTAGTTTCTGTTTCTAATGAAACTATTAATTTAGTAGAATTGGATAGCAACACAGATATAGATATAAATGCATTGAATTCTTCTTTAATTAATAGAGATGAAAAAGTATTATCTATTGATTTAAACACAGTTGATTACAAAAAGTTTTCAATAACTCAATTAAGAAACATTGTTTCTGAAAAGGGTTTATCCGATGACCCAACAAAATTAAAGAAAAATGACTTGATCAAACTTCTTGAAGGTTAATTACGGTGTTAAATACAAATATATTTTTTTCTCTAAACTCATATATATAATGGCAAACTGGGGAACGTGTTATTCAGGATCTAATAATATTCATTTTGATTTTCCACCAATTATGGCGGACGGAAGGACTTATTCTAATTGGCAACCTGAAGCAGTCATTAACGAACGTATACAAAAAAAAGAAGACATTAAATCCAGTTGGGATTATCGTCAATATTTGACTAATGAAGCATTAAAAATTATGAAATACAATAACATGGAAGCTTGTTATGTTTTAGGTCTTCCTTGTCATACACAAACAAATAAAACTCCGTCCAATAATGTCCCATATAATTTTTCTTCTACATATGATACTTCAAAACCAGGATATGGTTACAATGATAGTGACCTTAAAAGATTATATTTAACTAGAGAACAATTAAATGCTAGATTAATTTCACCAACTATCAAAATTCCAAATCAATACAAATAGATTAGATAACTTATTTAAATTATATCTTATATCATATCATATTATATAAGATATGTTGCATTTTTTAGTTGGAACTACTTTATTGAAGTCTGTTACACCTTATTTTAGAAAACACGTATTGGGAACATTAACAAGTGATGAGTTTTTATTATTGAACTCTTGTATTGTTTTTTTTATTATTTTCATTATATTTGTTATAAAAATTCTATTAGGAAAACAACATGAAACGTTGAATGAAATAATTAATGACTACAAGAAACTTTCATATTCTCAAGTTTTATGCATATCATTAATTTCTATATTTACGGTTCTCACTTCTCTTTTTATATATGAACTAGATAAAAAACATAATACACCATTAATAAACACAATATTACTACGTTTTGGTTCAGTTATAGTTTTAATATTAGTAGGTATTTTTGTTTTTGGAGAGGATTATAATTGGATACAAGTTTCCGGAATATTCTTAGCTGTTCTAGGGGTTTTTTTAATTATGCAAAAAAATAAAGAGAGAAAGCAATAATACAATTACAAATATAATTACGGTATAAAAATAATCGTTCATAATAATAAATGAAGGTTTTGAGTATTGATGTTGGAATAAAAAATTTAGCATTATGTCTTTTATGTAAATCTGCAAATAATGATACTGATATGAGATGGGGAATATTAAAATGGGATGTAGTTGATTTAACACAAAAAAATGATGAAGCAAAATGTTGTGAAGTTGATAAATTTAAAATTTGCAATAAATCTGCAAAGTTTACAAAAGATGGAAAATATTTTTGTTTAAAACATTCAAAAAAACAACAGTTTAAAATTCCAACTTCTGATTTAAAACCAGCATTTATCAATAAACAAAAAATTCAAGCTTTATATGAAATGGCAGATAAATATAATATTAAATACGAAAAACCTATAAAGAAACAGGATTTAGTATTTTTATTGAACGAATATGTACAAAATAGTTGTTTTGAAGTAGTTGGTAATACAAATGCTTCTAAGCTGAATTTAGTAACTATTGGGAAAAATATTCAATCAAAATTGGATTCAATTTTAGAAGAACATGTTACTACTATCAATATTGTTGCAATAGAAAATCAAATAAGCCCAATTGCTAATCGTATGAAAACAATTCAGGGAATGATTGCACAATATTTCATTATGAGAAATCCGAACATTGAAATAGAATTTGTGAGTGCATCTAATAAACTAAAAGAAGAGAAAAAGGATTCAAAATCAACATATACAGAGAGAAAAAAACTAGGTATAAAAAAATGTTTAGAAATCATTCAAAATGATTTCATTCCTGAATGGACAGATGTTTTCAACAATCATTCAAAGAAGGATGATTTAGCAGATTCTTTTTTGCAAGGAATATGGTTTATAAAAGAAAAAATAGAAAAAATAGAAAAATAAGAAAAATTTGAAAACAGAAAATAATATATTATAATTCGTATTACTTAAAATTATATGTTCTTATTAATTCATAATAATGGAACCTGAAATGATTGAAATCTCGGCAATTGAAGAGTTAGATGATAGTTGGTCAAATTCTACTAATATTAATTCTTCCACTTTTGGAGGTGGTTTAGAACTATTAATGAATGATAAAAAAAAGGAATCAAAGCCATCAAGTGATATTGATGTTGAGGATCTTAATAATTTAGAAAATGAATTGAATAATTTAGTTTCAGAACCAGAATCATTTTCTGAATCAAGAAATATTCATACAAATAAATCAGATTTATTTGGTAAGACAAATTCTTTTGATGAAAAACCTTCTGTTAGATTTGAAGATAGCAGTTCATCTAATTTAGGACAATCTACTGCACAAACTAGCGGAGAGAGTAAAACTTGGGATGGATTTCAGAAATTCAACAATGTGCCTTTGAATCCAGATAAACCAGTTAATAAAGAGCCTCAAATGTCAAAAGAAGAAATGTTAAAAGAGAAATTCAAGTATTTAAGAAAATTAGAGGCTCTTGAAAGTAAAGGTGTCAATTTAACAAAAAAATACACAATGGAGTCATCTCTTCTTGAAATGCAAGGGGAATATGAGATGATTATGGAGGAGAAAGCAAAGCAAAATTCAGTTAAATTTCAAGGCAATATGTTGATGGCTTGTATTAATGGAATTGAATTTTTGAATGGTAGATTTGACCCATTTGATATTAAGCTAGATGGATGGAGTGAACAAATTAACGAAAATTTAAATGATTATGATGATGTATTTTCTGAATTATATGAAAAATACAAGGGTAAGGCTTCTATGGCACCAGAATTGAAGTTGTTATTTCAACTTGGTGGAAGTGCAATGATGGTTCATATGACAAACACAATGTTCAAATCATCTATGCCTGGAATGGATGATATATTACGTCAGAATCCAGATTTAATGCGCCAGTTTCAATCTGCTGCAGTCAACAGTATGGGACAAACTAGTCCAGGATTCTCTGGGTTTATGAATGGAATTATGAATCCTGATGATGGTCGTGGACCTCCTCCTCCATTAGCAACTCAAGGTCCTAATTCGGTTCCTCCTTCTGTAAGCCGTGGTGGAAATAATAACTTTGGCACAAATCGTCAGAGTAATTTTTCAAGTAATATGAATGATGGAATAAATATTAGCGAATCTTATGGAAGTACAAATGAAAGCGAAAGAACTAGACGAACATCTCGTGCTGAAATGAAAGGACCTAGTGATATTACTGACATTCTTTCTGGTCTTAAAACAAGGACGATAAATATCCAAGAATCAGACGCTCAACAAATATCAAAATCAAACTCAAACCCAATAAACTATGATAATAATAGCAGCACAATTAGCATTAGTGATTTAAAAGAATTACAATCAGATGGAAATATGCCAAAGAAAAGCAAAAGAAGACAGAAGTCTGATAAAAATACATTGAGTTTAGATATTTAATAACATTGTTCTAAATGAATAAATTATGCCATAATACAATTATGTTATAATTACAATAACCAGTAACCAGTAAATTACCACAATAATTTATCAGCTAACCATCCATTAGACCATTTTTGATGGCGATCTTTTTCGTGACGCATTTTGTATAACCTTCTTCTGGTCTTTGCAAACTTTTTCCCTTTTAATTTCATATAAGTAGGATAGTCATTCATACCATACGCACCAACACTAGCAATCTTCTTGTTTTTTTTGTATACATCTATTTTTTTTGTTTTGTTTGTTGAGTGTTTTACTATAACTCCAAGTTTTTTAGCTTGTTTATATGTATAATTTGTAATTGAATAAGGCATTTTATATTATATTATTTTATAATAAATATTTTATAATAAATATTTTATTATAAATTTTTATTATAAGAGTCGTTATTATTTTAATTTAATTATGTTTATTAAATTAAGATAATACTATGCAATCAGAATCATTAACCGATATTAAAGAAAACCCAAATATTATAGTTAATAAAAAAAATTTGCAAATAATTAAAAATAAAAGAAACGATTATTCTATTCTATATAGAATTGAAAATCATAATATTTATTTACCAAAAATTTTGAATTTTAGTATAATTAAATTAATTTGTGAAGTTAACAAGGACGTTTTTGAAGATTTTAATATTGAATTTGTTAATGAAAATGAAGCGAATGTGTACATATTAGTAAAACACTATTTTAAAGAATTGTCATTGCCTAAAAGATACTCGTATTTGAACACCAAGATTTCTGAAATTGACAATTTTATTATTTTCAATCTTAATACTATTTATGATAAATTACCGAACATAAAAAATTTTCCAAATGATGTATCCCTTTTACCTATGGATAGAATGATTGTTAATTGTGATATATCAGACCAACATAATGTTGTATTTAGTAATAATGTATTGTTTTCAGATTCATTTATTATTCCAGACTTTGTAGAAAAATTCTCATTAATATTATTTTCAAAAATGTTTTTAAGAACAAAACAATTTATAGAAACAATTAAATAGTATAACATAAATGTTCTGCAATCTTACGACTACAATAAAATCATTATTCTTTATTGGTGATATATTTTTTTTCACATTATATGAATTAATGCATTATATGATTTATAAAAATTATAAAAATAGTATTTACAGAATAACCTCACAACTTGCGAAAAAAAATATTTTGTATGTCAAAATGTTTCAAGCGTTTGCATTGAATAATAATATAATAGATGACTCAATCAATCAAGAAATAATAAAATACAGTGATTCGGTTCCTTATCACATTAATGATATTGACTGGAGAACTTTTGATAAAATAATAGAAAAGTATGATTTGGAAGATAATGTTGGCTACAGTTCAATTAAATCTGGAATGATATCTATTGTTTTCAAATTGAAGAAAAAAAATAGTGATGATTTTTTGATTTTAAAAATGAAAAGAAGGAATATTGACCAAACATTAGATGATGCAATAGAAAGAATAAAATTTCTTGTATGGGTGTTGTCATTCTTTCCGATATTTAATACACTAGAAGTCCCATTGTTATTCAATAAAAATATTGTTATTTTAAAAGAACAATTGGATTTCAATATGGAAATTAATAATACAATTGAGATGAAGGAGGTTTGTAAAAATAACACTTATATTAAAATTCCTTATATTTATGAAGAAGTAACAAGATTGTATCCGAATTCAATATTGATGGAATTCATAGAAGGAAAACATATTTCAGATATTGACCCAGAAGATTATTATGATTTTGCAAAGTTGGTTGTTAAATATGGATGCGTTAATATGTCCTGTCATGGGATGTTCCATGGAGACCTTCATTCAGGAAATATTTTATTTATAAAAAATAATAAGGACCAAGAAATTTTGTGTGGACATAAATACCAACTTGGTATTATTGATTTTGGAATTGTAATGAGAATAGATGAAAAATCCAAACACAAATTGGTTTCCCTTTTTTCTGAACTTGTTATAAGCAAACCGAGAGAAATTTCAATTAAACTTATAGATATGTTATTAGAACCCAAAGGATTTATAGATGAATTACATATTGAAGATAAAAATAATATTATAAATATTATTGAAAATATAGTTAGTTGTATTATAGAAAAATCAAAAAAGGAATTCCAAACGTTGATCTTTGATTTTATATTTAATTTAAATAATTACCTGGATAACAAGGAACTAAAAAAATATGGAATAAAAATAAACGAAGAATTTATTAAAATTCAAATGGGAATCACAATGGCTTACGGAATTAGTATGCTTCTATGTAAAGATAATTATATGGATGTCGTAAATGAGGTATTGAACGAAGTTTTTCATTTAGATGTTTTAACAGAACTATTAGATAGTAATTACATTGATGAATAATAAATATTTTGTTTTTTGTAAAACTTATTTTATTATCAATAAAAAATTGATAATAAAAACATTATATGTATTTATTGTATGTTATATGATATAATAATGAATTCTAATTCAGAAGCTCAACAAGTTGTGTTATTTATTGACGGAAGCTATTTATTGTTTCATCGTTATCATTCTCTAATTAATTGGTGGAAAAATTCAAAAAAAGATACTCCATTATTGATTGACGAAGAAACTAAAGAATTGCATCCAGATTTTATAGAAAAATTCAGAAAAACACTTCCAGAAAATATTGCTGCGATTCCGCATAGATTGGCATTGGATGAACCATTTATAGTTATAGGAAAAGATTGTAATAGAGAAAGTATATGGAGAAATGAATTTTGTGAAAATTATAAAGGAACAAGACCAAGAGATAAATTTTATGGAGCACCTTTATTCAAAATAGCATACGAAGAAGAGCTATTCAAAAAAGGAGGCGTTTCACAAATAATATCTCATCCAAAATTGGAAGCCGATGATTGTATTGCTATTTCCACAAAATTATTATTAGAAAAATGTCCAAACGTAGAAATATACATTGTAACATCAGATAAAGATTATTTGCAATTGGCTGGACCTCGTGTAAAAATATTTGATCTTGCAATAAATAATTTGAGTGAAAAAAAAAGTAGTTTGGGTGATGCTGAAAAAGACCTCTTTTGTAAAATTGTAATGGGAGACTTGAGTGATAATATAAGTTCTGTATTATATAAATGTGGACCAAAAACCGCGTTGAAATGTTTTGAAAATAAAACATACTTTGAAGAACGTCTAAAAAATGAAAATGCATATGAAAAATTTGAACTTAATAGAAAAATAATAGATTTTGATTGTATACCTAATATTCTTTCAGATGAATTTATACAGACAATTATAACTGTTTAATTTATTCTTCTATACTTCTATCATAATCTCTGGGTGGATATCTATCCAATCTTCTTGTATAATCTCTTGGATAATATGGCATTCTTCTTCTGCTTCTGTTTCTGCTTCTGCTTCTCATATATCTATCTTCTTCATCATCTGTATCTCTCTCTTTTCCTTCATATTTTTTTTCGCTTTCTTCCTTTGATTTTTTAGGGGGTGTATAAATTGAAGAATTAAATTCATTTGGTCTATATTGTAAACCAAAAAGATTTGCATACGCTTGTCTTATTTTTTCATATCTTGTTTGACAACTCAAAACTGCTTTTTGTGAAAGAGGAATTCCTTCTTTTCCAGGATACAATTCCAAATCAATAATAACATAATACGATAGTTTAGAATCATTTTCTACAGAAATGCGATTACTTGCATTTACGTTAGAATAACTTGATTTTGGAACAGAACTTCCTCCTCCAAAAGTGTTAGAACTATTCTTAGAACCAGGATCAGAATCAGAATTAGACCTAGCTATAGCATTTATCAACCTTTCTGGTTGACAATTTAAAGAATTCAACACTCCCAAAACAATTGGTGGAGAAACGAATACATATTTTACCAAATCATTATTCTCTTCGTCGTCTTCATCATCTTTATTTACTTCATTTTCTTCAACAAAACTATCAATAGGAGGTTCTTTCATCAATTTATTCTCTTCTATACCATCAGGATTGTATTCAATTGTATCTAATATTGGAGACAAAACATTTCTATCAAATAAAAATTTATTTTTTGGTCCCTTTTCACATACAGCAGAAAAGTGATTTTGTGTTTGATATATTATACACCATTTTTTGTTATTTTTTGTATTGTGAAAATAAAAAGGGATAAATCTTCTTTGTACTGAATCATAAATTAAAATATTTACATCAAAATAATTCGCAAAATATTGAAATATATTAACACTCAAATATTCATCATTATTGAAATCCTGTAATATTGTTACAGGGTCTACATCACCTTCTTCTGTTAAAAAACCCTCAATAACATATTGGTTAATAAGATCATCCATATGTTTTTTAAGATAATCTCTATATAATATACCAACTCTACTTCTAATTCTAGATGCATCATAACAAATATCATCAGGTGCTTGTTCAAAATTTAATCTTCTGTAGTTTGGACTAATTATCAATAACATTGAATGTAATGCACATGTACCATCACCAACTGTTTTTACTACTTTAAAATTCTTCAACTGAGGTGGTAAGTATGAATGTATAAATGCTTCTCCTTGTAAAACCATTGGTTGGTCTCTTTGAACATCTCTATCAGGACAAGTTTGAATAGTTTCTCTGTTATTTAATCTAGAATTCAATTCATTAATAACTTGATGAATAATTGTATTAATTTCATTATTTATTAAAACAACACGACCATTTTCTTCTTCTGATTCTTCGTCTGATTCCGTGTTTATACCATTTTTCATTTTATCAATGTATAATAATTCATAATCTGGTATAAGAGAATAATTTTTCCCAATCAGAAAAATTACTGGATTACCACTTTCATTTCCAGTTTCTCTTACTGAATCTTCATTAAAACTACAATTAAATGAATAATATAAAGGTGAAACAATATCAATAGTTGACTTATTAATGTTATCAACATATTGCATATTTGTTTGTAAAATTTTCACAGTTCCATCTGGATTTACTTGATCAATGAAGCCTTTTCTATCTCCAAATTTTACTGGAACACCTTTATCAAACTTTATACTATAATCTTCATTAATACATACATTTTCATCTATAACAAGAATGTTAATTTCAAATATTTTCATTAATTTTTGTATAATAATTTTAGGATTGTAGAAGACCCCTCCGTTTATTACAGGTATTTTCATTTTTTCTTTTATTAATTGAATGTCATTTCCAATAAATACATTTCCTTCAAATAAAAAATTAAAGTCTTTTCTATTGGGGGAAGTTTCTGGTTCATCCTTATAATTTTCAATAAATTTTATCCCAAAAATTTCCATATCTTCTTCATTAAATTCTTCTGAAACAGCATTTCTTAAACTTTCAGCACTGAAATAGCCTTTCATTGGTCCATCTCTAATAGAATATTTATTAGTGGACTGTTTTTTATTGAAAAATAATTGTCCATTAAAAGCATTGGCTACTGAAGAAAAAATACTATCTCCTGGTGATTCTGAATTACCACAAACACTGAAGTTTTCTAAAAAATATTTGTTTGTCTTCATTCTTTTTTTATTTTGATTTTTTTCTTCTTGAGTTGCTGAATCAATGATTTCTTCAATAAAATAAAAAAACTCTCTTAAATCATACTGTGTATCATCATCATTATTATACTTTATTTGAGAAGTAAACCAATCCTGTTTTTTCTCAAAATTTGTTAATGGAGTATTTAATTCTCTGTCAAGAACAAAATCATAATTGTTTGGATTTACTATTAATTTACAATTTAATAAAACGCTTGAATCAACAAAACTTGGTATAAAATCGTCAAGTCTGTTTTTGTATTCATTACTCAATAAATCTAATTGCATCTGAAGACTTGGTCTATTAACATTTAAAATATCTATAATTGATTTCTCAGTATTTTTAATTTGGATAACTAATAAATCAAAGTTTTCTTTGTTTTCAAAAAATATAGGTGTTGGTATGTATTTCAATAAATCTATGTATTTATCGGTTTCTAAATAAACAATACTATAATTACGTGTTCCTGTAATTTGTGAAAAAATATTTACATAATAATTTTTTGTTTCAATCAAAAATCTATAAAAAATATTTATTAGATTAAGTTGTGATGTTATTAAAACTGTTTCTTTCGCCATAGCTATTAATGAAACTTTTGAATATAATGTAATTACATCTAAGGATTCAATAATATCTTTTTTTATAAATGGATTTTTTTTAACAAGTTCCTTTAATTCAGTTTGTGACATTGAAAGTTTATCACTTTTTTTTGAATCTAACGCGGTAGATTTTGCCAAATTATTTTTTGATTTTAATTTTTGAAATTCACTAATTGCTTGATTTTGCAATTCTATAGCATTATCAATATCAGAACGCGATCTAGCAGTGTTGTCATCGTTAACTCTTAATAATTCCAAATTACGGTTAGCAACATCTAATTTTTTTTGTGCTATTTTAAATTCATCAGATGTTTCATTCAAAATAGAATCTAATTTATTTTCACGTGTTTCTTTAACATAAGATTTAGCTTCTTCTGCTGAACCATATACTTTAATTAAATCTCTAGTAGAATTTATTCTATTAAGTGAAAATTTTTTTAATTTTTCGTTCAAAAAAATATCAGTTTTGTTATATGATACAGATAATAATCTCATAATATTTGCCTCTTTGAATTGAATTATTTTTTGAATACATATATCAAGTTCGTTTTTCTCAATACTTAATAAATATTTATATTCATAATATCTTTTTAATTTTTCAACAAATGTAGTTTTATCTGTATTTCTATTTGATAACTCTATTCTAGATTTCATACTTTGTAAAAACTCATTATTTGTGACAATAATTTGTGACAAATATGTAAAAGTTTCTATATCAAAATCAATCAATAAAAGAAATAAAATAAATATGGATTTTTTATCTTCGCTGCCTTCATATTCTGCATATTTTATTTTTTTTAATTCACTATAAAAATTGATTATTGAAATATAATATTTATTCAATAGTTTCATTGATTCGTTATATATTTCAATCAACTTTATGAAAGAATCTAATATTTTTTTCTTTAAATCAACAAGTTTTTGAATAATTGTTATGAGCGAATTTTTTAGTTTGGTATCTAATAATATATCGTCTATTGTTTTTTTATTTATTGATTTCTTAGAAGTATAAGCAGTAATTCTGTCTTTCAAATCATTTGCGAGTTTATCATAATTCCCTTTATCTATCATAATATTTCCACCGTTTTGTTGAGTTTCTGATTCCTCAGGCACATCTAATAAAATATTTCCAAGTAATAAATCAAATTCTGACATTTTTTTTAAATATTTTGTATTTGCATCATTCATTTGATTATAACTTGGTCCCAATAATTGTAAATTGGATTCTACTTCTCTCTTCAATGAATCCTTGTCTTGAAATAAAACTAATTGAGTCAATGGACTTGTAGCAAAATTTGGTTTATCTGGACTTTCAACCAAATCTATTTTAATTAAATCTCTGAAAAGAGATTGTTGTCCAACAGGTAAACTCTCTATTTTTTTAATAAAAACTTCTTCCTTTTCTTTTTCAAATTCTTTTTTTTCTTTAGGAGTTAGAATTTCTGGGGATGGTTTGTCTGGAACAATTTTCCCCTTTTCATCTTGTTTAAATTTAGAATATCCTGCATCTACAACAGGTCCATTAACTAATTCTTCACCTTGTTCCATCAACTTTTTGAGTTCTCTATTTGCCTGTGAGTTATTTACCCTTCCAGTTCCTTCTCTATAATAAGAATAATTCATACCATAAGGAATATAAGCAAATTCTTTTTCAAAACTTTTTGTGTCTACCTTCCAATCACCTTTTGTCCAATTATAAGAATAAATAGTATAAGGTTTATCCTTAATGTAAAAAATATTATTAGGTTCAAATAATTGGTCAAGTGTTGTGCGAATATTATTATCAATATATCCATCTCTCGTTGCTTCAATTAAAGTAAGTTTTTTTTGACCAATGTAAGCAGAAGATATTGTTCTAGCAATAAGACCACTGAATTCATTTTTGTTGAAAAATTGTGTAAATCGTTCACTAGCTGGCGCACCATTAGGCAAACTTCTAGCAACAGAATTGCTTAATTTTATTAAAGGATCAAAAAAAACATTAGTGCTTTTAATCTTTGGAACAGTCATATTTGGTTCATATCTGATTTTTGGATAATTTCTTATTCTTGTATTTATAAAAATAGTTAATGTATTAGGAATAGACATATACTTATAATACATTAAGAATATTATTTGTAATTTATTGCGAAGAATAAAAATATTATTGTATTAATAATATAATTATAAATGGATAATGATGAAAATTATTTGAATTCAGAAAGAGAAAAAGAAAAAGAAAAAGAAAAAGAAAGAGAAAATGAGGAAGGAAAAGAGAAAGGAAATACAAATAATTCCCTTGAAAATAAAAAATCTGGATGGACAAGAAAGAATGTTAAAACATTGTATCAATGGATAATAATATCATCATTTAACATTAACTCTTTAGAGAGAACAATTTCGTTATACAGAGGAATTATTAGAAGGAGCACAATATTTGGATTAATTGTATCTACGTTATCTGGAACAATCAGTGCAACACAAATAAATCAAAGTAATAATGATACTGTCAAATTAGCATTCAATATTTTATTTACAGCTCTAAGTTTTTCAATTACTATTTTTACTGGATATATCAAAGTTTATAGGATACAAGAACAATTAGAGGAATTTATTAGAATAAAACAAGAATGGATAGCATTTAGCACCACTATTATTTCTGAAATTCAATTGCCACTTGATATGAGACAATCTGCATATGATATAATAAAAAACAATAAAACAAAATATTTGGATTTATTGAAAGCAGATATTGATATTCCGGAAGATATTATAAAGAAAACCCAATTATATATGAAAGATTATATTGGTAATACAACCGGCGTAAAAAATTCTCTTACTGATATGTTATTAGCAGTTAGCAATCACGAACACAAAATATACGAAAGAGAAGAAAAGTGCGAATCAAATCACAGTAGAAATATTGAAGAAGGTGGTGTTGAAGATGGAAAACAACACCTACATAATAATGGTAATGGCAACGAAGAAGATACCGACGCAGAAATTGATTCAGAAGAACTTGAACAAGTTCTCTCAAAAACAACCGGTTGTGGTGGTGATTGTAACCAACAATAAAATTAAGGGTTGTTATTTACTACATCATAATTAAAATACTTGGCGTATGTATCCTTCTGATGCTTTTTTTCCTTATCCTTCTTTGCTTTTTCAAGAATAGCTATAGCCGAATTAACTTCTGATTCAGATATAACTCCATCATTATTTTCATCAACTAATTTGTGAAGCACACGATATTTATGCGGAACAACACAAAAACTGCTTTCTTCATTGAATAAATGTTCTGACAAAATTACAAATATTGCAGTTAATCCTAAAGCAACATAAATATCACGAGTACCCATCCAAGCCATTGAGAACACAAGTAATTGCTTACTCAATGAAAATTTTAAATATTCCTCAGTTGATTTGCTAAATTGAATAGATATAAATTTAGAACCAACATTCAGTAGTATCATAACGATTCCTGCAAAATATTTGCTACTATTCAAATATTGAACGTGATCGTGTATAAAACCTAGTGGATTACTAAAAAAACTTGCACCACTTGGTGTATGAGGTGATGCTTGTGGGAACATTGGATTTGGTGATGAAGAAGGTGGTTGAATAGTTTTTGATTTCTTTGCCATTATATTAATTTAATATAATATTATAAATTTTCACACATTATTGGTTTTACGCATTTATGCTAATATTTTATTTTTTCTCAAGAAATTATCTATTTTTGTAGTCATTGAGTTAACTGTCCTATTTATAGATAGTCTTGCATTTCTTACCATTGGTCTATAAATTGAATTTATTTTTGGAATACTAATATTAATAAATGATTCTTTATTTTCAGGATTATTGAAATCCTGAACTAATTGAACGTAGACAAATGCTGTTAAAACTGCTGAAATCGCAATTAAAATAAAACAACCTATATAATTAAATGATTTGTTAATCTTCGCCATATAATTATATTATATATATTTTTTCTAAAAATTCTTTGATTTTCAACTAGTTTATACCGGTGCAAAACCTAGACCTTCATACCCTTCTTTTCCAGACCAATTTGCCAATGGTTGTTTTGAACTAGTGGAACCCATATTTGTAGTTGGTAATGTTTTTGATGATTTAGACCTAATTGAATTTTCAGTTTCAATTTTAGATGCTTGTGTAGTTGGAATATTTTCATAAGATTCCTTTTTATCATCTTCTTTCTTCAATCCAAATTTTGCACCAATTGCACCAATTATGCTATTATCCTTCTTTTCACTATCTTCTTTATTTTCCTCACCTTCAGTAAAATTTTCTGTAATTGTATCTGTGCTACTATAAATCATTACAATTATAAATACCGAAGCTAACCCCAAATATTTGTTATATTTAGTAAGTATGATAAGTAACGCAATTAAATAAGCTCTTCCCAAATGAGTGCTATATAAAAAGTGAACCTTATTTGGTATTGCTAAGAAAGTAATAACTAAAAATGCAATAAGCCCCAAAAAAATTTTGTTTTTGTATCTTAAAAATATTTTTTCAAAATTCATATATAAATAAAGTTAATATTATTTTATTTAATGCAATTGTTTTCAAATTATTATCTTAATTTTTATTAAGAATGTCTTTAGCAATGTATGCAGCACCATTTGATAATGATATAAATATAGTAAATAAGGATGATACTTTAATTGGCAGGAAACGAGCTAATAATAAAACTCAAAAACGTATGCCAATGTCTTCCTCTTCTCCTAAAGAGAATAATTATTCAGAAAAGGTAAATTCTGTTCTTCAAACAATACATAATTTGCCACCTGAAGAAGATGAAGCGCTCGCAGATTTTAATCCTCCTCCTCCTCCACAATCTTCTGGAGTTGAACAAACTAAAATGAGAGAAAATGAACAAGGCAATGGTGGTATTATGGGTATGTTTGCTGGTAAACCTTCTCAAAATACAAAACCACAATTTCTAAATGACTATGAAAGTGGAAATCAACATTATTCAGGAGAATTAGGAAGTGGAACTGCTTCTCAAGATTATCAACGTTTTATGCCAAATTATGGCGAAATGTATAACAAAAATACCGCGAATTCTATGCCTTATTCTGGCTCTTCTATAATGACAGGAGGATATGCACCTTCTATGATGTATGGCTCTGGTTCAGGCGATAAAAATGATTTGTTGATAGAAAAAATGAACTATGTTATAAAGTTATTAGAGGACCAACAAGATGAAAAAACTGGAAATGTAACAGAAGAGGTTATTCTTTATTCCTTTTTAGGAATTTTTATCATTTTTATTGTTGATTCTTTTGCGCGTGTAGGAAAATATACTCGTTAGTTAATATATAAATGGGACTTGGTGCTTCAAAACAAAGTTCAGAACCATCTTCTCGCAAAACAAGTTTTGAAAACATTCAAAATAAACTAATAGAAGAAATTAGTAATGATTATAAAAAGTATGATACTAAAGAAAATAAGGAAAAAAGAGATAAACAAAATGAATTAAATGAAAAAATTAAAAAATTAAGACGCGAAATTATTAATTATGAAATAAAACTAGATAGATACAATAAAAATATAAAATCTTCAAAAAAATCAGAAGATACACACGATGTTCAAATTCTGCAGTCTATTTTACTTGAAGAACAACTCAATGAATTGCCAAATATTTTAAAAGATTTACAAGAAAAATTAAAAGAAGTTGAAACAGATGTACAATATAAAGAAATTGAGAATTTGTTTGAACAAGTTAAAAATGATTTTGATTATTTAATTGAAGATTCTTCTAGTGCAAGTGGGTTAAAATTAAATAAAAAAAATAACAAAAATGTAACAAAGAAAAACATAAATAAATTAAAGAGCATAATAAAAAAAATAAAAACAAAAATGAAAAAAATTAAAATAAATAAAACTCACAAAAATCGCAAAAATAATTAAAAATAATATTACAAATCTTATTTTAATATTATTTTATTGTATATGAGATTGTTTTTTGAACCAAAATATTGGCCAAAGTTTTTTAGTTGGAAAAAAGATATTAAATCAACTGACTATGAACCACTACTTTTAAATAAAAAAAAATATACATCTCGCAGAAAAACAACATCTGATTCTCCAATAACAAATATCAAAACATACGGAGTAATTAGTGATTATTTTCCTGAAAAAGAAAATGCCAAAATTTATCTTGTTGAAGGAAAATATGCAAATGCTAGAGGTCTCAAGAAAAGAAGAACAAAAAAACATAAAAAAAGAAATAATAAAAATACAAGAACACGTAATAAATAGGAACCAGGAAATCAATTAATAATCAAAACTTTAGAACAATGAAATGTTGAATATGCATAATTGTAGAAGAAGTAAGCGCACGGACAAATAACTGATGGAGTAGTGCGTTTTTTTAAGTTTTCTATTATTGAATTGTTATGGCTTATATCTTCAACAACCGCATATCTTAGCGTTTTTGATGCAGAACATATTTTCCACAATGCGACTTTATATCCGTGAACAAATATTTCATCATCTAAATTAGAAGCCTTTATAGTTGCAAAGCAACATAATGCTTCAACTCCTTCTTCAATATACGTATTGGTTTTTCTGTAAAAATATGCACATTGGACTTCGTCGTGTTCAATAATTAAATGAATATATATATTTGATGTTTTGATTAACTGCAATAAGTTTGCAGTTTCTGTTATCATACTAATATCAAATGTATTAGAATTTGTTTCTCTCTTAATAAAGTCCAATAAATGATGTAAATTGTTTGGACCACATTCTACTAAACTATAATTCGCTGGCAAATCAGTTGGTTGTATCCATCCATTCATTGGAAATCCATAAGTGTTATATACACATAAAGGCACTATTCCAGTTAATTCACCTTCACGTTTAAATATGCATACTTGTATCTTCTTATTCAAATGGCGAGCATTATATTCGTGTGTCTGTATTACTTGAGGTGCAATACCACTTTTCCTACTATTTTTGTCAACACACAAATAATCAATATAATATGCATTAAAAACATCGGATTTACAAGATGTGTTCGTTTTGTTTATTGATACATTTATTGGTCTTCCAGTCATTACAGATTTTATTTTTTTATCTTCAATAAGAGTGCCTTTTTTTTGGTCCATTATAAGTTCATCTTCATTGTAAAATGAAAAATAACAAGGATTATTATGTCCTTCAAAATATGGTGCGATATTCGTCTTCTTTGGCATAAATTTATTGTCTTTATTTTGTAAATAGTTCGCTCGAATAAAATGAATGAATTTACTCAATTTATGGTCACTTAAATTTTTGCCATATGTTAGCGTTTCTATATTTTTGAAATTACAATACTTATTTTTTTGTGGTAATTCTTTCATAATAACACCTTTTCCAAAAAAATAATATTTTAAATCATACACGTGAAAAACTGGTTGCATTGTCCAGAACTGAAATTTAGCCTTTATATATGCTGAAATAATCAAACAAATAATAACAATAATTAATAATATATATAATAAGGCGTGATACCAATACATATTATTTTAATATTTTTTTTTAAATGTGGATAAACGAATAATTTTATAGAGGAGTTGAATTATAATAACAGATCATTATATTATCATATCCAAAAGAGCCTATTTGTAGTGATGAATAAATGGGACAACTTGTTATTTGAAATTCACAGTTATTTTTATACATAAATCCTCTAAGAAATTCATATTGTCCTTCTTTATTTTTCTTATATGTAATATAAATATCTATATTACCATTCAAAATTACTTTATGAATAATACAATAATTTTTTTGATTAGAAGTTATTCTGGATATGGCTTTTACAGGTTCAATATCATCTGTTATTTCTTCATCGTCCTTTCTAAAAAGTATGAACTGATTACTTTGTTTTGACTCCATCAATAGTTATAAAAAAACTTTTTATAATGTTTTTTATAATATTTTTATAATGTTTTTTCTTTTATACAACATTATATGTGTATTTCGTGTTAATCTCATCAAATATTTTTATTTTAAAATAGCTTTAATAAAAGCATAAATGTATTCTTGTAAATATTTTTTTTGAATATTGTCAATTTTATAATTAAGAATATCTCTCTTCTTTTTCTCTGAAGAAAGTATCTATACTTTCTTTTAAGCTTTTCAAATCTTCTGTAGTTTTGAGCGCATCCAATATAAAGTCAAGTGTTTCCTGAGTATCTCCAAGTTCATTCTGCAATTCGGAAACCTGTTCAGCAAATTGCAATCCGTGTTCATTTGCATCCTCAAGTTTTTTTATCATTTCTTGTTCAATATTTTTGAGACGACGAACATCATTAATGGCTTTTTCGTTTTGCTGAGATATAGAACAAGAAAGAGACAATTCCTCTTGTAGTTGTTTATTCAGTTTAGAATTTTCTTCTTCAAGGTCATTGATAATGTGCTGGAGATTGACAGATGTCCAACGTTCTTTATCCAGTTGCATCTGCAACATCTGCAAAGATGACTCGCATTTTTCAAAATGAACTAGCTGATCTTCGTATTCATATTCTTGATATTCTTCTTCTTTAGTTTCTTCTGTATAAGGAAGTGGACTTTTGAATGACTTTGGAACAGGTGTCCCACCAAAGCACTCCTCAGACCATATTCTGTAACCGTCATATTCTTGATCTTCGTATTTATTCGGATCACCACGAGTCATCGTTACACGTGAAAGGTCTCGTGGTACAACATCAAATTCATCCCATCTTTCCAAAAGTTTTCTAGCACAGCGTGATATTCTGTCATCGCAGAAGAATCCTGTCTCTGGATCACGTATAAATTGTTGCACCATAGACCTGAGCTGTTCTTTCAAATAATCATTTTCATCTGCTAGCTCTTTGAAATGGTTATGTAGATTTTCTTTGTCAATGATTTCGCGCTCCAAAAGAGGAATTGATTCGTTTTCATATTTATATCTTTTATTATTTTTCATTTTCTCTCTTTCTCTCTCTGTCAAATCACTCAAATTGAAAGTTACTTTTTTTGATAACTCTTTGAAAGTGTGAGTATCACTATTGTCGCATTCAAAATTCAATTGGCTGTTATTGTTATTCATGTTGTTCATAATTATGATTAGCTAATGATTATTATATTTTAAGAAAAAAGTAAATCAATTTTTTTTTCAAAAGCTCTTTTTATTAGATTACTAATTTTATTTTATAGATACAGAAGCAGAATCATTTCAATAAAATATAAATATAGAAAATAAAAAAGGTTTATACCCTTTTTATTTTTTCTTTTTTCTTTTTTCTTTTTATTTGTTTTTACCTCTTCAAGTCTTACGAAATGCTGGAACAAGATTATAATACCCAACATATACCAACATATTCTGATTGACCGTTGATAATTACACGCTCAATTTTGTAACTCCTGACAACTCTTTCATTATTGTCCTTGTAAATGAACCCTCTGATGAATTGCACATCATTTTCTTGAGAAGTTTTGAATGTCAAATTAATGTGATATTTCTTGTCGTAAGAAGTCTTGAAAGAGGAAGAGTACTCCTCACCTGTTTCAAGCACTTTTGAACTGAAATTTATCGGATTGGAAGTAAACGTTTTATCTCTGGAATTTTTTGTTATAAATATTATTTTGTGGTCTCCATCATCCATAGAATACTGAATATCACGCAGTGAGTATTCCTTCTCATTCCAAAACCAACAGCACATGTTTGATTCTTCCTCCTTTGGAGCAATTTGATACATTGATTCACTTTTAAAAGATGTCATTCTTTAGCTAATACATTATGATTTAATATTTTTTTAAAATCAATTTTTTTGGAAGAGCTCTTTTTATTAGATTACTAATTTTTATTTTCTTCAGAAGCAGAAGCAGACAAAAGTCTCTCGTTCGCAATATTAACATAATCATTATTTATTTCAAACCCAATATAGTCTACTTGATTATTTTTCGCAGATACACATTCAGATCCAGACCCCACAAATGGAACAACTATTAAAGTTTTCGCATCAGTATTCATTGAAGCCTTAATCAAAGTATCACATAATTGCAACGGTTTTTGTGTTGGATGGTTTACTCGTTCTTTTTTACCAGCACCTCCAGCTAATGCAGGAACTTTAATTACATCCCTAGGCAATGCACCTCCCTCGTGTGCATTATATGTTGTTTCGGTTTCACCATTACTAAATCTACCCTTAGTAGCTTTTCTAACTTTTCCTGCAGCATTTTTTAAGAAAGCTTCAGTATAAGGTTCACGAACGTCATCACGGTTGAATATAGGTTTATTTTTATAACAGCATAATATACTTTCGTGCGTTCTTTGCCAAAAGTTTAGTGATGGTGTCACCTTATTTGTATAATGCCATATTAACCATCTTACATTACAAGTTATACGTGTTCTAATAAATGCAAGGTTCTCACTGAATCCATATATATACATTGTACCATTTGGTTTTAATATTCGGAGACATTCACGAATCCATTCATCACACCATAGTAAATATACATCCATTTCTTGTTTATCACTGTTATTACCGAAATCCTTGCCAATATTATACGGTGGGTCACAAATAATAACATCAACTGATTCTGACGGTATTTTTTTCATACCTGGTATGCAGTCTTCATTGTATATTTTATTCAATTCTAACACAGAATCTATTTTGTTGGTTTCTTCGTCTTTTTTGGGTTCTTCGTCATTTTCAATTTTCAGTTTTATATTAGCGTTACCTTTTGATTTACTCATAGTCCACTTATTAATTATATTGATATTACTTTAACTGTTAATTATTAATCAATTTTATATTTTTATCAAATTTTATAAGATAAATTGGAATATAACAATATAAAACCTCATTAATTTAATTATAAAATAATGGAAATATACGAAGAAAACAACGAGCTAATTTTTATTCAAATCGCATCATATAGAGACCCTGAATTGTTACCAACAATTAAAAGTGCATTTGAAAATGCAATGTATCCTGAGAATTTAATATTTTGTATTTGCTGGCAAAGAGATGACACAGAGACTTTAATGGAATTTGAAAACCATCCTCAAGTCAAATTAATAACTGTTCCTTATAAGGATTCAAAAGGTGCTTGTTGGGCGAGAAATTTGATCCAGAAAAAATATAATGGAGAGAAGTATACTTTGCAATTAGATTCACATCATCGTTTTATAAAGGATTGGGACCAAAAAATAGTAAAGATGTATAATGATTTGAAGGATAATGGTTATAAAAAACCATTAATAACAACATATTTACCTGCTTATGAACCAGATAATTACCCAGAAAGAAGAACAACTACCCCAACAAAAATATATTATAAAGAAACTACTAGTGATGGTTCTATTTTATTTGGTTCTTCGTATATAGATAATCATGAATCATTAACTGCACCAATTAAATGTTATTTTTATTCAGCACATTTTTGTTTTACAAGTGGTGATTTTTGTATTAATGTTAAACACGATCCGAGTTATTATTTCACTGGAGAAGAAATGAATATTACAGTTAGAGCTTATACACACGGATACGATTTATTTCACCCTCATATTTTGATAGCTTGGCACGAATACACAAGAAAATATAGGACAAAACACTGGGATGATGATTCAAATTGGTGGAAATTAGATAAGGTATCAAAAATGAGAAATCGTGCATTTTTTAGTATGGAATTGCCAGGAGATAATGTAGTTGTTAATAAGGAAGAATATTTTGGTGAATATTGGATAGGAAAAGAGAGAAGTATAGAAAACTATGAAAAGGAATCAGGTATTAATTTTAAACTTAAAGATGTGGAAAAAATAGAGAATTTGGAAAATTTGGAAAATAGTAAAAATGAAAATTTGACAAGAACCTTTTATAGATATGAATTTTTTGTTCCAGAATACAAAAATCTTAAATTTTTATATCTAGGTTTTCAAGATAAATCCGAAAAGGAGCTTCATAGAATTGATATAACAGACTTTACAAAGGAAAAAGTTGTTGCTAAATTTGAATCATCAGTTGAACCGTATAAATACATATGGTGGCCTTATTATAATGAATCAGGATGGGGAGAAAAAGTTGATATAATTTTATGAGTAAGTTTATTTTTCAATTTAAATATAAAATTATAATTTTATATATGGATGCTAATGAAATAATATTTGTTACTGCATTTAAAGATATAAATAGAACTAATTGGGAACATTATAATAGGTCAACTGAAAGTTACATTAATTATTTTTATACTCTTGCAAATAATATAAAATACAAATTGATTGTTTATTTAGAAGATGATATTAAAAATATTGTTGTTAAGAACAAGACTTTTAATGAAAATATAATTTTTGAAGATTTAAATAATGTAAACACATTTTTAAATAAATATTTAGAAAATGATAAAAAAATTATTGAGAGTGAAATATACAAAAATAAAGTTCCAGATTATAGAAAAAAATCACCAGAACATTTATACTCAGATTATAATTTAATAAATCATAGTAAAATTAATTTTATAAGAGATACAAAAGAAAAAAATCCAAACTATTTATTTTACGCTTGGATTGATTTTGGTAGGATGAATGAATCAATTGATAATATACCAATAGATATAAATATATCATTAATACCAAAAAATAAAATAACTTATCATTTTGTAAATAATCCTCCTTTTAATAAAATTGACGAAGAAGAAATGTTAAAAAGTCACGCTGTATATTTATTAGGTAGTTCTTTTATTGTTCCAAACAATTTAGTTGAAAAATTTGAATGTTTATTTGAAAATAAAATAATAGAATGGCAAGAAAAAAATATAACTGATGATGATCAAAATTTGGTTTTGCAATTATATTTTGATAATCCAGAGTTATTCTATGGAATTAAAAATGAAAAATGGTATAATATGTATTCTAATTTAAGAAATAAAACTTATAATATAGTTTTGTCTAGATGGAAAAAAGATACAGAATGGGTATACAGAATGAAAAATAATAATACAAATATAATGATATATGATAAAGAAAATTCAAATAATCCATACAATATTCCTGTAAATAGAGGTAGAGAGGCAAGCGTATATTTGAAATACATTATAGATCATTTTGAATGTTTATCTGAATATACCTTTTTTATACATGATGAAGAATATTCGTGGCATCATGAAGGTAGTATAATTGATAGATTTAAAGAAGCAATAGATTCAAAAGAATTATATTACAATATCAATAATTTTATTTTACAAGATTTCAATGAAAATAATACAGAAAGTGAGAAAGAAAGACTTGAATGGTATGAAAAATATATAGAAAACTATATCCCATATAATTTATTACCTAAAAAAAATTGGGTAAATGGTGAACATAAAGGATGTGCTCAGTTTTTAGTTCATAAAAGTTTAATAATAAATTTTCCAAAAAAATTTTACGAAGATTTATATGAATGGGTAATAAATTTTCGTGATAGTTGGTTAGCAGGAATATTTTTAGAATTTAGTTGGCATTTATTTTGGGATATATATCCAAAACATATAAAACCTTTATTAGTTGAAAATTGTAAAAATGTGTGAAATATAATGTTATAATATATAAATGTGTGATAGAGAAATTGCTTTAATTAATTTATTAAATAAATGTTCTGAAAAATATGAAGATGAAAATGTTAAAAGTATTAAATTAAATTATCAAGATAGGGGAGATAATAATAACAATGGAAAGACATATGTTATGTGTTACAATAAAAATAATCCTGAGTTTGAAAAATTATGCGGCCCTTGTTTTTCTTTTTTTCATTGGAATGAAGCATGCATAAAATCTTTCGAAGATACAAAAAATGAAATAATAAAAATGTCTAACAACAACCCTATAATAGATAAGGTTGGCTGGATTGGAAATATACATTCACCGGATGATACTGTTCCAGAGCATTACACAAGACCATTATTAAAAAAAATAGCCGATGAAAATAAAGAACTATTTGATGTTTTCCATAATCACGTATTTTATAATAAAAATGAAAAATATTTATCAATACCTGGTTTAGTAGAAAAATATAAATATTTAATTGATATTGGAGGAAATGGGTTATCTTGTAGACTTAAATATTTACTATTTTCAAAAAGACCACTTTTGATGGTTGATAGAAATTATATTGAATATTATCATAATGATTTAATTCCATACAAACATTATATTCCAGTCAAAATGGATTTATCTGATTTATTAGAACAAGTTGAATGGATGAGAAATAATTATGAAAAAAGTTTGGAAATTGCAAATAACGCATTTGAGTTTGCCATAAATAATTTTACAATGGATAAATTATTAGAACGAATTTATTATGTTTACACCAACACAAAATAAAATTATAAAGTTAAATTATTTCTCAATTCAATTTGTTTTTTTAAATTTTTAATAGGATGATATAAAAAATCTGGATTTATATTATCTGGTATAATATCATCAAATGAAAATATAATATTAGATAGTTCTATTGGATTATCAATTATTAGATTATTTTGAAGTGCTATTGTATTAAATAAAAGTTCATCAAACAATAAACATCTATTTATCTTAACAAATTCTGATATACATTTTAATAAATTCTTAGAAACTCTTACAGCAGAAATCATTGAATGTGCCCAAGGATATGCTATTTTATTTTCATTACGATACCAATGTTGCCAATAAATACAATTATTATCGTTTTCTGATTTTTTTATATCATTAAAACTAGATAATAAATCGCTATTTTTGTATTTTTCATCTATTTTTATTATTGTTTCTTTATTAGGAATAAACACATCTTCTTCTAAAAACCAAATATAATCGTATTTTTTATTTATTTTACAAAAATAATAAAGTGCTTTATCTCTTGAACACGCTCTATCAATACAATAAACTACACTACCAAAAAAATGGTTATCTTTACATTCTTTTTCATCGCAATTAATAATTTGAATTTTTGATATATCAAAATCTGAAATTGTTCCATTATTTTTATCTATACAAATAAATACATCATAATTTTCATTTTTTAAAGTTTCTGCAAATGTAAATGTTTCAATATTTGAATTTGTAGATAAAATGCATATTGCATTTTTATTATTTTCATTTGAATTTTCATATGACATTATTAGATAAATTTATATTAATCTTTAAATTAATATTTTTTTCTATTTAGTATATAATGTCTTTAGAAGAAGAAATTGTTTATTATATTACAATTTCAACTAAACCTAATAATGTACTTAACGTTTTAGTTAAGAATATTGAAAATAAAGGTGAAACAATTGAAATATTAGGACAAAAAAACACCCCATATAAAATAGGACAAGATGTTGAAGGTGGTCGCCGATTAAAATTAAAATTAGATGAAGTATATAATTTTATCAATAGACCTTATTTAAATCCAAATGATATTATTCTTTTTACAGATGCATATGATGTATATTATTCTGGAAATAAAAAAACAGTATTAGAAAGATTTAAAAAAATGAACAAACCTGTAATTTTTGGCGCAGAAATGTGTTGTTATCCAGATGATAATAAAAAATTTTTTTATCCACAAATACAAAGCAGATTTCCTTATTTAAATAGTGGACTTTTTATTGGGAGGGTTGAAGCATTAAGAGAATGTATGAAAGATTATGATAGTGAATTGATTGAAGATAATTGCAATGATCAATTATGGTGGACAAATAAATTTTTAGAAAGACAAGATTTAATTGAATTAGATTATTATAATAATTTATTTTTGAATTGTGTATGGTTGAATGCAAATGAACTTCATATTAATGAAAACGAAGACACAGTTGTATTTAATAATGCGACACCACAATTTATACACGGAAATGGACCAAGTAAAAACCTACTTCTTCCACTATTAGAATATTTTAGTAATAAGTATATGAATAATATTAATATTAATGAATGGTGGAATTAATGTAATATGTATATCTAATACAATTATATTAGTATTATTCTTACTACTTGTAACATTTATAATTATAAATAATTTAGTTATTTAATAATAATTAAATAATTAGATAAATTAAAATGTATATACATCTTAATTTATTAGGACCTTATAATTCTGGAACAAACATAATTAATAATCTTTTAATTAAATCTTTCAATGATGAAATTAAATATGAAGGTACAATTCATATATGGAAACATTCTATAAATTTAAAAGATATTGAAAAATCTATAAAAAATAATAAAGATACTTTATTTGTTGTAGTTTATAGACCATTATACTCTTGGTTTAAAAGTATGGAAAAAGAAAAATATGATATTATTTGGGATAAAAAAATAGATTCAGAGATTACATTTTCAAAGATAAAATTTAAAAATATAATTGAACTTTACGAAGAATACTATAGAATGTATAAATATTTAATTGAAACATATGAAAATGTTATTTGTTTAGAATATTATAAAATTTGTGATATTAACATATCATATAACTATATTACACAAAAAGTAAAACCATTTAATATAGATTTACTTGACACGGATTCATACAATAAAATTTTAAACACTAGATCAAAAAAACACGGATATCCAGTAAATAATTCACAAGAAGCACTAGACAAGAAAAAAATATTAGATGAAGAACAACAAGAAGATTTTCCAATCAATTATGATATTGTAAATTTTTATGAAGAAGAAATCTAAAATCAATTATACTAAGTGGTGGTTTTTTGTGCAAGAGTAGCTATACTTGTAAAATCGTAAGTATCTAATTTATTTGCTTGTACATTTAAAAAAATACTATTATTTGAATCATTAATTTGATATGCATTATAACAACCTGTTCCTGTGGCTGTTGCTACTGCGTAATAACCACTATAAATTGTTTGACAATTGGTTGTATTATAAGAAACATTACCATCTTGTAGAAGTACATAATTTGTTTCACCATTCCATATTTGATCTATATTTAATGATACATCAGTGTAATGAGCTGAACCACCTGAAGTATCTGTGAATGTTGGAAAGAGCGTTAATGATGGATTACCATTTTGATATCTATATGCAAAAGCTATACTTGACCATATAGTTATACCAGCAACCATTCCTGAATCATTCAATGAATGTAAAAAATCACCCCATCTTGATATTGTTCCTCCGGATCCAGGATATAACCCAACATTACCTTCTGTAAATAATATTTTAAAATCAATCGGCGGATTTGCAGTTGGTTGATACAATCTACTTTGTAATGTATTAATCCATTGATTCCAAGATGCATCATAAAAATTAGCGTCAGATAATCCAGATTGAGTTCCAGAATAATCCGAATCACAATATTGATGTACTGAAAAGTATACACCAGAATCTGCTGAATTATAATATCCATTATTAGATAAATCAGTTAATAAATTTTCAAAACCTGTTTCTCCATAACTAGTGCTATCAACAGTATACCAATGTAATCCAGAATAACAATTATATGAAGAAATAAGAATTTTGTGTTTTGATAATTTTAAGTTTGATTCTGCAGTTCTAATTGCATTTATTGTATTTATAGTTAATTTACTCCATTGTGCTCCGGACAAATTTACATAATTTGCATTATATGGCTCATTATGTAGTTCTAAATAACATAAGTTTGGATCAAAACTATAAGTACTAATACCACCATAATTATAAGAAGGATCAGAATAATATATTCCCGGATAAGGAATATCATTGGTGCTATTTGTTCCACTGCCAAAAATTTGGCCTGCATAATTATAAGCATTAAAACTAGTGCTATTAAATTGCTTAAATGCTTGATACCAATTTTCTTGAGTCCATATATTATTAATTACTAAAAGCATTGATAACCATAAATAAGTAAATCCTGGATTATAACTATAATTATCTGAAACTCCATTTGGAGTTGGATTTATTGTGTATTGCACGCCATTAATTGAAAAATCATAATATCCTAATATATTACTGTTAACTGCGTGCATATCAATAATAACTGTTATCCCCTTTTGTTGACTATTAAATATAGATAATAATAAATTTCCACTATTATTAAAATTTGATGACTGGGTTGTTGGGTCACTGTAATATTGTACTGTTGGTCCAGTTAAAATTCCTCCTGGTCTAAGATATCTCAGGTCTTGATTATAATCACCAGGATCAATCAAAGGATAATACAGCAATTTGTTCCAAGGTTGAAAAAAAGGGACATTTGAAGAATCACAAATTATTGTTCCTCCTTCTTGACAACTTGCACCATCTGTTGCAGCCAATTGAAATGCAAATGTTGGTGTAAATGGTATACGTAATAATTTTGCATTACTTAAATAAAGGAAGTTAATAATTGCTTTGTATGCACCATTACCAGGAGTATCCATTTTATTTGCAGAACTTAAATAATAATTAAAAACTTGTGGAGAATTATCAAACCCTTGTAAATTAACACCTAATAATACTGGTTGTGGAGTTATTGTAACTTGAATTGGAGTGCAGTATGATGAATCTGTTATATTGAATCTTGTCTGAACAGAAAAATTATAAGTAGAACCATGCACAAAATCATCAGGTATATTTAATACACAGTTGTAAACTCCAGGTGTTGTTGTCAGTGTATAATTTGCAGTAAGATCATACAATAAGCCATTAATATTTAAACTTACATCTACAGTAGTCATTTACAATATAGTATACAAAACATTATTAAAAAAATTATTTATCTAAATAAAGCTATTTTGTATAAAATATGATATAATATTTTATATAAAAATTTTATTAAGTAAATTTAAGTAGTGGTATTCGCTAGGAAATTAAATCCATTAAATGGTGTTGTAATATTCCAATTACAAGTTACTGAATAGTCTGAATTAACTACCGCAGATAAATTTGTTGGTATTTTGGGTCCAATTGGTGTAGGAGTTGGAGTTGGTGTAGGAGTAGGTCCTGGCGTTGGAGTTGGAGTTGGTGTAGGCGTTGGAGTAGGTGTTGGAGTTGGTGTAGGAGTAGGTCCTGGTGTAGGAGTTGGAGTAGGCGTTGGTGTTGGTGTTGGTGTTGGGGTTGGACTTGGAGTAGGTGTTGGCGTTGGAGTTGGTGTTGGAGTAGGCGTAGGAGTTGGTGTAGGAGTTGGTGTTGGTGTAGGTGTTGGAGTTGGTCCAGGTGTTGGAGTAGGAGTTGGTGTTGGTGTAGGTGTTGGTGTTGGTGTAGGAGTTGGAGTTGGTGTAGGAGTTGGTGTTGGTGTTGGTGTTGGTGTAGGAGTTGGAGTTGGTGTAGGAGTTGGTGTTGGTGTTGGTGTAGGCGTTGGTGTAGGCGTTGGTGTAGGCGTTGGTGTTGGAGTTGGTGTTGGAGTTGGTGTAGGCGTTGGTGTTGGAGTTGGTGTTGGAGTTGGTGTAGGCGTTGGTGTAGGCGTTGGTGTTGGAGTTGGTGTTGGTGTAGGAGTTGATGTAGGTGTTGGAGTAGGTCCAGGTGTTGGTGTTGGTGTTGGTGTTGGGCTTGGAGTAGGTGTTGGAGTAGGTGTTGGCGTTGGAGTTGGTGTAGGTGTTGGTGTAGGCGTTGGTCCTGGAGTTGGTGTTGGTGTTGGGGTTGGACTTGGAGTAGGTGTTGGAGTAGGTGTTGGAGTAGGTGTTGGCGTTGGCGTTGGCGTTGGAGTAGGAGTTGGAGTAGGTGTTGGAGTAGGTGTTGGCGTTGGAGTAGGAGTTGGAGTAGGTGTAGGAGTTGGTCCAGGTGTAGGAGTAGGTGTTGGTGTTGGTGTAGGTGTTGGCGTTGGTGTTGGTGTTGGTGTAGGAGTTGGAGTTGGTGTAGGTGTTGGGGTTGGTCCAGGTGTTGGAGTTGGAGTTGGTGTTGGAGTAGGTGTAGGAGTTGGCGTTGGAGTTGGAGATGGAGTTGGGGTTGGTGTAGGCGTTGGAGTTGGTGTTGGTGTAGGAGTTGGTGTTGGAGTAGGAGTTGGAGTAGGTGTAGGTCCTGGTGTTGGACTAGGTGTTGGTGTAGGAGTTGGTGTTGGAGTTGGTCCTGGTGTAGGACTAGGTGTTGGTGTTGGAGTTGGAGTTGGTGTAGGTCCTGGTGTTGGCGTTGGCCCTGGCGTTGGTGTAGGAGTAGGTGTTGGTCCAGGTGTTGGTGTTGGCCCTGGTGGTTTTACAGGAGGTATTACATATGGTGTTGGTGGAAGTTTTGAACTACCATATTTATTTGTTGCTGAAATATTAAAAAAATGTGGAACACTAGTATCAATATTATGAATAGTAAAAGTGTATGTATTTTTAACACCATTTGTATTTATAAGAGTTGCATAACCAGCATCTATTCCATTTACTTTTATAGGTACATTCATATATTATTTTACTTATTTTAATTATTTGTAATAACTTATACGATATTAATATTAAAAAATAATATTGGACTTCCTCCAGCAGATTCTTGAGTCCAAACAAATTGAATTGTATCATCAATATTTGCGACAACATTATTTACTATTGGTGGTGGTGGTGCTGTTGCTAAATAATTAGAATTTCCACATTTATAACTATAACAAGTAGATGCGTGATTTATCATTGCACGGCGATTAGAAATATTAGTAGCTCCAACACCAGACCCAGGAATATATTTATTATCTAATTCTTGAGGCTTATTAGATATTGAATTATTTGCAATACGTTTTACACCAGCACCCCCATTTTTTTTATATTGAAAACCATCTTTCCCATAATAATAGTTTCCATATGGCATATAATAATTAAAATATTAAAATATTTAATATTAAATATTAAAATATTTAATATTAATGGAAAATAAAAAAGTTGCTATAATTTTTTTTGGATTAACGAGAAGTTTAAAAAAAACAATTAACTCTATAAAAGAAAACTTATTTGGTCCTTTGGATAAAGGTTTAATAAATTATGATATTTTCATACATACTTATAAAATTAATGGGGCTTATCATAATATATGGTCACACGAACATACTGATAATTATATTAATGAAGATGTTGAAGGTTTATTAAATCCAAAATTTTATATATTTGATAATCAAGATGATGTAATAAATTCTATAAATTTTGATGATTATTATTCAAAATTAGGTGACTGGGGTGGATTCGGATTTTTCCCTGAGGATACTATAAAATATTTAATTAGAAATATGTGCTTAGGTTTATATTCAAAGAAAAAAATAGTTTCGCTTTTTGAAAATTACAAAGATGAATATGATTATGCTATAATAATAAGACCAGAATTGTTACTTAAAAATGAAATAGACATAAATTATTTTAATGAAATAAATGATAATAATATTATAATTCCACAAAAAGACCCATATATAGGATGTAATGACAGATTTTGTATTGGAAAAATAGATACTATATTGTATTATGGAAAATTATTTGATGATTTGAAGAGTTATTCTCAAGAAAAAAGTGTAGTTTCTGAATTGTATTTGTTAGATAAATTAAATGAAAAAAAAATAAATATAATTAAAAAAAATATAGATTATGATACAATACGAATGTAATAATAATTTATTCTGGTTTTTGTAATACATATAAATATTGATATTCATAACCAGACCTAATTAAATCTATCTTTCCTAATACAATAAATCCTGCATCTTTGGCTTCTGATATTATTACACTTTCTGGTTCCATATAAAATTTGTGTTCTTGTTTTCTGAAAACTTTTCCTGTCTTTTTATTTTTGAACTTCTCAATAAACTTCGCGCTATTATTTTTTTTATCATATTCAAAATTCGCATTATATTTGAATTTATCAAATACAACTGAACTAGTAGTTATACGTTCTTTTGCATAACGTTGTGGAGTCAACATTAATAATGGATTTGCAGGAGGTAAAATAGGGTCAAACTCGTCACGGTCAACAACGTGAACAACAAGATAGCCACCTGGCATAAGCCATTTAATAGAATTATTGAAAAATAACATTTTATCTTTAAAATAATATAATGTAAAATACATACAAATAATATGAGTAAAACTACTTGGTTGAAATTCCATTGCATTTAAAGCATCTCCCTGAACAAAATCAAAATCTGGATAGTTTTCCTTGGCCTTTTTAATCATTGCTTGAGAATTATCAAGACCAACCGTTTTATATCCGGCACGATTCAATGATGCTACGTGATTACCTGTTCCACAACCAACATCTAATATTATGCTTTCACTTGTAGGTTTTGTTTGATTGATTATTTCTCCGATTTCATATTCATTTTTGACATCATTGAATACTAAATGGTCATATATATTTGCGTAGAAATCGTCATATAGTTCTGGTCCTTCTTTGAATTCAAAGGTTTTAGAATCTTCAAATCCTTCTCTCCCTTGATTTTTGTGTTGATTGAATAAAATTACAAAGAGAAGCATAATCACGATAATAACAAGTGCTTTTCCACAAGTAGTTAATTTATTATAGAGATTTGTAATAAACCGAATAGGTTTCATAATTGTTTTCATATATATGTTGTTCTTATTATTTTTTTGTATATTTTTTTAATATATGTCTGATTCTGAAATAAATGATATACGAGAAAATAGAGATTTCAAAGGTGTAACCTTTTCCGAATTCAAAAAATCTGATGCTAAAAAAGAATTACTAAATAATTTAATTAAATCAAAGATAGAACCTGCGTGTTATTGGAGTGCCGAATTCATATGTGCTGGTCATTTCAGCGATTTATGGGAAATTATTTTGATGTTTTATAGTAAATACATACATCTAGGCAATCCTAAATTAGCTATTTATTTAGAAATGCGAATCCAGAATTTCAAAGAAATAATCTCAAATGGTTATAGTGGTCACGAAATTAAATTGCGAAATAGTGATAAAATCCGGCGACTTTTTTGTGAAATAATATGCATAATTTGTTATGCAAAACGCAAACACAGTTTTGATGAGATTAAAGTTAAAAAGGAGGATTTTGAAATGACGCAAATGGCAAACAGACTAAAAGCTCCTAATGTATCTTATGGAGAATCAATAATTATATCCGAGGATCCGAAGGAGTTATTCATATCGGTTAATGAGTTTGCATATAATTTGTCAAAGGATGTCAAAAATACTATTGATGCGTGCTATTGGGTAGAATGGATTCTAGAATACGAAACTATTTGTAAGTTAAAAAAAGAACAATGTAAATGTGGACGCAGAATGAAAATGCCTGTAAATCCAAAGGACCAAATGGATTTGGTTTGGTTAATATGGGATGCCCTTTTGAAGGCATCTGAATCTCAGGGACCATTTATCAAAAAACTAATGCACAGTCTTCTCTCCTTATTCACTTTGAAATACTCAAATGGATGTGGAAAAAGGCGAAGATATATAATTTATTATGCAATTAGTATTCTTACTGAAAATGTTAATCAAAATGAAGAATTATTGAAGGAAAAAGATGCAGTTGGTTCTATCGTAAAAAAAATAAACTCAATTTATAAACAAATAAAAAAGAATGAACACGCTCCAAACACGGATTATCTCTTCAATAACGTCGGAAAATCAAATCTTGATAAAACAATTGATAAATTGGAAAAGATGAATGCATTTGGCGAAAGTTTCATACCAACCATTTAGGATTTTATAATAAATTGATTTAAATTATTATAAAAATTAATAACATTATTTTAGAAAGCAAATAGTATGGACCAAATTCATAGCTCTTGGAATCCTTTATTTGAACATTACACTTTCAATCTGGATGCCTTATATTCAGGTCCCAAGGTTTATCCTCCGAGAGAAAAAGTATTCAGTGTATTTGAAATTGATGTAAGTAAAATTCGTGTAGTTCTTCTTGGACAAGACCCTTATCACGGAGAAAATCAGGCAAACGGATTAAGTTTCTCAGTTCCTGTATGCGAAAGGATACCACCAAGTTTGCGCAATATTTTCAAAGAACTTAGAATTTGCTTTCCAGAAAGAAATTACGAATTTAATAATGGCAATCTTGAACGATGGTCAAAGGAGGAAGGTATCTTTCTTTTGAACTCTTCTCTCACAGTTGAAGAGAGAAAACCAGGAAGTCATATGAAATTATGGGAGGAATTCACAAATGATGTTATTAAGTTTATTAGTGAAAATAATGGTAATTGCGTATTCTTATTTCTAGGAAAATTTGCACAATCAAAACGTGGTTTTGTTTTTGACCCAAAACAGATTGTTTCAGCTCCGCACCCATCCCCTTTATCACGTGGATTTATAGGGTCTAATTGTTTTATAAATGTTGAGAAGGTTTTAGGTGATAATGTGAATTGGAATATTTAATCATTTTATGGACAAGGTTCAGGTTCTCCACCCATATCAATAATTTTTTTATTAGCTCTTGATAAACATACCTTTGTTTGTTTATCATCTGGAACAGAAGCAGGATTTGATTTACCAGTTTTTGAACTAATCCCCCAATACACATCGTAAGAAGGAAGACTTACATCTTCATAAGAAAAAGGACAACTATTTATACAAGGATTACAAGGGTCTTTCAAGAATTTGAATCCAGGAACTTTCAAAATGTCATTATATTCTGTTATTTCAGTTTCATTAAAATACGGCTTATCTGAAGTACATTTAAATGTGTTTGTATCATCAACTTTAATACCATTAAGACTATCAATCATAAACGTTGGTTGTCCTTTATTCTCTTCTGGTTTTGAAGGGTCTATACCATTTACAACGAATGCTCTTCCAAATACAGGTTGAAATAAAAGAAAAGAGCTTGGAGAATTATATAATCCAAATCCACCAGAAATTATTTTTTCATAGTTTTTCTTTTTATCGTCATCTGTTTTATTATTTGGGTCACTATAAACAACTTTTTTAAGATTTGATTTAATATAATCATTTAGAGGCCAAGCTCCAGTTTTTGCAAATATTTTTGCTTCTTCTTCAGTAGACCATTTTTGAAATTGAGAAGGGTCATCAATTATTCCATTAGATTTATCAGGATCTTTTGAGTCCTTAATCTCTTGATATTTTGCTATAACTGCACTTAGAGTTTCTTGAGACCATTTATTATCTTCAGGTAACATTTTAAAATATTTAAATTTTTCCGTTTCGCCACCTTTTGATGTTGAAATTGGTTTCTCACTATCTACAATATCGGTTGTAGATAATCCTTCTCTATTCGGAGTAGTCAAAACAGCAGCAGCAAATATAAATATAGCTAAAATTAATAACCATAATAAAATATCATTCATTTGTTGTTTATTATAAATTTAGATTTTTTATTTTATTTTTTTATAATATAATGAATAAAAATTCAAAAAAATATGTAAATCATAAAGGTAAAACGAGGAAGAATCGCGGTATTCCACAAAAATTTGAACAACAAATTGTGTTAAAATTCATTATTATGTTAAACACTGTCAAATTATATCATTGGAAGACTCATAGTTATGCAACACATAAGGCAACTGATAAATTATATGATGATTTGAATGACCATATTGATAAATTTGTTGAAACTCTTTTGGGAAAGAGTGGTGACCGCGTTAATCTAACAGGTGTAAAGAGTATTCCTCTTAAGGATTATACATCTGTAGAACAATTGAAGAGAGAAGTCAACGATTTCAAAGGTTATTTAGTAAGTTTAAATAATAATCCTGCATTAAAATCAATGTCAAATAGTGACCTATATAATATTCGTGACGAGATTTTAGGAGATATTAATCAATTTTTGTATTTGTTGACATTTAACAAATAAAGATATAAATATTGCGCGAAATATAATAAAAATTTAATATATTTATTTTTATTATAATGAATAATACACCTTCTTCAAATAATTCAGTAGGAACTTCAACTAATAAATCAAGCATAACTTCTTCTATAGGTGATTTTTTTGGTAGTAGTAGTTCAAAAACAGATACTACAAGCAATATATCTACTTCAAGTAGCTCAAATAGTATAGGAGGGTTTTTCAGCAATATAAGTTGGACAAGTTGGATTGTAATAATTCTTATTTTAGCATTCCTCGGATTAAACATTTTCGTTTATTTAGCAAAAGGCACCCAAGTCTTTGCAGAATTATCTGCTTATTTAGCATCTATTATTGGTACAGGTGCAGCAGAGACTACTAAACAAGTAACGAATGTAACTGCTACCGGAACAAAAGCAGCGACTGATATTGCTGCTGGAACTGTGAACACTACTGTTGATGTTGCTCAGGATACAGCATCACAAATTAAAAATGCGAATTATACGGAACAGCAACAATTGAACTCCAGTTTAAATAACGCAAAAACAGAACAAAAAACTATAGAACAAGAAAAAGAATCTGGATATAGTGCAGATGAAGCGACATCAAGTATCCAATCAAGTAAATCTACAAGTAAAGCAGGCTGGTGTTATATTGGAGAAGACCGCGGATTTCGTAGTTGTATTCAAGTAGGAGTTAATGATCAATGTATGTCAGGTGATATTTTCCCAAGCCAAGAAATATGTATGAACCCTACTTTGAGACCTTAAAATATTACACCTTTTTATATTTAAACTTCATATTGTATAGAAACAATATTTGAAGGGTCAGAATCAGAAGCGGTACTATGTGCTATTAAATAAAATTCTAGATTTGTATACAACGGTAAGTTTGTTACAGTAGCACTTCTTAAATTGTATGGTATTTCTTGAATAACTACGCCATTTTGAAATAAAATGAAACTTGTAATTGGAATACTATCACAATAAATAAATTCCCAAGATAATACTATTGTCGGATTACTATTTGCAGTAGTTGATGATTCTATTGATAATACTGGTGTGCTAGGTTTAACTGCAGTAACAAATAATTTATAGTTTTCAGGCCACTTGTCTCCTGATGTTCCGTAATTCAAACGTTGGCGAGGATAATATGTTGGAAAACCTTCATTAAAACACAATATCTGTGGTTGTCCAGGAACATCAGATGTAGTTGTTGATGAACATTCTAATACACCAGTAAGATTTTTTGTTTGACCTGTGCATAAATTTTCAATAACACTGCAAATAAGACTTCCACCATCAGGAATTAAAACAGTAGGAAGAGGAGAAGGAGGAGGGATATATGGAGGCATTACAATAGGTGTTCCAGGTTCAACAGGGGGCACAATTGGGGGCGGAGGTTCTATTGGTGTAGTGGGTGTTACTGTTACAGGTAATACAATATATTGTGGTCTTGGAGGAAGGGCTGGACATAAAGTCGCATTGTTACTAATTTGACCACCATTTTCAGGAGTTGTTCCATAATTAACACGTTTCAAACTCTGTGTATTTGGGTTACTATATGTTTCAGATTGACTAGCCCAAGTAGTAGTTCTATTTGTCCACATTCCACGAGCAATTTGTGAATATCTTTGTTGTTTTGTCAAATTAGAACTATTTGCTTTATATTGAAGAATATTACCCTTTTTGTATAATTCATAACGATATGCAAACTCAGCTGTAGTCATTGATTCATTGAAAAATGGAACAAATATTTTTTTTTTAGGATCAATATTTAGGTTGTTTGTTAGATATGCACAAGAATTCTCAAAACGATTCCACGCTCTTGGTGGTCTTGGTAAATAATTGTATCCATTATTTGACATATATTAATCATTCATAAAAATATATGTCAATAAATATTTAATTATAGTATTGTGCTTTGTAAGAGTTATAATGAGATGGTGGAGGAGGAACATAATAACTATTATGATAACCAGGGTTTTTATAAACAATTGTAGTTGTTTCTGTAGTTTGAACTGGTTTAGCTGTGACAAATGTAACATTGCGTATGATAAGAATTAAAAAGAGCACAATTACTCCAATCATAATAATTTTCTTTTGTTCCATATAGAATATGATTGGAAAATAAATTATTGACCACCATAAAAGAACCATCTGAGTGACAAATAACTTGAATTGTCAGAGTTCAATGAATCAGTTCCAGTCATTTTTCTGTTTGGTCCATTATTAACAATCTTCTGAATTTGATTTGTTCCTAAAGCATAATTATAATACCATAAATTTGAAATGTATCCTGAAAATCCTCCATTCGCTCCAACATAAACATCACCATAATTCTGTTTAGGAACCCCTATTAGTTTAGTGCTCTTTGTAATTGTTCCATTAATATAAACATCTAAAGTTGTATTTTTACAACGAATCATTATATTTACCCATTTGTTCAATGGAATATCAGGTATTTTTATTTCCTGATTTATTACATCAAAAGTATTCATTACAACAGTAAGTTCATTAGAATTTGGAGAAAGATATAAACCTGGTGCATTATTTGGGAAGTTTAATCCAAGTTCTTGGGAATTAGTGAAATCGTTATTACCTTTGTGGAAAATATGGCGGTATTTGCCTGCGTTATATGTTAAATCATCAATAAATATCCAAACAGACCAGGTGAATTCAATACCATCAGGTGTGTTTGTAGAACGAGTTACAGTTTTTGCACCTTCAGAATTAGGGTCTTGAGGTATAACCATCATTTGCTTTGCATCAACCATACCATCAATTAAATGAGGAGATCCTGATGGTGTTCCTAACCAAACTATAAATGTTATAGAAAATTGCAATACTATAACAAATACAAATATTGCCAATAAAAGAAAAGAAATCTTTGCAACTAAACTATTTGAATTCATAAAATCGCTAAAACCTCCACTACTACCACTTGTTCCAGAACTAAAACTAGACCCCATACCATTTCTAGATGTTCCAAACATTCCCCCTGCATTATTTTGTGATCCAAACATTCCTCCTGTATTATTTTGTGAACTAAACATATATATATATTATAAGAAAAAGGTTATTGGTTAAATTGTGAAACTGTTATTTTCAGTTCCATTTTCCATAAATGATACCTTAATCTGATATTTTCCAAATATGCTAGACAACCAGCTTTCTCCGTATCCCTTTTTATAAATATTCCAGGCTCCTTGGGGGTCCATTGCATAAGGATAATATTGGAATTTTGCAGTCCAACCAGCAAAGCCACCCTTAGGTGTAACAAATACATTTGCATCTTGATTAATTTTTGCGGTTCCTGGTAATACACAAGTTTTTACTAATTTACCGTCAATATACACATCTAATGTTTTTCCATAAACACTAATTAATAAGTTTACCCATTTTTGAATAGGAATATTTGCAACATTGCAAGTATGTATTACAGCACCTGTTGGCGTTTTGATATCATCAGATGCCATATCTGTATCAGAACCAGGAAAAACAGCCAAAGATATATTAATATTATTTTGAATAGGCCCTAAAGCAACTAACGGACAAGGGTCTAAACCACTGACTCCAGTAGCTTCCCCAGATTGAACAGCAGTAGCCGCAGCCATACGACCAAATACAACCTTAGGTTCTCCATATCTATAATTCCAATCATCAATGTTAAACCAGATTGAATATGTAAAATTACTTTGATTTGTTCCAGTGGTATCGCTTGCAAGACTAGATGCCTCAATAGTTTGCATAGTTGTGCCACTAGTAACTCCTGTTAAGGTATTGACATCATTCACGATATATCTTACAGCAATATATAATAATATAATTATGCATACAATAAGTAATACACTTCCAATATTCATAATATAATATAATGATAGAATTTTTCTAAAATACTATCATTATTTGTTCTAAATAGATTCTAAAAAAATAAAAATATATTTGAAATTTATTCATATTTAATTATATTTATCACCATTTGCGTTAAAATACCATTTTAATGATAAATACCCTGTTTCAGCATTATCTGTATGAAGCAATCCACCTAAATCATTTTGAGTATTTTCATCTCCACTTGTGTCTGTTGCAGAAGGTGGCAAATCTGTCATTATTTCTGAATCGCCTAATATATTTCCTGTTCCTAAACTATCGTCTAAATTTATAATTGTATTATCAGACATTAATACTGGTGGGGTATAATCCTTCACAGAATTATATAAGTAATTTATTTGAAAAATGTTCAACGAATCTTTAAAGTAGTTTACATTACATACTGCACCGTATAATCCTTCATCTTGACCAACAATTAAATTATCATAATTCATATAAGGTATTATACCAATACTAGATTTACTTAATTCGCCATTGTAAAATATATCAAGAGTTCCACCACTGTAATTAAAAATAATATTATTCCATTTTTGTAATAAAACATCGCGCTTTTCATATATAATAATATTGCCATCACTATCAAGGTCTCTTTTAGTAAATTTATTTTCATCCCCTTCTTCGCTTGTTGATGAGTCTGTAATCTTCATAGTTATTCTTAATGTATTTAATGATGCATTATAAGAAACTCTTGGTTTGCCTCCATAATCCAATATTGTTGCATACGTTTCATATGATTTGTTTGTGCTAGTACTTGCACTATCTATGTATACCCAAAAAGAAAGTCCGTATTGATATTTAAATGTCTCATTGCTGCCATTTAACTGTTCATATGATGCTAAACTAGTCATATTTTTAATTTCAATTGGACGATTTACTAATATTATACCCCCTTGTTGAGAGAATCTTTTGGAAAAATATGGATATGTAAAATAAACAACAAAAAGTAATATGCTAATTATCAAAACTATGTAATATGAAAATGGAGTTGGTGCAGCTGCGCTCTTACTTATTGAAGATATTCCAGATTTTATAGTAGATGTTATACTAGATGCAACACTTGCAGCGCCTGATGCAGCACCGGATGCCGCACCTGATGCAGCACCTGATGTTCCCTTTGGAATACTATGCATAATCTTATCAAAAAACGCAACAATAATACAAGGAACATAATAAATTGAATTAAAAATTAATTGAAATAGTGGACTCTCTTTGTAAACGGCAGATTGGACTACTACCTTATAAACAAGAATAGAAATTATAATAAAAATAAATAAATACAACAACCCTATACCAATTGTTGATGTTGACATAATATTTTGATAAAATGACACAAGGTAATAAAGCATAGTAAATGTTAGAGTAATTCCTATAAGAATTGCAAACACTTTTTGAAGAGTTTTGTTATAATACAATAGTTTCTCTTGAATTTCATTTATAACACTTGGGTCGGTTTTTACATTAAAAAATAAACTTTTAATGAATGAAATAAGCCAAAAAATAAAAAATAAGATTAATAAAATAAATACAAATGAACTTTTTACATTTTTATCAGTCATAAAATTATCAGTCATCAATATTGGAAAAACAATTGGCACTATAATCATTAATGATGCCATAAAAAGATAACAAAATGTTATAATGGTAAATATATTTGCAATTCCTAGAATTTTTATCATACCAGAAGATTCCTCTTTGGGTTTATAAGAAGGGTTTTTGGAATTAATGTAATTTCTGTAAAATAAAAACCCAACAATAAAGAATGTTACAACTGCTGCAAGAACTAAAAATGTAATAGAAATTGGGTCTGATGGATATTTCACGTATAAAGAAATTATCGCAACAAGAAGCCCTACATAAACTATTCCTGACATAATTCTTACAACATTATAAAGAAAACTACTTTCAAATGGTGCGGCTTCACCTTTTTCATCTGAAGTTTCACCATCTGGTTTTGTTTTCATTACATTCCGAATATAGAGTGCGGTAAGTGTGAATAATGTAATTATAACTATAGATTCTATCCAAGCGAAACTAGTAATATAACCACCTGGATTTACTGCATACATAATAACCATAAAAATAAACAAAAGTAGAAAAATTAAAACATAATTTATCCTTAAAAAATCAATGTTAAAATCAGTTTTATTTTTTTCTAAATCATTTGTGCCGGTAAATGCTTTGTAAAATAAAAAGAACCCAGCTAATAATAAAATGGGTAAAATTATATGTGCATACTGATCGCTATATTCTTTTGGTAATACGGTAAATAAAAATACCAAAAAACAAATATAAATAGTTAGAAATGAAACATTCTTCAAGTTTTTCATAGATTTTAAAAAATCTGAAACATAATTATAAAAGAAAAAATAAATTATAAAAAATGAAACTATCATAATAATAACAATAGCAACTATAGGCTCACTGCTATTATTTTTTGATGTATAAACTACTATAAGCATCATAATAAAAAGTATAACAGAAATTGCTGTTGAAATTAAATAGGTTTTTTTATCATTACTAGATGAAAAGTTTTTAATTGTTTCAATATATGATTTTGAATTATTATTACCTTCACTTGAACTACTCATATAATATTATAATACAATATTCTTTCAGAAAAACCGTCTAGATATTACATATTTTCAAATGCGGTTTTTTCACCGTGACATTCTCTACATAATGCAACTAAATTATCAACTTCATTTGTTCCGCCATATTCAAGTCTCATTTTATGGTCTACTTCAAACCAAGCTGTAAGTTGTTTTTGACAATGTCCACATTTCCAATTTTGCATTGAAGCTACATATTTTTTCTTAGTTTCACTTACTGAACGTTTTGTACTTTTAGTTCCAGAAGTAAGAAGCCTTTTTTCATAATTTGACATTGCACCAGAGTCTTGATTTAACCCTTGCATAAAACCGCCACCATCAATAGATTGTGAGATCCCATTACCATTAGACCCTGTGAAATCTATAATTGGACTAAGCATATCAAGAGAGGATTTATCTATAGGCATATACTTTACCATATTATTTGCGTGCAAAAGCATAGATTTACATTTTTCAGGATTCTTTTTTATTAATAAGTATAATGATACACCAACTATTCCATAAAATGCCATTTGAATATATTTTTTATAATGACTATACATCTTTGTATATTTTCCTCCATGATAAGCATTATATATTAGAAATCCAGTAATGCCAATAATAAATAATTCTAGTTTCATTATTATATATTATTGAATATTAAATCTAATTGAGTTTAAGGATTTCATTTCCTGTATAAAGAACGAATAAATGTTTTTTTCTTTAATTTCCTAGTTTTGCTTTTGCTTTTTAATCCACTAGCCTCTGATTTCTCTCTTGAACTTGTTTTACCTACTTCTTTTGGTGATGTTTGAGACAAAGCCTTTCTAAAAATTGGATTTAACCCTTCAAGAATATCCAATAATTTTTCTTCATCTATTTCGTGATCGGCTGATTCATATAAAAGAATAATCGCGCTTTTAATACCTTCTATTATTTCTAATTCAGTTTTACTTATATTGATACGTTTGTTAAGCATTTCAACTATAGAAATATAAGATATTGTAAACCCCCACACATCAATGTTCTTTAATAATATTTTTAAATAACCAATTTTATCAAAATCCCCATCACGCGTAAATTTTATTAATACTTTTGTTATATATTCAAAAATAAAATGAAATGTATAGTTAAATTCTATTAATTGGTCCTTAAACTCTTCATCAATATCACCAATATCATTTTCAAATAAAATTTTTACAATACTATTTATTGATTTCAAATGTCCAGGTCCTCTTTCTTCTATCCATTTAAAAACAAAATCAATAACAAATTCGCGAGTCATAAAATATGATGGTGCATTATTTTCAGTTAGAAACACTCTATACGAAGTTTCAAACATATCATTAAAAAGTATATTTGAGAATGGAACATTGTATTGAAATGGGCGTCGTTTTAAAATATTTGGTACAGTTGTTTCATCATCATATTTACAAGATAATCCCCAGTCTATAACTCTTGTATTCATTTCATCATCAACTATAATGTTAGAATCTTTCAAATCACAATGATATATATGTTGTTCATCATTCATCGGAATAACTCCTCTTTTAAAAAGTTCAATAAGTTTATTATTTAAATCAATCATTTTTTCATAATCAATTATTTCTTGTGAAAAATTTTCTTCAATAATTCTACCAACATCTAATCCTCCGTATGGCATATTTACAGTCATTAGACTTCTTAGATTTCTCTCTTCGTTTATTGTGCTTTGTTTTATTTTTTTCTTTGTAAGTGATTTGCATTTTTCATCAAAGTCCTCAAGGTCTTCATCATCCAATCTATCTGGTTTGCAAGTTGTTATATCATATACTAAAAAATATTTTTCATAGTCAGGTATTTTTTTTAAATAAGGTAGAAATTTTACAATATCATCATATTCTGTTTTCGCATTTTTTTTTAACATAAGCTTACTGATTTGATTTGGGATTCTTTCCTTTCCCTTGCATTTCAATGCCGGTTTGAATACGCAACCATATCCTCCTGATTCTATTACACGTCCACCTACCTTTTTACTTGATTTATTTTTATTTTTTTTGGTTTTCATCCTATATAACTATTAGATTATTTATTATAAAAGTAATAAATTCCAAAAACAATGCATAATATAATAAATAAATAAATCAATTTTGCACGAACTTTGTAATATTCACGCATTTTTACATCCTTTGGTTTATAAGATTCATAATAATCGGCATAAAATTTTTCTAAAGTTATTTTTGGCTTTTCTAATTTCTCATTTATTTTATTATGTATGAAATGCATCCACCTAATAAATGCATCTCGTGAATCTAAATATGGAGATACTGGATAATTATTTAATAATTTACTAAAATCACCTGCAATGCTTTCTATAGGAATAAACATCGGTATGTTTTGAACGAAGTCATAATATTTTTTCTTTGTCATTGTATTTGGACGATGTGGATAAGTCATTGCTACAGTGTGTAAAAAAAACCAATAATGCGGACCCCAAACAGTTGAATCCAAATTAAATTTTTGCATTAATACATTAAACGAAAAGAAAAATATAATAACATTATCGCATAATAACTTTTAGACATTTTCTCATTTAAAACGCCGAATTAATTTTATATAAAATAAAATAAATATATATTTTTATATAAAATAAAATAAATATATATTTTTATTATTTTATAATGAATACTTTAAAAAATATTTCAAGTGAAATCATAAGGCAAAATTGGTTAAATTATAAAGATGTAATTTATAATTCACCTTGTTATGAATTATTATGGGATAGTTTGGAAAGTAAATTTGAAATTGATAAAAATGATATGTATTTAACTATATTAAAAAATTTTATAAATAATGAAGAAAATAATCATAAAAAACCATTATTTGATAGGATACATATAAAACAAATAAATAATGAAACGCTTGTTTTGAAAGGATTATATGAAGAAGAAAGAAAACATATCCATTTATTATGTGATAAAATTGGATTACATCATGAAAGCAAATCACATCCTAAACAGAAAAATAATACATTTATATTTATTTATAAACCAAACATATGGTTATGGGAATATACTGAAAAAAATCCATATTCAGAAAGTGAAGAATATTACGAAAAACGAAAAATAATAAAAAAAATAAAAAAACAATTATGCCGAAGAATTTGGTGTACATGTGATGAAAAATGTTGGCAAATTGGAATCAAATTGCATTTTTGTAGGATTTTTGTGTTGTTATGTCTGCGTGTTTTTAAATGTAAAAAGGTGTAAATGATAAAAGGAGCCAAATAATTATATAGTAAACAAAAAATACTTAAATATATTATTTTGTTAGTAAATACAATTACAATGGTTAGAAATTCATATTTTAGAAAAGGTCTCTTTTTCGGAACTTTATTTGGTAGTTCATTTACATTTTTTGTTTTAAAAATAAATTATCTGTTAATTTCAAAAAATAATAATTATATGAAAAGTCCATATTATAAAATAGATGATAATGAGAGGTTTGAATGATAAAATAAAAAATTGAAATTTATTTTAACTTATATTTCATAAGTATTGTAATCAAAATGAGAGTTAATGAAAAACGCAATTTAAGGAATCGCATATACATAAAAAGAACAGAATTTCGCAAATTCATTCAGGATTCTCCGAGAGAAATTAGAGACCAAATATTAGCTTATTTTCCGATTCCTGAAGAAATTCTAAATGAACGAGATAAACTCTTTCTAGATAAGATTATCCCAGTTTTGAAAGAGATGGATCACAAAAATGCTTATGAAATCTGCACAAAAGGACCATTCTCTAAGACAATTAGTAACTTCACGAAGGAATTTATTGAAACATATTACAAGTATAAAAAATTTGACAGTTTTCCATTTATTCCAAGTTATGAAGGCGATAGTTATGACTATTGGATAAATCATTCCGAAGAATATTACAAATTATTTGGAGTCAACGATTTTAACCGCAGACAAATTGTTGGAACTATAGTTGAAATATTGAAAAAATCAAAAAAGGATGAATCTAAAATATTCAGAAAACAACTTTTAGCTGTTAAATTTCAATTGTCTAAATAATTTCAATTATAAAATTTGTAATAAATAAAAAATAAACTTGTATTAAAGTAGAAAATTGATTTAAACATTTTTTTATAAAAGAAATAAGTAACTTCATATGAATAAAAATAATAATATGTGTAATAATTGTGGAAAAACTGGACATTTATTTCATCAATGTAAGTTGCCTATTACAAGTTATGGTATTATATTGTTCAGAACAAGTAGCAAGGGTCTACAATATTTAATGATTCGTCGCAAGGATAGTTTTGGCTTTATTGATTTTATACGAGGTAAATATTTATGCAATAATACTTCACAACTTCAAAAATGTATTGATGAAATGTCATTGAAAGAGAAAGATAATATATTAACCGAATCATTTGAAAATTTATGGAAGTCGTTATGGGGTGATAATAGTAATCTTCAATATCGCAATGAAGAAACAATATCTTCCAAAAAATTTGATGTTATTAAAAATGGAATTTATATAAATGATAATAAAATAACATTAGAAGATATTATTAAAAACAGCGATACACAATGGTCTGAAACTGAGTGGGAGTTTCCAAAAGGACGGAGAAATTTTCAAGAAAAAGATATTGAATGTGCAGTTAGAGAATTTGAGGAAGAAACTGGATATTCAAGTAAAAATATTACTATAGTTGATAATTTGTTACCATTTGAAGAAATATTCATTGGTTCAAATCATAAATCTTACAAACATAAATATTTTTTGGCTTATATGAAGGAAACGATTGATTCGTTAAACAATTTTCAAAAAACAGAGGTGAGTAAGTTAGAATGGAAAACTATTTCCGAATGTTTAGATGCAATCAGACCATATCATTTAGAGAAGAAAAAAATAATCAGTAAGATTGATAATATTTTGAAAGATTATAGATTTTATTAAATAATAAATAATAAATAAATCATACTATAATATAAGTATAATATAGTATGTTGAAGCCATTAAAACCCAATAAAACCAATAAAACCAAATTAGTAATTGTAGATGAGGAACCTAAATCTGATGCTGAAATTGTGAAAAAATCCCTCATTGACAACAATTGTGATAAAATAGGAAATCTTTATAGTTCTGATTCAGAATGCAATAAATTTTTATTAAGAAAAGAATTTTTAGAGAGACAAGAACTAGCAAAAGAACCTGAAGCTGACCCATACTTGTACCCTAATTTAAACGACCCATTGTTTAATGTTAAAATCGCGGAAAAATCTGAGTTTGCTGATAATAAATTTGACGGAAAAATATATGAAGACGTTAAGGCACGCGCAGAAGAATTGGCTAATGCGGATTTTGAACTCTCTCCGAATCAAACATTTGTTCGCAATTTTTTATCGTTTCAAACACCTTACAATAGTTTGCTATTGTATGGAGAATTAGGGTCTGGAAAATGTCACGCAATAAATACACCTATTATTATGTATGATGGTTCTATTAAAATGGTTCAAGATATACAAATTGGAGATTTACTTATGGGTGATGATTCAACGCCAAGAACAGTCACTTCTTTAGCAAGGGGGAAAGATAAAATGTATAACATTATACCTGTAAAAGGTGATAAGTACACTGTAAATGAAGAACATATATTGTGTTTAAAGGCGTCCGGATTTCCAAAATTATGTCATAATCATTATAATTCTCACTTCAATTTCAACGTTCAATGGCTTGAAAATAATAAGTTCAAAACACGAAATTTTTCATATAATAAAAATGATGAAGATTCAAGAAAAAAGACGGAAGAATGTGCAACTTTATTTTTTGAAGAAATCAAAAAAAATGAAAATACTTGTGATAATGTTTTTGAAATTTCTGTAAAGGATTACTTGAAATTGTCTAAAAAATATAAGGCGTTTTTGAAAGGATACAAGGCACCAGTTGACTTTGAAGAAAAATCTCTTCCGATTGATCCTTATATGATTGGTTATTGGCTAGGATATGGTTCAAAAAGAGATGCAGTAATTACTAGTCAAGACTCTAGCGTTTTGAAATATTTTAATATAAATTTAAAAGAATATGGGTTGACGCTAAATTTTAGAAGTAATTATGATTATGGTATATCTGGAAATGGAAAACTTGGGAATAATAAATTTTTAAATACGTTGAAGGAATTGAATATGGTTAATAATAAACACATCCCAATGATTTATAAATGTAATTCAAGAGAGAACAGATTAAAACTTCTTGCTGGATTAATTGATAGCGATGGACACTTGGGAAATGACGCGTGTGGTTTTGAATTTACACAAAAAAATGAAGTATTGATGGATGATGTAATATTTCTTGCTCGTAGTTTGGGATTTTCGTGTTATAAAAGTATAAAAAAAACTACTTGGACATATAAAGGCGTTAAAAAATATGGGTTTGCTTATAGAACTAATATAAATGGAGAAGGTGTTGAAGAAATACCTACTATTATTCCTAGAAAACGTGCAAATTCAAGGAAACAAATTAAAAATGTCCTTGTAACTGGTATTAACGTTGAATATGTTAATTATGATGATTATTATGGTTTTACATTAGATGGAAATTGTCGCTATTTAATGGGAGATTTTACTGTTACACATAATACATGCTCTGCAATTGGTGTTGCTGAAGAGATGAGAGATTATTTGAAGCAGATGGGAATAAATAAAAGAACTATTATTGTTGCTTCTCCTAATGTTCAAGACAATTTTCGTCGTGGATTTTTTGATGACAGAAAACTTAAATTAGTTGATGGACTTTGGAATATTCGTGATTGCACTGGTAATAAATTTTTGAAGGAAATAAATCCAATGAATATGAAAGGCATTCCGAAGGATAAAATAATTACACAAATAAATGCTATTATCAATGCGTCATACATATTTTTAGGTTATGTTGAATTCGCAAACTATATTAATAAGGTTGAAAGCGGTAAACCAAAGGGAATTAAACAGGTAAAAAGAGTAAAAGGAGATAAACATTTTTATGGTGAATACAAAACACAAGATGACCTTGTCCGTCAACAACATCGTAATCTACGCAATGAATTTAATGGTCGACTTGTTATTATTGATGAAATTCATAATATTCGTATTTCTGGGGATACTAGCATCAAACTAGTTGCTGATAGTTTAATGTCACTTGTTAAAGCTACACAAGACTTACGTATATTACTATTATCAGCAACACCAATGTATAATGATTATAAGGAAATAGTATGGTTATTGAATTTAATGAATGCAAATGATAAAAGAGGTCTTGTTGAAATAAAAGATATTTTTGAAAAGGATGGAGAATTCAAGAAAAATAGTCTTGGAGAAGAAGTTGGAAAAGAATTATTAATACAAAAGGCTACAGGATACGTGTCATTTGTAAAGGGTAATAATCCATATACATTCCCATTTAAGATATTTCCACAAATTTTCTCTCCTGAACATACTTTTAGAGATCATAAATATCCCATCTATCAGATGAATGGTAAAATGATTTCTGAAGAAGATAAATTGAAATTTTTAGACATATATTTGACAAAAATAGGACCTTATCAAGAACTAGGATATAAATTTATTATTGATAATTTGAAACATAAGAAAATCTCAATTACGACCAATAAAGGAGTTGTTAAAGATATGCCTAGTTTTGAAAATATGGACTCGTTTGGATATGTATTAATGACAATGCCATTGGAATCTCTTATTATGGTATATCCGATTGAAGGACTTGAAAATGCAATTGAACAAATAAAAGATGAAACTATATCTGATGCGAGTGTTAGTACTAGTTATTCAGATAATAATCAAAAATCTGAATCAATTGGTTCTATAAAATCTCTTTCTAAGTTAGAAGGTGAAGAAATCAGTAAACCTAAAGAAGATTCTCTTTTTGATGAATATATTCCAAAATCGGCTGGAGAGAATGAAGTAGAACAAGTATCTGAAGCACAAGTATCACCATCATCCGGAGAAGAAGAAGAATCAGAAGTAGAAGAAAAACCACAAGATGTCAAATTAATAAGGAGGTCCAGTAGCGAATCATCTGTTTCATCTGCAGGAGGAGGAAGTTCACCGTCCGAAGAACTAGATAATTATTTTATCAGTCCAAATGATATTGTTGGTAAAAAGGGTCTTGAGAGAATAATGTCCTTTGTTGATAGCAATAGACCTCCTTTAAAAGGTTCATTTGAATATAAACCAAAAACACTTCAAAAATACGGCAGAATTTTCTCAAAAGACGAAATCGGTAAATATAGTTCAAAAATAAAATCAATTTGTGATGCAATTGTAAACTCTGAAGGCATTTCATTAATTTATTCACAATACATTGATGCCGCTTTAGTACCAATGGCACTTGCATTAGAAGAAATTGGATTCTCAAGATTTGGACAAGGTGCAAAATCTCTTTTCAAAACACCTCCTCTTCAAAAATCTACTGGTCTAAAATACTGTATGATTACAGGTGACCCAAGACTCTCTCCAAATAATGATTTTGAAGTAAAATCTATTACAAATGAAGATAATAAGAATGGTGAGAGAATTAAAGTGGTTCTTATATCTCAGGCAGGTACAGAAGGCATTGACTTTAAATTCTTAAGACAGGTTCACATTCTTGAGCCTTGGTATAATATGAGTAGATTGGAACAAATCATTGGCAGAGCAGTTCGTAATTTTAGTCATAAGAGTCTACCATTTGAAAAACGAAATGTGCAAATATTTATGTATGGCACGCTTCTAGAAAATGAAGAAGAAGAAGCTGCTGATTTGTATGTTTATCGTGTTGCTGAATACAAGGCTGTTCAAATTGGAAAAGTTAGCAGGGTGTTAAAAGAAACCGCAATTGATTGTATTATTAATCACTCGCAAACAATGTTGACTCAAGAACTAATGAATATTGGAGTTGAACAAAAATTGTCTAATGGACAATTAATTCAAGATTTTAAAATTGGAGATGCTCCTTATTCTGCATCTTGTGATTATATGGAATGTGATTATAATTGCAGTCCTGATAAAAAAATAGAAAGTCCGAATGATTACACATATACTGAAGCATTTATTTTAATGAATGCCGAAAAGATTCTTAAAAAAATAAGAACATTAATGAAAGAACGTTATTTCTATTTGAAAAAGGACCTTATACAACATATCAACATACCAAGACCATATCCTCTTGTGCAAATTTATGCTGCTTTAACACAATTAGTAGAAGACACTAGCGAATTTATTACAGATAAATATGGACGCACTGGTTATTTAATTAATATTGGAGAATACTATTTGTTTCAACCAAGTGAATTGAACAATAATAACATATCCATTTTTGATAGAAGTGTTCCTATAGATTTCAAACCTGACTCTATTAAATTTGATATTAAAAGAGGGGCGATGAGAGAAGTCATTGATGTGCGAAATATTGATGATGTTGCACTAATGAATGAAAATGTAATAGTTCCGGCTTTTAAAAAGGGGTCAAAATCACAAGCACAAAAATTGGTTGTAGAATCAGAAGCCAGAGAATTGGAAGCAGAATCAGAAGCCAGAGAATTAGAAGCAGAAAAAGAAATAGTAATACAACTAGTAAATGATGAACAAAATGGTTTAAAAATACTACAGGAATTGAATGCCAAATTTAATACTGCAATTCAAGCTTCTTCAACTACTACAAAAATCCCAAGAGGAGAAGAAGACTGGTATAAATATTGCGGAATAACAATGAGAAAACTTATCAAAGATTTCAACATACCAAACAGGTTAGTATTAGAAATCTTAATTGAACACATAGTTGATATGCTTGATGGAGGAGAACTTATAGAACTATTGAATTATTTATTTTTGAAAGATTTTGAACCAAATAGTTTTGAAGATATGGTAAAAAAATATTTAGAGAAAAAAATTATTAAAACTAGTAAACAACTTAATGGATTTGTTGTATTTATAAAAGATAAACGTAAAATTTTTGTATTTGATAATTCAAAAAATAAATGGGTTCCTGCAGAATTTGAAGACGAAAATGAAATTAATAAAGAAATTAATGAAAGATTTATATTTAATAAATCAGATTTTAGTCCATTGGTTGGATTCATTGGTTACGACCAAAAAAATAGTTATTTAGTATTTAAAATAAAAGATACACAGTCTGCAAGAAATACTGGTGCACGTTGTGACGAAGCTGGAAAGGCGAAAAAATTACAAGTTATTAACTCCGTATTAGGTGAAGAAAAATATAATAAAGATAATACAAAAGGAATGGGTCAAGCAGAGCTGTGTTCCCTCATTGAATTTATTATGCGATATTACAACAATGAGAGAAAAGATGGGAAAATATGGTTTCTTACTCTAGTTATGGCGCATATAAACAAATTTTTGTAATTTGTCATATTTTTAATTATTTTTAAATAAAATTGAATAATAATTAAAAGAATCTAATGTTATTATAATATAATATAATAACTATGGAAGCCAAAGCAAATTTTAAAACAACTCAACAAAAAAATAAAAAACGTGAATTTCGGTATTCTAGTATTTATTCACAATCACTTATAACACGTTCTATTATTTTACCAATAACTGCTATAGGAAAAAATTTAAAACAAACTATTGAAATTGACATTGCGAATAATTTTGAGGGTAAATGTGTTGCCGAAGGGTTTATAAAATCAGGTTCTTCAAAAATTATCACATATTCTAGCGGCGTTGTTAAAGGAAGCGATATAATATTTGAGGTAGTATTTGAATGTTTGATATGTTGTCCAGTTGAAGGTATGCTTATTCAGTGTCAAGCTAAAAATATTACAAAAGCAGGAGTTCGCGCAGAAAGTTCAGAGGAAAAACCTAGTCCTGTGGTAGTATTCGTTACAAGAGATCATCATTATGCAAGTCAACAATTCTCTAATATTAAAGAAGGTGATAACTTTGTTGCACGTGTAATTGGACAGAGATTTGAGCTTAATGATAAATATGTATCTATTATTGCCGAATTAATTGAAAAGAAAGAATATGATGTAAAACCTAAAAACAAACCTAGGCTTGTAATTGAAGCTTAAAGCTTACGCTTATCAGTCGCTTACGCTTGTCAGTCGCTTACGCTTATACCATCTTTGACCCATAAGAATACCATAATATTATTGACAACACACTTCCAACAACAAATCCGGTTCCTGCTGCTTTTGTTGTTTTACCAAGAAAATAATATCCAATAAGAGGTCCTATCAAATATGATAAAATAATATAGAAAATCATAATACCTATAAATTTTGAAGATAATACTGCTGCCATTGTATATTATATTTTTATTTTATTTTGTTTTGTTTTGTTTTGATTTTAATTGTATTTTATTTCTATTTAAAAAATTTACACTAATAACTATAATGGATATCAATGAATTAAATACAATTCGCGATAAAATAGAGTTAATGCCTAAATTTAATCAAGTTGAAGTTTTACGCATTTTATCTAAGCATTCTATTGTAACATTAAATGAAAACAAATATGGTGTTCATATAAATTTGACAGATTTATCCGAAAATATTATTGAAGAACTTAAAATATATATTAAATATGTTAATACACAAGAGCTTAATCTAAACGAAATGGAGAAACAAAAGGAGGAGTTTAAAAATACATTTTTTGGAAAAGATAATAAAGATAATCAAACAAAAATTAGTAAGAATGCAGCAATCACAGCATAAAACAAATCAAATAGATTATAATCATGTATTGGACAATTTACAAGATTATATGTTAACAAGTAAATTAATAACTATGGCAACAAAAAATACCACTAATAATAATCCTCAAGAGAGAAGTAAATTATTGGAGAAAAATAATAATACAGTTGTAGTTGAACCTATTTTAATTCCGAAATCAAGAGAAATCCCTATTCCTGAACCAAATTCCGAAAAACCACCTTCTCCAAAACAAGATAATAAAACTCTTGATTTATATTACCCAAAACAAAAAGATTCCCTTTTTTGGTGCTATTTTATCATTAAAAATGGGTTTTCTAAATACGAGTATCCAGGAACTACAACATTTGTTTTTGAAAAAGAAGAAAAATTCAAATCTGTTGAATTGTTACGACAATACAAACAGGATTTAAAAACACACAAGATTAAAAATATTAAGGAACACGTAGAGGATGAACTGATTAACAAAGAACGCATTGGAATGAAGACATTTATAGCCCTTTGTGTAGCCAGTAAATTGAATGTTTTATTTATTCATAAACGTAAGTGTTTTGATTTAGTTTCTAATCTAGATTTACACGCAAAAACTCATATTGTAGTATGTGAAGATAATTTGAAATGTGCTCATAAATATGGCGTAGAAATAGAAATAGATGAAAAAAAAGCAGCATATTATAGGGATAATTATTTTAACTGGGAAAGTGTAGATAAACCATTGAAAGCAATGGGATCATACAAATCAGAAGAACTTTCAAATCTTTGCGGCAAGATTGGTATTGATATAACTAAGTCTCAAAGAACTAAAAAAGAAATGTATGAACTACTCATTATTAATATGTAAATTTATTAAAATAATTTAGAGCAATAATATAATATGGCTTCTGTTGAATTAAGTAAAGACAATTTTGATGCATATTGTCTTATTGCAACACATCATGATTATATACATGATTGCACTTGTCAAGGAGGTGGAACTGGTAGGGTTAAAAAAGGATTTAATGATTATCATCGCAAGTATGTTCGTTGTGAAGATTCTGGTATATTTTATCAATCAGGTTCTGGTAAAAAACAAATTAACCAAAAAGGAGGGAATCCTATAAATGTTAATTTCATTATTAATGGTCCGCAAATTACAGTAACATCTCCAGATGGAAATGAAATCTATAATGGAACTGTATCAGAAAATAAAAATACCTATATAATCTTTCAAGATAATAAAAGTCAAAAACAGTATACGATTAATAATATAACTTATAGTTCAAATGGACAAAATAAAGGCACAATAGATATAGATAACTTTGGTTATCCTACTTCAACTCCTTTTTTACCTAGAACAGAACCCACCAGACAATTTATGACAGCGTTTAAAGAACCAACTAATTTATCTTCCGAAATGGATACGAAGTTTGAATTTAGTCAGGGTTCTACTACTGGAGCTTCTATAAGTGGTTATAGTTCTGATTCTGATACTAGTCTTACTTCTGGAAAATATTTTGGTCCAGGTAAAATTCCATCAAATAATACATTATTATCTGATTTTAATCCACCAATTACTTCAACAGCTTCCGGATTATCACAAAATAATTCAGCTGATTTTAAAAGCAAAATTAGAATGGTTAATATTTTAGATAATATGCGTTTAATGTTTTTCGGTTTTGGTGATTGGAAAATTATTCCAGATATTTTAGTTCAATACACACAACAAAAATTTCAAGAATTTTGTCAACAAATACAACCTACAAATATAGGATTAGAAGATATAATATTAAAAATTTATAATGAATTATCTGGTAAATATCCTATATCTCAAAATTTCCAAAAAGTCTTTCAAAATGTAAATAATCCTCAACAACTTAGAATGTTTCCTGATGGAGCATCATCACCTTCAACAAAAAGAAAAGGTAATTTTTCAAATATAACTGAAGAAGATGATTCGTCTGTAATATCAGAATCATCAGTAAATCCAGAATCCATTTATTCTGATTTAGGTTCACAACCATATTCAGAATTAATGTCGCCAATATCATCAGCACAATCATCTCCACAAGCAAAACGCATAAGAACAGGAGAACAACAATCTCCTCTTGCCCAATTTATTATTCATTCTGGAAATTTAGATTTTGAATATATAAGTAAATTAATAGATTATGTATCTAAAAATCCTATAAATATTTCTCAAAATAATTCAAAAATAATTTTACCTATTGATTTTTTTGGTAATTATGTTTGTAGACAAAATTCATCATCATCACAGCGTTCTAACTGGTGGAATTATAAAGACATCTTAGCTATTTCAATTGCAGTTACAACATTAATTATTTCGCAAACAATTATTTATTTAAAATTGAATATAACGTCTGTCGGATTTTCAAGTGTTACAAGTAGTTCAAGTAGTTCAAGTAGTTCAAGTAGTTCAAGTCAATATGATTTTACTATTCCAGATTCTGGTGAAATAAGAAAATTATTATATTGCTTTCTTGATGAAATTATTTTAAAAGAAGCATACTTAAAATGTGAAGTTAATTTTTATAATGTAATTAGTGATGTTTATGATAATTTTACAAATTCGCATAAAAAGACTTCATCATATATGCCATCTATGCCATCTATGCCATCATTCTCTTTTTCATCATCATCATCATTTTCACCATCTTCATCTCAACAATTATGTGATACAACAGATACAAATTGTATTGTAATAGATTATGATAGTAATTATAATTATGAATATGAGTTTTCTGGAAAATTAATTGAATTTTTATATCAATCTATTATAATTAAAAGTTATTATAAAGCATTATTAATATATTATAATTATTCTGATAATGAATCTGATAATAATTTTTGTAGAACAACAAGTATTTTTGATTATTTTGAAAATAGTGGAAATGAAAATGAAAATATAATGTTAGATTTAACAAATATTTTAGTAGAACAATCTATTTTTGATCATATGTATCCTAGATGTTTAGAAATTATTAAAAAAAGTAGAAATAGTGATGATATGTATGGTAATTTTTCAGATTTTTCTGATGAATTGTCAGAATTAATACTTGATGAATATGTTAAACTTACAGAGGCTAAGAAAAGTCCTAGTCAATCTCAAAATTCGGTGATTTATTATGATAAAAAAGGATATGCTGCAGATCCTTTTGCTGGAGGTTCAATAAATGAAACAAATATACAAAATGGTGGTCGTATAACTCAGCAACAACGTGATGAGATTATTACATTTATAAAAGAAAATTATGAAAAATGGAAAACAGACATTCAAAATAGTATGACAGGTGTATGGAATAATGATGCAACTGATGCTCAAAATCCACTCAATAATATTCAATTTTATAAAGGTGTATTAAATAGTATTTTAAGCAGTGTTGGAGAAATTTCAGAAGCAGACAAAAAATCATTTGAGAAGTTTTTAAAAAAAATATCTTTTGACGCATTTCCTGGTATAGCTATTCGCAAAAGTCAACAATACAAATTAGAAAAATATATATCTAGAGCAGTCTCACAATTAGACCTACTTTTAAATAATGTTCAAGATTTAGCACGTTCAATTTATAAACCTGATCCTTTAGAAAAAGTTGCAAAAATTAAAAAGATTAAAGAAATTAGTTTAGTTGGGAAAGATAATAGTTTAAGTCCTAAAAAGGAAGGCACATACGCACTTTTTCCACAAGACAAAGTTGTTTTTAATAATGTAACTAGAATGATAGCAGCTTCTGGACTAATGGGAATAGGATACATTGATAGTAATTTTGACATAATAATTCCTAATGGTTCTGGAACTGCATATTGGTCACAACAAAAATCTAGTCTTTTAAGAATGGAAATTGATAATTTATTTAAAGAAGTTACAAAAAATATATTTAAATGTTTCGGAGAAACTATTCTTAAAGGAGACATAGATTCTAGACTTGAAGTTGGAATTAAAAAAATATATCAAAATGATCCTAGAGTTTTAATTGGCGATGAAGATGAAGGTAGAGATGATATTTCAACCAAAAGAAAATCTCTAAGTAATTCAATTCTTTCTAAAAATAGCCAATTTATGAAAGGACAAGGAGATTTCTCTAATCCTACTTATAATACTCGTGGACCTATTTATATTGATAATGCTCGTCAGGGTCAATCAGAATTATTTGGACCTATTTTAAACGAAAATTATAATTGGCCAAAAACTGTTGTTTGTAATGTTCCTGGACTTGTTGATGGTTGGCAAGCGGTTTGTAGTTGGAATAGTTGTATTACCAATTCTAAAACTGACAAATATGATAAATATTTAGAACTACCACAAGAAAATAGTTCAATGACATTCAATGTATTATGTTCTGAATTTGGAGTAAATTATACTTATACTACAACAAGAATAGGTAATAATGGCGAATTAGTCATAAATCTTGGTACTTCAATTATGCATCTTGGACAACCATATGGGTTTTATTGTGATAAAGCAAACTATCAAGATGCTTGGGCATTAGAAGCTACACGAGTATATGATAAACAACTTCAAATTTTATTACATAAATTCAAAGAATATAGACAAAACTTGCAACCAATTAGCAATTACTCAAGATTATTAGTTAAACCTGAACCACAATTTGCAAAAAATGAAAGTGATATATTATTGCCAATGACAACACAACCACTAGATACAGCATCAGAAATGCAACCAGAAGCACAAATATCAAGTCCTGTTCCTCCATTTGAACCATCAACACCTGTTCCTCCATTTGAACCATCAACACCTGTTCCTCCATTTGAACCATCAAGTCCTACTACATCTGAACTATCATATCCGGTTTTAACACAACCATCATCTCCTACTACATCTGAACTATCATATCCGGTTTTAACACAACCATATGAATCAACAATTGAGTCATCATCATCATATCCCATTCCTCCACAACAACCTTTTGTTCAAATATATGAAAATTCGCCTAGTTATACAGATTTATTTGGATATTTTTTAACAGATGGAACTCCATTTAATGCAACAAATAATAATTTGTTCTGGCTTGATGGTACTCCTTGGCAAATGACTGAAAAGAATCCAGTTAATCATTTTATGGAATTTGGAGGGTGGAAAGCTTGTGCAGATAATAATATTATTTCGTCTGCTGTAAGTAATCAAATTGGATTATATAATGGAATACAACCAATTCAACAACAAGGAAATGTAGCAAAAAAATTTCAAAATCCATTACAACAAAGTAGAACAATGGTTCAAATAGGAACTGATAGACCTGCACAAATGGGACAAGTTGCCGCATTAGTTTTGGAATCTTTAAATATTGATGAAAATAATACACAATTACTAATAGGAAATTCTTCATCTAATCCAAAATCTTACTTTTATGTTCTTCCGCGAGTATTATGGGGTTATAATAATTCTGCTTCTGCTTCTGCGTTTGGTTATGCAACCAAACCCTCACAGGTTTTTAAGAACAATCCAGATATATCTTCAAAACGTTCAAGAAATTTGGGAAATGAATCATTATTAAGTCTTCCTAGTCCTAGTCATAATCCTAATAACAAAGGTGGAACTATTAAAAATAAAAGAACTTATCGCAAATATAAAAATACAAAAAAATATAATAGTTATAGAAAATCACATACAAAAAATAAAAAAATAAACAAAAAATATACAAGAAAACATAAGAAAATGCATTATAAAAAGCATTCTAGACGAATCTAGGAAAATAAAATAAATAATTTACTGTATTCAATACATTATTTATAATATAAAAAATTGAACAACAATATAAAAATTATGTGTTAACTATATATATCTATGTCAGAACTTAAAAATAAATCAGAACAAAATGAAAATCCCAGTAATTTAGAGGCAAAACAATATGCAGATGCAGAGCCAATACCAGAGTTAAATTCAGAAAAAAATGTTGATGAATTAGAAGAAGGAGAAGTAACTCATTCATCTTCTGATAAACCAAAATCAAAAGATACTCATATTGAGCTTGTAGTAGAAGAAAAACCTCCTACGCCTATTCTTGCAAAAAAATATGAAAGACGAGAATATAAAAAACCAACATTTCTACCTCCTCCAAAACAATTTGACCTTATTATGGAAAAATTTTGGGGGGAACAACCTTATGTAAAAAATTCAAAAATAAATAATGAATTGGAAGTCCGTTTTGGAACAAAGGGTAATAAATATCTAACAAAGATGGATTACGATAATACCATTGCAAAAATAAAGTCACTTGGATTCACTACATTTAACCCAGAAGGACGTTATATGCTCCGCATTGAGAATGAATATTTAGACCCATCTGGTCGTTTCAAATCCTCGCCAATAAGAACTGAAGTTGAAGGATTTAATGCCATCCAAGATTACTGTAAAAATAATAGTATTCGCGAATTAATGAAAGGACACCGACTTGCAATTGGGTTTGTGAAAAAATCGCGATTCTTCTTTAATGATACTCCGTTATTTCCTGCGGACTTTTCTGATTTCAATTTTCGCGTATCATTTCAAACAGAAGAAAATATAAATGATGGCGATGGTCGCGTTAAAGGAATGATAAACTCTTGGGAAAAATCCAAAAAGACATTTAGATATATAAATCGTGTTACATTTACTCACGAAGATTATCCTGTAAATGTTGATATTAGTATTACAAAGGCTTCTTATAGCCAACAAGCTAGATCTGGCGGTTTTTATACAACACAAGAAGCAGGTGTCTTCACAAATCGCGAATCCTATGAGATTGAATTAGAAATTGATAATTCAAAAATTGGACCAAAAACAGAATTTGATAGCCCTGGTTCTATTCAACGTGCATTAAGAAAAGTTATAAAATTTGTATTAAATGGACTTCAAGGAACAAACTTCCCAGTTGCATATCCTGAACTCACTAACATTGGTAATCAATATTTAAAAATTATTAATGGAGATAATGATGTTGATTTTAATTCACACCGTAATTTAAAAGGGAAAGGTGATATAAAAGGTAAATATTTTATAGGTCCAAGTTCATATACATTACAAATTGAAAATATTGCACCAATTAATGAAAATGCTCGCTTCCCAAATATTCGCACAGGTTATACAGTAACCGATAAAGCTGATGGTGAGAGAACAATTTTAATAATATCTAATAATGGAAAAATCTATTTGATGAATTCAAATATGAAAATATCATTTACTGGTGCACAAACTAACAACAAAGAATATTTTAATACCGTGATTGATGGAGAGATTATTCATTGTGATAAAAATGGTAAATTCATAAATTTATATGCTGCATTTGATGTATATTTTGTAAATAATAAAGACGTAAGAACATTTGGATTTATTCAATCTAAACCAGATGATAAACCAGAAAAACTGCGTCTTCCTATTTTGAGAAATATTATAAGAAATCTGAATGCATTTAGAAGCGATATGCCTGAAGAAACTTGCCCAATTAGAATTACTTGCAAACGCTTTTATCCGGCAAATCCTGAAGACAATATATTTGCTGCTTGTAATTTCATATTAAAACAAGAAGATTATGGATATTTTGAATACAATACAGATGGGCTTATATTTACTCCTGCTAATATGGGGGTTGGTGGAAATAAAGTTGGAGAAGCTGGACCACTTTCTAAGAAAACGTGGATTCATTCATTCAAATGGAAACCACCAAAATACAACACAATTGACTTCTTAGTTAAAACAAAGAAGACTGCTACAGGGTCTGATTTAGTAACACCTATATTTCAATCTGGTATTAATGCCCAATCTGTGAGTCAACTAGATGAATACAAAACACTCCTATTATGCGTTGGTTTTGATGAAAAAGAACACGGCTATTTGAATCCCTGTCAAGATGTAATTGATGATAATTTACCTGAATTGAAAAATCTTGATAATGAAAGTAGTTATAAAAAGGCGGTGTTTATGCCAACAAATCCACCAGACCCAACTGCTGGCATTTGTCACATTATGTTAAGTAAAGATGAAACCGGTGTTAATCAAATGTTCACTGAAGAAAATGAGGTATTTGGTGATGATACTATTGTGGAATTTTCATATGATTTAAGTCTTGAAGGTCTATGGCGTTGGATTCCATTAAGAGTTCGTTATGATAAAACAACTGATTACAAAAATGGCGCATCAAATTATGGAAATGCATTTCACGTTGCAAATAGTAACTGGCGGTCTATTCATAATCCAATTACTGCAGAAATGATAAGAACTGGCACAAATATTCCTGATGAAATTGCAAATGATGATGTTTATTATAATATTGTTACCAAAAGTAACATTGTTCGTGGGATGCGCGATTTTCATAATTTATTTGTTAAAAGTAAGCTTATAAAAAGTGTATCCAAGAAAGGCGATACATTGATAGATTATGCGTGTGGAAAAGGCGGAGATTTTCCAAAATGGATTGCTGCACATCTATCTTTCGTATTCGGCATTGATGTTTCAAAAGATAATTTAGAAAACCGTGTGGATGGTGCGTGTGCGAGATTTCTTAATTTTCGTAAGGATTTCAAAAATATGCCTTATGCCCTCTTTGTAAATGGAAATAGTAGTCAAAATATTTCATCAGGAGCTGCGATGCTTAACGACCGTGCTATTCAAATAACAAAGGCTGTATTTGGACACGGAACAAAAGATGCTTCTGTTATTGGAGCAGGAGTTGCAAGACAATGGGGTAAAGGCGCCGATGGATTCAACATATCATCTTGTCAATTTGCACTACATTATTTCTTTGAAAATCAAAAGACGCTTCACAATTATATGAGAAATTTGGCTGAATGCACTAAAATAGGTGGATACTTTATTGGCACTTGTTATGATGGTAAATTAGTGTACAATATGTTGAAGGGTAAGTCAATTGGAGAAAGTGTTCAAATATACGATGAAGCAGCTGAAACAAAAATATGGGAAATAAGAAAAGAATATGAGTATGACACATTTGATGATGATGTTAGTAGCGTGGGATACAAAATTGATGTTTATCAAGAGTCTATTAACAAAATGATTCCTGAATATTTAGTAAATTTTGATTACTTGAACCGTTTAATGGTGAATTATGGGTTTGAATTAGTAGAAAGAGAAGAGGCTCAAAATCTTGGATTGCCTGAAGGTTCTGGATTATTTAGCGAGTTGTTCAATAGTATGCTTGAAGAAATTAAAAAGATAAAATTCAAAAAGAAAGAATATGGAGAAGCTCCAAATATGAATGCAAATGAGAGAAAAATATCATTCTTAAATAGATATTTCGTTTATAAGAAGTTACATACAGTAAACGCAGAAAAGGTAGTAAATGAATTGATGGAAGAAACATTTGTAGAAAGAACTATTCAAAGTAAGATGACTATAGCTTCTGATAAACTGCGAAAATATAAAAAGGACTCAAGTCAAAAAGGAGAAGAATCTCTTGAAAAATCAAGACCAATAAAGTTGAAAAAGAAATTGGTTCTTGTGGAAGCAACAGAAGCATTAGAAGAAGAACAACAACCGCCAATCGTATTAGCACCAAAAGTGAAAAAGGCCAGGACAGAAAAAGCTAAAAAGGTTAAATTGAAAATAGAGGAATAGGGATTTGTAAAATAAACACTTAAATAAAAAATAATATATATATTAACCTCAATAATGAGTTATTATATATTACCAAAAAAAAACAATAATATTGATTTACATCCAATACAGTCATTAGATCAAGACCATTCTAGTATGATGTTATCTCACAGTTTGAACTATTATTTAAGTAAACAAATAGAATTGTCTCCATACAATGAAGAAGTTTATAAAATTATCAATCCTTATGAGTTCATTTTTACAAAAGTTCCAACTTATAAATTTTCAGTAAGTAAACTTAAACCACCAAATAATTATTTTTATATTCTTATGGAAATATCATACATATTTAATTTGTTTGATTCCTTTTCAAAAAAGGATATAATTACAACAATGCATTTTAGTTCTTGCCCAGAATCTACGTTTGAATGTCTTGATATGTTAAGAGAAGATAAACAAGACGTTCATATTCAAGGAGATTTACTTAATTGTTTATTCAATAATGAAATAAACAATATTGATTTTTTGTATTTTGAACTTGAGGATAATGATTATACTAATTTAGAATCTTATTTCAAGGGAGTAGTTTTAATATTATTGAATATACTTACTTATCAAAACAAATACGGTATTAGTATAATTAAGATTGATTCATCTTTTCATAAACCTATTTTGGATTTTATTTATATATTGAATGGATTATTTGATAAAGTTTACATTGTTAAACCAAATTGTTCAAACATTTTTAAAAATGAAAGATTTTTGGTATGCAAGTTTTTTGAAAAAAATATAGAAACACAAGTATATAATGAATTAAAATTATTTATTATAAATTATAAAAAAACAAATGGCATTATAATTTCACTTTTAAATAACATTCTTCCTTCTTATTTTTTAACTAAAATTGAAGAATCAAATGTTATTATTGGACAACAACAATTGGAATCATACGATACTGTTATTAATATTTTGAAAAACAAAAATAAGGACGACAAAATTGAAAATATAAAAAAAAATAATATTCAAAAATGTATTCAACTTTGTGAAAAATTTAAAATACCTTACAATAAATTTGTTGACAAGGTTAATATATTTTTACAAGGACACGTTTCTGAAGAGATGGCTCAAAATGTTTTTTTGATGCCAGGTGTTAAAGAAGATAACGAAGAAAGTTATGAATTTGAATGCGATAACGAGACCGTATTTGAAAACGAAAACGAAAACAAAAACAAAAAATTAGATTTGTAAATAATTACACCTTTACACATTTTAACTCCAAGAAGTGCTAATACCATTTGTAGAAACATTTGGTCCTGCTAATGTAATTCCCAATTGTGATACAAATTTATCTTGATAATCCAAAGAATTTCTAAATGAATCACACGTCTTAGGATCTCCGTTTTTGGTATAATATGCCGCATTACATAACGGCGTTTTTGATTTATAAATATTGAAATTACCTGGATTTGAACCAGCATCAACATTAAAATTGATATTTGTTTGGTTTCTTTTTCCCTTATTTGTTCCTGCGACATATTTTTCAATAGTAGTTAATCCAAGTTTCAATGTTCTTGCACTACTCATAACCCCCCCTTGATTTGCAAATTGAGGATTACTTGGTTTGTATACAACCAATTTACAACCACGCGGATTACTTGGGCCTGAGAAACGCATTCCCAAATATGGATTTGAAAGAATGTTTGTGAAGATTTTCAGTGCTTGAACTGAGTTTCCAGAAGATAATGCAGAGAGAAAACTATTGAATTCACTGAATGTTGTAAATACTTTACTATTATAATTTTGAATATCACTAGGAGTTAATAAGCCAGCATTTTTTATATATTGATATGCTTGAGCAATAATGTAAACTGGAGAATTTGTTGCATAATCCGTATTCGGATAACAGTTTGCAACATATAAATTCAAGTTTGCAATTGGGTCTCCTGGTTTTGCATTTTGAATCATAGATTGACTAATTTGTGGATTATTTTCCAAATCATATATACTTGTTGCGTTGCTTAATGATGATTTGAAATTGAATGCACGTTGTTCATATGTTTGACATCTATTCTCACGATATTGCTGAAGCGTCTGATAATAATTTTTCTTAAGATTAGTACTTGCTGGTCTGCATAATTTAAGCGCATTTTTTTGAGGATTACAACAAAATGTGTTTTTTCCTGGAACTGTTCCTGGATTATTTGTGCTTACCTCTCGTGGATTATTTGTTAAATACGTTTCCGGTGAAAAACTAGTTACAAGCCCTATACCATCACAAGTCTTGCAATCAATATTTAATTGAAAAGATTCATTAATTTCTATTGGAGGATTATGTTTAACTGAAAATTGTCCTGGTCTAAAAATGGTTTGATCAATAAGTGATGAAGACGTTGATGATTTTACAGCACGATTAGTATTAACATAAATGTAATTTGAAGAATTGTTGGGGTCTTGGACAATAATTGGGACAGGAGTTGTTGTTCCCTTGCGATATTGTTTTAATGGTCTAGCTCTACCAAATGCACCAACACCTATATTTGTAGGGTCCTTGTTTGTAAGTGGTCTAATATTTCCTGCTGTGATAGCTACAGGATTTGAATAACTTCCGGTTCCCTTCCAAGTTTCATAACCACCAGTTGGCACTCTATTATTATAAGATTCCATTCCAAGAGGATAAACTGCTGAAGACATTATATAAATATAAAAAGAAAAGAATAAAATAAAGTTATATAATATAATTATACAATGTTAGTAAACATTCTAATTATTCTTTTTTTTATTTTAATATTTTATCAATTTTATCATTTTTTAGCTTCACATAAAATTCAAGAAGGACTTTCAAATTCTTCTGGAACATATCAAAATTATCCAGAAGACCCAATAATAATGGCAAAACAAAATGCTGGTAATATTGAAGTATTAAAAACTGAAATTACAGAAATACCTGCTATGAAAGTAAGACTTAATAATTTGGAAGAAGATGTCAAAGTTTTAAATGAACAGCTTCAAGGTATTAGTGAACAAAATAATGATGCCGTCAAGTCATTTTCTAATACTTCTAGTATGTTTTCAAGCACTAGCGGAGGTGAAGAAGGGGGCACTGGAGAAGGAGGAACTACGGAAGAAGGAGCAACTACGGAAGAAGGAGGAACTACGGAAGAAGGAGGAACTACAGGAGAAGAAGGTGATGGTGAAACCAAAACAAACTCTTTTAGCTCACTTAGTTCTTTTGGGTCTAGTTCTGGAAGTTCATCTGGAACGGACTCTTCTGGAACATCGTCCGGAACTACGTCTGATTCTTCTACTGGACTTTCTTCAAGTTCTTTCGGTTCTTTTGGATCTAGTTCAGGAACATCGTCTGGAACATCGTCTGGAACTACGTCTGATTCTTCTACTGGACTTTCTTCAAGTTCTTTCGGTTCTTTTGGATCTAGTTCAGGAACATCGTCTGGAACATCGTCTGGAACTTCGTCCGGAACTACTGATGGTTCTAATAGTTTGAATTCTTATTTTTAAACATTTGCACATAAAAAACTTATAAAATAATTATTTATATATATATAAATGGCAAATATATTTGCAGAAGCAGCTAGTAACCCATCAGGAATTGAAGAACGATTATTAGGGCCGACATATCCATATTACAAAAATATTAAAATGCCATCCCAACTTGGTATGAATGAAACTGGTTCAATACAACAAATGGCTAAAAATATTGATGGACTTATTGGTTATGTTGAACTAATGGCAAGTGGTGGAGGTTCTGCAACTACAACAGGTCGCCCTTTAGGAAACAAATTTTTCTTGCAAACTGGTGGAAAATGTGTTGATATTCAAACAAAACAAGATGCAGATAGATATATTTATATAAATAATGTTCCAGATGGAGACATTCCATTTATAAGCTCTGGAATGGGTGTTAATTTTAAAGATTTAAAAGGTTTGATACCTGGAGTTCTGAGTGATATGAATGTCTTGAATCCTTTTGCTATTTTAAGTTCATTTCTTAGTGGTTCAAAACCTGATTGTCAAGCAATTACTATGGAAACAATTGATAATAATAATGTATCAAGCAATCAGACACAATTTGTATCATTAGCTGATATTTCAATAATCAATGCTTGTTCATTTCCTGATGGAAAAAATCCAGTTAATGGTAAAACATGTGTTGAAGCATTTGATAATGAAAAATTACCACTTGATTACCAAACTCTTACATTGCCAGATGACCCAATTGTGCAATTATATTTTGGATGCCTGAGTGTATTAGGTATCTATATTTTGTATAGAATGATTGAAAAGAAAATGTAAAATATATAACTTTATTTTTGAATTATATATTTTATTTGTAGTGACGTCTATGATGGCGTTTATGTGTTCTCTTTTTATGATGTCTTTTTGCTTTTGTTCTTCTTCTTCCAGCTTTTTGAACAGAAGCCGCATTTGAATGATGTGATTGCGAATGCATTGGAATGGGAACACCACCTCCAACTGCAGCAGGATAAGAACCTTGTTGATTCCAAACCTTTGCACAATAAGGAACTACAGTTCCACCTTGTTGTCTTCTTGACATTGATCTCCCTCTACTACTTGCTCTTAACCAATTTCTTGTTAAAAATGATCCCCCTCCTCTCTTTTTTGAGTACTTATGTTTTCCTCCTTGAAGAGGATAATCTCCTTGCATTGGTTGTTGCATTGGTTGTTGCATTTGTTGTTGCATTGATTGTTGCATTGGTTGTTGCATTGATTGTTGCATTGGTTGTTGACTGTATTGTTGTGGTCCTGCGAATGATTGTTGATTCATTTGTGGTTGTTGACTGTATTGTTGCTGTTGAGAATTTTCACAAGAACCCATCCAATTTTTAGTTTGACCTGGTGGACAACCTTCTTGAACACAAGAACCCATCCAATTTTTTTTTTGACCTGGTGGACAACCTTGTTGAACTTGATCTTGAACACAAGAACCCATCCAATTTTTAGTTTGACCTGGTGGACAACCTTCTTGAACACAAGAACCCATCCAATTTTTTTTTTGACCTGGTGGACAATTTGTATTTATCATAATATAATATAAATGCAGAAAATATAAAATTTTATAAAAGATTTTATATTTATTTCTTTATAAAAAATTTAACTAATTCAAATCCTGCTAAACCTCCAGCTATTTGTGCAACAATATAAGGAATTACGTCATTAGTTGCGAGTTTTCCTGCAGTTAATAATGCAATTGTTACAGCTGGGTTAAACGCACCTCCACTAATAGGACCTCCAACCAAAACAGCAACTGCTAGAGCAGCACCAATTGCTAAATAATTACCTGTTGCAAAAATAACAAAAGATAACAACAATGTCCCTAAAAATTCAACTAAATATTTATTCATACTTTATAATATTAGTTAATAATATTTTTCTAAAAAGTTCGGTTAATATGTTGAACTTACTTGCGATCCCCAAGCACATACCCTGCCATTACACAATGAACGGTTGTAAATAGATCCTTTTTTTGCAGGTGCAACACAACCACCAGATCTCGCAAATTTTAAAGCCGTTTTAACATCATTCTTATTATAATTCTTATATGACAATAATGCGTCGTTTGGTAATCCAATTTTGTAAGAACTCTTACCAACTGCTTTGGCTTTCAACATTTCTGTTCTTTGAGATGAATCTTTTGGTGCTATATAATTCATATGTGTTGAAACTGGGAACTGTCTTTGTGTTGATTGAGAGACAAAATTAGTCGTTCTGGATTCTTTTGCTAAAAGAGTTGCTGCTGCTTGTGCATTTACACTCTGTGCTGTTCGCCAATAATATCTCCTTGCATTAGAAAATTCACTAGCTCCGTCTGCAACTCCAAATTGTGGAGGATTAGGATGAACACCAGGTAATGAGCCTAAAGTATGATTTATGCGGATTCCACCAGGAGTTTGATTTGTGCTCATAGGTCCAATAATAGGTGAAGCATTGTAAGAACCTCCTGAATAAGGTATATTCGTATATTGATGATAAGCTATTGTTGTCATTTATTATATATTGTTATTAAAATAATATATAATTATAATTTTGAAAAAATTGTATAATATTTAAAACCTTCTAACAGCACGCCAAGCACTTTGAGACCCACTAGCTGAATTGCCTCCATTTGTCAATGCATTATAGTTTTTATTAATTGCCTTTTGTTTCAAATATCTTGAATAGTCAGAACTATCGTAAACGTATTTTGTATTACAAGATGCTGGCTCTACGCCAGTTCCATCACAACTTAATGCAACGTGCCCAAACTTGCCTTTTAATCCGAACATTCCTGGTCTGCTTTGAAATGTCTGACAAGGACCTCCACAGCTATAATATTGTCTACTTAAAAGGTCCCCTGCATTATTAACAGCACGAAAAGGAGTTACTGCTCTAGCAGGTTTACCACTATAAGAGATCTTTTCCCTTCTGTAATTTGTATTCCATCCTTCAACAACAATGTCACGATCATTCATATATTCTTCATATCCACGTTGAGTATCTACTAATTGCTGTGCTGAAAACCCTGGAAGACCTCCACCCAAAGAAAATTGGGTTCCATATTTTGCAACAAATCCTGGACCTAGTCCAGTTATACTTAAATTAATTACAGGTCCAACAGAACCATTAAGATAAACGCTATTTCCTGCCATATATATAATAAATATAAAAAATCATTGCTAAAAGAATTAAAAGAAAATCGTTCTGTAAAAATTTATAAAGAGAAGGTATTATAATATATTTTGTTATTTAATTTATTAATTTATTGATTTTATATTTTGTTACTTTTATAAGAGCATAAAAATATCAGCCGTTTCTGTTTTTGTTTTTCAGTCTAAAATGGCAGTTTTTTCGTTCCCAAAAGTGATTCGACTTTTTGATTTTGGACAAAAAAAATGTCCAAATTCGAAAAGCCAAAAGACTTTGGCGCTTTTTCTTTGCAAAAAAGCGCCTCAGACCATAATGGTCTAAATTCGGAAATTCTGATTTTTTTTTTGTTATCATAATTTTTAAAATAATTTTTTGAAAATGATTTAAATTTTTTTCTTTTATAAACCTATGGCAACGGCAGACAACGAAAATGTAGCAAAAGTAGCACTTTTTTATGAGTGTAAATTTTGTGACTACAATACGTCTAAAAAATACAACTACTCAAAACATTGCTCAACTGATAAACACCAAAAACAGGCAAATGGCAACGGACAGACAACAAATGGCAACACAAATCCTTGTAAAAGTAGCAGTGTGACCAACAGTTACGTGTGCAATTGTGGCAAAGAATATAAAGATCGCACAGGATTATGGAAACACAAGAAAAAATGTGCTACTTTTGAAAATAAAAAAGTAGCAAATATTGACAATGATTTAATAATTGAACTAGTTAAACAAAATCAAGAATTCAAGCAACAAATTATTGAACTTTCAAAAGAAAGAACGATGATAATCAATAACAATAATAATACAACAAATAATAATCAGAAATTTAATATGAACTTCTTTTTGAATGAACAATGCAAGGGTGCCTTGGATATTATGGATTTTGTTAGTTCTCTCAAAGTTCAGTTATCGGACTTGGAAAATACTGGGAATGTTGGATATGTTAAAGGAATAAGTGATATTTTTGTTAGAGGATTGAAAGAACTTGATGTTTATAAAAGACCGATTCATTGTAGTGATTTGAAGAGAGAAGTTATGTATGTCAAAGATAAAGATGTCTGGGAAAAGGATGAAGATAAAAAGAAGGTTAAAAAGGTTATTCAAAATATTGCTCATAAGAATTTCAAACAAATAAATGATTGGGTTCAAGAAAATCCTGAATCAAAGGACATTCAAACAAAGAAGCACGACCAATATATGAAGATTTTGATTAAGTGTTCAGGTGGTGTAGATTATGAAGAGGACGACATTTTTTATAATAAAATAATAACAAATGTTGCTAAGGAGGTGCAAATTGATAAGACGTAATTATAGAAATTACAAAAACGAAAAGATAAAGGAAAAGATTAAACAACCAGAAAATAAAATTGAAAATAATATAAAATTATAGTATTTTTACAACAATATAATGAATATTATAAAAAATGAATTAAAAATTAATAAAAAAAGTCAGTCATCAAAAAAAGTAAAATTAATTTATGATTTTTATGAAAATGATATTGTTTATGCTTATGATGGATTTACACCAGAAACTAAAATAGATAATGATTCTGATTACAATAAAATATTATTAGATTCAATAAAAGATATTATGTATAATAAAAATAGAAATTTAACAATTTATTCTTGGGGTATTTTGAAACACGATGAACCAAAATGTGAAATTTCATTTGACCTAACAAAATTTACAACTAAAACTAATATAAAATATGTAAAATTATTTGATGGTAGAGATCCGGAAATTCAACATTCAATAATTCAACATCCATTGTTTACTGAATTACTTAAAAAAATAATAGAAGAAATAGAAACAAATAATCCAACTGAAATATCATTCTTTTGTAATCATGGAAAACATCGTTCGGTCGGATGGACTGAAATATTAAAAAAATATTATTATCCAAATTCAATTATTAAACATAGTAATTTTGTATTATTGTAAACTTTCAAATAGTCTAAATATTTATTCTATATTCCTACTAAATTTAATTCTCTGTGATTACTCTGGGTGCAATATTCATAGTAATCAACTCTTGGAAGAGAAGTTTACAGGCATAAGGTATTTCTACATAAGCGAAGTCTGTGCGATTGTCACAAGTTCTACATCTGTGAATATGCACATCATCATTATAAGCTGCAATAAGTCCGCATTTTTTGCAAGTATAGACTTGATATTTGTCCGATGCATCGTACATACGACCTCTTGTGAAACGTGCAGCTCCGTGTGATATCATACAATTATGTGATACTGCTCCATTGGCTAAGAATGAATGAACTTCATCTACTTCAATGTCGTATACTTTATGAACGCCAGCTGGTCTGATATCAATAACCTTTAAGTTCATTGTAGGAAGTCCAATTGATTCACGGTCTACACCATACGTCGTTTTTATAATACCGTCTTCACTATCTGAATCAATAACATTTATTGGCTCATCAATAAACCAAGTGAGTGCATCTATTTTCTCCAAATATTCTTCGGCAGTTGGAAATGATTTAGATGTGAATTTTCCAAAGCTTGTGCCTTTGATAAGATGGTCGGTGATATCGTGAGTAGACGGAATTGCATATTCGTGAACTAGGGCTTCCTTTTGTTTGAGTTCTTGGACGGCTTGTAGAATAGCTTTTTTGGTGGGGACGTTTTTATTGGGGTTTTCCTTTTTGATTACAGTGAAGTTAGTAATCTCATCAACACGCGCAACAATCCAGTTGTGTTGTCTAACGACTTCATTTCTTAACCGCTTGTAAGAGACACCGGCTTCCAATCTCTGGGATTTATGACAACAGTATCTGAATCCTATTTTCTCTGAAAATGGGACTAATTCATCAATATCAAGATGAAGTATTGATTGAAGAACCTTGGTTCTATCAGGATTTTTCTTTGAATGTGTTGTTTGTTTCAGATTCTGAATAGTTATCTTCTCAATTCCACATTTATTTAGGAGATTCTTAATATTTTTCATAAAGGTATCAAGAGATTCAATATGTTCAATTGTTTTGGATTGTGAATAGGAAACTGATGTCAAAATATCCCTCTTTCCTCTATGCATTCCAAGAACACAAGTATGTCCATCAGCACCAAATAACCCTGCTAAGAACTCGCGAATAATTGGTTTTGGACAATTTTCATCTAATATAAATTCAGGAAGAGTGGCAGACTGATTAACTTTTCTTCCTCTTAATATTCCTTTCAATGAACAGATTTCTTTGACAAAGTTGACAGGTAAATTAATACAATAATAGTTCTTAGTTTTAAATTTGGTTTGTTCAATATCACAAAATAATTTTAAATCAGTAATTACAGAATTAACATCAATCATATGACCTAAGAATATGGATGCGTTGTAGTTATCTTTAGGAATATGTCCATCGCAAACTAAATAACCTAAAATTCTTGAAAATGCAAGAGTTTTCAAATAATTTTCTTCACTGTCAGTAGTTAAGGATAACCCTTCCATATCAAGATACCATCCATCGCATTCTTCAATCTCTCTTTCAATTTCCATTAATGGATAATTTACACTATTTTTAACACGACTTTCTCCTACAACTAAGTCTTTGGCTTTAATCCATTCATTGTTTGATATCAATACAGGATGTTCAGGAGTGCAAATTTTTGTTTTACCGTCTTCAAATGTAATCTGTAAACATTCACGTTCACCTTTATACATAAATGCTGTCTGAGTTTCAGGAACAATTGAATTTTCTTTTTCTGAAAATCCAAGAACTTTATATCCACATTTTTTCATTGTTTCTATCTTAATAGACAACCCATTATGTAATGAGATTTTTGTTCCAATACATTCACAATCCCGTTCCATTTCCCCGAACCTAAGCCCTCCATCACGGCTTCTTCCTTCAGCAGGTTGTCTAGTCAAGTTCACCATAGGTCCAATAGAACGGCTATGTGCTTTGTCAGTTACCATATGCTTAAGACGCTGATAGAATACCGGACCAATAAATACGTTGCATTCAATTTGTTCACCAGTAAGGCCATTATACATAACTTCATCTCCAGTAGAGTTGTAACCAAGTTTCAATAGCTCTTCGCGAACTATAGAGATATCAAGTTCACCGAAACTGGTTCCATCTCCAAAGAGTCCGAGTTCAATGAGAACCTTACCCATTAGTGTTTCCTTTAGCTGTGCAATGGTCATACGAGATGGAATCGCGTGAGGATTGAGAATAAGGTCTGGTCTAATTCCACTTCTAGTAAAAGGCATATCTTCTTCAGGAATGATATTACCGATTGTTCCTTTTTGTCCACTTCTAGATGAGAATTTATCACCAATTACAGGTTTTCTAACAGCGCGAAGTCTGACCTTAGCGAAATTATAACCGTCGCCATTTCGGTCAATGTAATTTTTGTCAATGTATGTTGGTTCGTCTGTTCTATAGATGCGACTTTGGTCTTCATACTTGATAACTTTAGTGTGATCATTTCTATTTTCTCTAATCGGAGTAACTTTTGAAATGATCACATCACGATTTTCAACCAAGACATTTTCAGGAATAAGACCCTTGCTAGTAACTTTATTGTAATTCGCAAATTTCATTCCCTTCGTCTTTGCAGCATCTGGTTTGCATCGTATTTCTTCGTCTCCGTTGATTTTCTGTTTGTCTTCGTCCTTCTCTGTGTGATAAATAGTTGCTTGGAAAAGACCGCGATCAATAGAACCCTTATTGAAGAGTAACGAGTCCTCTTGATTATAACCAGTGTGAGTCATAATTGCGACAACTACGTTGCTTCCAGAGGGGATTTTATTAATATGAATCATATCCATTACACGAGTATCAACCATTGGTCTCGCAGGATAATTCAATACATATGCGGTCTTGTCCATTCTTTCTTGATAATTTGTCATATAAACACCCATTGCTTGTTTCGCTTGTGCTGACTGATATGTATTTCTAGGAGATTGATTATGCTCAGGAAATGGAATACAGGAAGCCAATATTCCAAACATCGTGCTAGGATGAATCTCGCAATGAGTGTAATGATAAATGCTTTCGCCATTTGTTTTATTGATAAGGTCGTTAGGTTTTACTGCGATTAGAGACCAACTCTGTTCTTCAGGGTCAATGTATTCAATAATTGCATCATCAATCTTGCAATTTGTGAGAAGGTCGTCCCAAGTGAGTTTACCTTCATTCAAATCACTAATGATTGATTTTCTAACAAGAATATTATTGTCTTTTACACGAAGCAATGGGCGAGAAATTCTACCAGCGTCATTGCAAACGCGAATTTCATTCTTTTTGTAATCAAATATGATAGAAGTGTATATATTTATTATTCCACGATATTTCTTGTCTTTCAACATATTGTATAAATCTAAAGGTTCGTTACTTATTCCAATCCAGGAACCATTTACAAATACCTTTGTCTTATTTGACATCTCTTCTGGTGTCAAAGTAGCGATATCAATGATATGAGGCATAATATATTCGTAAATTGACATAGAGTTGGAATTAATGGTAACGTGTGTCATATAACTCAAGTTCTTAACCACACCAACAGATTGCCCTTCCGGGGTATTATGTAGGATGATACCATCTATAGAGCAAAATCTTCCACGTTTATCGTGAAGTTGCCATCCAACGTAAGGACCCACTCCCACTTCTTGCAAATTAAATTTACTACTCATAAATGATTTGCTTCTTAAAATCTGTGTTTTGTTTTCTATCTGCGATAATTTTTTACGAGGAAGAAGTGTTGGAATTTCACAGATTTTATGTCCTGTAATTGTTAGTTCTTTATAACTGCTGAACTTTTTTTCTCCACTTTTCTCATCAGTCCATTGACTTCGTCCTACTTTAACGCTACACGAAAATCCAAGAGATATTGCCAATTTATGAGCATCTTCAATTATTTTATAGTTAGCAGGGCCTTGACAAATGCGAATTTCACGACCTTCCGCACGAACTGAACCATCAGTATCTATTAATCCTGCCAAAACCTTTAATCGCGTGTCTCTATCATTTGTAAGATATTCTTTTGGAATATGCTTATTTTTCAAAAGATTGTATTTGCGAAGATATTTTTTGAGAGGAGCTTCTTCAACACGATTGCATAATCCAGCAGAGGCAGCATCTGAATTTTTCTTAGATGCAACTGAGAAACTATATCTTTCACCTTTTTTTATTGTTGCTCCATTTTCTTGTGCCCATTTTTCCCAGTAAGCTAGTGTCTCGTGGTCTGTTTTGTAATTCAATGCAAACCCAGTTCCATCACTAAGACCATCTCCAAGCCACATACCAAGCAAATATGGGTCCATAGAAACTTCTTTTTTTGTCCAATTAATTCCTTCAACTTTGAACAGAACCAAACTATCTTTTGTTGTTTTGTTCAGTTTCAAATAATTTTCTATTGTTATATCTAGTGTGTCATCATCATCAAAACTATTAACAAAATCTTCGGCTTCTTTTAAAGAAGCAAAATATCTTTCTTGAATTTTATTGTTCTCTCTATTAAGAAATTTTACTGAATATTTATAATTTCTACCTTTACGATTACAGTTCAAAATATTTTTATGTTGTCTAATGCGAAGAGTGAGAATATGATTGTCCGTAACGCGGTGTTTCATAAAATTTTCTTTTTCTGGAATAACATCATACATATTCTTGAATCCAGAACAAGTACTACGAACACTTGTTGGATTTCCATTATCATCAACAAGAACATCACCAACTACTATATCTCCAGCACGTTTGGAACTTCCATCCCACATTAAAATTTGAGTTTCAGGGTCAAAACATTCCGCTGGGCACAAGAAACCCCAAGTTGTATTGTGTAATTTACGAGGTGGAATTAGTTTCCCACTCTTATCTGTCGGAGTAGAAATACGACGAGCGTGGCTTAAACTAGCGACATATGTCAAACGATTAAGAACTTGAGCAACACCAACCTTATTTGAACTGACGTGTTTAATCCCAAAATCTCCAGTTGAAAGTGCACGCTTGATACCGTTTTCAATGGTAGTAGATTTTATTATTTTATAAATATTTGTCTCATTGATAATGCGCTGGTAATCATCGGTTGATTTCCAAGAACCAGTATTTATTTCTTTAATAACCTGCTTTTCCATATCTTTTACAAGCTTGTTGAAATAGTTTCTAAACAAATTATTAAGAAGTGTTCCAGTGAGGTCAATTCGCTTGTTAATATAAGAATCGCGGTCGTCTTGTTTTGTCCATTCAAGACTTGCTTCCAATAATCGGAAAGTCATATATCCAAGAAACATAATTTTTTGGGTTGGTGTGCTACAATGTGGGAACAAATCATTGCTCAAAATATCAAGTGTAAATTCGTGTTTCTTTTTAATTCCGGTCTCTTTATCCATATTGATTGGCGTATACATCGCATAAGTGGTAATATAACGAACACATTCTTCTTGTGTTAACATTGTATTTGCGTCAATGATTGAAGCCTGTAATCCATTCAAAATTTCTTTGTACTTATCGCTATTTATGTCAAGAACCACTTTTTTGCAAACATCTAAGTCAGAGATAACGCCTAATGAGCGAAACACAATGAAGAGGGGTATGGGTTGTTTGACGCGCGGTAATTGGACATAAATAGGATTTCCGAATCCGTTATTTTTAGAAGATAAATACAAATTAATCTGCTTAGGAGATATGCATTTAAAATCTGGGACTGATTTGATCTCTGCGCTCCAATTATATTTTGTGTTGTTCTTTGCAATGTTGAAACAATATACGCGATTTTCGGCAGCGCGCTCTTGGCCTAAAACAGTTTTTTCTGAACCATTGATGATAAAGTATCCACCAGCATCAAACTTGCACTCGCCAGTATTGTTATCAGAAACGTGTTTGTATTGAGTTAATACACAGATGTTAGACTTGATCATAATTGGCATCTTACCAATATGAATTTTCGGAAGAGTTTTGTAAAACGTCTGTGTGTTTTCTAGATTTTCACCATTTCTGACTACAAATTTGATATTGATATCTACAGTCATTGCAGAAGCATACGTGAAATTACGAAGGCGAGATACTTGTGGGAACATAAGACTGGTCGCTCCATTATTTTCGTGAATTTGTGGACGATACATATTAAAGTTTTCAAATGTAATAAATATTTCTAATGCGTGCTTACCACTTTTATGGTCATAATCCTGTTCAGAAGCAATATGAACTGGATTAAACATTTCTATCGTTTTAATAATTTGGTATCCTACAAAATTATTATACGATTCAAGTTGATGTCTAACGAGTCTATCCAAATGTTGGCCTTTAAAATAAGACTCAATAATAGACCAAGGAGTTTCAATATATTGATCATTATGAACGTCAAACATATCTCCTGGAAAACTTTTGTTATTTTGCATTGGGTTTGCGATAATATGATATGACTGATTCATTTAGATATTTTATATTTCAATTTATTTTTAAATTGTTTTATCTCTTTTAACCTTTTTATCCTATTTTGAAAGATTTAAAGTGTTTTTAATGCTTATTTTCTGTGTTTATGAGATTTCCTTTTCTTGTGATTTTTCCGTTTTTTTGTGTGGCGTTTTCTCTTTATACCTCTTGCGGTTGATTCAAAAAAATCTGGACGTGGCTGTATTTGAACAGTTCTTCTACGTTCTCTTCTAGGAGAAGTTCCTCTAATTGCAGATTGGATGGGTCTTGGATTATGTCCCATTAATCTATCATGAATTGTATTATAAGGACCAGGTGGTAGTGAAGGTTGAACCATTTATATAATTATATAATTATATAATATTTTATTTTAAATTATTAATATCTAAATATAAACATAAGTATTTCAATACATTAAATGAATTTGGTTATAGATTTATTAGATAATGAAAATTCTAAAAATAATAACGAAAAATGCGAAAATAACGAAAATTGCGAAAATAATTTTGATAAAAGGCAAATAATAGATAACTTAGTAAAAAAAATAAATTATAAATATGATAATGGGGTGAATTATAATTTTGATTATAAGGAAATGTTAAAATATAAATCCGAAAAATACAATGACCCAAATCGTTATATAGTATCAAATAATTACAAAATAAATAATAGATTTTTAATTAATAGAGCTTTAAAGGCATCAAGAGAAGAAGCTCGTGTAATTCCAAAAATTGTAAAAAAGGAATTAATAACAATAAATGCAGATATAAATAATATTGGAGATTTAATTAAATTGATAGATGAAAATCCGTTGGATGATAACAAAGAATATAATATAAATATGTCTTCACTTCATAAAAGTAGAAAATACTTAGTAAGATTGAATGAAATGATTGGAATGAAGGAATTAAAGGAATCAATATTAGACCAAATTTTGTATTTCATTCAGGACTTACACAAAGATGAAAGCGATAAAATGACAAATGATTTTATGCATACTGTTATTTATGGACCTCCTGGAACAGGTAAAACAGAAGTAGCTAAAATTATGGGAAAATTATTTTCTAAAATGGATATTCTTAAAAAAGAAACATTTAAAAAGGTAACACGTGCTGATTTGATTGCTGGATATCTTGGACAAACCGCCCAAAAAACAAAGGATGTTATTACCGGATGTTTAGGTGGTGTTCTTTTTATAGATGAAGCATATTCCCTAGGTAATTCAGAGAAAAGAGATTCATTTTCAAAAGAATGTATTGACACACTGTGTGAAGCTTTAAGCGACCATAAAGACAATTTAATGGTCATTATTGCTGGTTATGAAAGTGAACTCAAAGAAAGTTTCTTTTCTTATAATCCAGGTTTAGAATCTAGATTCAATTGGAGATTCAAAACAGGGGGTTATACAGGAAAGGAATTATATGAAATATTTGTTAAAAAGGTAAATAAAATTGGTTGGACAATTGATAAAGACATAGATATAAAATGGTTTGAGAAAAATGCAGTATATTTCAAATTTTATGGAAGAGATGTAGAAACTCTTTTATCAAAAGCAAAAATATCTCATAGTAGAAGGATTTTTTGTAAATCTTCTGAATTAAAAAAGGTGATTTCAAAAAAGGATTTAGAAAATGGATTTGAAAATTTTTTGAAAATAGAAGAAGTTAAAAATAGAAAGGAAGAATCAGATAATTCAAAAAGAATTGGAATGTTATATATATAATTATTTGATTTTTCGTAAAACGTATTTAATAATTATAATAATTTATAACAATTAAAGAAATGTCAAACAGTAAAACAATTAAAATAAATACGGAATATTTCAATAATATTGGAAGTAAAACAAAAAAAAATAGAGAGAAGAAGGAGCGGTCATTAATGCAAAAACCGATTATCAATCCAAATTCTCTCAAGAAACAATTATTGAATAGAATAAAAGAACATAAAAATAAAGAGAAAATTGATAAAGAATCAAAAATAGCTTCTAGTAAAGATTTAGAAACAAAATCAAATATTGATTCCAGTAATAGTGAAAGCTCAACCCTAGATATTACAGACGAGTTCTACGATTCTATTAATTATTTAAATAGTTTGTCAAAAAAACACAAAGAAGACGGTGATAAAAAAAAATACGAAAAGGCGATTGAAAAGAAACGTCAAGATATTTCAAATAGAACTTTGAAAAATTATAATTCTGTGTATAGTGGAACAAATTCACCATATGTTGAAACTGAATTGCCAGAAGAATTAAAAGAAACTTTCATAAGTAGAGAGATAATTCCGATAGAATCAAAATCAGAAATAGAAACAAATCCAAGAATAAAATTAAATTACAAAATAGATGATACTGTTGCGTATGGATGTTTGAAAGGGGGTATTAAACCAACGTATAAGGCACTACATAACAAAACACGTAGAAATTATAATGAACAACAGGTGATTCAACAAGTGAGTCAACCTACATCTTTGAGTGAAAGAGAGAAAAGACTAGAAATATTGAAGCAAAGATTAAAGAAACACGAGGAATATATTGAAACCCAAAAACCTCCGATTTATTCCAAAATAGAAGAAGCCATTCCAATTGCAATTCCAACTCCTGTTAAAACGGAAGAATCTAGTAATAATCCAATAATAGGTCCGATATTTGATAATAGAATGAATATCCTAGAGAGAAACCAACAGACAGATGAAATTTGCAATCCTGAACCAGCAAAAAAGTTTATAAAACGTACTATTAAAAGAAAATACACATTAGGAAAATCTAAAATATATAAAAAGGTTGGAGTGCTTATTAAAGATAGAAATACTAGGAAAACAGTTGTAAATGCACACAAGGAATTGAAAAAAAAACCAATCAATGAGGTAAAAAATTATTTGAAAAAACACGGATTAATAAAGGTTGGAAGTAATGCTCCGAATGATATTTTGCGTAAAACTTATGAAAGCGCAATATTAGCAGGAGATGTTGTAAATAACAATAAGGATACACTTATTCACAATTTTTTAAATGACACAGAAAATGAATAAAAAGACGTAATGTTTTATTATCTTGTCTTAAAATAAGTATGGAAACCACTAGAAATAAATTACCTGAAAAAGTAGAATTGTTTTTTCAAGAATTAAGCGAATATTTAGATAAAAAACTTCTTTATTATGGTAGTGTTCAAAGGCGAGATTATTTTGAGGGAAAAAGTGATATTGATGTAGATATTTTTACAGATAATGAAAATAGCACAATTACAAAATTGCAACATTTTCTGGATAAACCAAAAGAAAGATTCAAGAAAATAATATGGAGATTAAATCACAATAATCAGGTTGTTTATGGATACAAGATTTATTATACATCACCAGAAAAAGATTTTCAAGTTGAATTTGCTATTTATAATGAAAAATATAAGAAAGGTGTATTAAAAGAGCATCTAAAAAAGACGGTTTTACCATTTTATGCAATATGGCTTCTTACAATATTGAAGTTTTTTTATTATCAATTGCATTTAATAGACAAATCTACATTTACATATATAAAAAAATTAATAATGACACATGGAATAGGCTTGCCACACGACGATTTTGTTGTTCTAAAATAAAACATCTTGTGTAAATTTATAAAAAGAATTTAAAAAAACCAGATTAAAGATAATTTGGTATTATAATATAACCTCGTATATCATAATACAATGGCATTAGTAAAAGATTATTTTGAAAAAACAAAACATTACAAAGAAGAATATGGAGAAAAGACAGTTGTTTTTATGCAAGTGGGGAGTTTTTTTGAAGTCTATGGAATTCAAGACCCAACTTCTGGAAAAATATCAGGAAGTAGTATTACAGAATTTTCTAAAATATGTGACCTAAATATTGCAGAGAAAAATATATGTGTTGGTGACCAAAATGTTGTTATGGCTGGGTTCTCTCTCTCAATGATTGATAAATATTTAAGAAAAATGCAAGATGCGAATTATACAGTTCCAGTTTATACACAGGATGAACAAGCGAAAAATACAACGCGAAGTCTTTCAGGGATTTATTCACCAGGAACATTTTTCCCAGTAGATTCAAGTAAAATCACAAATAATATTATTTGTATTTGGGTAAATGTAGTAAATATGAAGTCTTCTCTCTTATCCAAGATTTTGAAAACGGAAAAGGCGTTTACAAATGATATTATATATTGTGGAGTTTCAAATATTGATATATATACCGGAAAGTCGTCAATATTTGAATTCCAAGAAAATTATATAAAAAATCCTACAACATTTGATGAACTAGAGAGGTTTGTTTCTATTTATAATCCAAGTGAAGTTGTAATTATTGGAAATATTCACGAAAAGGAAATGGAATTGATAGTTAATTATGCAAATATTAGATGCAATAGTTTACATATAATTAGTTTAAAACCAGATGAAAAGAAGGAAACAAACTTTTTAAAGCAAGCCCAAAATTGCGAAAAACAAATTTATCAGAAGGAAGTTCTAAACAAATTTTTTCCTGGTAAATATGAAAATTATACCCATCTATTAGAATTTTATCAAAAGGAGTATGCAACACAATCATATTGTTTTTTACTTGATTTTGTTTATCAACATAACCCAAATTTAGTTAATAAAATAAGCCCACCTGTATTTGAGAATTGTAGTGACCGACTTGTATTAGCGAATCATTCATTGAAACAACTGAATATTATTGATGACGACAATGATTATAATGGAAAATATTCATCCGTTGAAAAAATGTTGAATCATTGTTTAACACCAATGGGTAAGCGTAGATTTTCGTATGATTTCTTAAATCCAACAACTAGTAAATCATATTTGCAATCAGAATATGATATTACTTCACATATATTGGACATATACGACAGTATAAATTTAGAGCAAATGCGTAACAAAATGGCAACTATAAAAGATATAAACAAATTGAATAGGCAGATTATTATGAAGAAAATCTCTCCGAAAACATTGTATCAACTTTGGAAGAATTTTTATACAATCAAAGATGTCTTTGAATCTTTATCAAATGATATAAATTTAATGGATTATTTGGAAAAATACAATAATAATATTCAAAATCTCTCTCTGTATTGTCAAACATTGATTGATTTTTTGGAAAGTAACTTGAATATGAAATTATGTGAAGGTATTGATAGCATTCAGAATTTTGAAACAAATTTTATTAATCCAGGTATAAACGCAGAATTAGACAGCAATAATACATTGTTAACAGAATCATTTGATATTTTAGAAGCTATTCAGACGTATTTTAATGATTGTATTGGCAAGACTGAAAAATCAAAGAAGTCAAAGTCTTCAGATTTTGTTAAGTTACACGAAACAGAAAAGAATAATTTCAGCTTAGTTGCAACAAAACGTAGATGCGTTATTTTGAAGGAATCAATGAAAAATGTATTACCTGAAAATACCGTTGATTTAAAATATAATAGTTCTAAAATATTCCAATTTAAATTTAGCAAAGACACAATCTCATTTTCACTTCAAAGTAATAGCAATGATTGTATAACAAGCACACAAATAAATAGTTTATGTAAAAATATAACTACTGTTAAACAGAAATTGAAAGACATTATCAATATGGTTTACATCGGAATATTAGAAAAGATTGAAAAATTTCAGAACGAAATAGACTCAATTATAGATTTTGTAACTAAATTAGATGTTTCAATGTCAAAAGCATTTATAGCAAGAAAATACAATTATTGTAGACCATCACTGCATTCAGATTCAGAATTAGGAAAGTCTTTTGTGGATGCAAAAGGATTACGTCATTGTTTGATTGAAAAAATCCAACAATCTGAAATTTATGTAACAAATGATATATGCTTAGGAAAAAATGACAGTAAAGACGGAATGTTATTATATGGGACAAATGCCGTTGGAAAGACCAGTCTAATAAGAGCACTTGGAATCGCAGTTATAATGGCCCAAGCCGGTATTTATGTGCCTTGTTCACAATTCGTTTTTAATCCATATAAATATATATTTACGCGCATTATTGGTAATGATAATATTTTCAAAGGTCTCTCTACCTTTGCAGTTGAGATGTCTGAACTAAGAACTATTCTACGACTTGCAGATAAGGATAGTCTAATTTTGGGAGATGAATTATGTTCAGGAACCGAAAGTATTTCAGCTCAAAGTATTTTTGTTGCAGGAATACAACAGTTATGTAATAAACAAAGCAGTTTCATATTTGCCACACATTTGCACGAAATAGTATCTTATGATGAGATAAAGGGTTTGTCAGATAAGGTATCACTTAATCATATGGAAGTTATATATGATAAAGAGAGAGATGAACTTATATATGACCGTAAGTTAAAAGATGGTCCAGGGACAAATATGTACGGTCTAGAAGTTTGTAGGTCTCTCAATTTGCCGGATGATTTCCTTCAACTTGCACACAATATAAGGATGAAATATCATCCTGAAACCAGTTCAATTCTCAGTTTTAAAACGTCACATTTTAATAGTAAAAAGATAATGGGGAAGTGCGAAATGTGTGATATGGCAATGGGAACAGAAGTTCATCATCTGCAACATCAAAGTGAAGCAGATAATGATGGATTTATTAGAAAACCAGATGGAACAGTGTTTCATAAGAATCATCCTGCAAATTTGATGACACTTTGTGAAAGTTGTCATAACAAGATGCATCATCCACAAGCGAAAACAGAAGCAGAAGTAGAAGTAAAACACAAGAATACAAAGACGAAGACAAAAAGTATCAAAGAAAAAAAACAAAAAAATACGATGGATAAGACTTAAATATTATTTGTTATGTTATTATAATATAATGGAATTATTAGAACAAGTTATCATAGTTTCAGGAATATTATTTGGATTAATAATAATTTTTCAAGCGTTCAATACTGAATCTTCAGATACGACAGATACCAAGGTTTTATTAGGAACAGCAACAATTGAAGCAATGGAAAATGGTAGGGTTGGTCCAAATCCGGATTTAGCAACAGATATGTCTGAATTTGATGCACAAAGAAAATTAGAGCATAGTTTTTGTGAATTTAATGGAGGAAATTTGCAAAATTTAGAAATTGAATGTAATAATTTGTCAAAAACAAATTGTTCAAAAGTGAAATGTTGTGGCTATTTAAATCAAGAAAAATGTGTTACAGGAAATAAATTTGGACCAACTTATAGGTCTGATAAATCAGGGAATAACATAGAAATTGATACTTATTATTATATGAATAAATGTAGTGGTCCAAAATGTCCAAAGGGTGAATAAAATATAAGTAAAATAAATAAAAAATTGATTTTGAAATAATAATATAAAAGAGTAATATAATATATAATATGATCATACCTATCAAGTGTTTTACGTGTGGAAAAGTTATCGCAAACAAATATCGTTATTATTGTGAAGAAGTTAGAAAACGCAAGTTGGCAAAAGATATGGATGTTGATAAGGTGCTTTATTTGACCAAAGAGTTCAGAGATAAGACACCAGAAGGTGAAGTTTTGGATGAGTTAAATATGATAAAGATGTGTTGTAGAAGACATTTCTTAACACACGTTGATATTGATTAAAATCTGCAACAATTGATTAAAAATATGTTGAAAATAACTAGTTAACAGAAGATAATATTTGTATTAATTTCTTCAATTAATGTATAATGGTTAAAAGTCGTAAAAATAATAAAAGGTCAAGATGCGGAGGAAAAACTCAAAAAGTGTGGAAGATGAAAGGGTGTTCAAAATTAAGGAAACATAAACATATTAAATCAAAAAGGAGAATGCAAAGAGGGGGAAATTGTGGATGTAGTGCACCTTTTTTACAGGGAGGTGGAGGAATGTCTAGTTTGCATCCAACACACGTAGGTAGTTCGTGGTCTGGAAATGTAGGTGGATGGCCTGGAGTTAATGGCGCTCATGGTGGTTCATGGTTATCACAAAACTTATATAAAGGAGGTGACCCACAAACAGAAGGTATTATAAACGAGAGAACTATTCAATTCACGCAAGGTAAACCAGATATTAGATTGGTAGGAGGAGGTTCAAAAAAACATAAAAAGAAAATGAAGGGAGGTTCTTTATTAGGAAATTTAAAATTTGGCCTTGGGAGTGCGTATAATACATTAGCTGGATATCAAAATCCGGTAAATCCTGCTCCATATGAACAGACTAAAATGTCACATATGACATTAAGCGAACTTGCAAGATAATTTTTATACAAGAAATAGAAGATATTTTCTATAAATATATCATAATGGCTCCCTTACCGAAAAGACTTAAGGAACTTTGCAATCCAGCATTATTTTATTTCATTATTTCTGTTATTGCATTAGTAGTTTCTGCATTGCAAAATGTAGGAAGAAGAAACACGTATGTTTTAGGAGGTTTAACAAGACGTGTTCCTAACACGTCACTTGTTTTTCTAGTTAAAATTGTTTACATTCTTTTCTGGACTTGGATTTTGAATTTGATTTGCAAAGATGGACATACTACAATTTCCTGGTTACTTGTTCTTGCTCCTTTTATTCTCCTTTTTGCAGTTGTCTTCTTAATGATGGTTAGTCCTTATATAGAAGGAATGGAAACCAAAATGCCTCCTTCTACTGCTGCTACTGTTGCTTTACCACCAACTGCAACAGTAAAAGATAAGAAAACAGTTGAAGCAACTGCAGTAAAAGAAGGATTTGCTGCTAGAAAGAAGCCAATGAAAAAAAAATAAGAGAACATTAAGCAGTCATAATCATAATACAATATAAACAATTAATAAAAATGTTATGAATTCTATTTTTTCTCTCGTTATATCATAATGGCTCCACTTCCAAAATCTTTAAAAGAATTATGCACTCCAGCATTCTTTTATTTTGTTGTTTCTATGATTAGTTTAATTGTTATGGTTCTAGGAAACCTTGGCAATACTTCTAAATTTAATTTAGGATTATTCTCAGTTTATGTTCCAAATGTTACATTCATATTTATTGTTCAATTTTTCTACGTTCTTTTCTGGACGTGGATTTTGAATTTGATTTGCAAAGATAACCGCAAAGGATTTGCTTGGTTCTTGGTTCTTATTCCTTTTATTCTTTCCTTTTTACTTATTGGAGTTATTTCTACTAAGGAAGGTGCTAAAAATATGGGTAAAAAAATGATTCGCAATACAAAACGTTAAGTCAAAATAATTATAAGTTTTGCAATAAAATTTATAATTTATCTATTACCTTATCCAAATGTTCTAAAAGAAGAAAAATACATTGCAGCTAATATAATAAGCATCCCAATATAATCATCTATTGTAGTTGGAACATTGAGCCAATATTTGTTGCTAACTATCTGACCTATAAAATCAAATACATAAGAAGACAAACTAACCTGCGCTGGGTTTAAAAATGTATTACCAAGACGATTTGCAGGTATAACAAAAAACCATTCTATAGTTGCCCAGAATTCGCTAGTTAATAATTTATTATAAAATGTCGCGTCTACACCTTTTAAAGTTGTTTGCATAAACATAGCCAAATCAAAAGCAACAAGCAACATAATATTAAGAAAAATCCAATATATAAATGTTTTTAAATTTGTCGGTTTCATAATATAAATTAATAAATATAATATTAATTTAATATAATGTCATCTAATTCTTCTAAAATTTATTATTATATTTTATATTTTACGTCATTTTTTACTTCACAATCGTTAAGTATGTGGGGTCAATATTTTACATTGAAATTTAAAAATTTAACTAATTGGGAGGCTTTCAAGATGGCAATACCATTTGCTTGGATTGATTGGTTTTTTTTGACAATTGCGATAGATATTGGACACACTCATAAACTAGTAACACCAACACAAGATACTTTCCTTCTTATTATAGTGCAATTTTGTTTAGTCTTGATTATTAATCATTTTTATTTAAAACAAAATGTTTATTTCAGCGAAGTTGTTGCATTTGTGTTAATATTGATTGCGTATTCAATTAGTTTATTCAATCTTGTATCTCACGCATTAAAACTTCCTGTTCCAAAGGTGAATAAAAAAATGTTTGATGAACAATCAAATAAATTATCATATGACAATAAAAATAAAATTGTTAAAATAAATAATAATCAAAGTGAAATAATAAAAGAATCTAAAAAAGAAATAAATACATCAGATTCAGAAGAAACCAATAAATAATTAAATATATATTTATATTAAGTATAAATATGCAAGATATTAAAAAACATAAAAATGGATTATCATACGATTTGAATGGATTTAAATTCATTTCTATAAAGGGTTCACCGAGAGAAAGAGGGAAGGCAATGGGATATTTTAGTGGAAAAGACTTTAAAAAGGTTCAAGAAGTACTAAAATTCAATTGTTATGAAAGCTATGGAAAAACGTGGGATTTTTTTATAGAATCAACCAAAACAGTTTTAAAAGATAAAATAAAAAACGAATTCCCTGAATTTTACGAAGAAATGGAAGGAATCGCAGAAGGAATAAATGAAGCTGGTTTCACAAAAACAACTGTAGATGAAGTGCTTGCTTGGAATAATATATTTACAATAATAGATTCTTGGTATGGAAGTGAAAAAGGAACTGGAAGTAAAGAAGGTGGTGGACAACCAGATAGGTGTAGCGCATTTATTGCCTGTGGAGATTATACAACAGACGGTAAAATTGTATGCGCACATAACAGTTTTGTAAATTATATTGATGGACAATTTATGAATTATGTTGTAGATGTTCAACCTGAAAAAGGAACCAGAATTTTGATGCAAGGACAACCTGGATGGATATGGAGTGGTACTGATTTTTTCATAACTGGAAAAGGTATAATTGGAACAGAAACAACTATTGGTGGATTCAACGTATATGAGAATAATTCACCTATATCTTGCAGAATTAGACAAGCTATGCAATATGGAAACACATTAGATGATTATGTTGAAATACTATTAAAAGGTAATTCTGGTGATTATGCTAACACTTGGTATTTAGCTGATGTTAATACAAATGAAATAATGATGTTTGAACTAGGATTGAAATATCACAATATTCAGAGAACTAAGAATGGCTATTTCATTGGGTTTAATGGCACATTTGACCCAAAAATTCGTAATATGGAATGTAACAATCAAGGATTTTTTGATGTAAGACGACATCAAGGTGCACGTCGTGTACGATTGACTGATTTAATGGAAGAAAATAAGGGGAAAATAGATTTGGAATTAGCAAAAATCCTTATTGCTGACCATTATGATGTCTATTTGAAAAAAAGCGATAATCCTTGTTCGCGAACAGTATGTTCACATTATGATTTAGATGGGCGTGAATATATGTCACAAGCTGATAGACCATTACCATATCAACCAAGAGGTGCAATGGATGGATTTGTTGTTGATAGTCAAATGGCAAAAAATATGTCGTTTTGTGGGCGATGGGGGTCTAGTTGTGGAATTGCATTTGACGCAGATAAATTCTTTGATGAACATCGTCAATGGATTACTCAAAAACCATATATAAGTAGTCGTCCTACACAACCTTGGACTGATTTCAAGATTATGAATGTTGGTAAAAACAATAAAACAACATCTAAAGAGAGAAAAACCAAGACTAGTTCTAATGCAAAAGGAAGAAAAAATAAAACAGCTAAGAAAAGAAAAGATAAAAAATTGGTATTAGAAGAAGATGAGGAATAAAATTATACCTCAACCAAAAAGAAAATTGTAGAAAATACGAATAATATTATTTATTACGAATAATATTATAAAAATATATAATTAGTATAAGTAAATGGAAAGCATTTCTTGGAAACTTATTGACACATATTTTAAAGATAATCCTTACAATTTAGTTGCACATCATTTAGAATCTTACAATGATTTTTTCAGTTCAGGTATTAATCAAATTTTCAAGGTAAATAACCCAATACGTTATATTGATAGGGAAGAAGATGATAAATCCAATAAAAACACTAGAAAACAAATGTTACTATATTTAGGTGGTAAAAATGGAGACAAAATTTATTTTGGTAAACCAATAATATACGATGAAAGTAATACTCATTATATGTATCCAAATGACGCTAGACTAAGAAATATGAATTATGGAACAACTATTCATTATGATGTTGATGTTGAAATTATTTATTTTGAAGGAGAAGAGAGAAAAGAACATACAACTACATTAGAGAAAATATATCTAGGTAAGTTTCCTATTATGCTTCAGTCTAATATGTGTATTTTGAAGGATTTGTCAACTGATGTCCGTTTTAATATGGGAGAATGTCGCAATGATTATGGCGGTTATTTTATTATTGATGGGAAGGAAAAGGTTATTGTAAGTCAAGAGAAATTTGCGGATAATATGCTTTATATTAGAAAGAATAAAAGTGATGATATTTATAGTTTTTCAGCAGAAGTAAGATCCGTTTCTGAAGATTCATCAAAACCTCAACGAACAATGGCGATTAAGATTATGGCCCCTAGCACTGTTCTCTCTAACAATCAAATTGTAGTTGCTGTTCCTAATGTTAAAAAGCCAGTTCCACTCTTCATTTTAATGCGTGCATTAGGTGTTATTTCTGATAAAGAAATTATAGAATATTGTTTACTTGATATGAATAAAAATAAATCTTATGTAGACCTATTTATACCATCAATACACGATGCAAATAAAATTTTCACTCAAGAAACCGCAATTAAATATATTGCATCATTCACTAAACGTAGAACAATAACAGGTGTTCTAGATATTTTGATGAATTATTTTTTACCACATATTGGAGAAGACAATTTTTTAGACAAGGCATATTATGTAGGGTTTATGGTAAATAAACTTTTGCGTGTTTACACAGGTGAAGATAAACCTACAGACCGAGACAACTTTCGTTTTAAACGATTGGAATTATCCGGTTCCCTTATTTACGACCTTTTTCGCGAGTATTATTTGATTCAAAAGAGAGAAATCGCATTAAAAATAGATTCTGAATATTATTTTCATAAAAATAAATACGAGGGTAATTTTTTCAGTCTAATAGATGATAATTATCTTGAATTCTTTAAAGACCGAACTATTGAAACTGGATTCAAAAAAGCTTTCAAAGGAAATTGGGGTTCAGAAGCTCGCACAAAAAGAGTCGGAGTAATTCAAGACCTTAACAGATTATCTTGGAATACATTTATTTCACAGTTGCGTAAATCAAATCTTCCATTAGATGCTAGTGCAAAGGTTGTAGGACCGCGATTATTACACTCATCTCAATGGGGTTATATTGACCCAGTAGATACACCAGACGGCGGCAATATTGGTCTCCATAAGCATCTTGCAATTAGTGCTGCAGTATCAAGTGGTTATTCTTCAGAACCACTTATAAAATGGATACGTGCAAAAACAGATTTGAAAATATTACAAGAATGCAATCCAAAAATTTTGTCGGAAAATACAAAGGTGTTGGTTAATGGGAATTGGATTGGAGTTATTGATAATCCAATTGAAACTATCAAACTTTTGAAATTATTCAAACGCAATGGATTATTACCAATTTATACAAGTATTTCTTTTAATTATGAACACAATGAAATGTATATATATTGCGATTCAGGTAGATTAACACGACCAATTTATTATATGGTAAATGATACCACAGATAAGACGAGTTTTCAGAGAGAAATTATAAAGGAAAAAATGGAGAAAGGAGATATAAAATGGGAAGAAATTGTTGCAGGATTCAAACAAAAGTCTGGAGATGAAAATTTCAATATAAAACGAAATAAAATTTATGATATTGGTGAGTTATACCCTTCTTTGAATGGAAAAAGTGTTGATTTGATTGAAAAGGAGTTGGTTGAATCAAGTTCAATGGTTGATTATATTGACACTGCAGAAGAAGATGGACTTATGATTGCAAATAATTTGGAAGATATAAAAAAATATAGATTTTACACAAATATTGAGATAGACTCTTCTTTTTTGTTGGGAGTATTAGGAAATTTAGTGATATATCCTGAAAATAACCAGTTCCCACGTAACGCATTTTCGTGTGGTCAAAGTAAACAAGCTGTATCTGTATATCATAGTAATTATCAAATGCGTATTGATAAAATGGGGGTTATATTGAATTATGGACAAACGCCTTTATTGAAAAGTCGTTATTTAAATTATTTTAATAAAGAAGAACAACCTTATGGAATCAATGCAATCGTTGCAATTATGTGTTATACTGGATATAATGTAGAAGATGCAATTCTAATCAATGAAGGTTCAGTTAAGAGGGGGATATTCAGAACATCTTATTACAATATGTACGAATCTCGCGAAACATCAGATAAAATTGGAGACTCAACTAGTTCTACATTTTTTGCAAATTTGGAAGGTAAAAATGTCGTTGGAATTAAAGAAGGGTATGACTACAGTCAATTAGATGTTCACGGTTTAATAAAAGAAAACACGCCACTAAATGATGAAACCGTTTTAATAGGGATGATTTCTTCAAACTCCGAAAAATCTGATGTTTTTCAAGACTCTTCTGTTTTCCCCAAAAAAGGACAACTCGGATTTGTAGATAAGGTATTTATTACTGAAGGAGAGCAAGGATTTAGGTTGGCAAAAGTTCGTGTGAGAGAAGAACGCGTTCCTGCAATTGGCGATAAAATGGCTTCTAGATGTGGACAAAAAGGAACCTTGGGTCTCATTATTCCTGAAAATGATATGCCTTTTACAAGCGACGGAACACGTCCAGATTTAATCATTAATCCACATGCATTGCCATCTCGTATGACAATTGGACAGCTGGTTGAGTCTCTTTTTGGAAAGGCCTGCACATATTATGGCGGTTATGGAGACTGCACTGCATTTGCAACAAAAGGACCGAACACAGAAGTTTATGGAGAAATGCTTGTAAATGCTGGTTTTCATTCAAGTGGTAATCAAATAATGTATAATGGTATGACAGGTGAGCAAATTTATTCTGAAATTTATATGGGACCTACATACTATATGCGCTTGAAACATATGGTCAAAGATAAAATCAATTATCGTGCAAAAGGTCCACGCACAGTATTAACTCGTCAAACAGTTCAAGGTAGAGCAAATGATGGAGGTCTTCGCTTAGGTGAAATGGAGCGCGATGGAGTGATGGCTCATGGTGCATCGGCATTTTTGAATGATTCCTATATGAATCGTGGCGATGAATATTATATGGCGGTTTGCAATAAAACAGGTTGTATTGCGGTTTATAATCCTTCTATTAATTTATTTATGAGTCCATTTGTGGATGGGCCAGTTAAATTCAATTATACGTTGGATGGTAAGATGAATGTAGAAAATATAAGTAAATTTGGGAGGTCATTTAGCATTGTTAGAGTTCCGTATGCACTTAAACTTCTCATTCAAGAATTACAGGTAATGAATGTTCAGATGAGGATTATTACAGAAGATAATATAGACCAATTATTGAGTATGTCGTATTCTGATAATATTAATAAATTATTAAAACTAAGTGATGATGAAAAACTTACAGAAATAGTTGATAATTATAAGAAGGATATATCATTGAAAATAGTTTCTTCAAGAAATGAAAATAATGGAAAATTGAAAAAACCTGTTGAAAGACCAGAATATCCTAATTTTGAAAGTAAATATGAAGAACCGAAGAGGGTAAGATTAAATATAAAAGACCCAACTCTTAGAGCACAATATGAAGGTCTTCCAGAAAGAGAAAAAATTATGTTTGAGAGAAATATAATTGAACAGAAAAAACTAAAATCTGCTTCTGACTCTGCTTCTGCTTATAATGATAAAAAATCAAATTCTCCACAATATGCACCAGTAACGCCTCCTTATTCACCAGGCTCGCCACAATATGCACCAGGTTCTCCACAATATGCACCAGGATCGCCACAATATGCACCAGGAACACCTCCTTACGCACCAGGAACACCTCCTTACGCACCAGGAACACCTCCTTACGCACCAGGAACACCTCCTTACGCACCAGGAACACCTCCTTACCCATCAAATTCTAGTGAAAATGAACCAATCAGTATTTTAGAAGTTGAAGAGAAAAAGGAGGAAAATAAAGAGGAAGAAAATGTGTCAACTTCAACAAATGGAGATAAAAAAACAATAAGTTTTGATTTAAAACCAGGAGTTATTGAAGAAGGTGAAACAAAGAAAATTAACTTAATATAAAATTGAATTAAAAATAAAATGATAATGTGTAGTATATTTATAATGGCCACTCAAAACTCAAGTAGCATGATATCATCAATATACAAATCCAGAAGGGTTATTTTAGAACTTATGAAAAGGCAAGATTATGATATTGAAGAATATAATAATTTTAGTATAAACGAAGTTAATTCAATGTTTAATAACAAACAATCTGATATGCTTCTTAAAAAAAAAGAGAATAATCTTGCAACAGGAAAACCAGACAAGATATATATAAAATATTATTTAGGAAAAAGTTTAAGACCCCAGAACATTCAAGAGATGATAGACGATTTGTTTAATTTGGAAGAAGTGTTAGAAAAACAAGATACACTTATGATAATTACAAAAGAAGATATGAATGAAAGCCTTACAAATTTGTTGAAACATATTTGGGAACAAGACAACATCTTGGTTGTGATTCAGTCTATTAAAAGATTACAAATAAATATTCTTGACCACGTTCTTGTCCCCCCTCATAAAGTTTTATCTGAAGTGGAAATGAACGAAGTTAAAAGAAAATACAATATAACTGACGATTCTCAATTTCCAGAAATTTCAAGATTTGACGCCGTATCTCAAATAATAGGAATTCGCCCAGGACAACTTTGTGAAATAACTAGACCTAGTAAAACAGCTGTTACAACATTATACTATAGAATATGTGTATAAATCTATTTGCTATTAAGATTGTATAAGAAAAATTATTATATAAATAATTCTATAATTATTAATATATATGAGTGTAACTCAACAATATTATGATAAAATAAATGTTTTATCTGAAAAATTTCCAAGCATTTTAGATGAATTTAAAAGAAATTATGTCATTTATAATCAACATCCTGATTTTCAAGAATATGCAAATGCTTACAATTCAAGTAAAGGTGCACTTTCTGAAGTTAATAAAGATTTATTTGTTCTAACAAATGATCTTCAAAAAAACATAGATAAATTAAATGAAAATTCAGAACATATTATTGTAGAATTGAACAGACTTAAAGAAGAAAATGAATTTTTAAAAAAAACTTTACTACAATCCACTGGAACAAACAATAGTGCAGATGAACTAAATGGTGATGCAAAAGAACAATATAAATATCAGTACATAAGAAATGTTACAATGATTTTGGGTAACGTTTTTTTATTATTAGTTATGTTTAAGTTTTTTAAGAAGTAAATTTATTGCATTATATTTTTATTCATTTTTTATTTAACAATATAAAATGAATCTTAATCTATTAAATATAATGAAAACATTTAGAAATCAAAAAAAAAAAATTATAGATGGAACCGATACTAAAGACATTGAAAAAATTCAAGCTATAAAAATACCTAATAAATATAAATTAACACCACTTAATAATAGTTTAATTTTTCCAAAATCATTATTTTTTAAAAAAAATATGAATGATATTAAACTTTACGATGTTGATTTTATTAGTAAAAGTAGTAAAAAACTTATTGAATACAATAAAAATAAAAATAGTGGATTTAAAAATGAAGGAATTTTAGCTTTATTTATTACAGGTTTAATTATTGGGTTTGGAATAAATTCATTTTTTGTATTTCATAGAAAAAACAATTTCAAATATTATTATATAACTAATAATTTTGACAATTTTAATAATTATAATATGATAATATAATAATATAATGTCCTCAACAGAAGCAGTTGATAAAATGGATTCATCAATATTAAAATTACAGTCGCTTGAAGCTGAGTATGATTTAGTAATGACACAATACAGACAAGCTTATTTAGATTATATAAGTTCCTTACAAACTATTAACACAGAAAATAATGGCCAAGGTCGCCAATTTGATACTTTACAAGGTAGACGTTTTTGGGGGACATCTGGAATAAAGGACTTAACTGTTGCTTCAACAGATGAATGTATAGCATCCTGTGCAGGAGATTTGAATTGTACAGGCGCTTCGTTCAATTTATCATCTGGATATTGTTGGTTGCGTACAGGAGACGGTGATGTAACTGTTTCAAATAATAATGATGAATATGCTCTTATGCCTAGTATTTCTCAAAATACAAATAATCTAAAAATGTTGAATGATAAATTAATTAGACTAAATGTTGAAATAATGAATGAGTTAAATTCAACCGAGCCAACTGTTTTTCGTGAAATTGAAACTAAAAATGAAAAAAAAACTATAATGGAGAACAGAAATGAGGAGTTATTAAAAGAAAAGGCCAAAATACTAAAATCAATGGGCGAATACGAAGATTTGACAGCACAATATGATAGCAACTCTATATATGTTAGACAAGCAAATGCAGAATATATTTTATGGACTATACTTGCAGTAACAATTATTGTAATAATTATTAAGATGGTTGTTACTCCACAATCAAGAGGAAGTGACCATATTAAATTTGCATTGAAATTAATATTAGGTTTTGTTTTTCTTGTGACATTGACAAAATTAGATAACCCTTCTGCTTATGCTATTTTTGGAGTGTTTGTAATTGTAGCAATTTTCGTAGTATCTAGCTCTGCTTCTGGTTCTGGTTCTGGCTCTTCTTCTTATGGTGCTTCTTCTAGTTACAATTCACCAAGTTCATCATCATACTCTTCAAAATTTTAAATAAATAATAGCAAATTATTTCATATTATTTATTTTATTCTATTTAAATATATTAATGAGCACTACAACTTTGAATCAAGGAATAATGTTTAAGAAATATCAAAATAAAATTAGAAATGAAACTAAAATTAAAAAACCTAGTAACAAAAAATCATTTTGGGAAAAGAAAATATTGGGCAAAGAAGGCTTTGAAAGTGGAGATTATGCAAATGCTCAATTTTCTGAAATTAAAGTTCTTCAAGATAAATTAAATGAACTTTTAGCTGAATATGATATTCAAAATAAAGGTTTGATAGGAAAAACAACAGAATATAGTAATATTGTTAGTGGAACAGGTAAATATTCTGGTAAAAATGTAAGATTCACAACAGGTCACATATGTTATGTTACTAAACAAGGTGTTGTTAGATATATAGGTTCACCTGATTTATGGGAATCAATACAAGGTAAATATGGATGTCCTGGTTATGAATATATAGAACTAGGTATTCCTTGGTCAGATTCTTATTGGACAGAAGGTACGATTATTCCTACAGATCCTCCTCTTATTTCAGGTGTTCCAATGTCAGCAAATGAACCTTGTGAAAATTATGGACAAAATGTATATGTGAATGAATTTGTAAGAAATCCTACAGAAAAATATGTAGGTTGTTATCGTGATAAACCTGATAATGTAATCAAAAATCCAGTTCCAGTATTAAATAGTGATAGTGATCAAGGATTTCAGACATTATCATCATCTGTTTATTTAGGAGATTCAAATTCATTTGGTGCATTTAGAGCGTTTGATCAGAGAAATGATACCTGGTGGCATAGTGATGTAAGAGCAGAAACTAATTATAACGCATCTACAGGTATTTATGAAGGTCAAACTAGTTTTCCATATATAGATACTACTGGAACAGCTCAAACAATGTACGGAGAATGGTTATGGGTGCATCTTCCTGCTAGTCAAATAGTTTCAAGTTATGAAATTATTCCTCGTCCAGATAATGGATCATTTACTACAAGATCTCCAAATACGTGGTATATAATGGGACTTAATGCTGGTCAAAGTTGGCATGTTATAGATTATCAAGAAAACCAGAATTTTTCACAAGAGGGTAAAAAGTTTAATATTACATATCCTGGTAGTTATGAATATTATTTAATTGTTCCAACTGTAGTTGGAAATTCAGATACAGCTTCTTCTAATAATCGTTATTGTGTTCAAATTGCAGCATTTAATCTCTCTGTAGCATCAGATTCCGGTTTTACTAATGATAATCGTGCAATGAGTTGGGATCAAGGTGCATATCAAACATATGATGCTTGTAAACAAATGGCTGTTGATAGAGGTTATAAATATTTTGGTCTTCAAGATGTGAGAGATAATGGAACAGCAGCGTGCCTTCTAAGTAATGATATTGCAAGGACAGAAATGTATGGAGAAGCAATGAATACAAATATGATTCCTATTTGGGATTCTAAAACATATGGACACACTGTAAATGGTATGACAATGACTATTGGTGGAAATGCTGTAATATGGGAATCTGGAACAAATGCTGAAATTTGGATATCTCCAAATGCACCGGTAGATTGTGCTTGGGGTGGATATGCAAACCCTGATACTGTTCAAGGTAGTTTTGGTGGAAATTGTGTAGGTAAACCAAAAAATATTGATTGTGGAAATCCTAGCCCTACAGAAAGTTATGGAACAGAGGGTATAGTTGGAAATTTAAATCCATATCTCAAAAATGCAGCTATAAATAGTTATAATAGTTCTACACCAAATTTTTCATATTCTTCATTAAGTGAATATACAGGTGGAGATCCTGCATTTTGTTGTGGAAAAACAGTAACTTATTCATATCAATGTGGTGGGGGTCCTTTTAAATCTGGTGAAATTGGAGGTGGTGCAAATATTGATTTTGATTGTTCTGCAGAAGTTGCAAATTGTAAATTCTTTTTAATTCTACAAGGCGATGGAAATCTTTGCATATACAGAGGCACTGGACCCAATGATCAAAGAGGTGGTGCTGTTTGGTGTGCAATGACAAATGGACAACAAAAAGAACCAAATCCTGATTGGGTTGCATCAAAAGGAAAATTCGGTGTCAATTATTTAGTTTCCGGACAAGGATTATTGCCTGGTGAATGGATTGGTTCTGATGATGGTTCTCTCAAATTAATTATGCAAACAGATGGAAATCTTGTATTGTATACTTCAACTCGTAATTTAAATTGTGTAACCAAAGAAGATAAATCTTATGGAGGTGGATGGGCAAATGCTGTTTATGAATTAAATGGAGTAGGAAATGGTAATAATATTAAAAAACTTGGTTATGTTGATTCTAATGGTAGTTTATCTGAATATCCAGCGGATATGATTGGCAAAGGGACCGATTATAAAATGATTCAAAATTATGATTCTGCATATAATGATATTCCCGGAATGCCATTACAAAATTCAAATGTTGACCAATGTAAAAGTGCGTGTAATTCAAATAATGATTGTGCAGGATTTGTATTTGATAGGTCTAGTAACAATTGTTGGATAAAAGACGGCAATATGTATCCAAAAGGACAACGACAACCTAATTCAAATATTGATTTGTATTTAAGAAGTCCAACATTGAATAATAATTCAAGTTGTAGTAAGGCTGTATCTCCTATTGATACTGTTATGTGGGATAGATACAAAAAAAGTGATAAAGCAATGTCTGCTGATACAACTTGTGGACTAGCAAATGTCACGCAATCAAGCGTACAATCAACTGATGAAGTAAAAGCACAAATTGCTGATATAGCATCTCAGATTGTAGATAAATTAAATAATTTAGGAACGTCTAATGCAGTATTGAATACTGAAATGGAAAAAACGAAAACCCAATTAATTTCAAATATTGATAAATACAAAAAAATAAAAGAAGAATTTAATAAAAATACTGCGACGTATGCGGTGAATATTAGTGGTATATTAAATGATACCGACCAACGTGTATTGCAAGAAAATTATACCTATATGTTTTGGAGCATTTTAGCAATTGGTATAATAATAATAATTATTAATATGAAGAAAAAATAAAATACAGAATAATCTTATTTTATCTTGTTATAATCTATATGACTTCTTCTAATGATTTCTCAGAAATGCAAGATAGAAATGTTCAGACCTTGTCTGATATTCAAGGGCTTCAAACTATAGAAAAAGGTCTATTCAGTAATTTAGAAGCTGGAATTGCAAACAATACATTAACACAAGAACAAAAAGACTCACTAATTGGAAAAATAAATGAAATTTCAAATATGAGGGTTAACCTATACAAAAACTTGAATGGAATGTATGGGTTTTTTCAGAAAAATATGGATTCTACTAGAGATACTGTTAGTGAACAAAAAGAAGCAATCAATATTGTTGAGAGAGAATTGAATGATGCTAAGCGCAGACTTGAAATAATTCAACAAGAAAATAATAATAAAATTAGATTAGTTGAAATAAATACTTATTATGGAGACCAGTATTCAGATTACGCAAACATAATGAAACTAATTGTGTATTTTTCTGTTCCTATTCTTATTTGTACAATTTTAGCTAATTCTGGAATTTTACCAAATATGGCATTTATGATAATTGCTGTTACTATTGTTACAATTGCTGTTTTTTATATTGGTAGACAAGTCATTACCATTTTTTCAAAAGATACTATGAATTATTCGGAATATGATTGGCATACAGATAAATCAAAACTACCAGAAGTTACAACAGATGATCCTAGTGGTGAAGATCCTTGGGTAGGAACAGCTGTAGCTTGCACTGCTGATGCTTGTTGCCCTGAAGGTTATGGGTATAGCGCAGTTGATAATAAATGCATTAGCAGTGAACTCTTAGCAGAATCTACATCTATGCAAGAATCAGCAGAAACAGCTTTAGCTGCTTATATGGAAAATTCCAGGAAAAAATCTTCTAATGGTTATCCTCCTATGGGTGGATATGGTTCACTTTAGATTTTCATTTATAATAATCTTAAATAAATTATAATAATAAAATCTGTTATTATTATAAGCATATAAATGAATAAATTTAATCAAAACTTTTTTTCAAATAATTCTGCACAAGTTAATAAATTAAATGATTTAATAAATCAATCCAAAGCTGCTTTGGCTTGTGGTCCAAGTTGTCAAAAAGATAGAAAATCAGAGGAATTAAAACAGAAATACATCAATGCTCAAACCAATGTAATTGCTGCTCCAGATGAATTAAAAACTGCACAAAAAAATTATTTTTTGTTTTCACAAGGCGTTGCATCTTATGATAAGGTTATTGAAACAGAATTAACAGGCAAGGTTGATAAAATTGCATCTGTAATGCAGGCAGAGTTTGATGAAAATATACAAAATGCCGAAAATCTAACGAGCAATTTTGGAATATTAGATCAACAATTTGAACATATTCAAGATTTGAAGAAAAAGTATATGAAAGAAAATGCTGCAATGGCATTAGAAATAAAAGATACAATTACTGATATTGTAACAAATGACCGTAAAACATATTATCAAGAACAAAATATGACTAGAGAATATGGATGGTATAATTTATATACAATAATTTATGTTATTATGATGGCATTGTTCTTGATTTTCATTTTTTCAGTAGACAGTAATTATTCTTTTAAAGTAAAAATAATCGCATTTATCATATTTTTTGCATATCCTTGGATTAGTGGACCAATTATATTCAGAATAATGGCTGGTATTCAGCACGTTTCAGATATGCTTCCAAAAAATATTTATGAGAATTTATAAACACCCAAATTATTAGAAACGCAGAAATGCAAGTAATATCAAAATCTCTTATTTTCGTTGTCTTTTTTGTTTTTTTGTTTTATGGTTCATTCTCTTGTTTCTGGTTTTATTTTTAGTTCTGTTTCTCTTTCTCTTTCTTCCAAATGCTTGCGATCTTGATTCCATTTCTATATTATCTAATGATTGTTCAATAAAACGGCGATTTGGTGTATCTATATTGAGTTGATGATTTAGACGCAAAACGAAAAGTCATAATAACGAATTAATAAAAAATGCGATTACCAAAAGTGGTAATGAATATTTATTTGCGATACCTTATACTCCTAAAACCAACAATCCAATAGAGGCATACTTTAATCAAATCAAAACATACATGAAAAAGAATAGAAAT